CGGTACTTGTGGTTGCTAGATTAACGGTTATCACTTGCCCACTTAAATTAAGCGTGTCGTCGGTGGTGTCCGAAACAACTCCGCCAAGTGTTAGTGTGTCATGTATCGAAATATTCAATGAATCAATATCACCCTGAAGTTCTTCTAATGCTGCTTGCGTATCTGTACTGCTCAAATTCCCTGTTGGCACAACCGAAATACCACTTGCATCGGTTGTGACGATCTCTCTAATTTCCCAATTAGGAACACCATCATTGACATACAGGGCATCCTTGTTTTGTGTATCCACATATGATATCCAACCCTCGCTTGGAGTTGTTCCAATCCAAACACTACCATTGAATTCTGCTATATCACCTTTTGTTGCACTATCCCATGCAGCATTTATGGTTCCAACAGTAAAGTCAATAATATACCTGTCTCCCAAAACCTCTGTTGGTGGAACAAGGGTGCTATTTGCAATGTCGATAACCTTTTGTCTTCTGTTGTAACTAGACGTCAATGCCGAAATATCGGTTTGGTTAGTCGTGATTTGATTGCGTTCGGCATTTGTGATAATGGCTCCCGAACCCGCATTTGTTACGTCATTAAATTCGGTCACACTATGCAAAGACGGGTCAAATGTACCGCCTCCAACAACAGGAACAAACTTTGTTGTTATGTCATCTAACAGATCTTCGAAAGTCGTGTAATCCCCATCATTAATCCAATCAACCTCTCTAATACGAACAAATGTACCGTCTTTCATTGAGAGTGTTGCAATCGGATTTTCATCACTAATGGCACTAATGAGGTCTATTCTAATAAGTCGTGCAGTCGGCCCATATCTCATCCATGAACTCCCAACTGCTGTGAATAATGACATATTTTATATTTTAATTATGTGTTATTTTTAATTGGTACTATGCATCAATCAACAAGGCTATTCTTTCGCTATACGCTGTTGCTGTGGCATCGGGTTCGATTGGTGTTCCTAGTACAGTTTTGATAAAAATCTTATAGACAGAGGCACGTGTGGCCTTTAATGTATAAGTTACTGAATCACCGTCATCATTAGGATTAATGCTTCCAATGTCACCAAAAGTAAGGGATATAATACGCCCCTTGTCCTGTAATGTGACATAACCATCTACAACAACGGTTGCTATTTGTGTTTCTCTGTCAAATACCATAGGTATGTTTTTTATGTATGTACCATTGCATTGATACATATACAAAAACCATTAAACCTAAACACATGAAAGACACTTCCATATTGGACGACGATTTTATCATACAAACACACGATGTAAAGACAAGCGAAAATGAATCGTTTCTAAACCCCACAAACAACAACATTGACATACTATCCATATGTGGCGCATCCACGGCAGGAGCAGGTGTTAGCGGTGCCTGTGAATACGTCACAGACAAGGGATACAAACCAACACACCTAATAACAGTAAGTTATGGCAGTGTTATATCCTTACCATTGCTTCTTGGGAAAAAAGAGGCAATCAAGCAGGTCAGCCTAAACCTGAATCACAAACAATTCTTTAGAGTGTCCCCTATGACAAAAAAAGGCAACATATCTTTTTGGGGTCTAATGAGGATTCTTGGTTCTGTTGTGGCACCCAATAAAATAAAATCCATAGGGGTACAAGATGTCCAAGGATTATTAAAGACGCACGTTTCAAAAAAAGAGTTCTATGACTACCAAAAGTCCGACAAGGCAGTGATATATATTTGTACAGTCAAGGCCTCCACAATGGAGCCTGTTCTGTTTAATATCAAGGATCGTAGTGTTACATACCAAAGATACCTAGACATCGTTTCTGCAAGTTCTAGGATCCCTGTTTGGACACAGCCAATGGTTATTGACGGCGAGGAGTATTATGACGGAGGAATTACAGACATAAATGCCTCATGTCTTCTGTTAGACAAGTTCAAGGACAGCGGTCAGAAAGTGAATGAATTGGTTTCAATCTACCCTTTTGGACGTGGCAACAAAGTAGAAGGCAAGACCATAAAAGGCGTGTTTGGGGCTATCTTTTGGCTCATAGAAACCCTCATAAAGAATGTCGGCAAGAACGACACACTCGAAGAAATGTTTAAGTGTAAAAACAGGGACATAAAACTTTCACAAATTCACATACCAAAAATATTGGACAGTCTTTATGATGTGGACAAGCCTAGGCTCCTGAAGCTTTATAATTTGGGGTTGCAATCTGCCAAGGATAATTTTAGAAAATGGTAAAAACAAGAAAGGCTCCATAATTGGAGCCTTTCTTGTTTTGTTACTTGTTTTTTACTTTCTTGTTTACTTTCTGCCTTCTAGTACCGACATGTACTTTAGTGCCAATCTTAGACTCATCTTTATCAAGTCATTTATACGATCCTTATATGATTCGGATACCGCCCAAAGCACCGATTCGAACATTTCTGCATAAAGCCTTTCAGATTTCACCATATTTCTTAGAAGGTTGCTGTCAAAGTCACGCATTGTAGCACCGTCAGGTTCTTCTTTTAGTCCCTCTGTCACAGTCGCTCTCAATACCTTTAGTTCATCATGACTCAATGCATATGCCTCATGACTAACCAATTGTTCTTTTGTTGCATTTTCTAATTTTCTGTTGTCGAACATAATATATTTTTTTAGTTTTAATTAATATTGATTGCCTTACAAATATAGACAAAAAATCCATACCAAAAAATATGGACACGGATTTTAACATTTCTTTAACATTTATTTTTTCTTGCCTCAAAAACTACACAATCAATCGTTTTTGATAAAATTCAATCTTTTCCTTAATGCTTGCATTGTGCAACTCGATGTCAATGGGGATAATTGTTAATTTATCACAACTCAGTGCCTCGTCAAAGGCTTCTTTTTTTGTATAGACACCTGCATTGGTTTTGTAAGTAGTGTACCCGCATGAATTATCACAATAGTAAGAATAGCCTTTTTTGACGTAGCAAAATTTAACTGAGTCGTTGTCTAGGATTTCATTCAAGTCCGACACACGTTTTCGCTCGGTCTTAATTTTTTCTATACTTTCTAGTGTGAGTTCCTTTTTCTCAAACGAATACATGTCCATTTCCTTGGCCCTCAAGACAGGAATATTAAATAGCGTAATCTCCGAACCACTATCCGTGTCAACCATGGTCTCGTATTTTATTTGCTTGAGGATATCATTTTTGGCCTTGCCCCTGTCTGTGGCATATCCATAGAATTCGGAGTGAAAAAATCCATCCTCGATTTTTGACAGGTTTAGCCTCCAACACTTGCTGACCATTTTATATTCTTGTGTCTTGTTTTCTTGTGCCGTATCCGTTGAATAATTAGTCGTATCCATTTATACTTTTAGTTTTTAATATACCTTTATTTATATATGATGGCTTTTTTGGGTACCCAAAGAGAACGTGTACGATAATTCACAAAAAAATGAAAAATCGTACACGTGGAATTGTCGTACATATTATACATCTCTTTTTAATTCCTCCCTTGTCCAAACAATATCCACCAATTCCTTTCCGAAATCGACAATGTATCCGTCGGGTCTAATTTCTTCGATAGATCCTGAACACTCCCATTCGCCAAGATGTCCACCGCTTCTTGATACAATCTCGGCATTGGGGAGATTAACTTTAACCGACTCACCCATCAACAACACGTCCTCGTGGTTGGCGGCATTTTCTTTTGTCTGAAAGTCCACAAATTCCCATCTGATACAATCATACCCCGAAAACTCGTTGAGTCTATGAAAATTGTAGTGTTTCCACCTTGTAATAAAGCAAGTGATGTCTCTTGCCAAATATTCGGGTTTGTCGCTTGAATACGCATGTTTTGCGATTACTATTAGTGGTGCGGACAACAAGTCTTTTGTTGCCACAAAGTCAAAATATACTAGAGACTTTTTATACTCTTCTTTGCGTTCTTCGCTTGTGTAGAATGGTTCTTTAATCACGATTTATTTTTTAATTGGTTTTAAATTGAATATATGTTGCGACATCCTTTCGTCCTGTTTGTCTCTCTATTGCCTTTATGATTGCTTTTTGACAAGGTTCTGTCCAAATTTCTACATGTCCATTACGGTGAACATCCAACATTAGAGGGTATATATATTCATCAAAATCCAAACCGCTCACATCGTGTTGCATCAGCACCGCAGCAGCTACGATTTTGGCAGCGGCCTCGTCACCCTCATTGGTAGCCATATTATAATCCTCTACAACTTCACCAATAATAGGCTCCTGAGAATCCCAACCATATTTCCATACAATGTTAGCAACACCAATAAATGACGAAAGGTGTGGACGCTGATACTTGTTAAATCCTTCCATAAACAGTGCGGTCGCCTTTGCTAATTCGCTAGGTGTCACATTGCCTTCCATTTGTGTGACCGTGACCCCGTTTGATAGGTCTACATTTGTTCTGAACTCGAATTTCCCCATTAAACGAACCACCTGTCGTTGGCATTCTTTTGAATCGTATTTATAATCGTTATTCATGATTTATTTTTTGATAGTTTTGTTAAATTAAGCACATTAAGCATATGTTGGTTGTGGGCATGATTCAAGTAAAACAAGAATGTTAACGCCTTATTGATTTTACAGGAAACGACCAACCAATAGAACTGTTTTCATTAAAACCAACAGTCTTGTACTTTGTTCCTTTTTTGATTATACAATAATTGTATATATTTTTATGGGTGAATGTGTGAGGATTTGAACTTATAGATTTCTCGCCACAACCAAATTTCTCGACAACCTCCCAATTCAAGAATTTCTCGACACATAAACCATGTGTGTATGCATCGTGTGGAAGCCAATCCGATAATAATTCCATTTTTTTAATCAAGATTTTCATATCGTCCGATTTTATTCTGATTTTTACATTGGTGAATAATTAAAATAACTCTGACATTGTTGTTGCTCCTTTAGGATTATTCTATTATTTAAGGAACTAAAGGCAGGTTTCTCAATGTTTTTTGCCCGTAAGCGTTTAATCTTATCCACAGAATTCATGAACTTCTTTATCTTGTCAATAGCCTCGATTTTTGTGGTACAAATACCCATAAAAGGAGCCATATTAGCAGCCCCGAAAGCAATTGCGTGTTCCCACCCAACAACCATGTTTTCTACCATCACAAAAAACCGTGATAGTGGTACATTATTTTTGTTCCTGTGGTTTCCACATAAATTCCATTCGTCCTTGATAACCTCATACACCTTGAATGTTAGCCCGTCGATAATTTGTGTAAAAACTGCATTGGAAAGTGTAGGAATGTTCATAGTAATCTATTGGTAGTGTGAAAAAGAATATTTAATAATATTGTCCTACAAATATAAGGAAACATAAACCAAAAACACAACAAAACCGAAAGCTTAACGTTTTATTAACATTTCAAACCATGTCTCCTACTTATCAGTGTCGTTGACCTGTGTAATATCTTTTTTAGATTGATCCTTTTGTCTTTTCCAAAAAAAACCTTGCAAAAAATAATTTCCATAAAACAATTCGGTTCGTTTTTGAAAGCCCTGCCTTTGACATTGCCCTTTTCATGGCAACCTTACATCCATGCATCTGATTGTCTTTGTCTTTGTCATGTTTAACCGCCGTTCCTTTGCCTACCACGTCGCCATTCAGCAATACTTCACAGTCGGTTGTTGGTGGCCAAGCTTTTCCGATTCCGTTGTAATGTACATACGGACAAGATCTCCTGAAGGTTATTTCTATGGTATTATTATAGGGTGTTGTATGTGTCACTTTCATGATTATATATTTTTGTTTATAATTTACTCAACAATATTAAACAAAAAAATCCGTACCACCAAATGATAGCACGGATTTTTAATATAGTGGGCAATATCTAAGGATATAGTTAGCCTAGTCACGATTGTATAATATTCTTAAACAGTCCTTTAGCGCCTCGACCTTGCCAAAATTAACCGAGGCCGCATTGTATGTGGTGTCGCTGTAGGTGATATCCTTTCTACCATCCCACTTTTCCAACTCGTCTTCGGATTCTTTTAGGTGGTACTTAATTGAGTTTATATGGTTTCCTTTAGAAGGTTCCGTAATAATACAATAGTGTGTGTAGTCGGAGTCTAGAAGATACCCACCATCATCTCCCTTGAATGTCTTATAGTTATTCGTCATGCTCCCCTTGAGAACACTGCCATCGTGTTTCCTAACCAATACAGGCGTGTCACGCTGTACCATGTTGTCCTTTACTTCAATCCAATTCATTTGTATATATTGTTGTTTGTGAACATTTTTTCAACAATAGTAAACAAAAAAATCCGTACCACCAAATGATAGCACGAATTTTTTTAATAAAAGGACGATACATCGGATTCGAACCAACAGCCCGCCATTACCTCGAGTAGCAAATAGACTACCCTCGACTTTGCAGAATGGTTTACATTTCTGCTTTCATACACTTTCCAAGTATGTAGGTGTCGCCCCTTTACTCTTCCAAACCAAGTTTAGCTAGAATAGCAGAAACTTTATTAGATATTAATTTCGCAACACTTTCTTCTACCTTTGTCTGTATTTTGTAGGTTGACACTTGGTTTCTTATCGCATGCCTTAATACCTCGGTTGTTTGTTTTTCAACTTCGCCTACGATATCGAAATTATCAATAGCCTTTTTTACACCCTCCTGTATTTTTGCCTCAATGTCTTTGTTATTCAGCACAACCTGACTCATGATACTTGATGCTGCCACTTCTATCTCAAACTTTACTTTAGTCTCACCCTTCATTTTGTTTTTATTTTTATTTTTATTATCCTATTAAATATTTACCTAGAATAGCAATGAAATATCCACTCCCGTCTGTGCAAGAACCTCTCTTTCGATCTCGTCCCAAATGAATATATTATTGATTTGGGAATGCCCCTCGTCGATCAAGTCTCCTAGGCGGGCTTTGATTCCATCTCTAATACTGTGGGTGTCCTTGTTGTCTGCACATACAGTACTAATCATTGCATGCAACACAAACATTGATTCCCTGTTGTCCATCCCATAGGTCGGGAGCAAGATATCGTCAACCGAAATGAATTGCCCATGTTGTCCATATCTAAAAAGAATATTCCTGAAGTTGGGTATTTTTTTGATGTTTTGTTTGTGGGTGACGTTCCAATGCTCCATAAACAGTGTCACCGAAATTGCCAACTTGGTGGGTGATGGTTCCTTGGTAACCGCAACGATCACCGTGGGACTAGCAAGATCGTCTACGCCATAAAACTCATATCCGTTGGTATTGAAGGTAATAGGAGTACCCTTTTCTTTTTCTACAATTTCGCCGTCGCTTATATCGCCAACACTGCTCAAATATCTATTGGCAGAATCTTTTGAGTCAAAATAGCCATCGTCTGTTGTTAGTATGGATATCTCTTTCCCGTCAATAAAAATGGTGCTATCTGTAAAGTCCTCTACCATGACAGGAGACAATTTTGTTTTAAGATCCTCGTTGTTTAGGTTGTTTAGGTGATACCAAACATACAACGTTTTTTTGTTGTACGGACAACCCTCGCAAATCTCGGTATTTCTTAGACTTCTTCTTCCGCTGTCGTCTGATGTGTTAATTAGGCTATTAACAAATGCATATGCATTTTGTTGTTGGTCAAGATTGCTGTATAGTTTAGGAATGTATTCCTTCCATGCCACAACCTGTTCCATGCTCTTTAACAAGGCCGACACAGGGGATTGGGTGTTGCTCATGGCATCATTTGAATAGGAGTTTAAAAATGTATCATCCTCTGTGTCATAACATATCGTAAATTCTCTCCACCCGCCCTGACACTTGGCATCGCCTAATTTTGAATGTATCTCCCATTGTTCCCAAATATCACAGACTCTTTTTTCCATTAGTAGCTTTTTTCGTTCTCGTTTAGTATGGCATCATAATTATCCTTGATGTAGTCAAGGAGATGTTCATTATGTTTTCTTTGTAACGTTTTTTCACACCACAAAAACCAATACGACGGGGCGTCTTCTAATGTTTTTCCGATATGTTCCCCAAATTGGATGACAGTATCATCGTCATAAGGAAGATTGTCGTCTGTGGTCTTGGCAAATTTTTGCATTATTTTTTGTTTTTTGATGAGGCGATTGTCTTGCCTCGATTGTTTTTGTTAGGTTTTTATTAAAGCATCAATAGATTTGTTCTTTCCCATAAGATCCGTGTCAATAGAAAAATATGCCTTGTTCGTGAGGTGTGTTGCGATAAATCCACCAATAGTCACAAAATGTTTTGAGCCCAAATGGGTTCTTGTGTCGGCATGCTCATGCTTACAACACGGTGTTGTGAAGTCCGTACAGTCATGGTATTCCTTTTTGTCTTCTACTTGACCAAAGTCATATACCTGCCCACAATGTTCGCATATAACAGACTCCTCGCATAATGTATGAAAGAATTTAACCTCTTGGTAAGCCCCGTGTCGGCCAAGTATTCGAATGGTATCGCTTGAAATTTTTACAGTAGTCTTTTCCATAATTGATTTTTGTTAAACTAATATTGGTAATGTATAACAAAAATACGACAATAACTAAAAAAGTCGTACTAAAAAAGTCTTCCATGGTAAGTAATACCATCCTTGGTTATTGTTCCTTCGATGGTTCCTGCTTTTGTACCTGCTTTAGTCAGCTTAAATGTGCCATTACTAGATTTTTCGTAAGCAGTTAAAGCACGGAGCATGTCGTCTTTGTGATAGCACTTATAGCCCTGTAATATAAAATTATTTTTGTCTTCCTTTAATGACATAGTTATTGTTCTTTAATGACATAGTTATTGTTCTTTAATGACACGATTACTGTTACACGCAACCAATCTCAATGCGATTGGCAAGTTCAACGATAGAATCAATGGGCATAATCATCGGCAAATATACCGTACAATTGAAGCTGTCAATCTCGGTACCCTTTCGGTCGTCCAATATAAGAACAGCCCATCCTTTTGTGTTAAATAGATTTACGCTGTCGTTGAAGCGTTTTGTTTCGCCATCAAGATTTTTTGTACCAAGATTGGAATATAACACAAATGTTGCAATTGCTCCAAGGGCAAAGGTGAATTTTAAAACTGTTGTATAAGCACTTTTCATGTTTTACTTTTTATATGTGGTTAATTAATCATTATGACAAATGATTAGCATAACATAACGTTAAAAATGATGTTTAATATATTTACCAAACGACAAAGAATTTAGCAGGAGAATAATTATCTCTCAAAGTAGAATGTATCGAAAAACCATTCGGGTTTTTCATAGATAATATGTTGTCTAAAATACCAACTATTGCCCCGAAAAGATAACATCTTGTCTAATGCTCGTGATTATCGTCTTCGAAGTCGTGAGAAGCCTTTTGGGCCTGTTCGTGTTGGTTGCAATCATAATCGTTTTGGTCATAGCCAACATAACGGGTGTAATTTAGCCTGTTGTATAGCATATATTTTTCGCTGTCTGAGCATTGTATCCTAGTGACGGTTATCTTTGTATTGTTTAATACTTTGCAAAGGTGTAGGGTATTGTTTTTCATCAATTCAAAGTCTTTTGAGTTTTTGATTGAGTCTAGCCATTCCATAACAACCAATGTGTCTGCCATTGCAGAAAGTCTGATATGGTTCTTGTTTTGTATATTTTTTGGATTGACAACGCATAATTCATCTTTTTTGGCATCGTAAGAAAGTGAATACTTTTGCCAACCAATAGTACTCAAGGGATTGTTGCTTTGTGGACGGAATACATTTACCAATGCCGCCAATCTATAATACCCGTCTACAATTTTGTCGCCCGAGAAGCTGTCTCTTCTTAGTACTATTGTGCCAATAGGCAGTCCACGCTTGATGGTGTCCAACAAGTCTTGGGTGAATGTGGAGGGTGGCAATTGTTTTTTTGATGCGGTTATGCGCTTTTCGCATATACGATTCAGTATATCAAAAAGGGATGTTTGTGTTGTTTCTGTTCTTGGCATTGTGTTTTTGTTAATTGGTGATTGTGCAAAGTAATAAAAAAAATCCGTCCAACGAAATGTTAGACGGATTTTAAATTCTTTGTTATGAGTTTAAGTATGTACACTTGATATCAGCCATACGAGAAGCTGTTATAATCACAACTGTTCTACACCTAGTACACGTCTGTTTTTGTGTTCCTATATCATCAATATCTCCTTGGTAATGCATTTTACCCTTACACTTCACTTCTTTGTCAACTTCATTATGTTGAAAAGCATGACTTCTTGGGTACTGTGTGTCTAAATAGTCCTGATACAAATTGTACACTATCGCAATTGCACCAAGACAAGCAAACGTTCGTATTGCCCAATGAGCAAATAAAATATCTAAAAATTCCATATTATACAGTATTATCTAGTTAACAATTATTGATAACTTGTGTGCTAGAATTCGTTATAATCAAAAATCTCCACATCTAGCCACTCACGTTGTGCTATCCCGCCTCTCTCATCAAGTCGCAGATTGCGTTTGAGCTTCTCGTCAAGCCTCTCTTATAAGCCGATCGTTGCTCTTCTTTTACATGCGCATAGATTGCAGATCTAATGAGTTTTTGTTTCTCTTCGTCAGTTAGGTCTTGATTCTTTTTTAATCCGTTGATCGCTTCGATTTTTGCCATTAAATCATCCATGTTATTATCTTTTTGTAGGTTATTATTGCGTTTTGTAAATTTTTTAAAACAATTCCTTATCACTAAAAATTCTGTTCTTAGTGCTTTCGGCTCCTTACCCTAGGAATTTCCTCTAGACTCCTTAGAAATCTTATTAAACATTTCTCGTCCCATATAGGCAGGAGAAAACTCTGCATATCTTTTTGTTTTATATGGCAACATGTGAGGCTTTCCCATCACACTAACAACCCCCTTTTCCTTGAAGAATGAAAGTGTAGCCTGTACGTCGTCGGGATGAACAACCACCAAAACACCTGCCTTGATAGAGCCTTTTCCTTGTATACACCTAAGTGTTTTTATTCCTAGACTTTTTAATCCTTGCTTCATTTCTTTGGCATCTAATCTTAAAGGAGCTTTCATTTTTATATTTTTAAAGTGTGACACAAATCTACAACAAGTTTTACGATTACGCAAGTTTTACGTAAGATTGATGTTTTAATAATCGGAATATGGAATATCGAAAGACGATGCTAACACGTTAGGTGTAAAGTAAGGGCTTTGTTTTGTTGCCTCAATTACTCTAGTTCGTGTTAGAGTCACCTTTCCTTTTACAACCTTCATGGATTCAATTTCTTCAGCATCGTAAGTCGCCAATGATTCCATCATAACCCCGTTTTCGGTAACCTCAAGAACGGTTTCGATTATCTTCTTGTCGGCAAAAATACACCAATAAGAAAGTATTGTACCTTTTATTGCCTCAATTGTCGTGTTGCCTACTTTGGTTTCCATATTGCCTACTTTAATTTGTTTACGTTTGATTACTTGTTGATACAAATCTACAACAAGTTTTTTAATTACGCAAGTTTTACGTAATTTATATTTGTTTTATTTAAAACTTTCTTCAAAAACAACAAAAATCCGCCACTCCGAGTGTGTAGGAGTGGCGGCTTAAAATGTCGTGTGTTATACTGTCGTGTTTATGATTGGTGCTATCGTACCTCTTCGTATAGTATACCATACGCCTTAAAAATTCATCTTTATACCATACGTCTTGTACAGACTGTCTATTGTATAAATACCGATCACAGGCGGTTTGTCGGGGTATTCGGCAATGGCATGGTATTCGTTCTTTTGTTCACCATCCTTCTTGTATGTCAATTTTCGAACCAAGAGTATTATGTCTTCATTACTGAATTGTATATAATTTCTACACTTCACGTCTTCCGAAAAACCCCCGAACGACTCGACGGTGTCCTTAATATAAACACATTCAAACTTCATTGGCTTGGGGTTGATACGTGTAATCATTTGAAATGGCATATCGTCTGTTTTTAAACATCCCAAGAATAAACCTTGGGACACAATTCTTTAATCTTTTTATAGGCAGCCAAAAATTCTTCGGTTTGGTATTTGTCCATGGGCATGATCTTCTGTATATAGGACAAGACTGCATTATAACCACCGCCTTTGTTAAATTCGACAAGCACAGGAACAGCCCATTCACAATCCAAAACATCAAATCCGACCACACAACATGATGCCTCAAAAAACAAATCATTGGCATTAAGATATAATGAGGTTGTCGACTCGACCAAGTCCTTGTATGGGTTGTCATTGCTCTCCCAATCAATAGCTTCTTCTGAAGAAGTCTCGTTTGGTGGATATTTTTGACTAATAAAAGGCATAGAAGGGAATAGCCGTTTATTTAGTTCTAAAAACCTGTCCCCATTGGACATAAAATTTCTGTCTTTATCTTCTTCATATGGACACACAAATGTTAGTGGTTCGTCTAGCAGATTATTACCCCTAGAAAAGAAGGTCTCGATCCATAGGTGTGAAAATCTATCCTTATCCTCTTCCCAATTTCCCGTCATTTTATAGACACCCTCGATCTCGTCACTTTCTAAATGTTTGTCATACGTACTCTTTATAAGAGATTTGTAGCAGAATCCTATCATTTTTTATCATTTTTAACTTGCAAAATCAATGGCAACTATTTTGTTATTGAGCATACCAAAGGAGTCCATTTTTTCTTCTATCGGAAATTTATATTGATTGTTGTCACCAAACTTTATAAAATTGTCATAATCGAAGGCGAACCAATCTTTTCTTGTTATCTCGTCACATCGTGGACATATATTCAGAAAACCTCCCCACACAGAAAAATAGATCGGACAAAGCTTGGATGTGTTGTCACCTCCTGTCCATTCCTTTTCTGACATATTACCAAGCAGACCCAACAAAAACCCTTTCCATGAGCCTAGTATCGGGAACTTGAAGGCCAATCTTTTTGTCAAAACAACACACCTACTATGTCCGCACCTCATGGTCGGTCTATATCTATAACCTCCCAATCTGTGGCATCATGGTCTTTGGTGAATATACCCACATCTTTTTTTGGACTAACCCATACATCATTGTTGGTTTTTATGTCAACATTGTCTTTTGTGGAAAATAGTCTCCAACGGGTGTATAATACACTTTCACTTGTGCCAAAATCAAACATTTTAAACTTGCGTGTGTCGTTTTTTCGTTGGACTATTTTGCCGTCTTTCATTTCTTGCTTTGCCCAATTCCATGAACCCCTAAGCGAATATCGTATGACAATCCAATCACGGACTGAAACAACTATTTTCTTAATCATGTCTCACATTTTGGGTGTATCGGAAGATGTCTCCACCAATAAACATAATAATAATCAATGTTGGACTCCAATAGCTCACCCTCTTGATTAATCCATGCCTCATTCGATTCGCTATCTGTATAAATCACAGAAGTTGGTAGTTCGCCAATATCGTAGTATTCGAAAACATCTTCTATCGTTGCTATTGTGGTGTTAAATTTACCGAACGTTGATTTTTTATATAAAACCAACACTTCAACTCCCTTTTTTGGAAGATTATCCTTTGTTTTTCTTATCCATTCTTTCATATCAATAAAATTGTGGCAGGTTATTATCCCACTCAAAAACCTCCCAATCGGTTCTTTTGAGGGTCTTTAAAAATATATTGGAACTGCTCCAATTGGAGTCCTCCTTGTTGTCGGAAAAGTCCCACACAATTCTTTGGTTTTGTGGGTTGTCAAGTTTATACTTTATGGTACCCAAGGCAGAGGCGGGTCGAACAATCCGACCTGCCTCCATCTGTCTAAGTGCCCACTTCCATGTGCCTCTTAATCCAAGTGTGTTTGATATAGTATTTTTAATTGACATTGATTGTATGGCTGTGTTTTATGCGTCCAATTTGTGTTTATTCGCATCCTCCCTAGTCTTGCAATGTGGATTGAGGCATGTCATCCTGAAGCTCGGACAATGCCTCAATCAATTCCGACAAACTTTCTCGGGTCAAGTAAAGAGATGCAACCTTTCGATTCGATCGTTCTTGAGTTTTTTCGGTTATCGTTAAAATGATTGGCAACGGCCCACTCTTCTCCTCCACACACAGGGTGTTTTCAATAGTTCCAACATTGTCGAATGAGAATTTTGTTTCTTTTTTCATTGTGTTATTATTAATTATGTTTATTGTTGACTGTAATTATTTCTCCTAACTCTTCACTGTAGTGTAGATTGTTGACCAAAAGTAACTTTGACAAGAACTCGTCAAAGTCGTCGGTAATAATCAAACTAATTGTATCTTTTATGCCTATAAACAGATCAATCTCTCTGTTTGGTTTATCTATGTACCCTGCTCCGATGATAGCTCCGCACTGTAAAAGAAAGAGTGTTCTTGTGGGTGCCCTTGGATATTCCTTGTCAGTTGTATAGTTGTCCCCACACTTGGCATCTTTTCGGCATTCGACTAACCCCCTCAGTAGCACACATATTTGCATGAACTCTGTATGATTAAGTGTAATAACTAGTTCGATTGGTGTGTCTTTGCTCCCCTCTTTTCGGGTTTCATTAGACCTTACTCCTACTTGCACACATCTACCGTTTTTTAGTGGGTACATCGTGACCGTTACGGGCTCTGTTTCGAATATCGTTTTAATTATCATATATAATTATTGTTTTATTTTGTTTACTCCTCAAATTTCCATGTTCTCCAATCATCGGGTAATACCGTGCCCCTAGTAAAAATAATAATCGGAGTTTCTGTACCGTCACGGTTTTTAATGCTTTGAATATTCTTACCTTCCTCAAAACGAACGTCTCCGTATGTTTTGAGGGCCTTTAGTATGGCATCTTTGGTGAAATGTAATGAGGTATTGATATTATGCACCTCCATACTCTCCTTTAAAATCTCTTCTCTTATCTTTTTTTCCAATTCCTCGGCTGTGCGGTTTTTAATCTTGTTTTTCATGTGTCCTGTTTTTGTTTGGTTTATTCGCAATCCACATCTCCAAATTCTTCGATTCTTATACCCGACGGAGACACATAATCAAAATATACGTCAAGGGGAGTATTCGGGCCTTCAATAGGTACAATACTGTGTAGCACACCCTCAACAGAAATGTTACGGTTGAGGGTGGTGGTCTTCCCATCAACGATTGTTTTCAGGGCCTTTAGTATGTCGTCTTTGGTGAAATGTAATGAGTCGTTGATATTATGACCATCCATACCCTCCTTTAAAATCGCTTCTCTTATCTTTTTTTCTAGTTCAGCGCACATCTTCAATTTGAGTTCCTTTGTCGTTTTGTCCATCGTATGTTATTATTAAAAAAAGAGTTTCCATTCAAGAACCTAACGCCATTAAATCAGGTATTTCTCAAATTCGTAGAACTTCATATTGTCGTTTCCGTAAGTCTTGACAATGTTGTCCATAATGTGTCGGTAATCGCTTGGCAATATCCTAAGCCTGACATCACGCTCCTTTGTGTGTGGATTGGTCTTGATTATGAAGAATGTTTTTAGGTTTTCTTCCACACGGTTTTCCAAACGACTTCTGTTGTAGTCGGATATCGTGGAAATGCCCTTGACATCATTGTTCATGAGTACCATCGTGGCTAGTTTATAGACAGACATTTTTAGCTTTGCGTATGTGTCTTCTGATATGACATAATTGATTTTTGTAAGTGACTCATATGCCTCGAACATTTTCTTTTTGGTGTCCTCGGCAATCCCAATTGTTGATTGGGTATTTGGTTTTGTGTTGTTTGATAGGTGGAGTGTGATGTCCTTTATCATCTTCTTGCGAATTTTATTTTCTGCACTTTCGAGTGTTTCTATATGACTGCTCATACGTTTTCCTCTTTTTGCCAATGCCAATCTTTCTAGCTGTTGAACAACCATAATATAATTGTCCAATATGTCATAGTTCCTGAAGTCGATCAGGTTACTGAACCTTTCTAGTTCGGCAATCACCAACCCGTCGGATTTTTCGTTCATACACATGTCAACCAAAATGGAAAAGTTTTTTGGGTTATAGGCATACTGTTTGGCAATGGGCAATAATTTGCTTGTAATGTTCTTTAGTCGCTTGTGATGTTTCTCGGGATACTCTATAAGCAAGGTCGCACCGTCTCCTTGGTTTATGGTGATTTTATTGTTGTTGCTTGGTACCATTTCGGTTTTGCAGGAGCTAATAAAGGACTCAATGTCTTTTGGCTTGGTGGTCTTCAGGAACTCATGAATCTCCTTGGCAACATCCACAGAAAACTTCTTACGCTCCTCTGAATTCTCGGAACGGCTTTGTTCGATTGCGCCAACAATATGCGGCTCGTCAATATCAATATACGTGGTATTAACACTATTATAATTATAGTGTTTTTTAAACATATTGGCAATATATCTAATGTTGGTACCAAGTCGGTTATATTGCTGCTCGGCAATATATCTAAGTACCATTAAATTGTCTTGGACAACCTTAATCTCTCCCATGTAGTCTTCATATGTGTAGGTAAACCTTTTGCTAAGGTCTGCCCAAATCGCAATTTTTTGTTGCTCGGTTATTTTTTCGTCATTTAACGAAATGTAATGATTGAAATATGCCACACACTTGTCGTCGCTGATTCGGGCCCGCATTTCTCCGTCAATAACCTTGTGTATGCCCTTTAGGAAGCGATAATCAAGATTGTTGTTATAGTCTCGTTTTAGCTCATAGTATTTCTTTTTATTTTTTTCGGTTTCGTTGTAAACAGAACGGATAAGCGATGTGTTGATATTTTGCTTTCTAAGGCGGTTTCCGAATTGCTCAAGTGTTTGTGCACTATATTTTGCAAAGGTCGAAATAACCTCAATATCTTTGTCCTCCGACAAGTTTTTAATATCCACACCAACAGACAAGTACACACTACAAAATAAAACCTTGATGTCATTAGGAATCACGGATTGACCGTTGATTGCCTTGGATGTCACACTGTCCTTGGTGGCCCTTTTGTAGTAATGCCAATCATCTTTTGTCAACGGGTCGCTGTCCATGTGTTCAAGATGGGCATTAATACCCATAACAATTTCCTCGGCCCGAAAAGATCCCTCGTCTGTTGGACAAATAACGGTTCGATTCTCGATCATGGCCGTGGCAATCTTTTTACACAACAATGTTTTACAGTCCTTGCTAGAATTTGTAAGGATGATATTCATATTCTTTTGTGATTGATGCGGAATCTCCAATTTAATATTCCTGACCTCGATTTTTTTACCGCCGTGCTTGACATCCTTTTCACACATACGAAAAAGGTTGACCTCATAAATATGGGTGCCCGTCATTCCTATAATGAATGGCACTCTTTCGTATGGGTTTTCTTCTTTGTATTGCAACACCTCACGAATTCTTTTCAGGGCCATAGTACAGACCGAGTCGGCATCTGCACTACGAATTGTTTCGGTTGCCAATATGTGAATCTCGTCAATTGCAACATAATCATAATTTAGCAACAATTCAACATCCATTCTTGAGAACTTATCAAAAGTCACAACAGACGATGTGCCCACCTTAAAGGCTTCCATCATTTCTTTGTTGTTCTTTGAGCCCGAAAACGGTTTGAATGCCTGTATTGCAGCCACCCAATCCTCTTTTTCTGAGGGGTGCAAATTTTTGTTGTTCATTATTATGTCAATCTCCCTGTTTTGGGCCTCCATACCAAACTTGGAGTCCATTGGTGCCGTGTAGGGCATAACCAATAAAACCCGTTTGCTGTGCTTTGTTGCCAACTCGGTGAAATATGTCGTCTTGCCTGCCCCTGCACGGGCATTGATGTAATTAAAACAGCGTGTGTCAAGAAACTTTTCTAGCAATGGTGCATAGTCACTCATGTAGAATCCACCCCCAATATCTTCGGGAACAATTTCAATGTCCATATTCATCGGATTTTTGTCTATGAGCAATTGACATGCATTTTTGTAGTTCAAAAATTTGAAATCGCTGTCGGTAACAACCTTGTCGTTTTGTAATGACAGCACGCTCGCAACCAATTTGGCAACTTTTCCGACTTTTGGGTCAGTACTTTCCATCTGTTTATAGTACTGTTGTTTAAAATTGGGCAAACCTTCCTTTGTCAGAGTTTGCTCCATTCTTCGAATATACAAACCGCTACTTTTGAACATTTCTATACCCACCTTTCTGTGTATAGAAGATTTGGTCAGGTAGGTATTTCTCCATGGACACTCGCCGTCATCAAATAGGTGTTCTTCCCATTCATGCGAGTCGTGGTGCGATTTCTTTACCTTGACAGAACAAAGAACCTTCATGATGTCCAAATACTTTGAACGTATATTTTTATATACCTCTTTTGGTTTTCCATACGAGGACAGTTTCTCTAGGTCGTCGCTGCTTGGGTGTTGTTCGCAACTGATTCCGAATTGTGAATTAATCAACCCCTTTAGCAGACTACCAACCTTCATTCGTTTGATGTGGTACTTAAAATCCTCGGCTTTCCATGCATCCCAATCATCATACTGTATCGGACGGATCAAAGAAATATCAACCTCGAACAAGTCAAACGCCACATCGTCAAAAAGTTTATTGTCGTATGCCCCACGGTTTCTATTGACTCGTGCAATAACCTTCTTGTCCAATTTTCGCATCTCACGTATCTCTGACGAGTTTAGCTTTATATTGAAACTGTCTGTGGTTTCGACCAAATATCTAAGGTCTGAAGAGCCCGACAGAATATATCTATAATTGTCAAAATTCTTGGACAACGGTTTTAGGTTTTCGCCCAAACGTTTTTTTACTACTGCAAGGTTGCTGATCTTAATGTTTGTGATATAACACATAGGGATTGCAGACAACACAAAATATTGTTTGTGGTGCATATTGACAAACGTCTCGTCGCTGTGTATCAAGGCGATTCCTTGTTCTATTTTACGCATTGAACCATCAAGAATTGTGTCACCACCACCCTTTTTGACCAATCCACCAATTGATCCGTCGTCAATTGTTAGCGTTTCGCCAAAAAAATCATGTAGTTCTACATCCTTCAATACTTCCATAACCAAAGTAAATGCATGCGCATAGCCTAATTCCTGCAACAACAACGACGATTCGCTATCCTTTTCGGTGTACCTTGGCAAGACTCCGTTGCCTCCCTCCCTGTTCATTGGGGGCGGTTGTAAATACTTAAAAATGACATGAACCCCTGTTCCTGAAACAGATAGTTTTGACATAAGATAAGGCTCACAGTAGGTATTCGAAAGCCGCTCATGTAGGTATTTTAGTACACGAGAGGCAAATTGTTGCTTAACCTTTAGACTTTGTCCCACTCTTTCAATGACGGGTACCAAGGATTGTGTAAATTTTAAATCTAGATCTAAAAATATTAGACCATTACACATCTCGGCACCAATTCCGAATTTTGTATTCGGTCTTACAGGGGAATGTGTCTGAAACAAGAATGCAATCTTGTCGGACTTAAGGAATTTTCCGTCAAGAACATAGGGCTCCACAAGATTAAATATCTCTTGTGTGACACCAAACACTTTCTTTGTGTGACTCGCATTCTTGATAGAAGTCGGAAGTGCCAAAGCAGAAAAACATTCGATTAATTCGCCTATTCTGTAACTGTTGTTGTAACTGCTGACTTTTGTTAGACACTCTTCCCATGTCTCTTTATATTTGGAATTTCTAAAGAACGTTTCTATCTTTTTTGTTGATATACTAGAACTATTACAATACGTGAAATATTTCCCTAGCAACGGGAATGGGCTGCTAAACTTTTTTCTTGCATCCTTTGTGAATAACACGGCAACCTCTGAAAAGCGTGTACCAAAAAACTTTTCTATGGTGTGTGGAAGCTTTAGTTCTTCTTTTTTTCGTAGAAATGCCTTTTGTGTGCTGTCGTGGCCCATCTTTGCATAGTCGTATTTGCTGTTGTAGCTTTTTGTCAGGAACACCAACTCGAGTAATGAAAGAAATTCGGTGGTACCCTCTTCTTGGTTGTTGTTCAGAGACCTGCTAGTCGAGCTTTTTGCATTTTTTGCGGTGGTGTTAATTAGGTTTTTAAGACCGAACCTAGGGTTTGTTATCTCAAGAAGTGTCTGTATTCCTATACCATTTTCCTCGCAAAAATCCCGACCCTCGTTCGTCATTAACTTTTTGTGGAGCGCACCAAACACCTCAAGCAATTCGTTTTCGGCCTTGATGTTGTTCTCAATACCATAATCATACTCAAGCCCTTGTTTGTTGTATGGCAATTTTGTCCATTCTTGAAATAGCGGTCTCTCGAATCCTATCTCGTCCATGAATTTGGCAGACAGCCTTTCGCCTAGATCTCCACGTTTTTTGGCTGTTTTATAAAAATCCCTGTCGATTGACGAGTAGCGGTAACACTTCAAGAATGCGATCGTGTAAAGAACGGCATCTGCCATATCCAATCTAGACAATCTTAGGGTGTATTTGTTCTGAGTAGGGTCGCTCAGTTCGGTTTTGCATATGCCGTCAACCTTGTAATTATAAAACGCCATTGTGGCACCGCTCAGAATAGTTTCCTCTAACAAAGACACATCAAGTTCATTGCTGTTTTTGTTAAAAAAAATTTTCTTTGCAAGCATCCAAAATGAATTCATATAGCGGTTTTTGGTTATGGGATTAATAGTAGTACTGTGATGTGTATCTTTAATTCATTATGCAAAGGTAATTTTATAACGCACAAATCCAAAATAATTCTTTAAATACTTAAATTAAAAATAATCATATATAATAAAATCAATAACCAAATGTGTCATTTTAAAACATTTTGGTTCATAAGTGAAACAATTTGTTTTCGTATTGTTTTAATTAGTATACTTACTGTTATTAGGGATTTTGCCCAAAAAGCCTAGTAACAGCTATGGTACTCTAGCCCTTTAGATGTCGTGGTTACAGCACGGCAAATGTTAACATATATAAATAAAACACAACAACGTTTAAAGCGTGCCAAGGTAGATAGAAACAAATTGTTTTATCAAAAAACGCCATATTATAAATATACATATGTGTTATAGGTCTTTTTTTTCATTTCGTATTTTTGACCACCAAGCAAAAGAGCCTGCAACGCCTTTATATATCGCACTTATACAAAAATACATAATATGTTATTTTTGGTGTCTCCCTATAAAACCTAAAAAGAATAATAAATCATAAATAGGTACATACAATAAAATCAAAAAATGCCACTAGAAAATGTAAATCTTAGTAGTATATCAGACAATGTACTAATGTATGTCACACAGTCGCAGGAGTCAAAAACCTCGATGTCTTCCATACTGACCTCTACAAATGTACCGATTATTTCAAGCATTAACAAGGCTTCTGCATCTGCCATGTCAGAGATTAAAAAGCAAACAACGACAATGATTGAGATGCGGACTAGTATGTCTATCATGGCAGAAATGATGTCTGTTCAAAATGATTTACTGTTCGACTATATGGAGTCACCCACCAATGGAGCGACCGCCGAAATTAAAGTCGTTGTCGAACACCCTCCCAACCCCGCAGCAGCAGAACTGAAAATAATCATAGGAGCAGGGCCAAACGCAGACAACCTAGTCGAGGAGCTTAGTGTGTTAACACAAAACGAGGGGGGCTTTCTTCGTGTTGTTCAACATTTTTCCACGCTTGGTGACACACTTCAGAATAAGTTTTCGAACCTTAGCGGATCCATGGCACAATTACAGGCAATGACCGAACAGGCAAATGAATTGAACCAAGCCTCAGAAGGAGGAAGCAGCAGCAAGGGCATGTTAATTGCGGCAGGTGCAATGGCAGTACTAGGATTGGCGGTAATGGCACTAGGACAGGCTTTGAACCCCATGACAGTTGTTGGAATAATAGGAGCAATGGCGTTGCTAAATGTGGCATCCCGTGGATTCACAGAAGAAGCAGGCAAGGGTATGTTATTTGCATCTGCCGCAATGGTCGTATTCGCCTTGGCCACAAAGGCTTTTGAGTTCATTAATTATAGTGCCCTATTCAAGGGTGTATTGGCAATGGGTGCGTTTGCCCTTGCGATAGGAGGATTGGCCATGGTGACCAAGGGTACCGATATGGTCGCAATGAGCAAAGGATTGATATTGGCATCTGTAGCCATCGGAATACTTGCACTGAGCACCATGCTTTTTGAGACTGTCACACCAACATCCATAATCAAGATGGGACTTTCGTTGTTTGCGGTTACTATTGCACTAGCAACACTTGGCAAGGTAAAGGGTATCACAAAAGGCGCAGCAGGATTGTTAATTGCCACGGGTGCCGTTGCGTTATTGTCGTTCTCGATATCCATGTATGACGACGTTGAGTTCACTTCGATACTCAAGGTCGGTGCAGCATTGGGTGTTGTATCAATCGCATTTTACTTTATGGGACAGGTGGCAGGAGGGATAATCAAGGGAGCATTGACAGGGGTTGTAATGGCGGGCAGTCTAATAATTCTAGGATATGCATTAAAACAAATATCAAGCGACGATATTGACCCCATGAAAATTCTTAAATTTGGGGCAATAACAGGGGCATTGGCGGCAGGATATACAATAATAAGCCTTGCAACACCCGCAATATTAGCTGCTGCCGTTGGTATTACTGCGATCGGTGGTTCAATGTTGGTATTGACACTTGCACTAAATCAGGCGGCAGATGTTAAATTAGACGAGGAATCAGGATCAAGATTTGTCGAGGCAGTAAGACAGGCAGGCAAGGCAATGAACGTCCTTGCATGGGACATCGGAATTGTGACAGCAGGAAAGGCCGCATTGGTTGCGGTTCCTATGGCGGCGGCAATAGTCCCATTGGCCCTTAGTTTCAAACTATTGTCCAACACCAAAATGCCTAGTCAAAAAACTGTTGATAGCTTTGGTAATGCAGTCAGGGGTATTGCCGACACAATTAGCGGTATCGGAATTGTACAGCTTGGAAAAATAGGCATTGCAACACCCATGCTTATTGGTATGGGACTGTCAACAATAACGATGGCCAAGTCTATTAGCTCCTTTTCAAGAATATCCGAGAACCCCGAGGTTATTCAGATGGCCGTTATGGGCGTAGACCAATTCATTACAGGATTTGCCTCGACCATGGAAAACAACCAAGGCAATTTCGAGAACATGAGAGGCGGTATCAGGAGCTTGGTAGGTATCAGTGGCTTAATGTCGGGCGTTGCAACGGGTGTTCAAAAAATGGCCAATCTCGAGTTTACCGAGTCTGAAGTCGTTAATGGGAAGTTAGTGGTCAAGAGTACCCGTAAAATGACCACCGATGATTTCAAGAATATGGGAACATCACTTGGAATGGTTATTAATGCACTAACCGAACCACTTGCCAAGGTGGGCGCAAAAGGGAGTGGTGCCACATTTTCACTTTTTGGGTATGATGTATTTGCCGTCAATTCAAACGAGGTACAACAGGGTATACAGGCACTTTCAGGAATAGGAAACGTTTTTAATCCTATTGTGAATGTAATAAAAACATTTTCTGAACACGGTATAGACGCCACGAAAGTCGAAGCGTTTGGTACACTTCTTGGACAATTACTAGGCAGTATCACAAATACAATACATTCGTTTGTTCTTGGCGAGGACTCTGATGCCAAATTAGACACGCTTGAACGTTATAGCGGAATCACACAACAATTTTTTGGATTCTTTGGGGCAACAGACCTAAGCCCTGCGGTAACAGCCGTCGGACAGTTGGGCGAGAATCTTCTAATGGTCAAGGATGCGCTTAATGAGATTGACATTGACAAGATGAAGCTCCTTAACGATATCGTTTGGAACACAACACATTTTGAGGAGGCCAATATTGAAATGATGATGAAGCTAATACAAGAGTTGAAAAACTTAATGGGTGTGGTTGCAAAAAGCGGCGGAGGAGACACGGTAACCGACTCTAGTAGTGTGGGTGACACAACAACAAATGTGTTGACAGAAGAAGACACAGGCACAGAGACCGATGTGGTCAAGACAGACAAGAAGTCTGCCTCAATGGATACAAGCAAAATTGAAAGTCTGTTGGGTGATTTGATTGATGTGTTCGACCGTACAGTCAGGGTAAAGGTAATAGAGTAAAAGCAAAGAATAAAAAAGGCTCCATATTGGAGCCTTTTTTATTCTTTGAAATATTCCTTTTCGTTAAAGTCTTTTTCGTTATCCGAATCATAAACACATCTAAACTTAAGAACCCGACCACGATATTTTTGTTCCATCACCAATGTTATTTCATTGGTTGTTTGGGAATTGAAGTCGCTCAGATTTACCATATTCTTTGACTTCAGATATCTGCCATAACAATACTCACTGTCTCCGACATGTAAAAATATTTCGGGATTCTTTTCGTACACCAACTCTTCCCACATTTCAAAGGAAATGTCAGGGTGATCTCGTTCGTAGCCATCATCAAGCAATATACGAATACGCTCGGAGTCCGAATTTATATGATCGCTTGATTTAGTTTTCATTGGGGTTTTTGTTTTCATCATTACCCTCTGTTTCTGTTTGAGGATTTTCTATAACAATATCCACAGTTTCCTTTGGAGCATTGTCCGTTTCTGTGTCCGCCAAATTCTCGTGTGTCTTGGCTATTCCTGTGTGTACATCCACGGCACAACTGTCTGTTAAATTATCATCGACCGCCACATTATCCTGCTCGTCAAGTTTGTCAATCTTATTTTTATCCTCCAACTTGGCTTGTTCATAGGAACCTATCAGTGTTCGTAGGTGTGTTCTTAATGCCTCTACGCCTCGATGTCTTGCCGCCATATGTTTCATTTTCATTATGGAACCCTTTGCCAATTCCAATTCTGTGTCATCGGCAAGAACCGTAATGTTCAAGATATTTGAAGTTCTGAATTTTATGCTCATTATTTTATGTATTTACTATGTGATATGGTGGCATAACGCCCCCACTAAGGTATGATGCAGCATCCAATGCCATTTTTATTTTTTCCTTTGGTTTTATATTATCCTTCAGTGCAAATAGTGCCCCCTTGGCATAGTACACCCCACACCCACAACAATTATATGAGTCGGTAGATTCTCCGACCTGAAAGTCCCAACCAATCTCAAAAAGTCTGTCCTTATACCCGACTAAAAAAGTCCCACCTTCATCTGCCCCGTTGTTGGTGGTCAGAAATCCTCCTTCACTAAAACATTTTCGCAATTCGGTTGCAAAAAGTGTGCACATATACTCAAACACCTCCATATCTTTTACAGGAGGAGGCTTAAAAGAGAATTGTAGAAGTTGTATCATTCGAAATGATGTGGTACAGCCAAAAATGAATTTGCCGACCTTAAATACCTTTTTGTCTTTTCGTATAGTAACATCAAGACCCGACACACCCGCCGAGTCTCCGCCTATATAAACTTTTTTATTGTGAATAACCCCGACAATACATGTCATAACATTTTGATTTTTACATTGAACATAATAGAATTTATGATATTTTTAGGGTTTTGTACGAACATACCCCTTGTTATTAAAAATAGTCATGTGATCAGATCACATGACTATTAACGTTAATAACTTTTAAATGTCACAAAGACTTGCCTGTTATCCTCCACAAAGCCCACATTCACATTTATTGCTGCAATATGTGTACTTTCCGTCAAGTATATTATTAATCTCAATACTCAGTAACAATAAAACACGTTCTGTGAGCCTGTTTTCAGATTCCCGTGTTATTTCACTTGCCTGCCACCGTCCTTTTCTGTACAGTTCTATATCGACGCTAAACCGTGTTTTTTCCAAAAATGAGTCGGGACGCTTATCTAGTACCACACGACTTTCGCCTTCAATGACATCCCAAATAAAATATTTATATTCAATGAGATCATCGAGTCTCCCATAAGACGCATTAGGAATTTTAGTTAGATTGCATATGAAAATCCTAAGCGACAACACAGAAACCATATTCTCAATGATTTCTCCGTTGTCTTTCTTGTTTTTAAGCCGAATCAAGTCGGGTATTATGTCGATCACAACACAACCTTTTCGCAATCATTAACCGAGATTCCGTGTTTTTTATACACACCCTCACAAACGATAAACATTCGTTCACGTGCCTTGGGGTGTACCAAAAACATTTCTCCTATCTTGCCATAATACCAATGATCTTTGTTTGTGTCTATTGTTATACGGACTCTTTTCCATTCGTGTGCTTTCATAATTGTTTTTAGTTTATGTAATATTACAAAAAATAAACCAAAAAAAAGAATATTGACCAACATTTGTACATATCACAACGTTAATCAATAAAAGAGAACTATGAAAAACAACAAACTGAATTTATTATTTGGGGCAATATACACTATACTGTTGTGTGTTGTATTTACGGTAATATACAAAACAAAGGTCGGCAACCTCCTTGCTTCACAGTCAGAAGCACACATGCTCCAATTGACCATGGTTCGTGACTCCTTGTATGCCGAGAAACTGCACCGCATAAACACAGAAATACTTGTGGCAGATTTAAATGCCGCAATTTCTATATTACCCGACACGGCATCACACAACCAAATGAAACGTCAAATCGACACATTTAAAAGTGTGGTTCAGTCACAATACGATGACAATCTTGCCCTAGTAAGAAAAATTAGAAGACTATCCAACACCAACAAACAATTGTTAAACACAAAAATCGTAAAAGATGATCCAAAAGATATTATACAAAAGTTCTTGGATGGACACAGCTCGATTGTTCAGCCACCAAAAAACACAGCATACACGAGTCCTCAGATTCATGTTCACATTCATAATTACACTAACGGTACTAAGCAGCACAAGGGCAACATCAACACACACAACACCGAGCCAAGCTACACAAGCGAGCCAAGCTACACAAGCGAACCGAATCGACACGCTAGGCCCGACGGACAGCTTGGTGTACACAATCCCGATCAAGGACAGCCTAACACTAACAAGAGCCCAAGCAAAGGTAATCTATGAACGATTGGTGAGCTATGAAAGACTCAGGTACAAGCTAGAGCAAATAGACAGCATATCTGCCATGTTGGAAATAAAACTATCCGACACAAAAATAGACAGTTTTTTTAAAATTCTCCAAACAAAAAATAGCGAGCTTGCAACAACACAGCACAACCTACGAATAAAATTAAAGGCATCAGAAGTTCAATCACGTTATTGGGAGTCCGAATACAAGACAGAACAAGAGGCACATACCGACACACACGAGCTTCTTGAGAAGTATAAACACAGGCTCAACAAAGTAGAGCTCAACCTAAAACAATCAAACCAAAACAAAAAGACAGTTTTACTTGTGGCAGGTTCGGTTGTTGTGGCCCTGATTGGTGGGATTATCATTGCATCTGTCATAAAATAAGTCCTGACACAACAATAAAAAATGGGTAGCAATGTTGCTACCCATTTTTTATTTACACATATTAATCTTTCCACATATCTGCCAACTCAAAAACCTCGTCAATGTTGTCCAAGAAGCTTCGGAGCGATATTTCTTTTTGGAACGTCATATTAAGATCCGTGGCCTTATCTGTTGTGGTCGGGAAAAATGCTCCCGAATATATTTTACCTTCTTTTTTTGTGGTTGTGACTTTCTTGCGTAGAGTGACACTGTAATACAAACCAAGTGCCGACGTATCGTTTGTGAATTTATAGTTTATCCTAACGACAACCCCTTTAATGGACATGTAAATAACCAACCTGTTATCAATATCAGCGATTATACAATCCTTGTGGCATCTTTGTACAAACACGTCTGTTGTAACACATATAATTCCAAACTTCTCAAGCTCTGTCGTTATTAATTTTTTCATTTCGTTCATTGTACCTTACTTTTATTATTTTTATTTAGTGATTTCACCTTTATAATTTCTGTGTATTAAGACAACACCGAGTTTGTGATTCGGTGCCTTATTAATTTAAGCTTTTTTCTGTACTCGGTCATGTCATCGAGATCGTCTTTGCTCAAAAACTCCTGAAAATTATTATTGGCAAAGGTCTTCAAAGACCCGATAATGTCGTCCAAGGCCTCGACGCTTTCATCTGTAGCAAAGAATTTGTTGTGTAGGAGCCCATGAACAACAAGTATATCAATCGCCTTTACCTTACCGTGTAGCTTCATGAACCTATCAAAAGCATCAACGCTTTTATTTTCATTAACCCTATTATACAAAGACTTGACATCAATATTTTCTAGATTTGAAATCACATTCCTGACAGCACACTCAAACCTTGCGTAATTTGATATCCCCGAGTCAAAGCGATATCCGATAACATTTTCCATAGAATCTCCAATGGATATTTCAACACGTGTGAGATTAATCCCATTGTTTTTACACACACTTTCGATTGTTGTCATCAGCAAGGAACTTATGACATCCTTTTCAAATAAATGCATAAACAACAATATTATTTCCTTTGAAACGCCCAAGTGAAAAACAAAGTCTCCCTCAAAGGTAAAATCAAATCCATGAAGTTGTTTAACCCTAAGGACATCACCTTTATTTTCGGTTTCGATTGTGAAACTATAATACGTATTATAGTTCATCCCTTCCTCCAAGTCATTAAGACTAATTTTTATTGTTTTCATTTCCTAGTAATTTTCTCCTAATTTATTTAATTTAATTTCAATCTCATCCAACTCCTTTACTATATTGTCTTCCTCCTGTTCTCCTTGTTTTTCTGCCAACCTTAGCAGAATTTTCCCACGCTCTTCTGTTAGTTCCGCTTTTTGTTTTTTGTGATTGTCTTCGTGTTTGGTTGTAGGTATGTGTATTTCTGTCTGTGGGCGGTTTATGAGTATTTCTGTATTTGGATTGTCCTTCAAGAAATCGGATAATTTCTTAGAATATATTTGTTGATTAATATGAAACTGACTCATTTTAGATTCCGTGGGAGGCGTCTCTTTTTTGTCGATTCTCCGACTAAAAGCGGCACCCATACTATCAACCTTCCCCCCGAGAGTGTCCATGACACCCATAACACCATCAAGTACATTACCCAACCTGCCATACACACTAGAAGGCGTTGACGAGTTCTGTATTGCCTTGGTAAACAAGGACACAACACCGTTTATGCACCATTTTGATAATTCTATGGCCTGCTCCACAGTCCATATCACAGCCTTTAATAAGACAGGAAATACGAATTTAAATAATTCGACTACGCCCTCAAATATTGTGGCCAACAAAGAAAAGAATGCTTCGGGTGCCAATATTAATATCAGGATAAAAAATACGATACAGATTAGGAGTGTTGTGGTCATAATTTATAATTTTTTGTATTAGCTGATATAGAATCCGTTTTCTTGGCACTTTTTTATTAATTGCTTGATGGCCTCTTTTTTGGTGCCATACTCGTTTATGATGGCCAATTCAATGTTGTCGTTGCTATACATACCAAGGAGGCGTATTGTGGCATTTTCTTTGTCTAGGAACGCTACCATAGACTTTGCAAGACAATCCGTGGGGGATATATCCAATGATCCGTCCGAGGGTTGATTGGAATCGACAAGCAAATCACACAGATTAATATCCATCTCATAAATATCCTCCATAAGATATTCGATTATATTTGTGTTGTCGAATTTTAGATATTTGGTACTGCCGTTATCATCAAGAACAACCAATTGGATATTATGCTTTTTGCAAATATATTCAATAATCTCCTCGTCAGGTTCATTGCGATACGAGGCATTCAATACAATGGCAACATTTAGCTTGTCGTCACAGGTGTTTTCCATGCCTACAGCCATTGTGTGACCCGACACTCCAAGCATGTGATTGTGCGTATCACGGCCTATTTTGTCGGTGTGTATTGAAGTGGTCAATGTGATTCCGTTAAATTCCACAATCTTACATTCGCCTAAACGAATATTATTCCACATTTCTTCTGTGCTAATTTTTTTATAAAGCGTTTTCATTATTATGTTTTTTGAGTTACTATGTTGTTTTTGAATTATTATTTATCCGTGTCTAGTGACATCAGAAATTCCGTGAGGCGTTTATGGTCACCCTCTATTTTATTGGTATACGCAACCTCTCCTAGTTCATACATGAGACCCAAGGCTTTTACGTCTTTTTGGTAGGCAATTCCGTTGGTCAATATCCCGAGTACAATTTTATTTTCTTGGATATTAATTTTTTCAGACCATGTTAACTCATTGGAGTTGTTTATGCTCGTGTGTATATTGACAAGATTTTCGAACCATTGGTATAAATTGTCAATTGCGTAAATTGCATCATAAATACTTTCTATTATAGAATCTGTCCATACAAAAGTGTTTGTGCAATCGCTTTCGACTTTCATTTCACCATCAAAATCAAGATAGAATATACCACTGCTGTATTTTGTTATATTCAAATCGCATGGTTGTGGATTGAATAAAAACCGTCCGCTAATCGCATCACCGATAGTGCTAATAGACACACTAGACACTATACAGTCCCCAAGTATCGTTGGTCTTTTATCAACAGGAAAGTAAAATCTCGAATTACCTTCTACTGTAACATTTTCTATTATACCTTGGATGTATTGTATCTTTTTTTGGATGGTCATGATTATTATTTTATTAACAATACTCTAATATACAACAGTTTTTTGAATACACAAGCACATCGGACTATATTAACATTATTTTAACACTTTCTATTTTTGGCTGTCACGGCGTGTTTTTACTGTAGGCTTAAACATACCCGAGAATATTAAACCACCTGCAAGATCCAACATGAGATCATCAATCTCGCCACCATGAAAATCTTTTAGCCAATCAAAAACATTGGATACTGTGTGAATTTGGGTTGGAGTGTATTCCTTGGTGATAAAATCAAGTTTTGGAAGATGCTTTTTGTCTGCAATTAATACAGAAAGACTCATGGAGCCGTCAATGATAAATTTCATGTGCTCACCTGTCTTGTATGCGAAGTAGCCTTGTAATACAGGTTTATTGTCATAATTGGCAATATCTGTTGTGTCTTCGCCCTTGATTAGTTTTAATTTACCTTTTGTGTTTGTGATAATTTTTGCGATATTGGTACTATTAACATCCCATAATGTACTGTCAGACATTTTTTGACACCCCTTAATGTCATACATAACGCCGTCAATATGACATATATCAAACTCTTTCATGCTTGACATTGGATTGTGTGCCACGACAAAGCTATTTTCGATATCCAAACCCGAAACCTTGAACATGTTGTTTACTTGCTCAAGAGAAAATCCGAGTGATTTTAGGTATTCGATTGTGGTTAATTTTTTCATGTTTCGTTGTGTATTAATGATTACTATTGATTGCCTTACAAATATAGGCAAAAATCCGTACCTAAAAGAATAGATACGGATTTTAACATTTCTTTAACACTTTATATCATAACAGATTCAACTTACGCTGCAATTCGCACAACACAGCCATTTTCTTCACAATACTAGAATGATCAGGAGGAAAATTTTCTCTGAGTTTATTTACCCGACCAAGCACACGATCAAAAATATATGATAGCGCAGCCTTATTATTATCAAAACATTTCATTCCGTTGGACTGTAAATCCCATGAAGACTTATACCCCTTTGGAGTAAACCTGTCGCAGTTTTCTGAAAGTGTACCAAACACCCTGTTAGAGCTATTTTGTTTTGGTTCTACAAAAAAGTAAAATTTATCCATATTATTTTATGATGTTTTTTGGCTTTACACGCCATAGTGCTTTATCGTTTCGGGATGCACCGAAACATTTTTAATCTTCAATATATCCACAAGGTGTTCGCTGTCGGGTTCGTCAGACAATGGCAAAACAAGTTTCCCGTCCAAAAACTCATACGTACCTTCTTGTGTATCATAAATTCCCTCCGAAAAAATAAGGTCTCTATGTAGAATCTTAAAGATTTTTGAATAAGCCCCTTTATACATCCTAGAAACTCCCCTAACCAACTCGTAAGGGTCACCTTTGATTTGTATTAGGAGCTTAAATTTCGGTGCTGCTACTAACTCTTGTATTGGTCTTTGTACTCGTTTCATGATTGGTTTTTTACATGGACTAATCTATATGATCAGTCGTAACAATACTCAAATATACAACACTTTTTGAATATCTAGGCATTTTGCATTATTTTAACATTTCTTTAACAAAAATTACCCTACAATCATTTCGGACTAGGCAACAACTCGCTCTTCATTGCCTTGACATAATCCCTAGACAGGTTCCGATTGAATTGAGGGGTGTATTCCCTGTGCTCGATGGCATAATTAACAGTATCAATAAGAGACTGTACCACATTGTTATCAAACATAAATCCATTATCTCTCAAATAGATGTTATCAAAAAGTTCGTCGGTAAAGTCGTGTTTACCATTATTGATTCTGTCATACCGTACCGCCTGACGTTGTGTTAGAACCGCAAGCATTTGGTATAAATTCTTGGTGCTTTTTTCTTGTGCCTCCTTGTTGTAATTTTTCTTTGGAGACAAGAATGTTCTTATATATAAAACAACATCCATATAGGACATGTATTTTATAAAGTCAGGAATCTTTGATTCGTTGGTATTCACACTTGCTGTTTTTTGTACTCGTTTCATGATTATTTTTTAAGATATGTACAGATTAAAACCTAAATAAATATTCTAAAGTTGGTCTGAATGTGATTATTAATAACCTGCTTGATGTCGCTATACTGCTTGGTCAAGTCTTGGATACTAGCCCATCCTTTGATTTCCCCCGCAGGAACTTTTCGGATAACCTCCAAAAAACCGTGGAGCATGGCATCCGTGTCCAACATAAGAAATTTTGAAAGTGGATAGGACAATTTTCCTGTTTTGTATCCAATAAATATAGGACAACTATCCGAAACCTCGGCAGTTTCCTTGTAGTCAAAGCAAAAAGACAAGGAATCATATTCTCTTAGCTTAGTATATAGGTCTTTGTATTGAGCCAACGACAGATAATCTAGTCTGTCAAACGTCCGAACACTTTGATTGGTGTCATTGAGCATTCGGAACGCCGTAAGCAACACATAGGTATCGTTTTCGTCCTTACAGACATAGATGTCGGTTCCTTTATTAATACCAACAGGATTTGTTGGTGTCAGATACATAACCCTGTCGGGTTGGTATCCGTGGCCCGCACATGTTTTTTCTATTCTGTCGGATAGTCCCTTACCAACCTGTCTGAGCTCAATCCCGTTAGGATTCGTGATTTTGCGTTCGCACATCATATCACGTGCATGTTTTGTTATAAAAAATTCCATTTTAATTGATTATTGCTCCATCGAGCGATTGTTTAATTCCTGACATTTATGTCGTCAGGATCATTGCCTTACAATAATAAGAAGAAAAATCCATACCAACAAGTGTTGGTATGGATTTTAACGTTTAATTAACACTTCGTGTGGATAACCGACACTAACCGAATAAATCGGATCGCTCATGTGGTTTGTCAAGCCACACATCACATTCCTTGGCTGCCTTGTCACCCATCAATTTGGCATCATGCAGCGAAACACAGGATATTTTCACAACAGGGTCACGCTTACACATTATCGGCATAGACCAAGAATCCATATATTCAACAACAAATCGTGAAGGTTTGTCATTGTATTGGACAATGATAATCTCATACCTGTTGCCACAGTCCCACATTAAATATGTGTCGGCCTCTTTTGGTTCCTTTATCCAATCTGCATGGTATGTGTGTTTTTCCATTGTGTTATTTATGGTTGTGTTAATAATCGCCATTATCAGAGAAAACAACGGATTCTTCATCTACCGAATATGATCTTATCCGTCCTGCATCAATATCATCCGATAGACCTATCTTGATTCGTTCGTCCTGTATTAAGCCCTTGGCCTGTTCAAAAGATTCTGCAACCACGGTTACTTGGGCACTCACGTACATTCCGTTACCTACCCATATATAAATTTTCATAATTAGTGTTGTTTATTCTTGTGGAATACTACAATCAAGCTCCTCTAATTCCCCCACAACATCAAGCCCCAATTGGGCAGCCTCTGCGTTGGTTTGTTCCATGGCAGTTGTGTCATTGTCGGACTCAAAAATTAATGTGATTCCGTTGCTAAGATTTTGTGTGTATGACACAACCATACTCTTATCAAGGGCGAGCCAAGCATTCCATGCATCACCACAAGAGTCCCACAGGATATTATCACGATTTTCGTCATGCAATATATTGCGATGGTGGTCGGATAATTTTCCGTCTTTTCCTAATAGTTGATTTTCTGTCTTCAAGACCCAAAGAGGATTACCATCTTTTTTAGAAACTGCCTCAATGATTACATTTCTGTTTGTGACAGGACACTTTCCCATGTCAAATTTTGTGGCTGTTTCTAGCCATTCAGATTTAAGCATATTTTTTGATTTTGACCATACACACAAGGCGTAACTTGGTCGAATAATAAAAATCTTGTACATATATCCACCTATACAAGATTTTATATAATGTATAAAGCGAGACACTGCTCATCAATTACTATTTAAAATAGAAATTATTGGGTAGTTTATTTTTACAGGCTGTACCAATCATAAAAACTCCCATGTCGCCTTCGAAATCGTCTTCCGAACTAACCAAATTTGAGCCATTGTCTACCAAGTGCACCCAATACTTAGGTTTTTTGATAACCTTCCCACAGCAAATACAGGCATTCTCAACCCCCTCGTCATAATCATCCGACTGTATATCACTTAGAGGGATTTTGAATATCCACCTATTAATAGCATTGCTCATGATTTTCTGTTTAAAAAATGTTCTACCGTATTGGTATATTCAAATGTACAACAAAAAATCCAAAGTGTTTAATTTTAATGTATTATTTTTACCATTTGGCAATAATATTCAATTTCGGATGAACAACCTCATAGTCGGTATGCTGTTCTCGTGTCAAATGATGCGTGGCGTCTTCCCATACGGCGTCTTCTAAATCCCTTGAGAATGTGCGTCGTAATAGGGCATTTTCGGGCGTATCAATACAGAGCTTAAGAGTGCCTGTCCAATGTTTACACCTCACAATTCTGCCTTTAAGCATTTGGTGTTTAGCCCATGACCAAGAACCCTTTAATCCAAATGTTATTATAATCCATTTTTTCATTGTGTTGTTTTTTTATTGCCCTTACAAAACACTTTCGGTATTCTTAATAAGAATCTCGAGCGCAAGATCCGTGAATAGTTGATTCCCGTGATATGTAAACTGTGCAACATCAACATCCATGGCTCCAATACCACTCATAACCATCTTGGTTGCCACTAGCCAATCCACACCCTTCGAAAAGTATTCAATCTTTTTTGAGACATACAAAAAGTCGTCTTCAGGAACCTTCATTACGGTTTCTACAACCCTAAATTGATGCTTATACTTCTCGCCAAGCTCAAACTGTGGCACCAAGCCGATTTGTTTTAGATAATCTTTTAGTAATTCCATTAGTCCACAGTTTTTACCCTAACCGAGCCGTTACCAATCGCCAATTCAAGTTGACCTTCCATATCCGATATGCCTGTGTCGGGGAATTCGACATCCTCCCAACAATATCCAATAAAAGATTGGTATTTAAATCCGCCAACAAATTCTTCTTTTTTGGGTACTCTGTATCCTTTTTTCATGCCTTATAATAATTTTTATCTGCTTATAATAATTTATACCTTCTTTCGCCCTGCATTTTTTCAATAGACGAAACCGTGTCAGAGAAATATATAATACGTCCCAATTCATGGTCTTCGTGTCCAAGAACAGTTGCAAGGAAGCGTATGGCACCCTCAAAGTCTTGTCCTACGATTGTGTCATATGCAGCATCGTTTTCCAAGACGGGTGTAATTTGTTTCCATTGATCATCAAAGCCTTCACAACCCAACGTTTCAAGAAACATATGAAAACAGACCTTTTTTACATTGCTCATGGCCTCAAGATACATTCCTTGTATTTTGGTTGTGTCTCCGCTCAGGTCTTCAAACAATGAAAGCCATTTCATAAAGAAAGGATTGTCTATGGCGCACATCATTTGACGATGGTCAAAACCCTCGTCCTTTAGAAATCTGTAGAGGTTGAAATTTGGACGTATTGATATCCCGTTAATTATTGCTATTGTGCTAGTCATTTGGTTTATTTTATGAATTGTTTATGACAAAAAATGTACAAAAAGGAAAACGCTTGTATATTTTCCTTTTTGTTGAATGTGTTTATGGCAAATTTTCGATGTGTTCATCCTTGACAAGTGCCATATTTTCGTATCCGTATGTGTGTAAGGGATTTGAGACCCATCCGTCAACGTCCTCTTTTGGCTGAGAAAAGGTCTTGTCTGTGTATGGTGCCAAAATCCATGTTGCCATTTCTGCCATGTAGGTAAGCACAAAATAGTCGGCCTCTTCCTGAAATTCATCTTTGTAGATGTAAATTTGGTCACCTTCCTTGAAATCGTGGTCAGGATGTGGCTTCAGAGGGGCTATGTATTCTTTGTGTTCCTTGAGTGTCATTTTTCCGTCAGGAATGAAACTGTATAGAAAGTTTGGCTGTAATTTCACCTCTCCTTTCACCCATACCAACTCACCACTCTCGTTTCGTTCGAGTGTGATCTCTTGGTCGCCTGTACTTGGACTTGGTTCTCGTGACATTGGTGCCGTGTCGTAAACGGTTTCTGTCATAATGACTTCTCTGAATTCGTCCTGTGAATACACCTCAAAGTTATTGCGATTGGTCTTAACAAGCCAATGACTTAACGGCACCGAAAACGAACCGTTCATATTCGTGATACACATCAAACCGTCAGCGTTCTCGACCTGACAATCCTCCCCCACAAATTTTTGTACCTCATCTATATCGCCGACAATTAACATAGCATCGAGTCGATTTTTTAAATATATAAATTTACCCATAATAATATTTGTTACTAATTTTGTTGTTTGTAAACTGTAAACATACAAAAAATAATCAACAAAAAAAGGAAAATACAAAAGTATTTTCCTTTTTTACTAATATGTTTGTGCTGTGCTATACACAGATCAATGCATTAACGAATCGTTCGGTTGATGCAATGACAAGCTCCTCAAGGCTGTCGTGCTCAATAAACGGAATCGTATACGAATATGTCATGACTTTTTCGAAGCGTAATCGTCCTGTTTTACGGGTCTCCAATACACGAAGGTCTAACGAGCATACTTTGCTCTCAAAAAGATTTAGCATTGAGCCCGCCTCTAGTTTTTGTATATCATGTATACTGTTACAATATGCCTCGTTTGATATCGCAATAAGGTCTAGGAGCTGTTCGTGGTAGTAGTTGGATTTTTGTGTTTTAAACTTGTCTTCCTGACCGCCCCATGTCCATGTACAATCCGTCTGTGTTACATATAGCCTGTCATTGTCCAATAATAATGTGTTGCCTTGTAGGTGTATATTTTCAAACCTTCCGATGTGTGTATTGACAAACGTCTCCAAAAACAAATCAAACGACTTCTTGTTGGAATCAATGCTTTTTGGTAGACTGACAATTGCCTGTCGTTGGGCATGAAATTTAAAAACGTTTTGGCACCCATTGTGTTTTGTGGAATATAGTTTCCACAGACCGTCCTTTATTTTCTTGACGCTATACGATATAGTGTCGCAATAGGGCGAATGGAATAAAATAACACCGTTGTTGTATGTTATACTATAACCATCATGTGTATACTCGCCTACTGCGATATTTTCGAGTGCTGTGGAAGCAATTGCCTCCATGAATTCTGATTTTCTAAGTTTTGTGTTCAATTGTGATATGATTTTTTTTGTTTGTAATCAAATTGATGACACAAAAATAGGACTAAATATCAAGACCACAAAACTTTTTAGGCTATTATTTCAAAAAGAGGGGCGGAATTATGATTCCACCAATAGACATAAAACTCTACATCTTTAATTTTCACCTTTTTATACATATTTTCGGCAAATTTGTCTACGATTTCATCGAACAAAAACCAATCCCCGTCGTCAAATTCAAATCTTTTGCCTGCTTCGGCACAAATAGCCTCATAATTTTTCTTGGGGCTTTTGATGTTGGCAGAATTGATGATAATATTCTCACAAAACCATATGAATGCGTTAAGTACATGGGTATCAGTAATAACGTGTTCGTTTAATATGTCTTTAAAATTGGCTCTTTTTGTTCCGTTGAATTTCATGTTGTGTTTTTATCAATAACGACATAAATCCAAGAAAGTTATCGAATTAAAATATTTGTGTTGTTACTCACCAAGTGTACATTTTCATATAACGTGCTAATCGTGAGTGTCAACGAACCATTAATAGTTTCGGACGAGTTAGCATCAATCGTGACATCGTTGGCAACCGCATCAATTTTAATCACTTCAATACCCTGACCACCCTGACCGACTGCTGTCGATACATTGATCAAAATAGGCCCACCCGTACAGTCACACTCTATAGACTCGTTCCATGTGGCCGAATAAGGAGAATCACCGCTATTCAGCGTAACAACAGTTTTGAGCGATTCTTTGCCTGTGATGGCGGTTTGGTTGTTGCCAATGTCGGTGACATTGGTTCCAATACTAACGCCGTTAGTTCCAATGTCCGTCGAATTGGTTTCGATATTATTTGCATTGGTTAAAATGGCTCCTGCATTTACAAGGATTGCTGCCTCGTTGGCGTTTGACAATGTGGCAACATCCTCCACAAAAGTTTTTATATTAGACCAATTCGTGTCCAATGTTGCAGACGGCATTCTAAATGCAGGATTTAAATAGTCACCAATGTCGATTCTAAGGGTTACTGTTAGTGTTGTTGAAACTGCCATGTTATGTTTATTTTGGGTTAGTCTGTGTAATTTTCGTCACTGTAATAGGTGTCCATATATGTACTTTCTTCTATTGGTGCACCCGTAATGTCTTTGTATGTGATTGTAATGTCCATGTCTTTTGGGAATCCTTTTATTGTTCTATAGATTGCCAACGAATACACCTCGGTGTCTCCTGCCGACTCAAGGTCTTCCAATATCGTATACAATGTTCCGATCGGATTGTCCACTACTATGTCGTTTGTATTGACACCCTCGATCTGTTGGTGCATAATACTAGACATGAAGTGTAGGGCGTTTATGTCTGTTCCTTCCAATGCCATATGGATTTCTTTTTGTGTCGGAACAGCAACAATAATTGTTGTTGGGACATCTTTTGGTATTGTATAGATTATCTCGCTTGGTAAAGGCACAACTACTTTTGTGAGTGCTTTTATTTCGCTTGGTGTGGTATATTCGGGTTCGCCACTTGTGGGCCCGAAATATGTATAGTAGGGCCAAACACCGATTAAATCTATTTGTGCCGTATAAACGTCATCAAAAAATATCCCTGTCGGGTTCGGTGTTCCTGTGTTATCATTTTCTGTTGCGGCTCCCAAAATGTCAACATTGACACTAAAATTATTTGTACCCTCCACAATTTGTTCGGTAAATATTAATGTCGATGGATTAATATTTACCGTTGTTGATGGTGTGTTGAATTGAAACGGAAGAGCACCATCAAGACCCGTGGCATCGTTTAGTGTTACACTTGCCGATAATTGGTAGTTTGTTAATGTCAGACCTACCTCAAAGTGGTTATCAACAATAGGCACCAATAAAGCATCATTTACCGTCAAGGCAACCGTTGGTAGTGTATACACAGGAGGAATTACACCAAAGAATATATTTGTCAATATCTCTAGTGCTGTTTGTGTGTCGATATCTGTTCCTACAGGAATGTTTCCTGCAAAATAATCGGTAACACGTGTTGTCGAAATTTGATTGGCCGCATTACTATCAACATAATCCTTATTGGCAATATCGTCCCCTGCAACAGGAACACTAGGTACTTTTGCATTCTTGATTTTATTACCCCTAAAATCGTGGTTGTTTGAAATTGGAATATCCTTTTCGGCCATTGTTACGTATGTTTACTATTTTAATCTAATTTCGCCTGTTTCATTTTGTCCAAAATTGACGGTTACGGTTACGGCATCAGTGATCTCAACATGGGCACTTGTTGTGGTTAACGTGCCTGCAATGTCAATCAAAACCTCAACAGATGTCAGGTTTAGTGTGTGGGCAACCACCACCACATCGACACCCGTAAATGGTTGTGTTAAAAATTCTTGTACTGTTTGTATAATCGCATATTTCTCGGGGTTTGTCAGGGGACTTTCGCCCACCAAGGCATCTACCGTGGTAATATAGAATGTTGTTCCGATACGTATGGCATTTCCAATAAAATACTGATTTAGTGGGTTGTACTCAAGAAAGTTTCCGATATCAATTTGTAGATCGCTCCAATGGATAGCGTTATCACCGACCTGTCCTGACTGTAGTCGGTATAGTTTGTCGGTGTCTGTCACCCATGCCAATTGGTCATTTAGCGGGAGAACAGCCCCACTGATCACATCCCCAACTATTTGGGCTATATTATCGGTGTATTGTAATATTTCTATGTTGCTTGCCATTTGTACAGAGTTGATTCAATTTGCGTTATATAATGTATGTACAATTTCGATAAAGACCCGACAATAGCAGCCACCACCAAAGAAACTATGTGGCACCAAGGATACAACATCACGGATGATGTATTTAGGAGCACCCTACTGACTCACATAAACATGGCACACCACCAACAATATGAAAAAAAGTTGGCATTTGATTCGACAGGATTCAAGAGTCGGTGTGTTGTTTGTAAGGAGGACATGACTTTTAGGCCCGTATACAAAACTATTAGGGCTAGTATCTCAAGAATGGTCTGTGAAGGCTGTAAGGATGAACACCACCAAAAAATGAAGGACGACGACTATGTTCAAAAAATGGTTGTTGTGTTGACAAACAGGAGCCTTGCAATGAGTAAAATTATTACTGCTAAAATATTCAATTTTTCATCCAATAAAGATTCAAAATGACATTAAAACCATTCAAGGGGAACCCGATAACAAGCACTCCACAAATAACACTAGGCATTGACCAATCCCTGACAAGCACAGGGATTTGTTTGCAGATATGTGGCACCAATTATATTGGGGTTATCCAACAAGACTATATGCGAATCGACGATATGTTCACAGGAATAGTACAGAAAGACACAGAAAAGGAGTCTCATGTGACGCTATTCAAGCATGAGCGTATCGAAAAACAAATTTTCGAAAGCGACACCTATATAAACCAAGTATTGATAGAAAACGGCCTAGACAAGTCCGACATCAAGGAAATTCGCATGGAGTCTTTGGCGATGAGTATGGTTTCACAGGGTTCTATTATTGATCTTGCCTTTGTTATCGACTCCTATATAAACTACTTCAGGCGTGAATATCCGTCTGTAAGGCTACGCCTAGTGTCTGCAAAAACAGTCAAAAAGGATTATATTGGTTCCCAAAAGAAAAAGAAGAAAGGCGATCCTAAAATACATCCCAAAGAAAAGATGCTAGAAAAGTTCAACAAGGAATTTGGCACTAAAATGGCCACAAGAACCACAAAAAACCCTGACGAGGACGGTGTTGATTGTTATGTTTTGGCAAATAAGATCGTTTAATTTCGATTTATTTTTCGGAGTCTCGGACAGACATTGGTTTTTTGGCGTTTTAATATTAGCGGGTCAATTACAGGGCTCCATTCATAACATTCATAACATTAAAATATTCTTAAGATGAATTTTTTCAAAAAAGGAAGAAAGGTTGCAAGTGCAGATGATTACAAGAAAAGAGAAGAAGAAGCCGCAAAGAGCGACTTTGATGGTGTCTCTTGGAAAGACTCTGCCATCGAATTAAATTTTGGTGAAGAAATTGGACTGCGTATCATTGGTGCCGCATTCGAGGGCGAAGATTTTGACGAAGAATTGTGTAATTACCACCACTTTGTTGAACACAAATCTTGCTATGCAGTAGGAGGATTTGTTGATGGTCACAATCCTAGATACTATTCCACAAAAACCAATATTAAGACATCAGGAACAGAACCGCCTGCAAGAGCCTTCAAAAAGGTATGGGACAAATGGGGCAAGGACTCTGTTCAATTGACACAATTCCAAGAAGTATTGGCACTCAGAGCACACCGAATGTATTGGGTTCAGGTTGTCGAATCAAAATTGGAAAAGTATCCTGTTGGGAGCATTTTCCGTTTTGCCTGTCCTAGAGACAAGGAAAAGAAATATTGGATGAGTCAATTATTGGACGGTGCAGCAAACCAAAAGCTAAACTCTTACGACCCATACGAAACCTATGCTGTCCACCCTCTTACAATCGCATGTACTAAAGGTGACCATGGTCGTGACTTTTCTACCTCAAAAATTGAATACCAATTACCTATGCTAGGTTATTTAGTTTCAAAAGAAATTGTAGAAAAAGTTGGCGGTAAATTTGTGCCATATGTTGATTACAACAAAACCACGTTCGAGGAATACCACAACGTCGTTCTGACGGACAAGTTAGACGACAAGGCATGGGAATGGTTGGCAATGCAAGAATTCATGAAACAACTATATGCAAACGAGGCAATAACGCTTGTTCCAAAGAACGGCGAAGAGCTCGAAACGTATGTTGTTGATTTATGCGAAACAATCAAAGACCTTTCGTTTTTCAAGGTTGACGAGGGTGAGGATATCGGAGATGATTCTGCAAGTGCCTACTTGGATGAAGACAAGAAGACGGATGCAACAACAACAGCCGCCACAACAACAACAGACGATGATGACACAGGAGATGATTTGCCTTTCTAACCAACAAGTTTTATCACACAAAAAAAAAGATTGCAAATTAATTTGCAATCTTTTTTGTTTTTACGCAAATTAGTGCTATTTTTGTAGAACACTACAGAAAGGATCTGTAACATACCCAAAAATAAGAACCGTATGAACAATTCTGTTAAAAATAGCAATGGTACTATCCCACTAAAGGAACAAATAGCTTCCATAAGAAAAGTACTTACACAAGAAAATGTAAGACAGTCATTGGCGTTGGGCAAGCGACACGAAAACAAAGACCTGACCTCTGATTTGTATACCTATGCCACATTCAGACTAGACAAATGGAAACCGACGGTCATCGACGGGAACCTAGAAGATACAGAGGTTATCATTAAGTTTTGGACAAAACTCTTGTCTGATGGCGTAAAAAAAATACTAAGGCTCCAAACCTACCTGCCAACACTCCAAAAAATTGCGCTTGAAAACTCTCAACGTGCGGCCAAGACATATATCATAAGATATAGAGTGCGTGACCTGACCTCTGATTTGTACCTATTGGCAATGAGCAGGCTCGGACGTAATTGGTTCCCGCCACCAACAGATTTGGAGGGTATCTCAAAGGCTTGGGGTGCATACCTAATATCATCATTCAGACATGTTATCGACACCGAACTCAAGGACGATGTCATAAAAAAATGTTCCAAGAACGGAGAAACGTTTACTCTCATAAAACAATTCGAGGACGGATTTCCTGATTGGTTCGAGGGTTCAAGTCAAAAAAGAAATACCAAGGGGTTTAACGACATTTTGGATATCCTCAAAAAAGAGCTGACCACCATAGAATATGGTGTGTTACTAATGAGGAGCAAGATATTCCTGAAGCAAATGACTTTTGACAGCATTGCCGAATGGTTCAACAACAACCCTGCATTTTGGCATCTTGACATGACAAAGAGTAAGGTACACTCTTGCTTTAAAAAGGCCCAAATAAAGGCCCAAAAAGTACTAACAGAAGAAGGTTGCACACTTTAAACTAAGACAATGGTTATAGAACAAATAGACATGTCCGAGGTAAAGGACATGTTAAATTCTCGGGTCATCAAGCACACGACAGCCCTGACTAAATCCTGTGGTGACATGTTTGGCACAAAGTTATATGAGATAGCCAACAACGAGGCACAAGAATGGATAGAACAGCACAAAAATTTATCACCAAGCGATTTGTATGTGTTGTGGGAAAAAAGACTTTCGTGTCATTCTGACAAAATTTCTAGCGTACACAAAGTATTTCCTGTTCTAAAAGAAATAGCGATCGAGATGTGTACCTATTATGGCAACCACTATAATATAAATTATAATTATGGCGACCTAACAAGCGAATTATACATCTTGGCAATGAGCAGACTTGCCCGAAAATGGTTTCTGCCACAGGACAACATCGAGGGTATAAAGAAGGCATGGCGGGCCTACCTAAGAGATTCGTTTCGTTCGGTTCTCAAAACGGAGAGTAAAAGTGGTGTTATACCCACACACATGAGAAATGGCGAGTACTTTAGTCCAATGAAGGATTTTTCGGACGGGCTGCCTGATTGGATTTCTTTCGAGAACCCTTCATCGGATAACGGGTACATTAACGATATGTTACAATTATTCAAGAATGTGCTGAGTCCCAATGAGTACACAATTTTAATAATGAGAACAGGAATATATTTCCCGATAATGAAATACCAACACATTAGCGATTGTTTGTCGGAAATCGACAACAAGGAGTACACAAAAGGATACATCCATTATGTTTATAAAACAGCCTGTAAAAAATGTGTTAAATATTTATAATCTACACATCCATGAACATTTTTTCATAGTCGCCCTCGGATATCATATTGTTTTTTAACTTCCCCAAACTTCTGTAGGCGTTGTCCAATCTTTTTTTGGAGAACAAAAGCTTCTTTCTGACACGGTCGATAGATTTGCATTGGAGCCTTGTTATTTTTGTTAGGTCGCCATCCAAACCCTCAAACATATCAAGCGTTTCTGTTGCAAGTAATCTGATTTCTTCGCATAAGAATTCTGCATCACGATAGGCATCGTTTTGTTCCTGTGGTGTAAGATTCTTTTTTGCCATACATCTCTTTAATTTATCGGTAATGATTGATTGCTAGATTGTGCCCAAACCGAAGGGAATAACGGAAGTAATACAATTGTTTCGGGAAGCAATGCTGTCCCGTCAGAATTTCCATACGTATAATAATGATTCAGCAAGTCATTCAATGCGATCACAATGTCCTCCACACTATCTTTTGATATAGAAAAGTCAAACAATTGGTAATTTTCGAGGACAAACTTGTATCTGTCGTATATAAATTTTGTGTTAATAAATCCAAGACCCTCGGTGCTTAGCCAAAACTTTGGATCCGTGAACAAAACAACGACCTCATCAAAGACCTCTGTTTTCATTAACGTTAAAGTTCTTTCAATGTATGTCGGCGAATATCCAACATCGGCATCCAATATTTGTTGACAGTACTGTCTGAGAAAAGGATATGCCGTTGTTACAGGCGTAGAAAGTAGCTGTGTGGCTATTGTTATAGAGAGGCTATACAAATCATCCAAGCTAAAAATCGTAAGCGATTGTGCCACATTTAGGGCAATTGCCTCTTCAACCGACAAATCTATAACAACACTCTCAATGTCTGCCGCCAATACATCCACACCAATAACATCAAAATCAATCCCTGCATTACCAAGCGCAGTCTGTAGGGTTGCCGAGTCTGTAAACGATTCGAACTCTGATTGTATCACACCCACCGCCGTATCAAAGGTTGCCTGATTGGGCAATGGTATAACAATATCGGTACTCATCAATGCATACAAATCAACCAACTCCGACGGGTTTATCACAGATACAACCTCTGTTCCAAATTGCGACGAGTCCTCCACAACACGGTAAAACAAAAAATTGACATTAAAATCAGGATAAGAAACCCAATCCGAGCCCCCAATCCCATCGCCCCATCCAACGATATAGTAGGCAAACCCTGTGCTCATCAATGATGTTGCCAATCCAACAGGAATGTTGCCATTAATACTTGCCACATCCTGAAATTCAGGAAACACATCCCCCGAAAACACAACAGTCTGATAGTTTGAATTGACAATTAAATCAACAATAGTTATCGAATAAATATCATGCCCCTCCTTTGCTTGTTGTCCGACCAAGCCATCAACACCATTGGCAGCTATTCCGTTAACCAACGGGAATTTACCCGCATATGGCGTGGTTTGTGACAGGTTATATTGATATACAGTTTGGTCACCATTTTCTGCCGTGACTGTTATTGACGAGGCTATTCCGTTAACAACAACCGATGCCTTGGCGTCGATTTGAAAATTCAGATTCGCAATATCCTCTATCGTGAATAAAATAATTTCAATCGGGTCTGTTGAGGGAATAGGAAAATAAAAATTTACATTATTCCGAAGCATATAAACAGACTTCAATGTGCTGTCCGTTGAAATTATTCCTGATGACGGGTCTACTAATTTTATAAGCATAAGGCTGTTTTCTAATATGTACAAAAATGCCCAACCAAAAGGGTCGGGCACATTATAAAAGTTGTTATGTTAGGTGTTTTCTTAGGTAGCCATGGTACGTGCCAACCTTACAATCGACTCCTTTCCGAATTCCATAATAAAAAAGTGCTTGTCCCAATAGTAATCTGTAACATCGTAAATGTCCACATATGTAATAAAAGATGGCTTTATTTCATGCAATTTTAACTCACCCTTTCCTTCAATAAATGGCGTGCCATTGTCAAGGCCCATATTATTTATTGTGGCCCCGATATAACTTTGCTTACCCTTAACTCTTGGAAGAGTGATATGCAATCGCACAGCTTCACCCAAAAAGTTGTCGAAAAGTATATCATACAGACCTGTTCGGTATTCCATACTCTCTGTTAATTGTACCCGTTTCTCGCTCGTTGTTAATTGTACCCGTTTCATTCTTTCTAATAGTTTTTTTGATATTTTATCGAATCTGATTCCGTTATTTCCAAGTGCCACTTGATATGCCCTGACAATATCCTGTAGTGTAGGGATGGCAACCGACTTAAAATTGTAATATCCTATATATTCCACACTTTCCTCGGTTCTTATGACCAAGGTTGATTTGTTTTGATTATACACGATTTTTTCATATGTCTCTTCATACATAGAACCGTCCATCCAACTATGCCCAACAACAGGAATCGTGTTTCCGTCTTTTATGGCCAATCCAATTAAATAGTTGGCATAGGACATAAGTGCCAATGTTTTACTTTTTGAATGATCACTGTCAAACCCCTCAAACATACCCCTACCCCCAAAATCATCATCCAAAGAAGGTGCCCTACTTGGTGTTTGGTTTATTTGGGCCATCCCCTCGTCCATGACCTCGTCATACCACTTGATGAATTCTATCTTATTCTTTGTCTTAAAGTTGTCGATAACACCATCCATAATCATTCTTCCTGTCATGAATTGGTCAAATTCGGGAGCATTCATTTCCTCTGCTGCTGCCGTCAGGTTCATGTGTATCATTTGGAAAGCAACAAACAGTTCTGATGTTGGCCAAATCTTACCAAGATCATCCAAGCCTTTTCTTTCGGCCTTTGTGAGTTCTTGTTCCAATACCTTTTTAATTGCAGAAATGATTATGTCGAACCGTTCGACCTCACTCAAGGGTTTTCTTGGCATTTCCTTTTCGATGGTTTTTAGGCCACGGTGATAACCACTCAGAACAGACATTTTGTCGAAGTCGCTCATGTCGTTGGCAAAACCATCCATGATAAGCTCGAGTATATAGGATTTTTTGTGTGGCTTCTTTGAGTATTGGTTAAAGTACGAAGTAAATTCCCCGTATGCCACAAAATTTTCAATCTCAAGGTAATCCTCGAAGTCGCCTTTTCTTGTTTGTTTAAGCGCAGTCCTAAGCCCCTTCTGTAGATCATTTAACATGTCCTCGAATTCCCTTTTAAGGTCTTTACCCTCAAACAATCCTCGAAGTCTATGACACACAACAGATTCTTGTATCATTTTTCGGTCAGTAAGAGCCTTGGTAAGTCGTGGTTTGGTTTGATTCAATTCGACCATAAAGCCTCTTTTTGATTTATCATCGAATCCATGACCAAGCAAATCAAGAAGTAATGCGGTGTCGTACTCAGACGAGAAAATCCGTGTATTAGAGTCCTCCACAAATTTAGAAAATATAATGACGTCTTCAATATTCCCCAAATTAAACATAACATCAATGACCGTTCTTGGAACCCTAGACCGTTCAACGATTTTTAATGATTTTTTTATAGCCCTCTTGAGCGATTCGTATTTTTGGTTGAATTCCTGTACTAGCATTTGTTTGTTTTAGTCATGTTATGGGTTAACGTTTATGGTATATGTACAAAAAACCTAAACCCCTCGAATTCGAGGGGTTTAGGTTTTTTACAGACAACGTATTTTCTTGCAGACTAGTCCAAAAGACCGTGCATGTCCACAATAATCAAAACCTTATTCTGTAACGACAAGGCATTCTTTTTTAGGTCTGCCTTTAATTTTTTAATGTCAAAATCCACCTCAGACTCCTCGGCCCATTTAATGGCATCTTCGTCATTGGAAAACGTTTCCATGGTATCAAATTTTGAGTCTTTTGCCTCACGAATCTGTGATCTGCGACCTTTCCCTGCCAACATCTCACGAATCTCTCTACCACGGTCGCCATTGCCGTTATTTCTAATGGCTTTACGCTCCATGTAAGACCGTTTTAATTCTCTTTCGGAGTTGTCATTGCCGTATTTTTGGTAAGCCATGTCGTCATACCCATTTGTGTTCATGTCTTTGTCTCCGCTGTACATATCGTCTCCACTATAAAGCATGTCGAAAGTCATGGTGTCATTGTCCATGTTCATATCATTTCTCATGCCACGACCCATGCCCATATCATTCTCCATATTCATGGCATTTCTCATGCCACGACCAAAGTCCATATCTTGCGTCTCATAGTCATCCATATCATTTTCGAAGTCCATATCATAGTCGTCCATATCCATGGCATTGTCAAGAAAGCTGTCGGGGTTAAAATCCATACCCATATTGCTATACGTTGACTTGTATTCGTCGCCTCCATACTCCATTTCATCCACATCCTCGAATCCCATATAGGTAGAAACTAACTCGTGTTCGTTGCCCATGTCATAATAAAACTCTTGTTCGCCACAAAGACACTCGTTGTAGTGCTTTGCCACGCTATCATAAGGACACACAATTAATTTGCCCTTGGAACTTCTTGTGATTATCACGTTTTTCAGTCCGCTTTCGGCAATTGCGTCTTTTACATTTTTCTTGTCCTCGTTTTTTAGTGATTTAAAAACGGCAGCACTTTTTCCTACTAATACTTCAAGAGCCTCTTTTAATTCTTTTTGGTTGGTAATCCTTTTAGTTGTCATTATTGTATATTTAATGTTTTTCAATACGATGTATGTACCATTGGTATTGTGGTATGTACCATTGGTATTTTTGGTATGTACAAATGGAGGTGTTATAGTATTTTGTCTGAAAATTTAACCAAGTTTGATTTAATACGCTCCATCATACGGGAACCTCCAAAGGAATCAAAATCAGGGGCTCTGTGTGGCTGTTGATCGTCTCCTCTGAATTCGGGGGCTTTCATTGGTTTGGTTGGGGACGGTGTGTTTTTGCCAAAGTGCTCGATTGCGGCATCCATGTGTATCTGCCAAATGTCCGACATAATATCAGGAGTAAATGCCTTGTAATTATTTTCTACCTCTTTCCATCCATTGTGGAATGTTTTGCCGCCACCGCCACGCTCACCTGCCCTAGGCATTGTGTCGCCTGTATAGGCAATAACAGTAATCATGTCCTTGTCAACACCACTCACGCCCTTAATGATTTGATGCACCAAAAACGTCCGTTTTCGTATTTTGGTTGTGGTCATTATTTGTAATCTTCCACCGTCCAATTTATTTACCTTAAGGTCTGTCATTCCGTTAAAGTCGTACTCCTTTGCTTGGGGTCTCTTACTTACACCAAAAGCTTTTTTTGCAGCATCTATGTGTACTTGGCGAATTTCAGACATGATCTCGGGACTAATTGCCTTGTAATGGTTTTCAACTTCTTTCCATCCGTTATGAAACACTTTCCCGCCACCGCCAATCTGATTGGCACTAGGCATTGTGTCGCCTGTATAGGAAACGACCGTAATCATTTCTTTGTCAACCCCTCTCACAGACTCGACAATTTGATGTACCCAAAACGTCCGTTTTCGTATTTTTGTTGTGGTCATTATCTGATATCGGCCACTGTTTAATTTGTCTACCTCAAGGTCTATTTCTTCATGTCTCATATAAAACAGGTTTTTCCGAATGCTTCATGACTATCGGGGGTGTTTATTATGTACCAAAAAGAAATAACCATCCAAAATTGTTGTTGGATGGTTATTTCTTTTTCTCTAGGTGTTGTTTGTTATACATTAAACACAAGCCAAGCGATCGTTATGTCTTCCGATATTTCTTTACAATTAAGTGTGAATTTGTTTTCGTGTTCATATTTTAACCTTTTACGCACTACCTGTAATAAATAGGAAGGAGATCTATCTGTATTATCACTATCCAACTCAACAATTTTGTGTGCGAATAGCAACTGAATGGCATTGTCAATAATACGTGTTGTGTTACCAACAAATTGACCCTCAATTAAAAGAACATCATCGGTTACAGACACAGGGTCAAGAGGAGGCAATATTCGTAGATAATTAACCTCGTCTTTTTTGTCAATATTTTCGACCATCCTATACATTTCAAAGTTTTCTAAAAATGCTTTCATTGGTGCAATATCGGATACCTTAATGATTTCGTCAAACTGTTCAACTCCTATTTTTTGTGTATAGTAGCTATTTGTATTGGTATCAACAAATTTTGCAATTAAATAGTCCCCCTCGGTGACTACATTGTTGATCTTCATTACTCGTGTTTCCATGTTTATTTTTTTACTATAACGGTATTGTGTCGTTAAAGTTGTAAAATAATAAAACAAGAAGAGTTATTGTAGCGGAGATGGGACTTGAACCCACATGTGACCAATTACGCTTTCAACGTGGTATAAGCACGAGACGTTACACCGCCATGTAGTATAGCAGGGCTGATGATAGATTTATCATCAGCCTTTAGTATCGTGTATGTATTGTGCTTGGTCATGATTTGTATTTTTAAATAGGTCTGTGTCGTATCTGTTATAAACTAGTAGAAGAAGTGGGAGTCGAACCCACACGAGTCGTTAGCTCCGAACGGTTTTCAAAACCGTGGCCACCGCCCATTGGCTTGCTCTTCCTAATCTACAATACAACAACAAATTTCTTCAACTAATTGGGTGTCGTTGACAACATATGCGTTTCTTGATGGTAAAAATAAGAATGCCTTTGAATTGTTGACCCGTTCGATAAAGTCTGTTGTTATTAAACCGTCTCTTACAGAAAAAATTTCTAGACTTTTCATTACACTTTCGGCAACAGCACTCACGGTTTCGTGTTTTTCAACAACTCTATTTTCGGAATCGCTCCAAAATACATGGGGACAGGAAACCTCAATAATCAATTCTTCCTTAATTCCATATTTTCCGACCAAATCATTCTTAGTAATCATATTGTATTTTGTTTTGTTTTGTTTTGTTAATAATCACATAACGCAATTATACAATATTTATTCAAAACTTGTGGGGGTAGAAGGACTCGAACCTACTCAGTCATAGACACTAGATTTACAGTCTAGCACGGCTCTCCAACTCCGTCGCACTCCCATATTAACATGGTATATTTTTTCGATTATGACACTTTGTTTGGTTAAGCTATCATGGAAACTTTCCACGGAAGGGCTTCCACCTTCTTGTCTTCATAAAAGTTTCTTGGGCACATGACGGGATTCGAACCCGTGACCCTCGGTACCACAAACCGATGCTCTAACCGTCTGAGCTACACGAACCATATATTTTAGTGGAGCAGGAGGGACTTGAACCCACATCCTTCGCATTGCAAATGCGATGCTCAGCCAATTGAGCTACTGTCCCGAATCCGACGCTATACTAAGGCAAAAACTGCCAATGACATGAAGCCAACGTTCATATAAGTCAGAAATTACTTTTTGTATCACTAATACAAAGGTTTTTACACAAAAGTTCCCCAACAATATAATTAAACAAAAAAAACACCAACAAGCTAGTTGTTGGTGTTTAAAAAGAAGTTGTCATACGAGAAGTTAGAAACGGTAAACACTATACCGCTCCCCCATACAACTTAAAAACAGGCGCAAGGTAATAAAAACAGGCGCAAACAGGCGAAAGTTTCTAAAACAGGCGCAAGAAGCAAAAAAAATCTTGATCGTTAGGATTTCGTGGGCTACACACGCCTTTTATTATAACCTTCAACCTCCTTTCGGTCAGTCTACTGAGCTTTGTTTCTTTATCAAAACAACCAAGACTTTTATATCACTGTCACAATATATAACAACTTTATACAGTAAACGAATTTTTTGGGCTTTATCTTGAAAAAAAGATTGTTTTTTGTCATAGTCCGTAAAATAAGCGTTCTTATAGAAAGAAATAATGACAACACAATTAATAAACCATCTTTCAAGCGAGTCTGAGCGTGTCGGTGCCTTGGATACCATTTACTCACAAATGATTGTATCAAAAAGCCTGTCTGCCTATCCAAACTTTTCGGATTGGCTTTATAAAAAGGTTGGCCTTGGTATAGTCATGAACCAAAGGAGTATTGTGCTAAAATACATAAACAAAAGGCTTGTGGGCTTTGTCATACTAAAACATCACAAAGAGCATAAATTATGCACCTTTTTTATACTCGACAACTATCGTAAGCAAGGAATTGGTCATAAAATGATGACGGAATCCATGGCATTTTTGAATACATTCGGGAATGTGCCTATTACGATAACAATGTCCGTGTTTGTTGTTTCGGATTTTAACAAAATTCTTACGAATCACGGTTTTGTCTTTGATTATGTCGTTCAATCCGAATACACAAAGGATGTTCCTGAGTACCACCACATCAGGCCCTTGTCCTAATCCCTTTTGAATGCACTTTTTCTCATCTTGAATCTATTGCATAACTTCTCAATAACACCGTCGGACAATTCACGGTCGCCCTTTAGTATATCCGAAACATGTTCTTCTGAAACATCCAATATTTTTGCCAAATCTTTTTGGTTTATTTTGTGGTCACACATTAGCGAATTAATCATTTCTAATGGAGTACATTCGGTTTCGTCAAAACCATTTCTTGTGTCCCATTCATCAATAAACGTTTCCAATTCCTCTATTTTTGAATCATATAACACATCGTTCTTGTGGACATAGTCCTCTAACAGGTCACAATATCTATTATACATGTCAATATCTATTATTCGTTTCATTGCTAATTGGTTTAATTTTATTGTTTTAATTGGTGGCTTGTCTACAGTCAGAGACATCTAACGCTACCATCGTAAGACACAGCCATATGCTGCCTGTGGCATAGATAGATTGATAGATTATATTGGGTAGTTCAGGGTAAAAAACAGACAGTAAAAGTGCTGATGTTATGGTAACAATAGGTGGTAGTAACAATAATGCCCGTGTGGATGTTTTTTGTAGATTCATAATTATTGTGTTTTTACGGGAAAGAATACGGAGGAACCACGGTCGAATATTTACAATGACCCCTCCGTATTGCTATACTCCCAATGTTCTTGTATAATTTTGAAATCTAAGCTTCACGATCTTGGTACGGTCACTATTCCTTAAGACAACACCCTCCGACCTCATTTTTGCGCTATCAGACAGAGCCACCAAGGTTTTTGGAACAACCGTATTAAGATAGTCCAAAATGGTTTGGTGATCGAAATTTTTGATATCAACAGGGAGCTGAGGAACCTGTGCAAAATTGTATTTTTTACAAAATTCTGTGAGTTCGGTGTTTGTGAGGAAGTCGTGTCCATACACAATACCGTTGTCTGTTTCGTATTCTCGGAATGACGAAATTTCTTTGATATCCAACTCAAGAATAGACAAATCCTTGATTGTTATTACATCAAAAATACGACAGCCGTATTCATTCTTTGTTCCGTACTGTTTTGAGGCCTTACCAACCGATCCACCATAGAGCTCGCCATAAATGACGGTCAATTCCTTGAAGTCTGTCGGGAAGGTAACCATTTTTCTGAGTTCGTCAACGATATCCAAGGCAGAATTACGACATAGGTCTTTTGAATATGTCAAAATCTCTTTTCTTGAACCAATCAAATATTCATTCCCCCAACAGATCATACGAAAATTTGTGCCATCAACCTTTTCCGAGCCACACAGCTCATCGTCCAACGAAATGTCGGTTGCAAGCTCATTCGTCAACATACCCCTGTCACCGATTTTGTGGAGCGTTTTGATTGACGGATACTTGGTCAACGTATTAATCTTGTCGATGCCATATTTTAAAACAAGTTCTTTTAATTTCATTTTTACTTTTATGATTTGTTAATATTTTGATTTAGGCAAATATACAAAAAAGGCAGGACAATGTATAATCATGTCCCACCTTTCTTGCGCAATATTTTTAATCAATATCTTATGCCTGATACAAATTACCGTCAGACCCAAACAAGATCACACCCTCCAATGTCGGAATTTCTCCGAGCGCAACAGAAGGGATACCCTTCTCACGGCATAAATCTGCCGTGTGGTTGAACAAGCTTTTGTTTGTGACAATAACACCCTTATAACCGTCAATGTCGGAAGGCGAGGCAAAATCACCGATAAAAATATCTTTTACATCAACTTCCATGGCATCATCAACCGAAAGATTAAGACCCTCGTGTAAAAGAGGCATGTCTGTGTCGAATGGTTTGATTTCGATGTTACCAACCATGTTTTTATATGCTGCCTGACTAATTTTGCCACACTGATAAAGATCCGTAAAATAGGCAACCTTGATACGCTTGGTAAGGATGGCAGGCTTTAGTTGGGTGATAATAATATTCCCCTTGTTGTTGACAATAAATTCCACAACACTTGCCTTTGTTCCAATTTCTCTTGCCTTCATCACCTCCTTGAGGTATGCAATTTGGTCGCCTGTCAGAACATCATAAATGTCACTACCGACAACATTCCCAAGATTGTATTCGCTTGCGTCCCCTTGTACACACTCCCCAAATAGTCCTGTCTTGCCTGTAATCGGGTGGTGGTTATAAACAACCCCACCAACTTTAGACTCGATATATTCTTGGATACCAAGCGCAAAACCAAATCCCCATTCCTCGGGAAACGTGTTGTTGTCTTTTCCTTCCTTAATGATAGCCACAATTTCTGTTTTGAGTTCTTCTAATGTCACAACCCCAATATTTTTTGTTGGCAACTGACCCGATAGCGGCATCATAGGAGAAGTTCGAAGGATAATTTTTTTGCCCTCAAGACTTGTTACCCCCCTGAATGAGCACTTGGCAGCAAATGTGAAATCGTCAAGTGCCTCGAGTCCTTTTGTATAGATATCCTTGCACATATTCGAATTAAGTACAACAAACACAGGAACCTCAGTTTTGCTATTCCCACGGAGATTTTTAAGATTTTGGTATTTTGTGCCATTCCACTTGTCTCCTTTGCCAATCATATTAAATTGAAAGATATCTTTTATGTTTCTTCCAAGCTCAAACCCTTTATAGCTTTCTGCCGCCAATGCCGCATAGACATCCGCCACTTTTACTTTGTTTTGGGAGCGTGAATCGACCACAAGTGTTTCCAAACCAAACCGAACATGCCATTCCAAGACGGTGTGTAGTTGTGAGATCGTTTCCATGCCGTGCATATGCCATGTGCCGTTTCTCATATAGAGGCAGTTATCCTTTTCCCATCCATTGCGCATTACGGCAGGCTCTAGATTATTTAGATGAACCAATATCTCATTTGCATCCAAATAAATTTTCCCTTCAGGATCCACCATTGCAGAAAAGCTGTGAAAGCCGTATGATTTGTTGTCATAGGAACAACCCGATTGCTGTCTTAATTGCTCGTTGCTCATGTATCCCAATACATAGGCAGGAGTATAATCATAGCCATCAGGCATCCAATTGTCATGGATTTGGTTGTGTGGCGTTGTATTGAATGATGTCCCAAACAGCTCATTTAGTGCAGCCAATTCGGAAATAAAAGCCTCCATTTTTCTTCTGTAAGAATGTTTAGGGAAAAGCAGTTCCTCCCACTCGTTTTCTTCAATCTTCTTGAAGTGTTTTGCAAGAACGTCCCTGTCGTATGAGTCGATTGGGGCAGTCTCGTATTCGGAGTCTTCCTTTTTTACAAAGTGTTTCGTAAGCAAATCCTTGTCATACGAATCAAGTATAGAACACTCCAACTTATTTTTTAACTCGACCAACTTGTCGCCTGTATTGACCATCCATGCAACATCATAGATTTCTTTTACAAGCTTTTCGGCCACCCATGTTCGGTTAAGCACCAAATGAGTTTCAGAATCACACAAAGAAAGAATCGCCTTCTTTTCTGTTTCGACGTGTGGATGGTCACTGAAGGTCATAAACCTCCGACCCTCAAGGATGTCAATATAGATAGCATCAGACAAACCATTTTGTGTGGCTTCTCTGAGCATGGATATTGCGCTCTTGACTCGAAGGTGTGTAAACTCCTCCCTTGCAACATATGTGATACGTTCTAATTCGGCCTTTAGGTCTACTCTTGGTATTGTTATGCTTTCCATGATATTTTTTTAATGCTATGTTATTGATTGATGTAAATGTATGCAAAAATATATTGTTATCAAAATGTATTTGTTGGTTTTAACATTTCTTTAACACTTCATATTGTTTTTGCGTTGGTTGAAATCCCTAAGAGAGGTATACCATGCTATCCACAAACCTCTTTGTTTTTGGTGGCATATATTCAATGTCATTACAGAACACATCCATACGCTCTAGCCGATCTGTGATAATGTTGTCCATTGTCTCAGGGAACGCCTTAATGTAATTATTGTCAAGAAATAACTTTTCTATGCTGTCTAGACCACCAATAGAGTCAGGAATTGTACTTATTCTGTTATCCGAGAAACACAAAAACGTTACATTTTTCAAATTTCCGATATTTGAAGGAATAGCCTCCAACTGATTAAAACGAAATATTGCATACTCAAGACGTTCTAAATCACAAAAGCTATCAGGAATCTTTTTTAACTTTGTTCCTTGGCAATAAAAATATACCAACGATTTGAGGTTGCCTAGGTTTTCGGATAGACGTTCTATGTTGTTGCGTCCAATATTTAAAGTGTACAACCTAGGCATTTCATAAATACTATCAGGAATACCTGTCAAAAAATTATCGTCCAAGTCTAAACGTTCTAAATTCTCAAGATTACCGATACATTTATTAACAGACGACATCCTGTTGTTTCTAAGACAAAGAGATGTTAAACATCCAAGGTTGCCTATGGTGTCGGGAAGTGTTGTTATATGATTATTACTAAGGTGTAATTGTTTTAAGTTAGTTAAAAGCTCTATGCTGTCAGGAACATATTTCACTCTATTCGAAGTTATTGAAAGCTCCTCCATGTCGTGTATATACATGACCAATGACTTCGGGACACAAGCCCTAGTGTCAAAAATATCATTATCCTCAAGCCACCCATTCAGCTTTTTATATGACCCTAAATCCAATTCGATATCGTTCGACTTTGCCAACTCAAACCCCAATTCTATATTCGACTCGTCGCCTGTTTTGAGCAAAGACATAATTTTTTCTTTTCTGTACATTATAATATATTTTTATAAAATATCAGCCTTCTTTGCGCCTTGAGCAAATTCTTTGCAATACATCAAATCACTGTTAAGAATCCATTTCTTGTCACTCCCATGATAAAACATGGTTCGGTCACCCTCGACAGAGATTATGTCATTCACAGGAATAGCCACCACACATGTCCCATCGTTATAATAACGATGTGTTTTTGGTGTTCTCCTCCAACACATTTCATAATACTTGCTAGTAAAGGAATAAAACCTTTCGTTGTGAAACATTGCCTTAAATTCGATGTAGATTTCTTCGCCTGTCTCGGCACAAAAAATAGGAAATGTGTCGTAGTTAACAAAAAATCTTGGAACATCCTCCACAGCCTTTTGGTTGTCAAAATCAATCACATCCTTGTTCATGGGAGAGATAGAGTTCATGACATATCTAAAATCAACAAGATCATCTTTCATTGAGGACAAGGCATTGCTAATTGTTGAGTCCTCAAGAAATGTGGTTGGCGTCTCACACAGCTCCTTAAATGTCGGGCTTTGCTTGCACATGGCATCCACACACATCTCCAAAAATTTAAAATTTCCTTGCAACTGAATGTTGTTCAAGATATGCGACAGTTCGCCACATGTTGTCTTGTCTAATATATGTCTTGTTAGCTGCTTTTTTATTTTAGTATGTTCCATTGCTCTAGATTAAGATATTTTGTAATTCTTTCAAGACCCCAATATATAAAAAATTCCCCAAACAAAAAAGTCTGCACCAATAAAGATACAGACTTTAACGTTTTGTTAATACTTACAACCACCACGCTGCATACCACGCTGCATACCATGTTCTTCGACACAACCAATCACAAAATGACCGATTTGAATGTGAGTTCCTTCGTCAGAACAAACAAAGGACTTGTCGAACTTAACAATTTGTCCAAAGAATTTTTCTTTGTTTTTCATGTTTTTGTTAATCTCTTCAACACTTGTCTCCTTGTCTACCAATAACATACCAACAGGAATACACCCAATAGTAACCGAATCAATCGGATAAGTATTTCCGTAATTGTCTGATTGTGTCAAGTCTTGCGACAGGTAGGCCGCAAAAAAAGGAATGTCATTAAATACTTGATTGTCTTCTGATTTGTCTTTTGCATCCAAAAATTTGTCCCATGATTTGTTAAATACATAACAAGGGTCTCCTATATAATATAATCCTGCTTTCAGTATTGTCATGATAATATGTTTTGCTTTTTTGATCCGATGATACCATCGGGTTGTTATTAATTACAAGAACAATATTACAACAAAAAATCCGTACCCACAAGCGTGGGCACGGATTTTAACATTTAATTAACAATTATTTTTATCAAAACGTCATACGTATCAATCATTGAATCTAAACTTATAAACCAATGAGCTTTTTTCAAGGAAGACATAGTATACGATGTCCGACTGTGACAATTCCTCGTAGCGGACATCATCAATGCTTGGTATATTAATATTTGTCGTCGCATTACCAACAATCAACCCTCTTTGGGTTGTTGTTTTGGTCATATTTCGGTTGAGTTCGGCTTTGAATAACTGTGCCTTTAGAGATTGGTCATAAAGAGTAACCGAACAGTCTGAATCACCTAGCTTTTCCAACAGCTCGTTTAGATTTGTTGGGTTGCTGTAGCTTTTTAGGTTTTCAGAAATACTACCTCTGCCAATTTTATATTTCTTGTTCAGTGCATCAATTTCCTTCTTAACCTCTTTTATATATTGGTTATGAATAGCCGAACACTCATCCTTGAGGTCTGCCATCTTTACAATATCCTCGTCTAATGCTTTTTTGGCAAATTCGGCACCAACCAAGGACTGCATACTTTCTCTAATAATGTTGGCCTTTTTTTGTACCTCCTTAGAGGACATTTGGTCAAAACGTTTACTTTCGTTAAATACTTTAAATTTTTGTCTCATTTTTGTGTTTTATTGTTTAATACCCTATGTACAACTTTCGCCAAAACACTTTTCATACTCACCAACAATATTTTCCTTGTACAGCTTCTCGTAAATCTTTTTGTACTCGACCTCGTCATAGCTGTCGTCTTTTTTAACGGTGGCCTTGTGGGCTGCGCTTCGGGCAATGACATAGGTGGACTCATGAGCCGTCCATATACGGTCTTCGTGACCGTCTCTGTCCGAGAATTGCTCAAGAACGTGCTTATTCTCATTAAAAACCGTGTCGTGGAATACCTCACGTTTCTTTTCTGCCCTCATAGTATTCTTGAAGCGCACATCCTCATCATGAATATATTTATAAACCTTCTCAAGTGCCTCTTCGATTGTTTTACCATCAAAGCTTGCCATACCCCCACCCGTTGCTCTTGCATCAAAAACAGGATCGCAGTTTCCCCATTGTGCAATTCTTACAATAACGTTATAGATACTATCCTCTCCTAGGGAAAGAAACTCGGATGAACATGTTGAGATGCCGTCCCAAACACTGCCATCCTTCAAACCATCTTGGTATTTTTTCCATCCCTTGTCAACAAGATCCTTTATTTTTTGGATGTCAAACTTGGACGGTATATATGTAGTTTTCATAATATTATTTTAAGTGTTCTAAAATTCTGTTTTTGTGTCGTGGGGTATTAATGTTATATTAGACACCAAGATACAAAAAGATTCCGATATATTGTATTATACTCTATATTTTTCAGGAAAATCAGGAAGTGGTTGCCATTCTATTGGTTCCCATCCCTGTCCTGCATTTTCTTGGGCCATTACCCATTTGTTTATGTTGCCCAAAATATAGCCCGTGTGTTGTTCGTATGATATTTTAGCAGCCACACCGCTTTCGAATAATGGCTGTGTAAGTCTTACGATAACAAGCACCATGGTGTCAACAGGAGGAAGGGTTTTGTTTATGTCAATCCATTTGTTTTGCTTCATGTTTTTTCATTAAAATTACACAATCTTAGAAGTTCCCCATGACAGACTTTTCTTGCCGTCATTGTCCTCGGTGCGCTCCATTAGATTATCAAACAAAGTCGAATCAATTCCAAATTCTTCAAATACTCCATCAAGCGTGGCGGTGTCTTTGGTTTTGATAAACTCGTTAATTTTTTCTTTGTCCATTAGCAGGGCCAAGATGTTTTTTTCTATTGTTCCGTCATACGACACGAAATGTACATCAGTATGATTCACAGAATTATAACGAATGAAACGGAAATAAAACTGTTCCATTCTTGGGATATTCCATTGAAGACCCTCGATGATTACCTTGTCACAAGTCGGAATGTTAACCGATGACTTCAGGGATTGTTGTGTGCATACCAAAATACCATTCTCTGTGGCCTCGAATCTGTCTAGGATTGGTTGACGCTTGTCGATACTTACGTCCCCTGTAATCACAAAAATTTGACGCTCAGGAAAAAGAATTGTAAGGTTTTCGACATATAGTTTTATGGTTTCTTTTCGGGTACATCCAATTGCAACTTTTTCGTCAAATTTTTGACACAATTGGGCAATTTTATAAAACTTGGTTGGTAGGTCTCCCTTGTAATCCGAAAATGAATTCGGGGTACTACATGCCTTGTACAACAATTGCATTTGGCGAACTATTCTGAGGGCAGCATCTTTTCGTGTGCTGCCTGTTGACCCATAAAACTCGCTGATTATGCGGTGGAACTCACGGATTATCACGCCATAAATTCTTGCCTCATCGGCTGTTTGGTTCACATACTCTGTGTGTACCGTGAATTTTTCTCCTGCAATTTCTTTGAATTTTCTTGTTATGATTGATTGGTCAATGATCGAGACCAATTTGTCTTGATTGAAAACGTCTTGGTTTTGTTTCTTGATTCCAAAAACGGTTGCCTTGGAAGGATTAAAACAAGACTTGAATTGTCCGAATCCCAAACGTGCCTTGTATGGCTGCATGTGGTTTTTATTGTCACGACTTTTTATGTCGCCTTCCTTGTTTTGGACATAGGTCATTTTACAGGAGTCCAACATATTCACAGAATTATTGAACAACAATTCTAATTGTGGGTATAGTTCTGTGATATTGTTTCTTGTGGTGGTTCCTGTTGCCAAAAACTTTCTTTTAACACGTCTAAAAATGTCACGGCTTGCACGAGATCGTTTTGATGTGTTTGAACAAATTTCGTCGGACTCATCCATGACAAGACAAACCTTATTACTCAACGACTTAACCAATTTTTGTAGCTCTTTTTTGAACTTGATAAGCATATTAAAACTAATCAACACAATAGAACCACTGTTTAAAATATGGCTTCTTTTGGTTATTATGGTATACTCCTCGCCCTGTGTATTCAAAAACTCTGTCCATGTTGTTTTAATGGCCAAAGAAGGAGCCACTATAAATGTTTTTTTGACTTTTGGTTGGTTGTATTTTGCAAATGCATAACACCCGCCCGTTTTTCCGCAACCCTGTTGCCAATTACAGATTGAATATTGTTTTTGTAAAAAAAGGTTTAGGTCATGCGCCTGTATATTATTAAACTTACAGGTCACGGTTTTTTTGTTGCCTAATTTGTCGGTGTCTTCTCTCAGAAAACTAAAATCTTTTAACCATGCAGCAATAGACTCACTTTGGGTCATTTCTGAAAATGGTGTTGTTATCTTTTTATTCTCTGCGATCTTGCGTGTGATCAGTTTATTGTATGGGTGGTCAAGATCTTTTGTCGGTATAAGGTTGGTACCCAACACCAAGTCGCTAAGGGAATACTTTTTCTTTTGTGCCTTTGGGGCCTTACCCTTGACAACAAAGCCATGACGGTGTTTTACGACTCTTAGAGTCTTGTTGGCCGCCTTTTTATTTTGGGTCTTAACAATTCTTTTTAGATAGGCAAGAACCTTGTTTTCGGTAAGCATTTTCTTGCTCCATTCGCTGTCCTCCATGCCCATTGGCTTGGTCTGTGTATTGAATTTTTCGATATACGAAATCGCACTGTCCAACTTGGCAGATATTTCGCCGTGTTGCTTGATTTCAAAAAGGTATTTCTTGACTCTAAACCCAAAATCATCATTTGTTAGCGACTTGTTAAACTCAAGACGTAACGCCGATTTAATATTGTGGCGCAATGCCAATTTCTTGGAAATTTCTGATTTTGTGCTAACACTATTCGTGTAAGGAACATCCTTGAGATGTTCGGACTTTTTTTGAAGATAGATAACCTTGGTATTATAATTCTTTACCCCCAAGGCACCAAAGGCATCATTTGTCAGTTGATATTGACCCACGAAATTAAACATCCTGTCTAGGTCATTTATTTGAGACTTATAATACATCTCGTCGCCAAGGTACGAAGTCGGAACAATGGCCGCCACAACCCCGCCATTTTTTAACATCTTGGCACACATTTTAAAAAACAGTGCATGGCTTCTGACATGCGTGTTTGTTTCGGTGTCGAACCACTCAAGACTAAAAGGAGGATTGCCCAACACGACATCAAACTTATTTTCGATGGTATTGTTTGGCAGACTTGCCTCGGTAAAGTCTGCATCAGGATACAGACGGTTGGCAACCTGCACAGACTTTGGACAAATATCCATCCCATGAAAAACGGATTCGTTAGGCACAAAATTACAAAACACACCCATTCCACATGTCGGATCCACAATCAATTCGTTTGAGGCAAGACCCACGATATCCACAATATCACTTGCAATCATGGCAGGTGTATAAAATTGGCCATTCTCGACCTCCTTTTTTGCTGCCGAGTACTCATAGTAATTACGATAGTCTTTAAATTCTAAACCATGCAACCCTCCATCACCCGTATAGGCATTAAAAATTTGCTCATTGCTAATGGCAGCGGAATCCAATTGGATTGCCATTAAGATCTTACTATTGACCGTTTTGCGGTGGTCTTGTGGTATTGTATCGGTAAGGATATTGTATTTCATGCTATCTGTTTGTTTTTATGATAATGCTAAGGTAGTAATTTTTGGATAGGTGCAAGTGTATTTGGTTATTTTAACAAAATATTAACACTTGGGATGTGTTTAAACGTTTCGAGTTCCGCAATCCTTAACGATAAACCTGTCAACACCCCATAGCTTTGTAAGATGTTTTTTGAGCATACTCACATTTTTAATTCGATGGCCAATCGTCCATGTCTTTCGTTCACCATTGTAGTCTGCAAAATACTTTGTACAGGTGCTACGTGTTGAACTGTAAGGTTTTGATTTCCACGACTCACGTATTTTGTACAACACAAGACTTCCATCAAGACTTTCGAATTTTAAATAATTTTTTGCCTCTACATTACCATTTTCTGCACGTTTTCTGAATTCATTCATAAACATAAGTCTTGAATTCTTTAACGTCCCAAACATAGCAGCAATAAGTTCTATATTTGTCATGTCTCTCACATCTTCCTTCTGTACAGTGTAATACTTGTATAGTCTATGCTCATTGTCTTCTACCTTGTCAACGTTGTCTACCGAAATTGGGTTACCACGTTCCATCGAAACCAAAACTAAGCGTGATTCGATTTCCTTGAACGTTTCAAAAAGAATATTTTTATTGCTCCATATTTCAGAAAGACTATCAACAAACTTACATACTTTTCTTACTCTACCATCAACCAATGCTGATATTAAAAGAACGTAACCCACAGCCTCCAATATTTCTTGTTTTATCATTTCAATTTTTCTGCTTTAAACAAATTATCCTTCTTCCATACCATTAATATTTCATCAACAGTCCCTCTCTTGTGTTTTTCGGTGTTGTATGGTATTAGCTTTGGACTCCCTGCACCAAAAAAAATTGTCTCGAAGGAAATTCCCAAAATCTGAAACCAATAATAAAACCTCTTCTTCTGTGTATGAATCTTTGCCTTTCATTGTGATATGTTTTATATTCTGTTTTGTGATAGCATAAAGATATTGAAAACAGTCCGAAATAAAAGAGTATTAAAAATTTTAACAAAATATTAACACTTGGTATAAAGATATATCCTCTTGTAACTAGCCCACCCATACGATCACAGGGTTGCTTTGTTCTTCTGAGAGTCAATAAAATCCTTGCTACTCATCCACCCACAATGCTCCATAGAATAAACCTCATCAACAGACTCGATCAAAGGAAGACAGTGTGTGGCTATAAATAGTTGTGTGTTTGAATTAATGGCGGTATCAATCGACTTAATCAATTCGTATTGATTTCTCAAAGACATGGCTGATTCGGGTTCGTCAAAAAATGCAATGCAGTCTTTGAGCCTCCCAATGCCATTTACGGTAAATTCCTGAAGACATTCTCCGTGTGACATAAAACGGGCACCAAGTGCGGCACCAACCCCAATACCAACACTTTGACCCAACGGATTTGAATAATTCTGCACATCCGCCATTCGTGGATTGTCTTTCTCGGCGTCAAAATAAAACATATCCACACCAACCGCATTTTCTGTTGAGGCAAATTGTAAAAACTTGGTGTTGTTGATATGTCCATTATCTCGAAGTAGGTGTAGAAGACTTGACTTTCCACAGCCTTGGTCACCCACGATAAGGTTCAATTCTTTACAGTCGATTTCTAGGCCCTGTGTGAGGTTTCCGTGGTGGTTTTCTAGTAGTGTAATTCTTTTAATGTAGATCATGTTTTGTTGTGTTGGTAATTGGTTATAGGTTAATTTTAGCTGTTGGGTGTGTTGGTTTTGTGGTTAGGTTGTTGTTGCTTAATTCTACAAGTTTCAACTTTGTCAGATATTGAATGTTTGGTGGCTTTGTTAATTGGTTGTTATTCAGGAATAACCATTCCAATTTTGCTAAACCTTTAAGTATTGGAGGATCCGTAAGTTGGTTATTATTCAGGTCTAACCAATCCAAGTTGGCCAAGTAGTTGAGGTTTGGCAGGGTCGTTAGTTGGTTATTTCCTAAGTCTATACGCTCCAAGCTGACCAACGAATCTAGGTTTGGTGGTGTATTTAGTTGATTGCGGTTCAAGTATAGCGACTTTAATTTGGTTAAATCTTTAAGATTCGGTGGTTTGGTTAATCGGTTATTATTCAAATTTACATACACCAACTTAGCCAAACCATTAAGATTTGGTGGGGTTGTTAATTGATTATTCTCTAATTCTAAAAGGTTCAAATTTATTAATGAATCAATATTCGGTGGGGCTGTTAGTTGTGTACAACTCAAATCTAGATACTCCAAATTAACTAGACCATCAAGATTGGGCGGTTTTGTTAGATGGATGTTATTTATATGCAAAACAGTCAAGTTAATCAAACCGTCAAATATTGGTGGGGCTGTTATCTTGGTGTTATTTATACACACTCGCTTTAATTTAAACACCTGCTCAACCTTGGAAAATAATTCGTCTGTGTATTTAACCTCGCCATGCATTAGTAGGAATTGATATGTATTAATTATGTCAGGAAATACACTTAGTACATTCACATTCCCGTTACGAATTTCAATCATTGCAATATCAACATTTTCGACACCAATTGTCGAAAGTAACCGTTTTATTTTATTCTTCATTTCTGTCTTGTTATATAGTGATGGTATGTCACCGTGGATTAAATTGTCATGCTTAGATGTTAATTTTTGCTGTTGGGTGTGTTAGCTGTATTTTTAGGTGTGTTAGGTTTGGTGTTAGGCTGTTGTTCTCTAAACCTAAAAACTCTAGATTAGCCAAACTATCAACGTTTGGCGGAGTCGTTAATTGATTGCCGTCTAGATATAACCACTTTAAACTTACCAATCCTTCAAGTATTGGTGGCGCAGTTAATTGATTGTCGTCTAAGTGCAAATGTCTTAACATGACCAAGCCTTCAAGTATCGGTGAAATTGTTAGTCTATTGTGGTTCAGGAATAACCGATCCAACTTTATCAAACCTTCAAGTATTGGTGGGTGATTCAGCTTGTTGTCCTCTAAATCCAACCTCTCCAAATTGACTAGACCATCAAGTATCGGTGGACGGCTCAAACTGTTGGTTGTTAAATCCAAACGCTTCAACTGTATCAAACCTCCAAGTATTGGAGGTTCTATTAGTCGATTGTAGCTCAGATCTAAAGCCTCTAACCTGTACAATCCATTAAGAACAGGCGGGAGTGTTAGTTTGTTGTGGTTAATGTACACATGCTCTAGATTGACCAACCCCCCAAGAATGGGCGGTGTCGTTAATTTGTTGTTGGTCAAGCTTAATTTCTTCAGCTTGACCAAGCCCTCGAGGCTTGGTGGTGTAGTTAATCTGTTGTTGCTTAACACCAACCTCTTTAGGTTTACCAAACCGTTAAGAATAGGCGATGTCGATGAGGTTAGTTTATTGTTGCTCAGATATAACTGTTCCAAATTAACCAATCCATCAAGAATTACTATGTGCTTTAGGTTGTTGTTTAAGTATAAACGCTTCAGTCTGAAAACTTGCTCAATCTTACAAAATATATCATCCGTGGCTTTAACCTTGTCATTACACAGTAGGAATTTATAGGTGTCGAGTATGTTCGGAAACACACTCAACACATCCACGTTCCCGTTGCGAAAATTAGCCATTGCAAGATCTATATTTACATCGTCGCCTGATACTAGGAGTTGTTTTATTTTATTGTTCATTCTTTTAATCTTCCTTAAGGCTATACAAATCAAAAAATTTCACAAAATCAGCACAGTCCTCATTCGTTTTAAATTTTATTTCGGCTCCATTATTCGAGGCAAAAAATCGAATCGACTTGACACAACTCTCCTTGTTTTCTAGCTTATAGGTCTGTATTACCATACTATCCCCGCTATTTTTTGGAATATCGGCATATAGTTCCGATATCACAGGAATCCCTGTCTCATACAGACTCAAGGCCCTAAGCAAGGCACGCAGTCTCCAACAACCGCTACTCTCTAGGGTGCTTTGATAAGTCCAAAGAGAATAAAGCCATACATCGGTTTTCAATGATTTACCTTTGATGTTCATTCTTTTTTGACTGTGTAAGACAGACTTTAAGTCTTCCTTGCACTTATGTACGCCGCTATCAAAAAGACCTTGTCCGTTTAATTGTTGGACATACACAGGAAGCAATTCGGTGGACAGATCCCTCATATTCACAAGCGTTGACTTTGTGTCACTGTCAATATTTAAATCAAGGTTATACGCATGGTTTAAGTATCTTGTGTATCTGTCAATGATGTCATAGACACGACACATGTGTATAATTTCCAAACGCTCGGACAGTTTAGAAAAATTATATTCCAAGACATCCTCCCTGTCGGAAACATCGTCACCCTTGATCCAAAATTTTTCGGGCGGGCAATTGTACTTGTGGAGCTCCATTAGTTGGTCAATATACTTTCTGTGGGCATCATTGGACTCGTTCAGCCCGTCCAAGTCGGCCTGAAGAATTGCCAAATATTCACGGTCTGACTTTGAGAAAATTGATTTTTCTTCTAATTCAACATTTAAGATGTCGTTTAATAATGTCATTATTTTTTGTTTTGTGTTGATTCGAAATATGCCATATAAACCGCCTCTTGTTCTCTGAACGAGGAGTCTTTTAATTTATGGAAAAAGTTTTGGACACGTGTTTCGTGTTGGTTCCGTTTCCATGCCTCGATCTCGGTGTCAGATTCTAGCCTATAGAATGTTGGGTGCCATCCGTCGCCTCCAATTTGTTTGAATGTGATGGTGTTTTTATGCTCGGTGGGCGTTTCTATACGGTTTATTCTCTCGCCTGCCTTTGTGATTGCCTGAGTTTTGGTGACACGGTCAATTACATGCTTTTTGATGAATCCGCTTTTTGTTGTTTCGTAAAGAACCTCTCCAAGTTCTAGTATATGTCTCTTGATTGTGGGCATTATATGATTTTATATTAATTTGATAGCACTAAGGTATGGAATAACATTCAAAAAACAAAATCGTTTTGTGGGAAATGTTGGTTTTAACGTTTTGTTAACGTTTTTTTGGTGGCTTTAGAGGGCTTTGTTGTGAACCCATCTTATTCCTTGATGGTGTATTGTGGGGTTGTGCATGGTTTTTTGTTATGGAGAGTTGACATCCGACGAGATCTAGTCTTGGTTTTGATGTATTAGTCGGTAGCTAAAAATTGATATAAAATCCTCCTATAGTTTGGATATGCATATCGCCTGAACAGCTAGAATTAAGGTAGTAGCCCTCGGACAGCAGTTCGTTAAAGTAGTCCGTATCCAATGTCTCACCGTCAATAAGTTCCAATAGCTCTAGTAGTTCCTCTTCGGTTTCTCTTATAATATAGTGTGTATCGTCCCCTGATTCAAACGTCGCCTGAAAACCTTCCCTACTCCATGTTTTAGAATACCCCAAGTAGGTTATAATTAAATCTTTTTCGGCGGTCTCTGTCTTGAAATCTCTCTGAAATCTCCTAATGTCACATCCCGAAAGGTTTTCATAATTAACCATTTTCATATTAGTTTTATGGTCTAACCAAGTATTCCTGTAGTTTTTAAGAGTTGTTTTTATTGTAGTCATTATCTTGATTTATGATTAGTTGATAGCACTAAGGTATGGAATAACATTAAATAAACAAAATCGTTTTGTGGAAAATATTGGCTTTAACGTTTTGTTAACGTTTTTGGTGGGTGGCTTTAGAGGGCTTTGTTGTGAACACATCTTCCTTGATGGTGTATTGTGGGTTTAAATGACGATCTCTGCCGTGGGATGTGTTGGTGGGATGGTTAATTGGTTGTTTTTCAAGTTTAAATACCTCAACTTAACCAACCCATCAAGATTGGGAGATGTTGCTAACAGATTGTTTTTTAAATCTATAAACTCCAAGTTGATTAGCGAATCAAGGTTTGGGGGAGAACTTAATTTGTTGTTTCTCAAAAATAACATCTCCAACTTAACCAAGTCTTCAAGATTCGGTGGGGTCGTTAGTTGGTTGACTCCCAAATTCAAACGCTCCAAGGTAACCAAACCGTTTAGTGTTGGTGTTTTGGTTAGTTGGTTATGGCTAAGGTATAAAATCTTTAAATTTACCAACCCTGAAGTGTTCGGGGTAATCGTCAATTGGTTATTGTCCAAGTTTAAATATTCCAACTTAACCAATCCTTCAAGATTTGGTGGGGCTGTCAGTTGATTAATCTTCAAGTTTAAATATTCCAAGTTTATCAAGCCTTCAAGTATTGGCGGTTTTGTCAAATCATTGTCCTCCAAATTTAAATACTCTAACCGATACAAATTAACCAAACCCTCAAGATTTGGAGCAATCGTTAATTTATTATTGGTCAAATTTAAAACCCTTAAGCTGACTAGACCTTTTAGTATTGGCGGGGTGGTTAAGTGGTTGTTATACAAAAATAACAGCGTCAGGTTCACTAACCCTTCGAGTATTGGCGGGGTTGTTAGTTGCATATTGTCTAAAGATAGTGTTTTTATTTTAAACACCTGCTCAACCTTACAAAACAAGTCGTCAGACACATTTACTTTGTTGTGACTTACCAAAAAATCATATGTGTCAAGTATCCTAGGAAAAATACTCAACACATCAACATTCCCGTTACGAAAATTAGCCATTGCGAGTTCTATGTTTGCATCGTCGCCTGTGGTTAGTAGTTGTTTTATTTGGTTGTGCATTGTTTTTTGTTGTTTTGTGTCGCCGTGGATTAAATATCAATATGTGCCGTAGGGTGTGTTGGTGTACTTGTTAGTTGGTTGTTCTCTAAATCTAAACGATCCAAATTAACTAAAGTATCAATGATTGGTGATGTCGTCAGTCGGTTGTTGTATAAGTACAAAGCTCTTAGATTGGTCAATAATTTAAGATTAGGTGGTGTAGTTAATTGGTTATCGCCCAAATCCAACCACATCAACCCTACCAAACCTTCAATAATTGTTGTGTTGGTTAATCGGTTACAATTCAAATACAAACAAGTCAAGTTAATTACCCCCCTAAGATCAGGAGAGCTCGTCAATACGTTACTGCTCAAATCTAACCACACTAGGTTAACCAATCCTTCAAGAATTAGTGGTGTCGTCAGTCGGTTCTCGCTCAAATCCAAACGCTTCAATTTTGCTAAATTCATAAGCTTTGGTGGTGTCGTTAATCGGTTTCTGCCTAGGGTTAAACGCTCCAAATTCACTAACGTATTAAGTGTTGGTGAATCTGTTAGTTTGTTACTGCCTAAGTTTAAACCCTTTAAATTAACCAATCCATCAACTATTGGCGGATTAGTCAGTTGGTTATTGGTCAAATATAGAACCTCTAACCTTACCAACTTATCAAGAATCGGCGAAGTGGTTAACTTGTTATTATTCAAGTATAACCGCTTTAAATTAACCAACCCTTCAAGTATTGGCGGATTCGTTAATTGGTTCTTCCCCAAGTCCAAAACCTCCAAATTAATCAATCCCTCAAGTATTGGCGGACTAGTTAGTCGGTTACTAACTAAACTTAATCGTTTCAATCTAAAAACCTGCTCAACCTTAGAAAATAAGTCATCCGTGGATTTTACCTTGGCGTGCCATAGCAAGAATTTATACGTGTCAAATATCCTAGGAAAAATACTCAACACATCAACATTCCCATTACGAAAATTAGCCATTGCGAGTTCTATGTTTACATCGTCGCCCGTGGTTAGTAGTTGTTTTATTTGGTTGTGCATTGTTTTTATTATTTTTGATTTGAGGCCCTAGAACACAAGACTCGTTAATGTGTTCTAGGGCCTGTGTCTATTCGGTGTCTTCAAAAAGTCTTAGATCTTTTGACTGTACAAGATATTTTAGATCTTTTATCTGTACAAGATGTGGCACATTACCTTTAAGCACAACACATGTCTTGTCAGTCATGAATTTAACAACACAAACAGAACCTAATTTCAGCGTGTGAGGTTTCGAACCACTTTCGAAATTGCTATTCCCAATCACCACAACACTATTCCCAATCTCAATCCTCGGAACAACGGAAACAACGGGAATATTCCCAATAACATCCCCAACACAATCAACCTCCTCAATCATATACTCCCCACCCGTAAACACGGTCTCAATCGCTTGGAGCTTTTCGATGTAAATCTCAAGATTTGACATCATTGCAACAAGGGCCTCTTTTTGTGTTGCCCCATATCCTCCGATATGTTCGTTTATGTCGGAGAGGTAGGCCTCAAATGATTGATGCTTTCCTTTGCCGTCGTTGTGTAGTTTGATTTTTATGTTTTCCATGTTTAGTTGCAGTTACTTTCTTTCCAACCTTTTTTATAGGTGGATTCGATTAGGTTATTAATATGTTTTTGCACGGATTCAAAGGGTTCAACCCTCAAGACTATTTTGTTTACGACGTCATACACGTCTTGGCTTGTTTTCTTGGGATCAGAAAAAGTTGATGTTATTATTTGGCCCAATACACCCTTCTTGTTTACGTATACCACCACATCCAAGATACTCACAGAAGGGTCTAGTTTGTAACAGACCTCATTGACGAACATGTCCATGTGACACCCGTCTTTTTTAAGGACAGCCCAACCACCTTCTTCTTTACATTCTCCTATTTTAATCATTTTTGTATAATTTTACATATTAAAATTGTGATAAATATTCCCGTCGGGTGCCATTGTAACCTCACCATCAATCACAGGAAGTTCCTTTAATGCAATTGCCATAATACCCTTTTCACGACACAAATCTGCCGTGTGGTTATAGACAGTCGGGTTGGTACAAATAACCGCCCTGTACCCCTCCAAATCGCTTGGTGACACAACATCCCTCATTAATATTTCGGAAGCATCCAATGTAATAACATCATTGCCGCTCAAAAGTATTCCTTTGAATGACGGAATCTTATCTGTGACGAATGTGGACACTTCTATATTGGGCACCACATGGTCAAGCAAAGACTTTGTTATTTTGCCTTGTTGGTAGAGCTCGTTGTAGTAGTTGGCCTTGGCACGGGGCTGTATGTAGGCATCCTTTATTTGTGTGACAATAATACCGTCTTCTGTTGTGATATACTCGTACACGGTTGGTGCTTGGCGATAATCCTTTAGGGTTTTTGATATCCAATCCACATAGTCGCAGGTATTCACATCAAACCTTTCTTCCTTGGTGCCCATATTAAACTCGGTACCGTCACCAAACACATATTCGCCAAACAGACCGATCTTTCCTGTGAAGGGGTCATGATTATAAATAACACCCGTGGTATTTGCCTCCTTGTACACCTGAATACCCAAGCCAAAACCAAACCCCCATTCCTTGGGAAATGTGTTTCTGTCCTTATTTTCTTTGATTATACGCACAACCTCATCCTCAAGACAGACCTTTTGGGTGTCAATAACCCATGAGTCCAATAGTCCCGACATAGGACGAAATGGGGATGTTCTAAGCATAACAAGATTATTTCCCACCATTTTCTTTGACTTCCCAATTTTTCTTTGTGCAGACAGACATTTTGGATCCGAACCATATAAACCGTGCTCGTATATTGCCTCACACTCGTCATAAGACAATGCAATAAATCTAGGAACAGACAAACCACGTTCCTTTGCCTCGGTTAATTTGTTGTACTTGGCCCCGAATTTCAAAAAATCGTCTCCAAAAACACCAATACCCTCCAACATGTCGTCAAAGTCCATTCCTACACCCTTGGTTTCACTTCCTGTTTTTATGGCATCCAACAACGGCAAAACCTTCTGACTGTCTCCGAATTCCATGACAATCTCGTCTTTGCCAAGTCTGTTATGGTATTCAATGACCGTCATTAATTGTTCCATGGTAGGATTTTTTGCACAAAGCTCCCACTTCCATCTACTCAGCTTTATTAGTTGATTCACCTCCCATCCGTCTGACTTGGCGGCAGGATTTAAACTATGGGAATGTATGAACGGTGTGGCTGCCCCAACATAAATAGCACCATCAGGAGAAATAACAGCCGAGCCGTAATCCTGTAATTTATTGAGTGGCATATATTTTATGTCCTCGGCAAAGTGACGCTTGAATTGTCTTGGCAAAAACTCGTTGGTCAAAGAGGTGTTGTATGGGGCAACAAAAGACGTCTTATTGTTTTTGTTTAGGGTTCTGAGTTCCTTTCTTCTTTTTTTAAGCACGACTTTTTTTGCCTGCCAAGAATCGACATACATTTTGTGCGTGTCGAGGTATTCAATATTTTCGTCCCTAAGCCTGAAATATTTGTCTTCGTCGAGTTCGATTTTTGTTTGCTTCTTTTGCATGTCCAAATAAAAGTCCAATGTATTCACATCAAATTGTAGATCATAGATATTTTGACATATGTCGTGGGCCTGTTGTTCTATTGTTTTCATAATGTTGGTTTAAAAAATGACTGTGACATCAGGAAGCAATTTTTGAATCCTGTCCTGTTCGTCAATGGAAAGGTGACACTCATGAAGGATTAGTCTTGTTAATTTTTTCAATTCCTTGATACTGTTGGGAATTGTGTTTATGGGATTATGACTAAGATCCAAAATTTCAAGTGATTCTAGGCCCGATATCGCCTGTGGTATTTCTTTGATGCCATTACCCGACAAATCAAGCAGCTCCAATGATTTTAGCCCACACAGGCAATTAGGAATAACATTAATATTGTTAGACCCTAGCTCAAGTGCCGCAAGATTGACAAGCTTTTCTATCCCTGAAGGAACAAGCTTTAGGTTGTTGTGAGATAAACGAATATCTGCCAAGTTTACACAGTCGTATAGCTCAACAGGAAACTCCTCGAATTTATTTCGACTTAGGTCAATCTCCTCCAACCAACACAGCGCACTCAAGTCAGGAAGGCTTGCGAGCTTATTTCTTTGTGCCAATAATGTCCTTAGTCCTCCAAACATATTCAACCCATGAGGGAAAGAATCAAGTCCGCACCTGCTCACGTCCAAACCTTCTTGCTTTCTCAACACATCATAAGAGAGTCCTGTAATCTCGGACAGTTCCCTGTGTTTGTATGCACTTGATACATTTTCGGGATAGACATAATAATCAACCTCCTTTAAATTTGTTGGGTGGTGTATAACAACCTTTCCGTCATACTCGCACAGCTTCCCTATGATATGACTGCCGTCTTTTAGGTATGCCAATACATTGTCTCCAAAAATAACATTCCATGTGTTACTTTTGTTTAGTACGGGCACGTGTATTTCTATTTTTGCTTTCATTGTTTTTTTGTTGGGTGGTTAAAAATGCACATGAACACTCGGCAACATTTTTTTTATTCGAATAAGTTCGTCGTTCGAAATATTTGTGTGTTCTAGATACAAATTCTCTAGCTTATGCAAATTTTTGATACTGTCGGGGAGTGTTGTGAGGGGATTACCACACAAATCCAAGTATACCAAAGACTCTAGGTAGCCAATGCTCTTAGGAATCTTAACAAGCTTATTATGTCCCAAATCAAGATCCGTCAATTGTTTTAGGTTGCCTATTGACTCAGGCAAAACCTCAAGGACGTTATTGCTCAAATTTAAATCCTCTAGGTTGTTAATATCACCAATAGAGTCGGGTAATTTTTTTATCTTGTTGCGTTGGAGGTTTAGGCTTGTCAGATCCTTTAGACCCATTTCCTCGGGCAAGGTTTCTATGTTGTTATTGGTGACACCAAGATTCCGTAGCCCCTCTAGGTCACAAACACCGTCAGGCAGGCACGTGAGATTTTTGTTATGCAAAAACACATCATGTGGTCTTTGTTTGATGTCGGTCATTGTTCTTTGGGTGGCAGACAGTAATTCTTTAAGTTGGAATGCCTCATCAATGTTGTTTAATTCGACATAATAAACCACCTCATCCCAATGTGTTGGCGTTCCGACCTTGTCGGTGTCGTTATTTGGAACCAACTCTCCCAATACCGTTTCGCCCTCCTTGAGGAAGCATATAACATTGGTGTCAAGCGGAAAGTTATAGTCGCCATTGCTTATTATGACAGGTTTTTTGAATTCTATTTCAAGGTTTACCCTGAATGTTTGCGGATTTTCCATATTTTGTTTTATATTTTTTTTTTGTATGATTACAAATATAAACAAAAAATCCGTACCAAAGAATTTTGATACGGATTTTAATATAAAAATGTTTTTTGTGTGGGTTGGTAAAATTGGCAACGAAGGCTTTTAATTAACCAACAACTTCGATTTCCCTGATTTTATCGTCTTTAATAGGAGCCCAATAGCTGTCCCACATCAAGTATATATCATCACCTTCAAAGCCTATAATTTCCGCCCTGTATCGGATATGATCACTAAAACCTGCCCAAAAATCAATCACGTCACCTTCATTGAATTTTTTGTGAGATTTCGATAGGGTTTTTGCGAATTCAATCACCTTTGACTTGGGCGACCTCCAACATAATCGCTATTACTATACCTATCAACCAAATCTATAAATAAACCCCTCTCTAACGCTTCACCAAAATTCTTTTTAGCCATCATCTTAGGATCAATAATCTCAAGCGTATAGAAGTCGTTTGAATGAAACCTAACACCCACATTGTTTGTTGTATCTTTGTTGTTTCCTGACCACCTAGATGTTGCACTAGGGAATCTATACAAGTCCTTGGCTAAATATAAATTTTGACTCAACGGGTCTCTTTGTTTTAAAAAGTCGTCATCATCTGTGTATCGGTCAAATATATAGGACGCTGTTCGTTGTAGCTGAAAGTTGACCAAGCCTCTAATTACAAGCCAATTAGTCCATTTTTTCGGACGACCATTTAATGGCTTGTATGTTCCTAGAATAGAAAACACACGTTCAGTTTTAAAAAAGCTCACGGTTGCTTTCATCATTTCTTCACCAATTTGAAGATCAATAACCTCCCCATCCGAGGCACCATCAACCAAGTCGTTGAAGGCGTTCACAAAGGACGCAATGGAGTCATACTCCCAATTCATGTTGTTGCACACCTTTAAATCGTCTCGGTTTCTATCGTCTTGGTCGTGGAAACGTATGGTGCTGCCTGTTCCTCGTGTTCCTGCATCGGTGACGTCGCTCACTACCACAGAACCTCCCCGATTTTTGTCTCTTTTTAATTCAAATCGCTGTCCGTTGTGTACCATAAATTCAAGGGTGTCTATCACACTGTCTATGTGACAAAAATTCATTTTAACCTTGTTTAAATTCTCGTCGTATGCCCCGTTGGGTATGTTTTTTAAGTTCATGTTTTTGTGTTATTTCTTTGTTTAGTGTTGCTTTTTGGTTTATAACTGAAGGTTGGGGTCAATAATCTCAAGTATGTAAAAATAGTTTTGATCAATACTAACCCTAATAGTGTTGTTTTGGTCATTATCACCTTCCCACCTTGATCTTGCATCAGGATAATTTGCCAAATCATTGGCCAAATATACATTCTTGGACAATGTGTCTCTACTTTTTAAATTGTCACCATACACATTAAGTGTGTCGGATTCTACTTGTTGTAACTGAAAGTTTGCCAAGCCTCTAACCACAAGCCAATTGCTCCATTTGCGTGGACGTTTTTTCAATGGCGGGTAAGTTCCTAGAATGGAAAATGTACGACCCGTACCAAAATATGTTAGAGTAACATTCATGGACACGCCACCAACCTCAACAAATTTAATTGCACCATCTGTTGCGGTGCTTGCCGACGCATTGAAGTAGTTTACAAAAGATGTAATAGAATCAAATTCTAGATTCATCCCGTCGCACACCTTCAAAGAGTCCTTGCTATTGATGTCATGAAACTTCAATCTAACTCCTGTGCCTCTTACTCCTGCATTGGTAACCTCGGAGCATATTATTGAGCCACGAGACGGCTCTTTTTTCAATTCGAAGCGTTGGTTATCGTGGATTATATATTTTAATTTGTTTGTCGAGCTGTCAACACGACAAAAATCAAAATTTGTTTTGTTCAGATCAACGTCATATGCCCCGTTGGGTATGTTTTTTAAATTCATATTTTGTTATGATTTGGTTGGTTATACCCGAATTTTAGGATCAATGATTTTAAGAAAATAAGATTCGTCAGGATAAAACACCACATTAACAAAATTACTGTCGATATTCCCATCCTTCCAACTAGCATACGCATTTGTGTCGATATTTATGTCACTAGCAAAATCCGTGGTATTTTTCATATTTAATGGTGTCTTTGAGTTGTCCTGTCCGTTATCGAAATTATACAAACGAGATACTTCTTGTAGTTGAAAATTCATAAGTCCACGAATCACCAATGCTCGTGTCCATTCTTTTGGTCTATTTCTTATTGGTTCATATAGACCCATAAGGGAAAAATATGAACTAGAATCCTTGACGCTTACATTTGTCTTGAATTCGTTTTCGTTTAAAGTGACGGTGTCGCTATTAAATTCCCCTCTTGCACCCTTCGAAAGCTTTTCTAGGAGTTTTACCATACCCGATATAAGCATATTACCATCACGATATATTCTGTATATACTATTCATTAATTTCGTACTATCATTCCAAATACCATGAATAGTTAATTCGATAATCTGCCCTCTTTCCATTCCCGATTCTGTAACGTCCTTTAGTGAGATGCTGCCCAAATTCATATTGGTAAATTCAATCTCGTACCGTCTACCTTTGTGTACAATATATTGCATACCATGATACCTAATATCACCGAGGTCTAGTGTTGTTTTATTTAAATCTTTGTCATAAGAACCGTCAGACACATTCGTTAATTTCATTTTTTTTAGTTGTAGTTGTTAATATTGTATGGACACAATATAATTAATCACAGTCAACCCGAATTTTAGGATCAACAATTTCGAGAGTGTAATACTAGTCTAATTTACAACTGCCCAATACTCCTGTATTTCACCAACGGTTCTTAACCATTCCAAGTCTGTTGGTAGATTAATCTCTACTTCATGGTAAGGCAATGCCTCAATTTTTTGACGGGCAATACGTGCTTGTTCGTCGGTTCCGATTAATTGAGAAGTGTAACCTGCTCTGTACCATTCAAACTTATCAGTAAATCTTAAGGTGTCACCGTCCTTGATAACCCTTCCATTCATATCCATGATTTGGTCGTCGGATACCCGAATTTTAGGATCAATGATCTCTAGTGTGTAGAATTTATTTGAATGAAAACGAACCCCAACAAAATTGCTGTCATCGTTTCGACCACTCCAATTAACACCTGTACGACCAAAATCGCTGATCTCCTTGGCCAAATCCATATTAAACTTAACGTCCAATGGTTTCCTTGTGGTCTCCTGTCCGCTATAATCGTCAAATTTGTATGACGAGGTTTGTTGGAGTTGAAAATTCATTAGTCCACGTATCACCAATACACGTGACCATTTTTTCGGACGATTGACAATTTTCTTGTAGAATCCCATGATAGAAAATGCAGAACCCGAGCCCTCTATACTAATGTTTGTCGAAAATTCATGCCCGTCTAGGTTCACGGTACCACGATTGTAGTTGCCACTTGCACCCTTGGCACCCTTTTCGAGTAATTTTATCAGACCCACCATACTTGCAGTACCGCCACCAAAAACATTGATGGCATTCATTAGCACAACACTGTCCCCCCACTCACCCTCGATGGTCAGCTCGGTAATTTTGCCCCTTGCCATGCCTGCATCCGTGACATCCTTTAGTGATATGCTCCCAATGTTCCAATTGGTAAACTTTATCTCGTAACGACGTCCTTTGTGGACGATATAGTGCATACCATCGTTCCAAACATCCCCCAAATCAAAAGTGGTCTTATTTAGTTTGCGGTCATAAACACCGTCCGATATATTTTTTAAGTTCATTTTCGTTGCTTTTAAGGTTTGAGTTAATAGTGTATGTACCAACCTAGTTCATATCCTCGGTTGTGTCAGAAACAGGGGTACACAATAAGTCGGTATCGGCAGGAACTATTCCGTATTTCTCGCCCATTTCATCCTCGCTCAGCTGAACAATACCATTCTTCGTATTAACAAAGAATATTATTCCTTCCTCTGTATTGTTTGCCCCAATAACCAAGTCTGTACCAAGAGCAAATGCATTTATTTTTACGATTTTCATTATGTTTTTGTTTTGATTAATTTGATAATGTAATACTACAACAAAAAGGTCATACCCACAAGTGTGAGTATGACCTTTAACATTTCCTTAACAGTTTAATCCAAGACCGCCGCTGTCGAAAAGATATACCTCCAATGCTTTGGATATTCGGATTTGTCCTTGATAACCTGAATACATTTCGCCTTTAGGTCATGTGTCACGCTGTTGGCCCAATATGCCAATGTAAAATCACCGTCACAAAAGAAGTGGTCACAGCCTTCCATTTCAATTTTATAGGCAATTGACCTTGCAAGTTTGTGGATGTGAAACTGTCGGGTGTTCTTGTCGATATCCACAACCATTTGGTACAACACAGGATGTGTGTCTTTAAGATAAACAAACTCGGCACCAAGAACATCCCCGAATTTTTTGTCGAATCTGATTTTTGAGCATACAAATACTTTTTTCATGTCTTCTATTTTTTGTGTTTTGACAAAAACATGTCCAATCCGTATACCAAGGCCTTGTCCTGTCCATAGACCTCGGGTGTCATGACCGACAGGTCTTGGTTGTGTGTCTTTAGTACCCAATCGGCAGCCTGTTGGAATGTTGGTGCAGGAATAAATGATTTTATGGATAGATAGTTTGTTACCCAATTCTTAGAAATATGGGCAATAGACCAAGAAAAACTATCGTCATATGTCTTCGTCTTGTCGTTGAAGACCTTTTTGGTGGGAGTATCGAATCCTATTCTCTTTAAGGCAACCGCCTGTTTGTAGCTCACGGTATGGATTTTGTCACACTCGACAGGCAACATATTGACCACGATTTTTTTTGTGTTGTCTCCAATAGTCTCGTGTGAACAAGACAGGCCCTGATCCTCGAATGCCTTGATTATATCGGTATCATTGCCGTTCCATGCAATGTTTAGTGTCCCGTTCCATAGTGCCGACTTCCAATTGTTGGTATTGAAAATAACATAGGGCTCCTTTGTGGATACCTTGGATAGCATGGATTCGTTTGATCCACCAACTCTACATTTTGCTTGGTAACCATTTCTTCTCAAATACTTGAAGGCTCTTTTGATGGCCTCAATCGTTTCTTTGTTTTTGTATTTCATAACTATTATTTTTTTGGTATTAAATATCCTGTATAGTGTCCACAGTAGTTTTCGTTGGGACAAGGAGAAATATTCGATGAGCACCTATTGCAATAACCATTTTCTTTGGCATTCCCATAGGTTCCGACCTCCCAATCAATCTTTTCCTTGGGGTCACGGATTTCGGCAAAGTCGTCCTCGTCTAACAGGTCGATTCTAATCTCTTCCTGTAAATTGAAAGGATTGCGAAATTTTAAACTGACATAAACAGACAGCACACCATCGAAAAATCCACGGTTGGGACAGATGACACATTTTGTGATAGTCACCCACATCTGACCAATATGCCTTGTGTTGGATAGTAGGTTCTTTTTGAGGGCGAATTTATATTCCTTGTTTTTGCCCTTGGATTGTTGCACCCAAACCGCCAACTCAAAACCGCTCAATGAATCTGCTGCATGTTCCAACACAGGCTTCTTTACTATTTTAATTTTGTCCATAATATTTTTGGTGTTGTTTAATACTTACAATACTACGACCAATAAAATTAAAAAACAACAAAAACCGTTATTTTAACATTATTTTAACGGTTGTAAAAGTAAAAGAAACATGAAAAGAATACTAAACGTAAACAAAGAGGGTCGTTCCCTCACTAGGTTCGAGACTGAACGCCTATGCTTTTTGTTAAGATGCAAACACGAACATTTGGATATCATCGGCGGAAGCACGGTATTGGAGGGAGTATTAACACCGTTTAGTGTTGTGAATGGTGATACACGTACCACCTTTGGTTCACTGACAAGAATTGCCAATAATTATGATGTAATAATCACAATAGGATTTTCAAAACATTTGGTCGATGGTTTGTTGGACATTGTCGAGGACACCCTGTTGTTGCATCCCAACTATGAAATGAAACCAAAATCCATGTACGAGTATGGCAAACAGTTGTCATTCACGGGGTGGCAGAGATGGAAAAAATATACCCTTGTGGATTTATAGTACATATGTCATTACAAAAACAAACCGAAAAACCAAATGAAACGAGTATTAAAAAAAAGATTAGACGAGGCTTCTGTGGTAGATTTTAACGAATTGGATCCAAAAATTCAACAACAAGTATTTAATGTTTCGAAAATATTAAAGGCTGATGTCGATGTTATTTTTGATGGTCTACATGGTGTTATTGCTATATATTCCTACTCACAAGCAACAAGAGGGATGGCATATACGTTCATGCCTGACATACTAGAAAAGTTGTTACAACAAAACATTCGTTGGGTTAATAGCAACAGTGAAAAAGGTAATATTTCAGTCGCATTCAAGCATAGATAGCACTATTAAGCAGCATGGATATTTTTACATACCACACATCCCTCATTGTACGACAAAAGTCGCATGTACGTTCCTAACATACATGCGACTTTATCGTACAGATTATATTCCCCAATGTTTTTAGACAATCATCAGCTTTGGGTCTGTTATTGTTAGGGTGTATACGTACATCCCATATATGGTACTCAGTCTTATCTTGTTGGGGTCACTATCATCGTAGCCAAAATATAAACCCTTTATGTCGTCATTTTTTACCTGAACAGCCACAGGATAGTTTTGTGCCACACCCGCCGAATAATTGCTTTCTGCATCCCTTGAATAGTCGTCTGTGTAATGTCCCTTTAGGTAGGAACTTACCTGATTATTCATAAGCATATTAATAATATGATTACGATTTAGCTTGTCTGCCATTGGTCGGGTCTTTATAGGCTTGTAGTGTCCAAAAATATCAATCACATCACTTGCCTTGTAGTCTGTGGCATAGACCCTAATTTCTCCAACATCCTGTGTTTGTTTGACTGCCTCATCAAAAAAGAACGTAAAGGTTGTCCAAAAATCATTCTTGTCCCAAATCTTGGAATCGAAAAAATTATACCCCTCACTATCATTGTCGGAATATCTCCATGTAAACGCTACTTGCGGCGCAGACTTTCCACGTTTGTTTGCGTGTGTCATTTCCTGCATTCTTACTTGCTGTGTAGAGTGATTGATTCTACAGACTCGATTTTGGTTAATCAAATAAATTGTGTTGCCCAAGGTTAAATATTTTCGGAAGTCGTTTCCTAGATACTCCAATTCCTCTGAATATACACCATCCCTCATTTTGTCGGCCAAGCCTTCGAATAATTGTCCTGTGCTATATGTTCTTCTCATTATATTGTGTTAATTTGGTTCATTGTATGTACATTTCGAAAAAGATACAACATTTATTATAAAAAACCAATTCTTTTTTGTATGTTTGTGTGCATAATTTATACCACCAAAAAATATTTAATATGTGTGCAATGCAACTAAGGCCCGAAATCAAGGCAAATATAGACAACTACTTTGACAATGTAACAGCAGAAGAGCTGTTGGAAAAGTCACTAAAACACGGATTTGATGTTGTTACGGTCGAGGATACCAAACAACAAGCCGAGGTTTTAATATCATCTGTGCGACATTTGCTCCAACAAGGAGTAAGAATGTATAATGTCGATCATGTCCTAGGCTTTGATGAAACCCTTGACAGCAAAGAACTGATAATGCTTTCTGACAGAAACGACAAACAAACAATGACAAGCAAACTTGATGTCGATATATTGATAAAGATATTTTTGGATATTAGGTAACACACAAGTAATACGAGTAATACACGAAAACAACACACAAGTAATACAAGAAAATAACTACAATGAATACAAGTAACACAACACCACACAACCCAAACAATATAGACTCGGAAGGGTCTGTAAGAGATGCAAATGATGCAAATGTTTTGTCGAATAAGCCCACCATAGACACCTTCCCAAATTGGGATTGGTTGGGACTCCTGAGACGTATTTTATAAAATAAAAATAAAAACCATGAAAGAATACAAAAAAATCGCAACCGCCAACATGTCAAAAGTCTTTTTGTCCTATCGGGAACGATTAAAGAAGCAGGACGACAACAAGACAAGAAGCAGTCTTACCGATGCCACCGACTCGGCAATTTTGCATAATGACATCAAGGAGTCACTTCGTGAAAGCCTGTCTATGTATTTTGAACAATACATTGGTCAAGTAATGAGCACAGAAATAAAAGAAGACATGAAACTTTTCGTAAAAATGTTGCTTGATTTTATCCAAATGAAGAATTTAGAGCATAAGATTAACGCAAGTATCAAAAAAGGAATCAAGGACGGTGATTTACTTTCGCCTCTTACCGATAATATATGGTGTTAAGGTTGTGTTAAATAATACAATCAAGAATGTGTTTCGGAAATATATTCGTAATATTGCATATTATCAAAACATAATAAAAGAACATCAATCATAATGAAGAGCAAGAAAACACTAATAAAAGAATATATTGAACAGGATTATACAATAGGCGATCATGTCACTGTGCGTGGTTTAGACGTTAGCAATAAAGCGGCATGGGGACATTCTACGGATATCGTTGGTATTGGTTATTGTGGCGTTTTTGTGCAACCATTTCCATACAAGGAGCCTATGTTTGTCAAGCTGTGCGACGTAATGAAAACAACCCGCCATATCGGCTATAACCCATTCCCCAAAAAACCTATTCGGGTTAGAAGCTTTGATATAGATATCGACATGCTGCTAAAGAGGTGTATGCCCGACACCACGAGCGAATATTTCACGGAAAAAACAAATATGCCGATTCGTGTATGTAACCATGACCCTATTGTTATCGACAAGGATGGCAAGATCGTGACCTACCAAAGAGAGCTTTGTTGGAAACCATGGCAAAAAAAGGGTCTGATTGATTCTGTTTATGACGGAATGGATATCGGACTGTTTACTGTACGAAAACGTTTTTTCGATGAGCTCGATGTTCTTGCAAAAAGAGGTGTGGATGTTCTTGCGTTTAGCGATGTCGTGGACGGGAAGCAGCGTCTTAACACCCTCAAAGAATTTGTGGACGGGAAATTTAAGGACAATAACGGCATGTATTACCATCAAATGTCCGACAATTCACAACACAAATTTATGAGCTGTATGAATTTTACATATGCAGAATTACCCGAAAATTCATTGGACAAGGATGTTATCGAACAGTTCCTTAAGGTCAACAACACGGGCGTTCCTGTGTCAAAGAAGCACATAAATTATGTCAAGGAAATAAATATATAGGATGCACCAAGAAATACAGGGTTCGCATAAACTAACAAAACACCAACTAGATGTCCTTGGATGTCTAGTTGGTGTTTTTGATTGTCCAAAAATAGGATACAACACGAAATACGCCTTTAGTGATGACGACGAACTCCTGATATATCGCCAAAGTCACAACGGCTTGGTTAATATCATAATACACGAGGAGGACAGCTTTGCACTGTCATATATAGACAATCATTACAAAAGAAATGACGAGTTCCTGTTTTACGAAAAACAAGACGGTGTTTGCTATGACTTGGTTGTTTATCGGTTTTTAAACTATTGAGACGTGGGGCAACCTACCCAATCAGGACATCAATTTCTTTTTTAATATAACTGTCCCAATTGCCGCATTGTTCACACACAGACTCGTCCCTTTCCGACACCAACCCGATTTTTCCAAACAAATCCTTTAGCAATTCCTCTATAATATGCCTGTCCTCAATGGCATATTTTTTGATATTTAAAACCATTTGTGTCGTGTCTAAAACAGGACAGTCATCTTCTAGCTGTTGATAATCAAAAACAATCTCCCATACCTCCTTTGTGTGACAAGGATATTTTTCGAGTATGGCACAGATAATCGAAATACATTTTTCGCTTGGTAAAACATCAAAATCTCTGCCGTCTATTCTTAAAACTTTGCTCATGCAGAAGTCTCCTATTTCGACTATCATACCTTCTCCTTTTCCTTTTCCATTGTTACATAACAACCATTCTTTCCGTATCCCGAACCACTGATCATGTATCTGTCCTCAGACCAAACAATCCAAAATACATAATCCATCTCCCATCCATTGATGTCTTTTTCGTCAATGTCTATGGCACCAAGACTCGTGACATATTCGATCACCTGAGAAGGTGTCACATAGGGTATTGTTATTTCTGTACAAGTCCCCTGAAAAAGGTCTAGTATAAGGTGCCACATGTTTTGGTCAATCTCTTCTTGTATGAGCAATCTTCTTTCTTTTGTTATAATCATGTTGTTTGTTTTTAAAATCAAGAGGACGACATGTTGTTGTGCCATCCTCTTTGTTAATGTTTCTGTTTATAGCCAACCAAAAAACGAGGCAGCAACCTCGCCTATGTGCTCGAGTCCCAAATCTTCATCCATATCCTCTGTATAAAAGGCTCCGATTTTATTGTCCAATGTATCATATCTGTCGGCCTTGGCCTTGTATTTTTGGGCCTTGGCTTCGAGGTCGTCGAAGCGTGTGTTTAGTGTGTCGTTGATCTCCTCGTAAGACATTTTCTTTAGGGTCTCAATCTCGATTTGTTTTTTAATGTTTTGCATTGTTTGGTTTTTTATTGAACAAGAATAGTCGCTTGTTCATTGTTTCGAAATGTTGCTCATCCTTTTCTATTAGCAGGAACTCTCTATTTGTGTTCAAACATGCCATACCAACAGTTCCACTACCCGCAACATTATCCAATACGATTTCTCCTTCTTTGGTATATGTGTTTATTAGATATTCGCATAACTCCAAAGGTTTTTGTGTGGGATGTAACTGACCAACATTGTGTTGTGAGTATTCTAGTATTTGTCTTGGGTAATTTGTATACTCGATTCTACGTTCTAGTTTATGACTTTCCCTTGTTGAATTAACCCCCTTTCCGTCACCATACAGCTTTGGACGCTTCCATGTTTTATTTACTTCAACTAGGTCTTGTGGGTAATACGGCATATTGTTCTTGCTACCATTGGCAGTTTTCCCGCTGCTAAACACGGCTATTTCCTCTATATCCTTTAGGGGTTTTAATTTTGCATTGACAAACCCCGATGGTCTTGACTTTTTCCAATACCACATATATTTAAATTCGTCTATATTGCTACCGACCAATAATGATGTAAATGGTTGTTGGCAAAACAGAACGATAGGCCCGTTTGGCTTGATTATTCGTTGATACTGCTCCCATAACGGAACAAATGGGAGGATAGTATCCCATTTGCATGCTGTTGTTCCGTATGGCAAGTCTGCAAATATCATGTCAATACTCTGACTTTTAATGTTTTTCATCAATTCAAGCGAGTCGCCTAGCCATGCCTCGCTTGATCCGTATTTCTTAATCATAATTTATTGTTTTCTATTTTAAATATGATAGCCCCCAAAATCACCCATCAAAAACTCGATCGAATTGTCTCCAATATCCGTGAGAACATGGTCAACCACAATGAGATTTTTCCTTTGTGAAATAGAAAGTAATAATTTTTTGTATAACTCCCTGAAGTCAACGGCATGTTTGTTCTTTAGGTCTTCGCCCGAACTTAGTTGTCCTGATAACTCGTCAATAAAACGAAGGTTTATGTTCCATTCGTCGTTTAGTGAGTCGATAACTTCCATTAATGACAGTGCCCCCATGTTTATCTCCATCCCGCTAATGTGGTCAATCGGAAGTTCTTTGACCTGACCATTTCTTTTGTCTACCTTTACCAATTCTCCGTTGGCAAATCTGAGCGCAAACGGGAACATTTCAAGCATGTCTGCCATTCGCTTGTTTATGATATTGGCAATGTTGTTAAACACATATAGTGGCAATCCGTTGCCCGAAACAATTTTCTTGAATAGATTCATTGTCTTTTTGCCAATCGAACGGGCATCAAGCTGTTTAATGAAATTCTTGCACCTTCCAAGTTCGTTCTCGTTCTCGGTTATTTTGACTTCCAACAACTCGTTGTTGTGGACAAGGTTTGTTATCTGTTCCTCGCCGTCTTTGATTTTGGTTTCCAACACATTGCAAGTTTCTTTTACCTCTTTAATCTTGTCCTCGAGACGCTTGTTAAAATTGTAACTGTGTGTAACCGTCTCGAATTCTTTGGCAGACTCCTTGATTTCCACAAGAACCTCTGTTTTTCTGTTCTCTAGGAGCGTCTTTTGGTCTCCACGACTCAACCAAAGGTTGGACAGCTTTTCTTGCTCTGTCAGCAACTTTTGGGCCTTTGTTAGTCCGTCCTCGGTGGTCAAAAGTTCTTCTTCGTATTTGGCGATTAAATTTTCGTGATCAACAACACTTTCACTGACCCTTTTGTATTCGGAAGAGATTTTTTGTATAGACACATCGTTTGTTCGGGCCTTGTTGATCATATCCTTTAGATTGATTTTTTCTAGCTCGGTCTCGACTGTTTTTTTGTTTAGTTTCAGTTGGTTTATTTCGTCTGTGTGGACGACCAACAAAAACTTGTCTAGTACAGCCTGTCTTCTGTTTATTTCCTGAGTCAATTCCTTGGATTGATTTCTTAGTTCGATAATCTTGTCCGATGTTATGATCCCTAGTATTGCCTCAATTTTGTCGAATTGCTTTGATTTGACAATGTCCTTCAGAACCGTGATTGTATTTTTAGTCTCGGTCTTTTTGGTGTCATGAACAACAAGAACATAATCATTTACCAAGGATGATTTTGTGTCCATGTCTGCCTTGAGTCGAACGATGTGTTCTTCAATTTTTAGCAGCTCGGTTGTTTCGATACCATGCGGATCCCCACAATTTTTACACAACTCGTTTTTGTACATCTCGACCTTCGAAGTCTCTGACGCAATTAGTTTTTCGACATCATCCAATTCTCGGTTGTGGGTATCCAATCCTTTTTGGCTCGAAGATTCCTCTTTCTCCAATTTAGAATAATACTCGTTCAGCTCCTCCAACTTGTCAAGCTGCATTCTTGATGCTGTTTGATACATTTCGGATTGTATCAAAGACTTGTTCTGAGTAGAATTATTTAGGTACGTTTCGTATTCACGCTCTAATATACTCAGGGATTTGACTGATTCTTCTTGTTCACTTTCCAATACATGAATTGATTTTTCAATCTCGACAATCTTTTTTGACTGACCAACATATATAACATTATAGGACTCGGTTTCTTCCTCGCTTATTTCACGTTTTCTGTCGGTTCCTTGTGTGTGCCAATATCCTTGCTTTTTAATGCTGTCACTATGTTTTGTTCTTGCAGACAACAGCCTTGTTTTTATGACAGGCAAACCCTCTACATACCCATCAACCTCTTCTGTGTACTTGTCAAACAGTTTTCTGTCGAACGAGTCCTGACCCTCATACATGTCAATTTTTCCGTTGATTGTGTCCAAGTCGTTGTTGAGCGATTCTAGTCTGCCCTGAAAAGAGAAATACTTTTGGGCAATCTCTTTGTTTATTTGTTGTTCTTGGTCTTCCAAGTACTCGTCGAATTCCTTGAGTTCTTCTGATAATGAATCAATCTCCGAAAATATCTCAAGATGTTTTTTGTTGTTGTCGGCTACCTGATCATTAATTGACAATATTTCGCTTGTACATGTGGCAATTTTCGATTCATAGAAAGTTTGTTTGCCTTCGGGATTCGGAAACTTTTCCATATACTTGTCCTGTACCACACTAAAGTTTTCGCCAAGTTTTTCAATGGCACCAATCCCGACTCTCCTTAGTATTTCGGTCTGTAACTTGTCGGATGGTTGGTGCAGAAACAAGTCAAGCGATGCAATATTTTGATAAATATCCTTGATTTCCGCAAACGGGAACAATTGGTCAAGATACTCCTGTGCATCTTCGTATGTTTCGACAGACCCGTTCTTGGTTATTGTAATGGTCTCGACAGGTTTTTTGCCTTCAAATGTGACCACACGATCCACCACATACGTATCCCCGTTCAGAACAGAGGTTGTACACACTCTCATTTGGTCGTCGTTGAGGTAATTGCGTATTCTGTTTAGGTTGTATGCCTTTCTGTTGCTGCGTTCCTTGCCTGTTATTTTTCCGCTCTTACACCAAGACAGTGCCTTTATGACAGTGGACTTTCCTGCACCATTAGTGCCCCTAATTGTTGTGAGTGGTTTGTTTAGCGGAACATTGGCCTCTCGGATACCCAAGAAATTATATATTTCTATATTCAGGAATGTAAGACTTTTCTTTGGCTTGGTCAATAGTATTTCTTTGAATGACTCGGATACCAAGTCACGAAGAATTTCTTTTGCCTTGTCTTTGTCGTCTAACCCCCTTGATGTGTCCACGATTCTGTCCACAAAAGAAAGCGATGCCTCCAATAGCTCCTGTTTTGAGAACTCTGATTTTTCGTCAAAATTCTGTTCTTCCTCATTAAACACAACCTCGTAATTACCCTCCATCTTAACACTTAGACAGTTTGTATTTTCTTCGATGCGTTGTTTCATAATAATTGTGTCGGCAGACGACAGCGAAGACTTAATCTTTACATGTGAAGGTATCGGCAACGGCAACGAATCAAAAAGCTTTGTCATATTAACCGTCACACGATTTATGCAGGGTTCGATTGCTGTAAAATTACAGGTTACTGTCTCGCCTAGATTGTTGAGTTCCCATACCATGTAACCATGCTGTTTGCGTCCTTCTTGGTAACACCAATCATTGGCATAATAATCACCCTCCCCAAAACCACGCATGGTAACAGACGAAGAGTATGCAAAAATCTTGGGTTGTCCACTTGGTGTGGTGCCAATGTCATGAATCTGCGGTGCATGAATGTCTCCCGCAAGAACACTGTTTACGTTGTCAAAAGACTTGATGTCAACGGTTCCGATCTTGTCATGTACCTTGCTGTCAAAGCCAATCGAATGACCAATGGTTGCATCATGGTACAGTGACACATTGGCCACATTGGGGTCGGTTGGTTCTGTGTAGATGTAGGGCTGCTCAAGGAAAGGCAATTGTTTGTTATAATGGGAATGAACAATGAAATTGTACACAACACCATTTACCTCCTTTGGGTAAATATCGGTATACTTGTAATAGTTCACACGAGGGTTGTTGAGCGTGTTTACCACATTGTCAATTTCGTCAATCGGTGCCAATATCTTTCCGTCTGTTGCCAAACATTGTATATTGGACGATTTTTGCATCTCATGGTTCCCGTTGATGATTATAATTATACCCTCGAATGCCTTTAATATCCTGCCCAAAAGGCTAATGAACACCCCGACCTCGTTTGAGTTGATGGTGCCCCGATTCCCGTTCTCGAATATGTCGCCTGTTATAACAACAATATCGGGCTGCTCTTTTCGAATAGCCGATTCTAATTTTTTGTTGGTGTATTCGTATTCGTCATATCTGTCATGGCGATTTGACACAACCTCGATCTGTTGGTCACCGAACTGAAATATCTTTATGTGTGCATTAAGGTTTGGATTTTTATAGTTTAATAGAACATCTACTTTTTCGTTAATGGCTTCCATGTAAAATTTTGTTGATGAGATAATCATCGGGTGTAAGATAATAATAATTTTTTGTTTATTCAAACTTTATTGTCCCGAACAGTTCTTTTGTTTTCAATGGTGCTCATTTTAATAATAACACTGTCGCTCTGTGTTTCCACATCGGATACCAAGTACAATAAATCATTGTTCACAACCCTCACATGTTTATGGAGTTCCTTTGGGAAGGTTGTGCCCTTTCTGAAGAAATCAAGATTCTTTAAGAATGCCCCACATTCTATTTCGAACCTCAGCGTAGTCACAATTGCCCCACTCTTGCAGGAAAAGTATTGATTGTACCTGACGCTTTCAATTGTTGTCTCATTAAAAGAGTTGTATAGAACAGAATCAACTGTCAGACTCCTGTTGTTTTTAAGTGTTAGTCGCATTTGTACTCTTTTTCTTCCGTGAATAAAAGATCTATATATTCCCTGTCCAAGTCAACAGGGCTAAATAGCGACATCAAAGGACTATTATTATACGAAAGACTTTCCAAGAGTTCTTTCGGAACATCAATGGCGCAATTTAGAAACAGGTTCATGTTGTCCAAAAAGGCCTGTTTTGGGATGCTTATAATTAGTGTTGTGCAAATCTTCTTGGTGGATGGGTATAGCATCTGTTTTAGTATGGGGTTGCGGCGATACACATTGTCTTTTTTGCTTGGGTCGTTTTTTGGTGGGTTGCCTACGTTCACGATAATTGTTGTCTTGTTATCCTTGGCAGTCTCCGATTCTGTATTGTCCTCGCCCGTCTTCGTATAGAAATTCAATGTTAATTGTTCGATCATAATGTTAATATGTTGTTGATTAATAAATCTTTTTTTTGATGTAGTATTGTTTGTTTTAGAAACGAGTAATTCGGTTAGGGCACTAGAAAAGTCCTTGTCCAACACGAATGGTGTGTCTGTGATTCCAATGGTATTTTTTGGTTTCATGTTCATGGTAACAGGATTTGGTTTTTTTGTATGCTCATTATGACAATAAACGTTTTTGTTTTTATTATGAAACAAATGTGTGTATCGAAACAAAAACGTGTTCGTATATAAAAATATCTAATGCTTACTGTTATTAGGCTTTTTGCCCAAAAACCCTAATAACAGCTATGCCACTCAACGCCTTTATGTATCGTATGTTCAGCATGTATTCTTGGTCGTTCATTTGTCAACGAAAAATGCGTAAATATGGCAAAATACTCGATTCGAAACAAAAACGTGCATGAAAATGACAAAAAAAATGAAAATGACACCGAAAAAATGCACGAGCTTCAATGTGTCTGACGGTAAATATAGGGCTACACATACGATATATAAAGGCGTTGAGGCTTGTGATTGTGGAGCTGCAAAAATAGGTGTGTACCATTAAAACAAAAAATACTTATAGTGAGCCATTTTTGAGAGTAAGACAATCTAAAAAAATAGTAACACTTTTCCAAATGATAGTAATACTATCAAAACTAATTGTGTTACTATTTTTTGCAATACTCTTACTATTCATCGCCTATCATAATACTGTCACCGACACCATCACCATCTTTGTCACGTCCGTTGTGTCTCATAACAAACTCCTTCTCGCCTTTTTTGGTATAGAATGTAACCATTTGCTTCTCACCTTCTTTAACGCTTTGTTTGTCCAATGATTTGATGGCACTGTCGTTGTTACGGACATTTTCCTTGATGTGCATCATTGTATTCTTTAGACGCCCTATTTCGTGATTGTCCAAGTCCTGTTTTTGTATCTTGTGCATAACGTTTTTAATGATATCCTCCTTGTCCACCAATCCTGCAACCATGTCTTCAACATAAACCCCGACGTCGGACTTAGTCTTGGCAAGTGCACGTTCTTGTACCTCTGTGGTCATGCGTTCCGATTTAGACTCAAGAACCTTGGCAAGTTGTTTCGTGTGTTCATACAACATTTTCTCTTGTGCTATAGCCTGTACATTGAACGTTCTTGCCATTTCTTTAATTTTATCCACGGACTTGGTGTCCATGTTTTGTTCTAGCATCATTTCATAGGCAAACATTATACGCTCTATGTCATTGATTAGCCCTTCTGATATCGGAATATCTGACTCTGTATTAATAACCCCTATCTGTACATCATCCAATGCCTGTTGTGCCAACATATAGGAGTCCATGGCCGTCATTTTTGTGTCGGCAAGATCATCAACAAGATCATAAACCCTGTTTTCAAGCCTGTCAATCTCGTCTCCTATAAATATATACATGGAATTGTTCATATTTTCAATAATACCATACAACTTCTCGATTTCATTTTCTTGGGCCTCATAATCGAGTGTGTATCCTCTCAGCCTTGTATCAATCATTTTGTCAATGTCTCCTGATATCATGAGCATGTCGGACTTGCTCAAGTTATGTTTTTCGCCAATAACAGGCTCCAATGCCCTTACTTGCGTGGCATAACCCTTGATTGCAATAGGAATGAATATTGCCAATATACCCCCCATTAGGATTGCAGGAAAGTTAAGTTCATAAAAGCCGACATTATCCTCCACAAGAGGTTTATATATTAATTTGTCCAAATAAAAAATCAGACCCAAACCAATTTCAAGATACGTAAACATCTTGACTGAATATATTGCAGATACGTTGTCTTCGCTCGATCGTCCCACATAATATAGTAGTGCCCCGCTCAAAAACATTGCACCCAACAAGGAGATTAGAAAACTTGCCACGACATTCTCAAACGGGTTCACGATGGTAAATGCCAAAAACATATGGGCACCCTGAACCAAGACCCCCAAGACCGCCAACGCAAAGCCCATTCCACGGGAAGAATATGAGATTGCCCATTTCATCAGGGGCATTATTTCCCTGTTGATTCCCGAGTCTTTTGTTATAGATTCTTTCTTATCCATTTTATTTTAATGATTAGTGAAAAATGTTATTTATTTTATGTAAAGATACTAATTTATTGTCTTTTATTGTATTATATGTAGCTAAAAAATTATTTTTAAGGATTATTATTCATTTTCAAATATTATGTTTATATTGTGACAAATCATAATCACAAAAACAAATTGTATTGCAGGATTCCTGCAAACATCATGTCTATTGCAATAGTCCTGCAATAACAATCAAAAAAGTACAAGTATGAACAAAACGACATATTAGACTACGACGAGCCCATTAATATTCCTGTATATAAAACACTAAAATTCTATGTCGGACTAGTGAAAATAACATTGGAATTTAATATAATTTTCTGTTTTTGTAGTTCTGTGTTATACGCCTTGTGGGGCAGCGACAGATGGCTGTGTAGGCTGTGTATATGTATAGGGCTTGCTGTGTTATATCTCATATTTATAACTATTAGAAATAAATGGACAAGTTTGAAGTTTTAGACGATATGGATTTAGGGAATGACTCGGTTTACAAATCGAGGGCTGAACAACTAATGGAAATTCTATTAACTGTTATGCTTGGTATTGGTATCGTCACCCCTTTTGCCTGTATTTTATTCCCCTATGTCTTTGACTTGGTTTTGTATATTTACGGATTGCAAAAATAAACAACAGTTTGTCAAAAATTTATACATTCATACAAAAATCCAAGATATTATGCTTATGTTTGTGTCGAACAATAACCAAAAACAACAAAATGGGAATTAATATTAAACTAGGAAGGGATTACTATTCATTCGAGACAGGCGACACACTCACACTGAGTTCGAATCACAAAAGCTTTGCATTAAAAAGAGGAGAAGAAGGATTGGGTTCGGTCAGTCATCAGGTAGTAGACAGTATCCTTGATGATCTGAACAAAACATGTCCATACCCATTGACTTTTGTGGTTAAGTAGACAGTATATTCTAAAACAAAACAAAACAAAACAAAACAAAACAAAACAAAACAAAACAAAACAAAACAAAACAAAACAACACAAGCAATGAAAGCAAAATTCGAAGAAGACGACAGAGTGGTATACGACGGTTTGGTTGCTATTGTTGACCGAGTGAATACACATGGTGGCCGTATTAGTTACGACCTAACATCCGATGTGGATCCTGAATTGACATGTACAGCAAACGAGGTCGATTGCGAGAAGTACGACTGTGATAACGACTTGGAACAAGAAAACACCCTAAAGCGTATCGGAATCAACAACAGACTAATGACACAAAGAATTGCCTCCACAACATACAAGCACCTAAGAGACGGTACCCATTGATCATATCACAACACAACAAATGAAACCCAATCCGAACATATTTGAGTTATGCAAGAAGGCATTCGCCGAAAACGAGTTTGTACTATATCAAATGGGCACGGAGGTCAAGCTGACTCGGTACTATGGGTTCATACTTCTTCGATACAACAAGAAAACCAAGAACACACATGTCATAAGGGTTGCCAATATCAGAAACCTGATTAATCTTTGTCACAAAAAAGGTTTCACCACCCACAACCCCTGCGGAATCTCCAAAAAACATTACACTTTTCAGAAAGGGGCAATTCTTAACGAATACTACAAGGGTGATCGAAGAACCGATTTGGTTGATTTAAAATATACCAAGAAACAATAACAGAAACAATAACCAAGAAACAACAACACATGATGACAACATACGGGGTAATCACCAACCCACAACCCGAACTAAACGACGATGGAACACCGATATACTTCGACAAGAATGGCTTCGTAACAATCGGATATCACACAGAAAACAATGGCATATCAAAGGTTACATGGGCCAATGATGTGGCCAAGTTCCTGCCCGACTATCAACGTATCTATCCTTTACACAAGCCTGCCAATGGCATCAAGACCATTGGCGACCTAAAGAGAAGCGTCGAGGCAAAGCCCAAGGGTTTAATCACAAAATGTTTCGTAGAGACTCCGCTGTCGTCCCGACTTTGGGCCATCTTTTATTGTGAGGCTGTTGATGAGGCAGCAAAGCAGAAAGAAAGCGGACTTCTGACCCAAGAAGAAGATTTTGAATGTCAAAGATTGTCAAGAAAATTGGTTCCTGAGATTGAAAGCTCTGTTTTGACATGGATACAACACGGAATGCCACACATAGAAAAAATATTGGAGCAACAAAAAATCGAAAATGAGCAACAAAAAGATATATGAATTTATAAAAATTGAGTCCGAGTCGATTGGTGAGGACATTGTGTTGGAGCCATACAACGAAGAATGGAATTATCTTGTTCCTGTATGGCAAATGTGCGACGGGATTATAAAAGAATATTACCTAGACTCTCGACTTGATGCTCCACACACCGACACAATTGAGAATATTAGCGTGGCGATTATGTGTGACAAAGACGAATGTTACAAATACATCTGCGATTTCGTTTGTTTGTGGTTAGATATTCGGGAGGACGTGATTGGTTCCCAAGTAAATCAAAAAATAAATTATTAACATTATAATCATAAAAATGATAGACATAAAGATGGTGAGAATGCAAGAGTGGTCTGTGGGCGACAAGCCCTTGCGACACGTCACTAAAGTACTAGGAAAGGTTGGAGTCCTGAATATCACACAGGCAGAAAACCTGATATGGAATCTGACACAGGTCATTAAATCTCACAATTGGTGCTATTCGGTAAAAAATAGCCCTGTGATTTCGGATTCCGAATATGACGTGTTGTTTAACCGCCTTGTTGAGTTGGAACAAAAATATCCGTCATTGCTAAAGTCAGACTCTCCGACACAAGGCGTTTCCGACGACAGCAATAACACCGACAAGTTCAAACATTTGAGTCCTATTTTGTCCCTTAAAAACTCTTATAACGAGGAAGACCTAAACAATTTCGACGACACCATAAGAAACATGGTAGGGTTTTCGGAGTTGCCTGTTATTGAATATTGTGTGGAACCAAAGTTTGATGGTGGCACAATCGTATTGGTATACGAAAACGACGATTTGTTGCGTGGTGCCACAAGAGGTGACGGTATCAGCGGCGACAATATTAGTGTGACGGCAAATGCCATTGAGTCTATTCCTATGAAGGCATTGTTCTCCAAGTACGGAATACACAAGGCCGAGTTAAGGGGCGAGGCCATTATACAAAAAGACTTGTTTGTTGTCATAAACGAAAAAAGGGCAACAAAAGGAAAACAAATCTTTGCCAATCCACGAAATGCTGCCACAGGAGGACTACAGCTCAAGACATCTGCCGAGGTAAAAGAAAGAGGACTAACAGCATTTATTTTCCAACTGAGCCATGCCGAGGACATAAACGGGAAGTGTATGCTTAATAAGTTCGGAACACACAACGAACTTGTGGATATGTTGTCTGATTTGGGATTTAAAGTGCCTGTGTATGGCATGGAGCGTCAGGTGTATAACAACATAACAGACGTCAACAAACATTGCCAAGAATGGGAACGTAAGCGTGAGGAATATCCGTTTGAGATTGATGGCATGGTCATAAAGGTTAATCTGTTGGGTCATCAAAAAACCTGTGGACACACCAATCACCACCCACGTTGGGCAATCGCCTATAAATTCAAGGCAAAGCAGGCAACCACAACATTGTTGGATGTCGAATACCAAATCGGACGAACAGGAGCAATAACCCCTGTCGGAAAACTAGAACCTGTTCAGTTGGCGGGTGTTACTATTTCGAGCGTGTCACTACACAATGCCGATTTCATACTCAAAAAAGGCTTGTTGATTGGCGACAAGATATTATTGGAACGTGCAGGCGATGTGATTCCATACGTTGTCAAGCCACTGACAAAAATGCGTGACGGTACCGAAAAAGAAATTGTATTCCCCACGAATTGTATAAAATGCGACAGTGTTTTGGTGCGTCCAACGGGTGAGGCAATTTGGAGGTGTGAAAATACTTCCTGTGAAGGCAAAGTAATTAACAGCCTAATACATTTTGTGTCAAAGGATGCAATGGATATACAGGGCTTTGGGAAAAGCTATATCGAACGATTCTACAAGGAGGGCCTGTTGTCCAATATTACCGATATCTACAAATTGGACTATGTCGCCATCGAGTCTTTGTCGGGTTTTGGCAAAAAGTCGGTCGATAAATTAAAAATTGCCATCGAGCAAAGCAAATCAAAGACTTCTGCCCGATTATTATATGCACTAGGAATCAGATTCATAGGACGCACGGTTTCCAAGATACTAATGGGAGAGGTAAAACGAATTCAAGACCTCGAACATCTAACCATAGAGCAATTGATGTCTTTGGAGGATATTGGACATGTTGTGGGAGGACAAATAATCGAACACATGCGCAATCCACAAATATTGGACACCATCAACCAACTCGAACGGCTCGGTGTCAATGTATGGCAATTAGAGTCTGAAATGCCCGTGGTTGTCAATGTGGATGATCCTTTTAATGGTCTAACATTTTTGTTCACAGGGAAATTTGAAAAGATGTCCCGTGTCGAGGCAAAGAAGATGGTCGAGGACTTGGGCGGGAAAGCCTCTAGCGGTGTCAGTAAAAGCCTGAGTTATTTGGTTGTCGGCGAAAAGGCAGGATCAAAACTAAAAAAAGCAAAGGCACTTGGTGTGGATATTTTGTCGGAGTCCGAGTTTTTGGACATGATCACAAAACAAGGCAAATAAAACTTGTGTTTTATTTTGTTCCTATGAAATAATACCCTAGATTGTGCATTCAAAATATATATATTAACAAAAACGTAAGATCGTAATGGAAATTAATCAAAGTAATAGCACCCTAAATAACAAAGAGATTGAAAGCGTATTTTTTACCCCATCAAAGAAGCCCCAAGTGTTTTGGACTACAATGACACCAATCATTGCCAAGCGTTTGTATGAGCAGATTACCCCAAACACACCACAGCGCAGATTTGACAAAAGATTTGCCAAATTCCTGTCATATCTAATGAAAGAAGGGTTGTGGATGTTTAATGGCGACACATTCAGACAAGACAGCGACGGCAACACGGCGGATGCCCAACACAGAACATGGGCATGTGTTGATTCGGGGGTCTCGTTTCCTTGTATTTTTGTAAAGGGATTGCATCCCAACGCAATTAAAACAATTGACACAGGACAAAAGGTTCGAACACTTGCCGATGTTCTTGAGATTGAGATGGGTGACCGTATAAAATACTACAAAGAGACCGCTGCTGCTGCCTGTTTTATTATGGATTACGAACAGAAAGGTTTGGAATCGTTTAGTTCAAACGGGAATAGCGATGTGCACTCAATCAACTTCACGGATTGGGTTTTGAACAACCGAAGTATCGTGCAATTCGTGGAGACCGAAATGAATGAATACAAAAAGGGCTATAAAAAAATTCGTTCAAAGTTACACCTTGGGTTAAAATGGATCCTAACGGACTTCAACAGCCAAAACAAGGATGAGGCCGCAGACTTCTTTAACAAGCTATCAACAGGTCTAATTTCTGACGAAACAAGTCCTCTGTACATCCTAAAAAGAAAGTTGGATTCAAACAGCGATGTAAGCGACAAAAGAATGCGCCTGAGTCCGAGAGAGGTTATCTTTTGTATAATTCGGACATGGAATGCAATGGTTGATGGCGAGACCATTAAACGGTTGACCATTAAAACCGATGTTGTGATTCCTGCGATTAAGTCTTTTAATACAGACAAGAAGTAAGATGTGATACACCCTCCTGCTATATTTTTTTGTGGGAGGGTGTTTTGTTTTATGGGTTGGACTAAAAACCGTGCTTGGTGTTATTAAATAATCAAAAAATAATATAATGAAAACAACGAACAAAATAAATACTACCATTCTAAAATTACTTACATCAGGAAGTCGCAAAGACATAGATCATGCAATGTCAGTGTTTCGTGATGAAGATGTGGATGTGTTATGCATGTTCCCAAAAATAGTTGACACGTTCGAATTTCTGCTAGGTCATGGCAAGGTAAACCCCACGGACGATTTGCTTTTTAAGGCCGAGCAGGTCTTTAGGGTGGAGGGTTTATATTTAGTGAATAAACAATTGACGAGTCCCCCAATACTTGATGGTTTGGTGAATCTAGATTCGCTATTTTTATCGAATAATCAATTGACGATTCCTCCAATACTTGACGGGTTAGTAAACCTAACATATTTAGGGTTAGAGAACAATCAATTGACGATTCCCCCAATACTTCATGGGTTAAATAACTTGATATATTTATATCTAGAGAACAACCAACTAACCACACCACCGATTTTTGACGGTTTAGTGAACCTAAAATCTTTATGGTTGAATAATAACCAACTAGCTAACACTCCATCACTCGAAGGGTTGGTAAAGTTGGAGTTTTTGCATTTAAGCGACAATAAACTAAAAACACCGCCAAATCTTGATGGCTTGGTCAAGTTACAGGAGATATACTTAAGCCGCAATCCACTAGGTAACCCACCAACCCACAAAAGCGCAGTAATTCATATTTAAGACAAGTGTTAAAATTTTGTTAAAATATCCATTATTCTTTGATGGTGTCTAAATAAACACGTACTTGGTGTTATTAAATAATCAAATAGTAAATATCATGAAAACTCGGAAAGAAATCGGCGAATCCATCATTATTGAATTACTTACACTAGGAAATCGTGATGATATAACCCGTGCAATGGATATATTTCGTAATGGAAAAGTGAATATATTAAGTATGTTCCCGAAAATACTCGACACCTTTGAGCTTCTGCTAAGCCATAACAAGGTAAACCCCACAGACGATTTGTTTTCAAAGACCGAGCAGGTATTTAGGTTGGAGTATTTATACTTGAACTACATTCAACTAACGACCCACCAATACTTGATGGTTTGGTAAACCTACAGGATCTTTATCTGAACAACAACCAACTAACCACACCTCCAATACTTGATGGATTGGTAAACATAAGGTTGTTAGACCTAGAGTACAACCAATTAACCACACCACCGAATCTTAAATCTTTGATAAACTTGGAGTTTTTAGAACTGAACGACAACCAACTAACGACACTACCGAATCTTGAAGGTTTATTAAAGTTAAAGAGGTTAGACTTGGACTACAACCAATTAACGAACCCGCCACTGCTTAATGGTTTGGTAAATCTAAGACAGCTATTGTTGGGCGACAACCAATTGACTACACCGCCAATACTCGAAGGTTTGGTAAGGTTAGAGCATTTGGATTTAGATAATAACCAATTAATCACACCGCCGAATCTTGACGGATTACTCGATTTACAGGATGTGTATTTGAGCGGTAACCAATTTACCACTCCACCAAGCCACCCACACGCCGAAATACGCATTTAAACATATCAAAACAGTACCACATTATGAAAAATCAAAAACATATACTAGAAATATATAATTTTTTACTCAATTATGGAGAAGTCAAGCCAACAGACGACCTGTCCGCCAAGGTCGAAGAGCTCGAAAAAATAACAATTTTGGACTTGAGATATAGAAAATTGACTAGTATACCAAGCCTAGAGGCATTGGTGAATTTAGAACTCTTGGATTTGGACAATAACGACCTGACCGATCCTCCAATACTCAAGGGCTTGGTAAATCTAAAGCAGTTGTATTTGGGCCATAACCAACTTGAAACCCCTCCAAATCTTGAAGGATTGGTAAAATTAAATGTTTTAGCCTTAAACGACAACCAACTAACAACCCCACCAAACCTAGAAGGGTTATCAATACTGAACGTTTTATATTTAGACAACAATAAACTGATGACGACACCCAATCTTGATGGGCTGTCAAACCTAGAGCGTGTACATTTAAACGGTAATCACCTAAGCACACCACCGAACCTAGAAGGCTTAAACAGATTAACATGGGCACGTTTTGAGAACAACCCACTAACAACCCCACCAACACACCCAACAGCGACAATTGATATTTAAGGATATATTAAAAACATTACACCATGGTTACAAAAAAAAGCATACTAGAAACATACGATTTTCTTCTTAAACACGACAAGGTCAAAGCAACAGTCGATGTGTCTGCCAAGATTAAGGAAGTCAAAAAAATCGTTGTGTTAGAGTTGGGTTCTGAAGAGTTGACCAACATACCGAGCCTTGCAGGCTTGGTTAATTTGTTGATTTTAGATTTGGGCTGTAACGAACTCACCACACTTCCGAGTCTAGAAGGATTGGTAAAATTGGAGATTTTAGATTTAGCCAACAACAAAATAACTACACCGCCAATACTAGAAGGATTGGTAAGATTAAGCACCTTATTCTTGGACAACAACGATCTAAACACACCGCCAAATCTTGAAGGCTTAATTAGATTGGAGACCTTGCACCTGAGCTCTAATAAACTAAAAACACCACCAAATCTTGAAGGCTTAATTAGATTGGAGACCTTGCACCTGAGCTCTAATAAACTAAAAACACCACCCAATCTTAAGGGTGTGCCGATTCTAGTAATGTTGGTATTAAACGACAACAAATTAACAACTCCGCCAAACCTTGAAGGATTGTCCAATTTGAGAGATGTATACTTATACAACAACCCACTAACAAGCATACCAACCCACCCAACCGCATCAATTAATATTGAAGATTAAGTGTTAATATTTTGTTAAAATTGTCATTATTCTTTGATGGTGTCTAAATAAACACGTACTTGGTGTTATTAAATAATCAAACGGTAATTATCATGAAATCGCAAAAAATAAAAGTCAACGGTATTGTTGTCCTAGAATTAGAATCGCCTCCGAAAATAGGTACCTATTACCTAAATTTCAGAGAAAGTGGAGACTTTAATTATACCATAAAGGTTGTGTCAAGCCAAACACAGATTAGTATTGTTTGTGCGTCTCGTCATGACATAACCAAGAAAATCTTCAGTGTGGAAGACATTATCCGAAAATGTTGTAGAGCAGACCTAGCCAACAACGAATTGGACTATGCAAAAATAACACAAAGCTTTTGGTTTTGGGATGTTTTTGATTATTGGCTTTTGGGCATAAAGACGTCTAGAATCTTCACGGTCACAAAGGAGAACTTTGATGATGAGGTAAATTTCTTCGTCTCCGACACGACTAGTTCCATGATCTTGTCATGTACAGACACCATTAAACGTAGCTACAAGTAATGGAAATATCAAAAAAAGTTAGAGACTTGTATAAGGAATTATTACACCACAAGCGTCACACGTCTGAATACAACACGGCATTCAAGGAATTGCTACACCTAAGCAAAACAGACAGTGTGGCATTGTCTTACCTAGAACACGGAACCCCCGACAATATCCTGAAGCTATTTAAAACTACTTATATCACGAAAGGTGAGGGTGTGACAAAAACGTTTCAAAATGTTCAATACTCACATTTTTATATGTGCGAAAATATTTTGTTCAAAATGGGCAAAGAATTAAAAAACGTCACACAGGTCAAGAAATATTTGGAGAAAAAGTACAATATCAATGGTATTATAATAAGCGACATGGGTGTGCACGGGAACCGATAATAGATTCCAAAGACAATCAAAAAAAATAACAAAGTCTTCCAATAAAAACGAGAGGGCTGCAATATATTGAACATGAACAAATGTAACGGATGCAATCGTTGTGTCAATTATAAAAGTGAGGCGACTATAAATAAAAACGTTGAGCCATGGGGTACAGACACCACCACCACCTGTAAGATTGGCAACACGACACAGATGTTGGAATGGTGGGAGAATAATGGAACGAAGATGGTTGGGGACAAATTGGACGACATGCCATGCTTTCAACAAACAGAATTTGCAAAGAGACTTGAAAATATGTCGTCTATATTAGATGAAATCAAAGTCTCTATAATAAATGAAGGTGGTAAAAGTGCCAAAATCTAGATTGGTGGTGTCGCTGTGTTTTAATACTGTGACACATCATGGGAATGCATAGGAACCGATAATATCTTTAATGGATATTTTTAATATATTGCGCTTTCATGGATATTTTTAGTATCTTGTGGTTTAGGAATATTTTTCATATCTTACAACATAAAAAATGGACACAACAAGAATAGGTATGGGGTTCCCGTATCAAGAAATCAAAAAGGACTTGGACGAATTATGCTCTATCAGCAACACAACCAAAGACACCAAAGACTTTTACGTGCCTAGCATAACCAAAAACCTTGTACTTATTTTTGATCACAACAAAGACAAGGATTTGGCATGGGTCAAGGAACATTTTCCAAAGAATCAAGGGAGTGGCGACCTGTCTTTTATAGAGAATCTATTACCTCCCGACATGAAGGCGTACCACATTCATAGCTATAATTTTGTTGACCCACAAGGAGGAGAGAACAACAGAAGATTTCAGGGTGTGTTTTATTGGCCCGAATATGATGCAATAGTAAACACGCCTCCGATAGAGGTGCTAAAGAATGCCAAGAGTTTCAAGATAGACCCCTATAGCAAGGATGCTGTATTGTGGACTATTTGGTTTTAGGTTCTTGTGTCGATATTAAACCATATTATAATTTAATTACTAAAAAAGAACCTATGTACTTTGGAGAATATACAATAAATAGCAATGGTCGTTTAGAAAGTAAGTGTACCTCTATACATTTCGACATCGAAGAACTTAATGGTCGTTGGGTATCCAATCGAGACGATACTGACTCCTACATTCCTCATCAATATTCCAATGGAGAATGCGGGGATTGGACGGCAAATTCCGACAGACTCAGCCAAGAGAATTATAAATTGTCTGACGAATTGAAACAAAAGCACTTTGGCAACAAGGGCGACTATTGGAATGGTCGTAGCAAGAAAGACATAGAGGCTTTTTTGCAAGATTTTATCGGAAACGAGACCCTTGTTTTATGCAGGGTTATTGAGTACGAAAATGCCTCTAACGGATATCCGTATTGGAGATTTGATTACTACCTTAACAACAATAGAAGAAATGAAAATAAGTAACTTTTTGGAATATTTAGTGAGCGGCAAGGACACCATGCCTACAGACAGGTCTAGGTACACATCAAAAATGTCGCAGATAAACAACAAAGAAACAAACAACGAAGATGTACTAGACAGGTCTATGTATACCTCTTTGATGTCAAAGATAAACAATGAAAAATCGAAACCGAAAGAAGCTTAGAAATTTAGTGTATAAAATCACACCCAATGAACTCTGTCCAATTTCAATCAAAAAAATTAGTCTATTAGAAAAGGCTAAAGCGACCGTTGTTAAATATCTCGACAGAAAACAGCCACCATACGGAATAGTACACAATGACCTTGTTGCAATTAATCCTCTCCTAAAGGAGGTTGGAGAATCGGATTTCAATACTATAATTGGCGAAGTAAGGCTCATGATCCAAAATTCTATGGTTTACAGACCAAAGACACAGAGTTGTAACAACAATAAGTGTGGCAATCAATATAGTCATAAATATGCCAATTCCAATTATCCAAAAAAGGCACCCAAAAACCTGACACAAATTGTTTATGATTATCTGAGCACAAAAGAAATTTCAGATTTAGGTGTCACAATAGAGAATATTTGTTATGATTTGACTATATTGCACAAACACATATTCGGACTCTTCCAAAACTTGGACAAAAAGAATATTGTATGGATGAGCAAGCGTGATTTTTCGGCATCTTATGGGGATTTTGAGGGCGGTCTTGTATTGGATAGACCCGTAATGAAATACAGTCGTCCTGTGTGGCGTTCGATGGACTCCTATCAAGACGGTAGTCGAACATCAAGACGTTGGAATGTTAGCATGAACAAATTCAAAGAATATATTGACTCAAAAAATAAATCGTGAAAAAGACAGACTTTATTAAAAATTTGTGTAAACTGACCCCACAAGAAGATGACGGAGGGGCATTAGGCTATTACCCGTTTAATGTATATTTTAAATCGGGCTTGGATGGGAAAGACATTCTAATGTCTATTGCATCCGTAGAGAATTCGCAGGCTGTATATTTGGGCACATCAAAAACATACAGAGCAAATGAGTGTACAGAGGGATTTATAGCCTTGGACTTTCCGTGTCTTCTTGAGGATTGTCCTTATGACTTTATTGCGATTTTTTCAATAGCAGGCGGTAAGATCTCTATTGAGGCAATGCCATATAATACAGGAGGCGAATTTCAGCCCACGATTTACTCGGACAGCAGCAATGTACTCACACAAATTTTGACCGATATTAATAGATGTTTTAATCTCACTGTTGCCTAGTATTGTGGCAGGTAAACCAAGACGTTATGACAAAGGTAATTACAATACTAACCGAACAATATCTCATAGACCATCCTTTATTTGAAAAGGTATTCAGGAATGATTATGAATCCGACAAACTTTTTAGTTATTTGATAAAACTATCCGAAAACACAAAAATGCGGGTTCACTATGCAAGAACATGTGAATTTTTACCCTGCTATGTTGGTATTGACATACTCAGGAATGGTGGGTATTACCACCGATACCACTTTGGATCTTTATTCCTAGAGGATGCCTATGACACCATACAGACTTATCTTAGTGAGTATAATATTGATCAGGTATAGACTTTTCTGAAACCCATAAAACAATCGAATAATAACTAATTTTTAAAATATAACAAAAGTAATGGAAACCAACACAAAAACACCGACAGTAACAGTAAACCTAGACAGCAGCGAAATGTCAAATGTTATCCTGCACAAGGTAGGAAACAAGTCAATGGACGAGGGAATGCGTATTGCAACAAACGAGCTAAAAATGACCGATGGTCTGAATGAGTCGTTGTTTAGCTATTTTGTAGGAGGATTTAAATTCGACACATTGTATGAGTTTACGGATGAGCACGACCTTTCTATGAATTCGGTATTCAAGATTTGCAAGAGAATCTTTGAAGAAACAGACAAGGAACAAAATTTTTACAAAGGCTCTATTGATATCCTTAGACACCTCTATGATATGTCAAACAATCCCACCATTAAAGGAGGCGATCTGTATGTTGCATATTTCAATAATTGCGACTGTGACGGTGAATCGACTGATGCTATCGGAATTTTCAAGGCCGACAAGCGTGTCAATTTTGTTAATCCGAAATTTGACGAGGACGAGAATGAATGGGCCGTGGATATTCGTGAGGGATTCGACATGACAAAAATCGACAAGGGTTGTATTATCTTCAACACCCAAGCCGAAACAGGATATCGTATTGCCAACATCAAACTAAAAGGATTAATGGCAAGTGCATGGAATTTGGATTTCATGAACATTTCCCGTGTACAGGACGATTCTTACCAAACACAGGTCTACATGGATATGTGCAAAGATTTTGCCAACAAGGCCTACAAAGAAGACAACAAAGACGTAAAGGTTGACTTCCTGAATCGTACCAAGGATTATTTCGAAAACTACAAAGAACATACCGACGAGGATTTCAAGGAAGTGGTGTTCGAGGACTCTGAAAAGAAAGAAGCCTTTGCGGAGCATGTCACCGAGACACGTGACAGCCTAGAACTTGAGGACGAAGACAACGGCGAATTCTTGATCTGTGCCAACACGGTAAAGAAGGCCAAAAAAGGATTCAAAAACAATATTCTGCTAGACACCGAGGTGGAGATTAAAATCTTGTCTTCACAGGCGGTTTCTGATGGGTATGTTGAGCGTGGACACGACGACGAAAAGGACATGGACTTCTACAAGGTTTATTTTAACAGCGAGAAATAGTTCTCGGTGTGTGCTTAAATTTTATAAAATCCTGTGTCAATATTTGTTGGTGTAGGATTTTATTTTTATATTGTGGAAATTGATAACAAAAAAATATATTATGAAAAATTTGGATTATAATGGGGCACTTAAGTTGATGACTAAATTGTCTAAGAAGAAAAACAGTGACATTGCCGTATTTACAGACCGAGGTTGGGGAGACGACCATTCGGTAGAGAGAACATATGAAATTATCGAAGGCGGGGATGGTCAAAAGCCTTTGGGAAGTATTTCGAAAGGGACATTCGACAAACTTAGAGAAGTAGGGGTGTTGGGCGAGAATACGCTTATGTCATTTAAGGCCCGAACACTACACGACTTTAAAGGCAAGTAATAAACCGAATTATTAAAAATAAAATAATGGAAAAACTAAAAATGTCCGACATATCAAAACCGCTAGATTTTAATGTCGGCTCTGTCCAATGTTTGGCACACCATGGCTCAAAACTCCTCTCGGGTCGTTACGATTTCGATTTTAATGTTTATTTACCCACAAGGGAAATGAATCTACAGCGTGAATTGGTTTGGACAGATCACCAAAAAAGTGAATTTATTAAGTCTATAATAAAAGGCATAAAGATACCACCGTTTTGTCTGATAGAAAATACCCACGAGGATGGGACTTCGTACTATGAGGTAATCGACGGCAAACAACGCCTGAGTACCTACATTTCATTCATTAAAGGAGAATTTAATATAATGAACAATGGTATTGAATACTCAATAGATGGCTTGGACAGTAAAACATGCAATCGTGTGGAACAATGGGGAATACATGCACACATCGCATTTAGCGACCCCGAAAACAGAATCACAGACGATCAAAAAATCGCATGGTTTAGGCTAATTAATTACACCTCGACTCCACAGGAGGACATTCATCTACAGAACCTCGAAAAACAGTAGTGGTTTATAACCAAAAATATAATAAAAAGCACATGAAAAAGCTAAAAAAGGAGTTTATTGCAAAGTTAAAAAGTATTTCTATACCCGACGATGAACCCGACACATATGATTTGTTGTGGGGTGTTATTGACGAGCTCCCAAATTGTTTTGCCAAGGGTTATTTGGAGGCCCTGTTTCAGGCAGACAGTGACGAGAACGGATTGAAAGGATTAAAAAGTCGCATGTTGGACTGTGCCAAGACAAAGATATGGAAGTAATTGTTGGAACAATTGAGAATATATGCATATTGTTTTGTTGATGTGAGATTTTATGATTACATTGTGTGACTGTTAATAACGAAATCAAGAAGTATTGAATAATATGAACGATAAAATTAAGCAATTGCTTGCATCAGGCGACGATGCAAATATAGAACTTGCAATGGCTAATTTTCGTAACGGGAATGTGGATGTACTGAGTGTTTTCCCGAATATACTGAAGACGTTCGAACTTTTGCTTTTTCACTGTATGGTTGACCATACAGATGACTTGCTTTTTAAGGTTGAGCAGGTGTTTAACATTAAGCAGTTATACTTGGATAACTTCCAACTAATTAGTCCGCCAATACTAGAAGGTTTGGTTAGGTTGGAGCGTTTGGATTTACGAAACAACCAACTGACCCAAACACCAAATCTTGAAGGATTGTTTAGGTTGGAGTGTTTGGATTTACAAAATAACCAACTGACAACCCCACCAAATATAAAAGGATTGGTAAATTTAGAGTATTTATACCTGTGTGACAACCGACTGAAAAAGCCGCAAAACATTAAAGGATTGGTAAATTTGGAGTGGTTGTATTTGGGTAATAACCAATTGACTACTCCACCAATACTTGATGGTTTAGTAAAGCTGAAGGTATTAGATTTGAATCATAACAATTTAATCACTCCACCAATGCTAGATGGTTTAGTAAAGCTGAAGGCATTATTTTTGGAGAATAACCAACTAACAAAACCGCTAAGTATAAAGGGATTGGTAGAACTGAAATTTTTACATTTACAGAACAACCCACTCAAAACAAAACCATCCCACCCAACAGCCGAAATATACATTTAAAATACCAAAAAATACAATAACATGAAACCTCAAAAAACAATCAACATACTAAATACCTACGAATTCCTACTAAAGCACGGCAAGGTCAAAGCAACAGACGATTTGTCTGTTAAGATAAAAGTACTCGAAATGGTCGTGTCGTTAGATTTAGCCTCTAAGCAGCTAACACTCATACCGTGTCTTGAGGGTTTGGTGAACTTGGTACGTTTAGACCTTAGCTACAACCAACTGACCACTCCGCCAATACTCAAAGGTTTGTGTGGCTTGAAGGTTTTACTTTTGCATAATAATCAATTGACTACGGCACCAAATCTTGAAGGTGTTGTAAGGTTAGAGTGGTTACACTTGAGTGATAATCAACTGACCTCACCACCAAACCTTGAAGGCTTGGTGAAGTTGGAGCTGTTATACTTAGACGACAATCAATTAACTGCGCCACCAATACTTGAAGGATTGGTAAATTTAAAGTGGTTATATCTAGACGGCAATCAATTAACTACTCCGCCAATGCTTAATGGTTTGGTAAATTTGGAGCGATTACATCTAGACGGCAATCAATTAACAACTCCGCCAATACTTAATGGATTGGTAAATTTGGAGCTGTTATACTTAGACGGCAATCAATTAACTGCGCCACCAATGGTTTGGTAAATTTGGAGCGATTACATCTAGACGGCAATCAATTAACAACTCCGCCAATACTTAATGTTTTGGTAAATTTAGAGCGATTGAAATTAAACAGTAACAGCCTAGACAAAACACCAAATCTAGAAGGTTTAGTAAACTTGGCTTTTTTGGATCTCGGTCACAACAAATTGACGTTACAGCCAATACTAGAAGGTTTGGTTTACTTGAGAGGTTTAAGTTTGTGTCACAACCAACTAACAACCCCACCAATCCTTAAAGGTTTGGTTAATTTGGAGCGTTTATACCTGAGTCACAACAGACTAGACAGATCACCAACGCTCGATGGATTGTTGAAATTGAAGTGGTTAGACCTAGGCAACAACCCACTTAAGACAAAAACAAAACCATCCCACCCAACAGCAGAAATTAACATTTAAAATAAAACGCAGAATGTTTAATATTATAATAGCTTTCATATTTGGTGCAATCGCAGCCACGATCATCCAACACATTAAAAAGACCGACACAAGACCCAAACCCCCTGTCATTAAAAACGACATATTGGAACTTGGAATAAGGTTACGGTCAAAACACATAACAGAGGAGGCGATTAAGGACATGTACTCACTAAAGCCGTTTATATCAGAGGAAGAATTTACGTATCTTCAGAATAAGGTAAGACCGTCTGTTATAGCAAGATTCAACAAAACATTAAATAATTTTTAAATAACAAAAAGAATGAGTGAATTAAAATTAGAAGGAAAGATTGTTGCCATAATGGAAAAGAAGCAAGTCACCGACACATTTGCCACACGTGAGTTTGTGATTGAAACAGATGAACAATATCCACAAATGGTCAAATTCCAACTGACCCAAGCCAAATGTGAGGACATCGACAATCACAAGGTTGGTGACGAGCTTAATGTCCATTTTAATATGCGTGGGCGCAAATGGACAAACAGAGAAAATGAGGACGTATATTTCATTAGTGCAAATGCATGGCGATTGGAGGCCCTGAACACTGCACCAACCCAATCTGCACCAACGCCCGAAAGCGAGCCGCCTGCCGATAGTTTTGCGGACGACTTGCCGTTTTAGGAAAGGTAATAAACCATGCTCTACTCGGGGGTATGGTTTATTTCTTTTTAAGACTTATTGAATAATGTGAGGATGTTGTGATTTTTTTGTATATTACGACATTGCTTCATTTAAATATATATTATGACATGTAGATTATTAAAGCTAAAGGATGATATGACAAAAAATCATATTGATTCAGAAGGTATATCATCTAGAATTTTTAAAAACAACCTTACTGCACAATATAGCATTAGATCATTATTCCGAAATGTTGTTGCATTGGAGGTGTACGTCAACCTAAACACAAGCTTTGTGGTTGAATTTCATATTCCACAGACATATATAGGTAGCGTTCCGCTTGAAGTAGAATTCTGTATTAATGAGATATATCAAAACCCCCTGAGTAAGGAACTCGTATCGTGTATTAATGACACCGAAGTTCCTCTAATAAAATCTTACAAGGTAGTGCGTGGTGTTGCGTCTCGTTATGGTTCAAACGTGTCCGAACTACTTAAGGGTATTGACGAGAAAATGCCCATGTTAGAAAACATACTAATGGCGGCACTTAGGAGCAGAATCGAAATAAACACACGAAAAGAATCCATAAAAAGTAATCTTGAAAGATTGGAAAAAGAATATTGTGTTTTAAAATTGAAAAAACAATAAAATGACAAAGAAAAACTTTAAAAAACCTATACACCTTGCCGCAAGTGATGGGAACGAATACAGGGCAATGGATTATCTCCATTTTGAGGACGGCAACATTGTGGCCACAGACGGACATGTGATTGTTGTTCAGGCATTGTCTTTGCATGGGTTCACAGAGGACGAGGTTCTGCTTATGGAGGGTATGGCCATACATCGCAAGGAATTCAAGGGTCTCATGGGATATACACATGTGACTGTAACCAAAAATGGTTTTGTGTGTTTAAAGGGCGAGACCGAGACCATTATCCCACTCAAGCCATTGTCCGAACAAACAGACGAAAGGTTTGTCAATTACAAAAATCAGTTCTATGGTGTTAGGGCAGATGAAAAGATTAGCGAAATAGGACTAAATTTGGACTTGTTGTCACGCATTAAAAAAATGACAATGAACAATCTTGGACATGTAAATATTACCTTTAAGCACAACGGAAAGGTTTGTTTGATTAAGGGCGTGGACATAGAAGGAGAGCAATTTCTGCTAATGTCGCTTGAGCCGCAATAGCTTTGGTATTTATCGTATAATTAAACAGTAACAAAAAACAAAAAATGAAAACACTTAAAAAGATGTTATGGCACCTGCTTGGGATTATTAGTCAAGAGGTGCGCTTGTGCAAAGTCCTAGAAATTACACCACAGCATATTGCCATTGCGATGTTATTGGACAAGGAAAAAGGATTGTTCCAAACACGAATGTTTGAACACGAAATCCTGACAAAGCTCTGTCTAAAAGATGGTGACCTGCTACGTCTTACACTCACTAGATACCACGGAGAAATCAGGTTTAGATTCGATGGAATGATACTTGGGTATTTCTTGAGAAAAGAAGACAAGAAGTTATACGAGATGGTCAAGAATTACTCCGAGAAGCCGCATGATGTGGTTATTAAGGATGTTCTTTCTGATCCTATGTTTGATGTGCTGAAGGGCGAGAAGGCACATATCGAGGACGAATCAAAGCCTTTGTTTGATAGTGATGGTACTGATAGAATGTTCTCTGACCCGCCGTTTGAAAGTTGTAAAATGATTGATACTAAGAGTGCTTTTTATAAAGGCAAAAAAACCATGCAAAACACTGTTTCCCTAGGAGTCTTAAACGAGGAGCAGAAAGGGTTCGTGGCGTTCTGTAATAAGTTGGGCTTTTTTGTTTCGACACTGAGCAATACAGAAGGGAGTAATGTATATTATACAACCCTTAAATATAATTGGAAATTGTACAATGTCCCGAAAGAAAGTAAAGAAATCACAAACGGATATCGTGGCTTTGGGGGTACAATCGAATTCTTAATGGAGGCGATAACCATATTTCATGAGAACGAGGATAGTCACTTTCAGATATTCGACAGTGTTTATTTAAAAAACAACCAAGACAATGTTTAAGTATACAGAAAAAGTTAAAGTAAAACACACGGCAAGTATAAAGACTATTGTTTCGGCATGTCTTGTGGATTGTCAGTTTAAGATAACCCAAGACCTTGTCGAGTCCTTGGGCTCCGAAAGTGTGTGCGACAACATTAAATTATTGCAGAACATATGCAACACACACGAGTTGGCAGAGGGTTTTGACATTGCCTCACACATGAAAGATTTTGACTGTTTTTCAAATTCGTTACTCGAAATAGTAAAACATGCAATCCCTGCTTATTTAAACCATCTACTCGGATTGTTAGAATGGACAAGTTTTCAGGACAAAAAAGTCCATGATGCACTGTTCGAATCCTTGTATGATGTAAATACCATAAACCATCTTGGTGCATCTTGTCTTTTGGCTACTATACGTGAAAGTCATCACACACTTCAGGTATTCGAGCTAGAGCAAATTACATTGGGTGAATAAAACAACAATAAATAACTTTCCACAAAACGTTAAAATTATGTTAAAGTCCTGCACATTTATTGTGTAGGACTTTTTTTATTCGGATTTTATTTGTAATATTGGGGTATCAATTAATAACGACATTAAACAACAACAATGAGAATTAAAATAGACGGCAATTATTTTGATATTCCTAGTGAAGGAATGATTACATTTAAAACGATTGACATAAGAAATCATTTTAATTATTCCACGTGTGATATTGATATGCACGTGGATAAGGGTGCGATATATAAATGTGACATATATAGCATAAGAAATATATCCCTACGAAGAACAAGGCTACGGAATGTGTTGTTGGGTCAGATCATTGAACAGGGTATTTTTGTTGAGGTTATTGAGCCAACAACCAAGGGTAGCGAGTTTACTATCCGATACAGCAACAATAACCCATATGCCGATTTAATTGCCGACTTGATGGAGGTCGAGAAATACAACAAGAGCAGAGGCTTTAGAAGGTTCCTGTCAATGGACTCCGACACTATCGAATTTGAATTCTATGGAAGTCAGGGGTGCCGTAATTATGCCTCGGCTATGCATGCAAGTGACATCATAGATTGCATCAAAGACAAAACAGGCAAGACTCCACAATGGAACCGCCAAAAAAGTTGGGACAGCAACAGCCTAACACATGCATATAATTTTAAAATTACGCTATAATGAAAAATCCACACAAGCAGGCAGACATGAACAGGCTATCCGAACTCCTAAAGTCGGGAAACAAGGAGAATATAGAGCTCGCCTTTCAATTAACCGAATCAAACAACATCGGACTAGATTTATTTGGATGGTGCATGCTATCGGAGTGGCTATACAGGTTTTGGGTTATCGGACACTATAAACCCCTAGAGGAGGCAATTATCATGATCGGTGAAATTCGGGAGTTGGTAATCGTAGACGAGAACCTGTTAAAAGTCCCTCGTTATATTGGTCTCATGTCCAATTTAACATCCATACATTTTAGGTCTAGCCGTCTTAATAAATTGCCAAAAGAAATAGGAGATTTGCCTAACATCAAAGATTTAACTGTGGTGGGTGGCAGCTTTTCCGAATTTCCTTCCACATTTTCCAATATGAATAATTTGGAGCATCTTTGTTTAAACGATCTTGGACTAGATGTGGTTCCTGATTTTATTTGCAAGACTCCTAGTATAAAAAGGTTGTTTTTGGAAACCAACAAAATAACCGAGATACCAAAAGACATCGAAAATATTACATCCTTGGAAGAACTATTTTTGCATGGTAATCTTATTAAAGAATTTCCAAGGACTATAGGCAGTCTTAAATGTATTGGTGCAAACAAAGGCAGTTATTCGAATTATTAGAACAACTGTCCCTAACCATTTAATACCTAGTAAAATATGAAGGACTCCGACAAGCTACTCAATCTAATAAATTCGGGTGTAAAGGAAAATATTGAGCTCGCCTTTCAGTTGCACAAATCCAATGGTATACCATTGGATTTGTGGGCATGGTCAGAACTTGCCGAATGGCTGTATAAATATCGACTAATAAAATCCTACAAGTCGTTGGAAGAGGCGATTGTTAAGATTTTCGACATACGAGAGGTATATGTGACAAGTGATTTACTAGAAAACATAACAGAGCATATCGGTCTTATGGTCGGCTTGGAATGTATTAGTTTTATATCCAAGAAGGTAACCACACTGCCCGATAGTATATCAAAACTAACACACCTAAAATATATCATCCTATACGGTTGCAATATAAAAACCCTGCCAAAATCCATGTCAATGCTCACGAATCTTGTTAGTATTGACATGGATAGCAATGGAATGAAAGATCTACCCTCCGAAGTCTGTGATATCCCTAACCTTGAGAATTTGGAGATTAGGTTCAACGATTTAACAACACTCCCCAAGAACATTGGAAATTTAAAAAAGCTAAAAAAGCTAAAACTTCAGGGCAATAAAATGGCGGTTCTTCCGAAATCTATTTGTATGCTACAATCACTAAAAGGACTTATGGCCAACGATACCTATATCACAATTGACGAGTTGGTACCCGATCAGGATGTGATTCTATTGTGTTAATGTTTTGTTAAGACGCATTGGTTTTGGTGATATATTTTGTTTATTCGGATTTTATTTGTAATATTGTACTATCAATTAATGATTAACAAACAAGGATATGGTAACCACGGAACAACAAGAAGACATAGACAAGATAACATCACTCTTAAAATCGGGTGATAGTGCCAATATAGAGCTTGCATTCATGCTTATAAGTTCTAATAAATTAAGGATTTGTTTGTGGGCATGGGGCGACCTATCTGTGTATTTGCGAAACCATGGCGATTTGGGCAAATACAAAACATTCAATGATGGCATTAGGAGAATAGGAGAAATGCGTGAACTCGCATTAAGACAAGGAAACCTTCACGGATTAGGTTCTTGTTTTTCATTCATGCCTTATTTGACAGGGCTTCATTTGACACAATACAAGGACATAACACTTCCCGAAAATATAACAGAAATACACAATCTTAAATATATCGTTTTTGATGGATGTATAATAGAATCCTTGCCCAAAGGAATATCCACATTAAAAAACATTGTTCGTATAGACATTGACTGTCATAATATGAATGCGCTCCCGAAAGGAATATGCACCATCCCCAATCTTGAGACATTGACCATTAGATTTAGCAAGCTCACAAGCCTCCCAAATAATATTGGAGACCTAAAACACCTTAAAAAGTTGGTGATTGACGGCAAACAAATCGAGTCACTTCCTGAATCCATCAACCGCCTAGGAAACTTGACGGAAATTATTGTCAAGAATGGCATTGTCGATATTAGTAATTTGGCTCCTAATATAATTGACTTGATTAAAACTGCTTAGAACATGAAGGACACACAAAAGATATGGGACTTGATCTATACGGCCCAAGAAGTAAATATAAACCTTGCGTTTACCTTGGCAGAGGCCAAAGGAATAGCATTAGATTTAAGTGCGTATCACGAGATTTTCGGGTGGTTACAGACCCATGAAACCGAGACTACAGAACATAAATCAGACCTAGAAATATTGATATATGTATTGACACTAGAAACGGTGACAGTGCCCTGTAAAGGACTGACCGAAATACCAAAATCAATAGGAAAACTTAGATCGCTTAAATGTCTTATTTTGGGGTGGAATAAATTGACATACCTTCCTGATTCAATCGGAGAATTGAGCAACCTAGGAATGTTGCATGTCTTAGGAAACAAACTCACAAACCTGCCCGACACAATCGGGAATCTAACATTATTAGAATATCTATACGTTGGCGGTAACCAATTAACAGAACTTCCCGAAACGATTGGTGGTCTTAAAAATCTAACAGAATTGTGCGTCAATAATAATAGATTGGAAACCATTCCAAAGACTATACTAAACCTAAAATATTTAGAAAAGATTGACATCAAAATGAACAACATAAAAGATATTCCTGACAGGCTTGGTTATCTTCCAAACCTGCGATGGTTACATCTTGGCAAAAAAGTATCCGAGAAGGTGAAAAACAACCTTACAAGCAACAAGAACACAAATTGGTATGACTGATCAACAAAAGATAATGTGTCTTATTAAGACAGGAGATTTGACCAACATAAAAATGGGTCTTATGATGGCCAAATCAAACAAAATTGATTTGGACTTGTCCGAATATTGGGCCATACATCATTTTTTGGTTGTGTACAAAGAGTTGAAGCCTGCAAAAAATGATTACCACATGCTTGTATTGTTAATGGGCGTGACACACCTACACTTACACGATATCAGGATACTGCATATTCCTGAATCCTTTGGTTGTCTTCATAATCTAAAAACTTTTGGTATTAGAAACGCAGGAATTAGTAGCCTTCCTGATTCTATCGGTAATCTCAAAAACTTGGACAGTATTAGGATATCACGCACAAACCTAACACATCTCCCTGAATCAATATGCGCAATCACAGGGTTGGTCACTATATTTATAGAGGACAATAGTCTGTCTTGTCTGCCAAAAGACATTGGTAATCTGACCAATATTAAACGCCTGATGATTATTGAGGAAAATATCAAAACGCTTCCCGAATCCATAGGGAATATGTCGGCATTGGAAAATCTGTCAATTCAAAATTGCTTTCTTGAAAGTCTTCCTGAATCAATAGGCGATTTACAGGGCTTGTGTGTGTTGTATTTAGAAGGAAATAAACTCACAACAATACCCAAAACCATAGGCAAATTACAAAAATTGGAATTATTAAAAGTTTCTGATAATTTGTTACAATCGCTTCCTGATACGTTATTCGACCTAATTAATTTGCGTCATTTAAGCGCAATGAAATGTGGTTTAGAAGACCTACCAAAAGACATTGGCAGACTAATCAATCTTGAGTATCTAGGGCTTGGTGGTAATAAACTAACTTCCTTGCCAAAAAGCATTGCCAAGCTGTCTAAAATGGAGACTCTGATTTTGGCAAGGAACGAAATAAGCATGTTCCCCAAGGAAATAACCTCACTAAGCAAACTAAAATATCTAAGACTCCGTTTTAACAACATAAAACAATTCCCAAAAGAAATAGTCAATTTAAAAGAATTAATTAGTCTATCGGTAGACATGAATCCTGCAACATACGAACATATATGTTGGCTCATAGATATATTGCCACACACAAATATTAATTACAGAAACTAAAAAAATATGAAATATAAAATTCTTACAGAAAGCGTCCATAACGGCCATGGTAAATTAATCGAGACTAAGTTCACCATCCAACAGTCACGTATTTTTGGACTATTTAAACGAGTATCAAAATTTGCCGAATATAAATACAAACTAGGAAGTGTGGGCCCGCACGAAAATTCTATACATTTTTACCCCACAAGATTTGACTCCATAGAAAAGGCAGAGCGGTGTCTTGAATATCTCGAAAACCCGTATTGGAAGGATTACAAAGGGGAGACGATCTTCAAGATATTAAACAGAATTACGGTAGTGGAGGCGTATTCTGTCTACAGAAACGGTGATTATACGATGTGTAAAAGTATTAAGGAGGCCCAAGATTTGATTGATACTTGGGTCAGAACCTCAAAGTTTGTGTAGTTTCCACCCGAAAGAAAATCAAATTTACAATAGGCCCTTGTGTCTCAAAATATAAATATGTTCAAAGGAAGAGAATACAACAAAAAATCAAAACCGTATGTTTATTATCATGCCCGATTTGTCTCCAACGATAATGCATGGTGTGTGCAGGCATACAACCGTGACCACATGGACGAGATTATTTGTAGAAACAAGAAAAATGAGGAGGCCTATATAAAAGGACGGACTCATTCGTTTAAAACAGACGAAAATTATGAATGGCGTTATCTGAGGATCCCGCATATCTATACGTTTTCCATGGAAAAATGTCTGATAGTACACAAACGGGTATTGTTTGAAACCGAGGAAGAGGCAAAAAGCTTTATAATCGAATATGAAAACTTTTGTGGGCCTCTTGACTCGATTTGTCCAAGGTATAATCGTGGATCAAAAATAGTGGATGACAACATCAGGTCAAGTATGTTCCTGTACTTGGATTATGACATTAACCACAACAAATTTTTGGTGGACAATAATTTGTCAAGCGAAGACGAATTTACAAACCACAACAAAAAACTTTTCTCGGTTGCCCTGCTTGGTGGAAGGCTTGTTTATGTGAACCTGACGGATGTTGTTGGATACAACATTGATGGGGGGAAAATGCTTCCGTATTTTATGTGGAGCGAAGACCTCGACCGTTTGGTTGCTATGTCATACGACAGCCCGCTACTTCGAGAGACCGTTTATTACAAAACCAAACAAAGGGAAGGATTTTTCAACAGGCTGTTTGGTATCAAAGAAAAAATTGCCACAAAATTCAGGGGGTATTATATTAAACATACTCCAACCTTCCTAGAAGATCCATTAAGCTTTACGGGTGACACAAGGATGTGTGAATTTATACGTTGTGCCTACAAGTTTAAGGATTTTAAGGACTATGAGGGGTATGGTCTAACGTGTGGGTACGAAGGTTTTAATGAGTCGGTACAGACGCTTTATACGGACATAGGAAACCTTCAACAATTATTGACCAACATTCAGCTATGTGAGCGTTTTAATTCATCCGAAGTAATCTATAATAGTTGTAGGATATATGCGGCCATGGGACAGTCGGGTGGTTGCCATATAAACCAAGAAATTAGTTACTACACAAAAAACTTTAGTAAGCCCGTCAAGGAGCATGGTATAAAGTTCATTTTTGATGTTGGGAGTCCTAGATACAAGGATGTCTGTTCGGGCAAGCAAGGCATAAACACAACAGGAGAACTAGATTTCAAATACGGCACCGAGGCATATCTGTACAGGGACACTCTTGACGAGCTGTATAGAATTATTGACGAAAAAAAATTTAATATATTACAATAAAATTTAATATATTACAATAAATTTAATATATTACAATAAATTTAATATATTACAATAAAATTAAAATTATGATAGACAGGATATATTCTAGCCATTGGATGTTTATGGTGTTTTTCTTATTATTCATGAGCAACCCAATGTTCTTGGGTGTCAATAGTGATTGGACATTAAATAATGTTTTTTGGGTATGTATGATCGTAAACATCATTTTTTTTATATACACACGGAACGAATGGAGGAATAATCTAAGACCCGAAAAGCGAATAGTAATAGTTAAGGCCATGGCTAGTATATCCATTGTGTTTTCAATAGGATTTATTTGTTATAGCATAATTCATTTACCTATTGCACCACTAGGACTATACGTTTTTATACCCTTTACTTTTGTGTATTATATGATATATCATGTGTGTCTGACATGGGATATATTTAAAGCGAATATAACATATGCTCATGGCAAGATATTTATAATTTCATGTTTTCTTATTTGTTGGTATATATTCAGGATACGTTTTTTCTTTCCGCCCTTTGAATACAAGTCAAGCCTGATTTTTTCAATACTAAATATATTATTACTTCTTTTTTTGATATATCCTATTACATTGGTACCACCAAAAGAAATAGAACTGATTGATCATTTGGTCGAGTAATCATTAATGAAATGTTAAAAATTATCAAAAGGAGCCCAATAATTTGGTTTATAACTCTTGTTGTTGTAATATTGTTCTAACAAAAACAAACAACATGTCTTTAAAGGATTTAATCAACACAGGCAATCACAATAATATTATCCTTGCCTTTACATTGGCAAAGAGTAATAATACTGCGATTATTGGAAAATGTAGACCGTGTTTCGGGCTTCTGTTGTATGTCCTCATGCAACACCATGACAACCATACCATGGATTGGAAGATATACAGAAATTGTTTTCTGTATTTAGAATATGACAAACAGATCCTTGGGCAATTGGTCACTATCGGTTTTGATGCAGAGGTTAGATACAAAAACAACTCAAAACGAAAGACTGACCGTGTTATTTTGGTGAATTGTACCGATTTTATCGAGACAATCTTTAATCTAGTAACTGTTGAGGGGGATATTGTCGAATACAGGAGGGGTTTGTTTGGATATAGAAACTATAACAGCAACAAGTTTATTGCTGTCAAAACAACATTTGAAAAACACATTTAGTATAAAAATATTATGGCAAAATTTGAATTGGTAGGGAAAATCACGATTTCTGTTTATACAACAGTAGAGGCGGACACCTTGGAAGAGGCTATTGCGAAACAAAAAATCGAAAGACGTAGTGTTGAAATGTCGCATACGACAGATACCAAAGAGCAAGAAGAAGAGGTTTGGGTTTATGAGGAATGTATGGACGGTGAGGTTTATGGTGTTCGTAAAGCCTAATTTCATGAACAAGATATTGATAGTATTGGTGTCCATGGAGTTTATGAAGAAAGCGATATGTAATACTAGAACTTCACATACGGGAACAAAAGTTGGATTATTTTTTATATAAATATTTTCAAATTAAAACACAACACCAAAATGTACACACTAACGACAAAGGATAAACAAGAATTATTAGATCAAAAATCAGTTTCATTATATGGAACGATACAATACGTCACACGAGAAGATGTGTCGGTGGTATCTGATGCTATTGATTGGTTGACAGAAGATACACTCATAACACTTATGTCTTACGGGACTGTTTGTGTTGAGTGGGAATGCTACGGTGACTATACGTATGCAAGAACTTTGTATATCGAAACGAACGAAAAGTTTCATACAGAGCCGATGGGACTGATGCTGCTGATTTTTGATTTAAACCTAAGAGAATTTACGGAAATTAAAAAAGATACCATTCGTTTGTACAGTAAATAAAAATATGAGCAACAGCAAAGGAAGAAGGCTTTTTCGTGAGTACGCCCAAAACAAGGGTAAAGAAGCAAAGGAATTTATACAAATTAAAAAAGATGGTTATGGATATACAGATATCCTTGTCACAAAAGACAATAATGGTCAGTTGGAAAACACGGATCTTAACTATGAAAACATGCTCATTTGGGCAATAAAAACAAATAGAATATGCCAACCCAACAAGAAAATCTAGAGGAATTTAATACAGGAAACGACACACTTGATTGTTTCTGTATTTTAATGGCAATGTCAAAGGCAGACATTAGCCTTGGCGAAAATCAGACCGAGCGTATTATTAAATCGCCTCTTATTGATGTGAGACTCTTACATGATGTTTGGTCAGAAAGCTCACGTGGGAACTTTAGAGACCGCAATGGTGATATTATTAAACTCCCTGCAAATATTCAATTACTGATGTTTCAACGCTTCCTTATAAAGGCAGAGCAGGACTATAAGGAGCAGAACTGTCCCAACCCCACTGATTTGGACAGGTACCACACACCAAGCTCACCACACAGACACAGATTGGATTGTGAGTATAATGTAAACGATAATCATGAGTTGTCATGGCTTTTAAGCAGCATTATGTTTGACCACGAAATCATTAATAATCCACAAACCAAGTCGATTAGTCTTCACGCAATCATGAGTCGTTCACAGGCAGGGGACATTAGATTCAGGTCTGAAAACTATGCGGTTCCTAATAAGGTGCTGTGTAAAATCAGCGAAAGGCTAATTCGTGATGGTGTGTTAAAAACAAATCCATATACATGAACAAAGAAGAAATGCAAGTAATAATAGGGAATAAAACGCCCCTTCCATCAACACCATTCGAACGTGTAGGGTCAGAGGCCTCGATCGAACATGTGGCAAGATATGTTGAATGGTTGAATGCAGAAAAAATTGATTTCTTAATGGGTCTCGGCGAGTTGTATGTTGAATGGGACGACGAGGACAAGAAGTTTGCGTCATTGTTGCATTTTAGAATGACCAAAAATTTAAGTGCATGGTGGGTTGTGATAAATCTTATGTTGTTTTTTGATGATCTTGGTTTAATATGCAAAGGGAGTAACACAGACGGTATTGTTTGGCTCTATGGAGAAACGAAATGTGAGTATGTCATTAAGGACAATCCCGAAGCAACCAAACTTTGCAATGTCATATGTCGGAGGTTTTTCCTTGACGACAAGACTACTATTATGCATGGAGAAGGTTTTTCTAAGTGTCTTTACGAGTCTGCCCAAATGATAAAGAATCCGAACACTGACCGTAACCTTCTTAATGAGATATTGACGGCAAGCACAGTCGGTTGGGTCATGAATAAAAAAGGTGATGTTGTGGAGATCCCTTCGGTATTATCTACCTATATTTTTAATATTTTATCAGAGGAAGGAATAATAGAACGTTAACACATATAAAAATAAACAATCATGAAAATAGTCATAAGCAAACGCAATAACGATCTAGTAAATGCATGTAGGTCAACGGATATTAACTGCCTAATCGAGCACTTTAATGATGGTGTGTCTCCAAGTATAGTGTTCAAAGATTCTGATGTCCCACATCTCATACGACGAATCACACGGGTTTATATGATGTGCGTGGATTCGGAACATTTTTTGGATATGCTTTTTGAGGCCTCTGTCTGTAGATACTCCCACCTTTTGGATGATGAACGTTGTAAGCAAGACACACAACTTGGTAAGTTGTATTGTCAGCTATATTTTTGGATGTTAAAGTTGGAGTCTATTGACTATGACACATTTATTGTCGGGGAACACAATGCCATTTTTCTTGACACGCAAGACAATTCCCTAAGAACTGCATGTAAAGGTCGTTTTGATTCGGGCTTGGGGATTATTGACTGTCTCATTAAGGATTGGAAGATCTATTGTGATGTTAGTGTGGATTTTGAGCCACAATGGATACCCAACATCATTGCCCGTATACAAAAAATATATTTAGATGTTGTTGGACAAAAACACTTCATGTCTGTACTAGAACAATCCTACTCAGACAGACACAAAAGCGGAGGAGGTTCGTGCGATGATCGTTGTAACGGAAATTCCGAGACCGCCGTCAACTATTCACACCTTTTGTTTTGGGCAAAAAAGTTGAGATGGTTAGGAGAGAATTGTTTTGTTGTTTTGGAAGAGGAGAACGTTTAATGTATCATAGCAAAATAAAACCCAATGGTAAAGATGTATTTTAAGGGAGGTTCAGGAATTGTGGCTCCTGTTGATTTTAATGGAACACCAATCAAGGAAGGTGACATATTAACACATTGTTGGTTCGAGAATGATTATACATCTTTCTTTGAGCGTCACACAAATATACACACACCGCAAGAAATCGAAAAAGAGGTTCATAAGCCCTCCGTGGTGGTCAGGTTCGACAAAGAAAAATGCATATTCTATGGAGAAGGAATCACACAAAAACTCTATATGCACGACTTTAGGTTTAAGTGTGCAAAAATAGTATAGTATGTATGCGGAAAAATATATTCAAGTAATTTCAATGTTTACATGTACAGAAATGCCACTTTCGATTGTTGATGGTTACCTTTCAGGAACCGATGATGGTGCTCAGGTCATAGTGGACGAAATTAATAAAACATTAAAGACAGAATTTTATTGGTGTACAGGTATCTCGATCCTAGAAATTGTTGAGCACTTGGTAAAGGAATCAATAGACAATGAAAACATATAAGATGAAAAACCTAAGCAACATTATAAAGGATTGTACGTCCATGTTACATTACACAGCAACAAAAAGGTTGGCCAATGACGGATTTAATCAAGTCGGATACGACAAGCATTACACCTTCTTAAAATTGGGTAAATTGCTTGTTCACATATATGTATTTACGGATTCTATTGTGGTTAAAAAAGAATGTATGTCGGTAGAGGGCGAAAGTAAAACATTCTGCCGTGTATTCAAATTGAATGTCAACAATTTCGATGATGTGTATGACTTCGACGATGTGTATGATTCTGTGCTCGAATATATTGAAAAACTTGTAAAAGAAAACAGCAAGGGATGTGTACAATAATCATTAATCTAAAGCCTGAAATGGCAATGGAAGTATTGAAAGGCAAGGTTACCGACATATTCCGTAAAAGACATCCAAAGGAGGTGGTCACAAAAATATTGGTATATGTGCCCTACCCTGTTCGTAAACTTCTCATGATATTGGAGGTGTCTCCCCATAGAGTAGTGACGATGAAACAATACCACACCAACAAAACATTCGAAACAAATGCATTCGGTATAACCAAGGTTACAGCCCTTAAAAATCCGATTGGACTCGATATGTTGGGGCGTCTCTTAAAGTTTTGGGGGGTTCATGGTGTCGGTTTCGTTTACCTCAAGGACAGGCCCAATTTTGTCAAGTATTTAGACGACGAAGGAATCCTTAAACAGGCACCTGATTTCTTGGACGTGGTAAAACCAAGGATTAAGTGTAAGGCCACCACAAACAACGGTAATAATTGTCGCAATTATGCCAAGATTAATGGTTATTGTATGACACATGCCCGAATCGTGCTTGATTACCGTGACGAGAATCGTTGTAGTGCAGGAACATGTACCCAATACAGATTTCAGGAGCACGATGTTTGTTTGTCGCATCTTGGACAACGAACCCGACTAGAGGAAGAACGTAGGCACGAAGACAACCTACTCAATAACGACAAATGCCTCATACAAACTTTTTTCGAGTTTTCCTATTATGAAATGTTTCATGTAGAGGAAGATTCAGAGCTTAGGGAAATTGGCATCTATGATCAGGATATCAAATACCTAAAAAACGAGATGAGAAGTTTTACGTTTAATGAACTAGACGTACTATTTCTGACACCATTTTTGGACATGTATCCAAGGCTTGATTTGCGGGCTCGGTTAGAATGTTTTCTGAATGATCTGTTAAAATAAATATCTTTATCCTTGTGAGTTAAATAATTAATGACTATTTTGCAAAAAAAACATCAGAAATAAATAACATGAGCACAATAATACTTTCCATAAAAGAAATATACACAAACGCAATAGCATCAGGCGAAAAAGACCACGAGTTTCGTAGTCGTCTTCCTAGAAAAGTGCCACATACCATGATTGTTTATGTCACACATCCTGTGGCAATGATTAAATATGTGTTGTCTGTTGATAAACCCGTGGCGCACCCCAATCAAATACCATTGGGCGGTCTTGGTAACGATATTTTCAATGACGGGCTTAAAAGGGGCAAATTTGCCTATCCAATAACCAAGGTGTTTGAATTAAAAACCCCGTTGTCTCTAAAGGATGCCCGTGAACTATGCGGATTTAATGCCCCACAGGCGTTTACATACCTAGAAAAATATCCACGGCTTGAGAAATGGCTCATTGGTGCCGACATGAAAATATTAAACACAACAAACCCACAAAATGATAAAGACAGAGCAGAGCTATAAACAAGCAAAGAAGCACATTAAGAGCTTCCAAAGAAACCTTGATGGATTAGAACCGCTTACAATGAGCGATCTTGACTATGATTTTGAACATAATTCGATAAGACACGTGGTCTTGAAAATGGAGGCAGAGGTAGAACAATTCGAGACAGCTCTATCGGGCAAGATGCCACACATTGACAATCCTACATTGGAAAATCTACACGAGGTTCTTATTTTGTGCCGTATCGCCAAGGGGGTAAATATAGAGGACTTGGCAAAAGAAGCAAACCTGTCCACAGAAATGCTCATGGAACACGAAAGAGACAATTTCGAAAACTGTCCTTGGTGGGTTGTGCAAAATATCACAGATATTCTTGGGATTAAAATTAAAATTAAATTTGATGAGTGAAATAAAAACTATGAAAATATATATCCTTGAACAAACCGATTCCGATTCTGTTCCTGTTAATTACGCAACAAACGATTCAGAACTGCTCGCACTAAACAAAGCCTATATCGAAAGTTGTAATGTTTATCTTGTACAAAACCAAAAAATAAACCACCAAGAAGGTCTGATCGAATATGAATACGTAGAAGTTGCAGAATTAGAATTTGGTAATTGGTATGGCGCAACAATTAAATTTATCGAGCTCACAAGACTACCAAAAAAATAAAATTATGAAAATATATATTCTTGATCCAATGGTGACATGCGAAACGCCATTATCATACGCAACAAACGATTACGAACTTTTAACCCTCCACAAGGCTGTGTTTAAAAGATTGAGTGTTGGTGTTAGAAACCAAAAAATCAATCAGTCTGAGAAAACAGTGGAATTTGAAGGGACTGCCACGGTTAATGGCGATAATTGGTTCAGAGACACCACAAGATTCATCGAACTCACAAAAACAAACCAAGAGGTTAAATGGTCAACGCTTGATAGTGTGGATGGTAACCGATCATTAAGTCAGCACGGATTTATTGGATGTGATCGTGGTTGGGATCAATACGAAGGGAATAGAACTCTTTGTAGTAGTCAGGTTGGCGCAGACGACGGAGAAGGTGGAGGTATTTATGCAACTATGGACGGTATCAAGTCGGAATTGTTTAACGAGGACACCGCCTGTAAAAAATGTTTAAAAATTTATAATGAAAAATACAATGAGTAAGTCTATACGAGCAATCAAGCTAACCACACAAAACGGTGATTGGGAAGGGTTTTATGTTGACGGGATGTTAATTTCCGAGAACACAACATTGGGAGAGGGCGATTCTGACACTTTCCTTTGGGACATGGCCGTTAAATATTGCTTTACAAAAGAACAATATCTGTCTGAGGTTCTTAATGATTTTGACACAACAAACCTGTACGAGTGTGGAAATTTCCCTATCAACCTGTCGGAGCTCACAGGGGATTATATAAACAAGTAAATACTTAAAATGAAAGAGCAAATATTAACAATTAAAAGGGTATTTTTTAAGGCAAAAATCGTTGAGATTGCCTTTGAAGAAGTTAAGGAGTCTTTGTGGTGTAAGTCCAATGTCTTAAATAAGGCCCTAGAGGATGCCAATCTATCGGACATTGTGTGTAACCATGGCTATGTTGGCCGAAAAACGAAATGGGTCTTGGGTGATGATTGGGAATTTGATTCGTTCCTTCCGACACCTGAATCATACACCAACCCGTTAAAGATAATGTTGCACGACAGCAAGTTTATGCAAAGTTTTGTTAAATGGGAGGATTCGGGCAAGAAGGAGTTCGAGAGAACTTTCCTTAAGATGGTCAAGCAAATTGCAGATTTTTACAATGCCCCACAGCCACTAATACAAGGCAAAGACGGTATTGTTATTGCAACGCTTTCGGATATGATGCTTGCCATAAACGAGTCGAATAAGGAGGTATTCCTGAAAGACCTGTGTGGGTTTTTGACTAGCGTTAGTGCCATGAAATCAAACTTGCCCACCAATGCTGCCACACTAACAACAACACACTACGATTGGAACGAAAGTGGCGACAACAGTCTAAAAGTAAACAATTGTGGTGTTGTGGATCTATGGAAGTACAAAAAACTTTCGACACAATCCCTGTTGTTTCTAGACCGAATCTCCTTACACCTAGAATCCGTTAAAAAAGACGGTAGGTACGAAACGTTTGGGTCTGCCTTGCGAACTATGGGGATTGTACCATACACAACAAGAGATGGTGTGGATGAGCCTGTGCACATACATAGTGATTCTGACGATACAATTGTAGAACGAATCATGGAGTATCACAAGGTGAACGAATTGGTTGTGCCTAAAGTAACCCGTGTGCTGAACATTGAACAGGCCGCAATCATTGAGTTGTTGGCACAATATATGAACACATTCCCCTCGGAACGATTGAGTGCTGTGTTGTACCAAAAAGACATTTTGATTTGCGAGGAGGACACCATGAACCTTCGTGACATCTCAAAAGACAGCGACAACGAAATACTTTCACGTATTGTAAAAATAAAAAACTTAAATTTTGAAAGTTATGAATAACGAAAAAAACAGCCAAATGGAAATATTAGGACTTGTGTCCTTGTATTTGGCACGATACCCGTCAAACCGATTTGGACAGGCGTTGTATAATTTGGACATTATGCAGTTTGACGGGATTTTTGATGCCCATGGACTACAGAAATTGCGTGTTATTAAATCCGACAGCGACGAGGACGTGGTCAAACGTACGTTGGTTGCATCAGAAAAATTCGGGTTGACACCAACACTTGAAATTAGTCCGATACCCGTCCATCAAAAAATACTTGATAAAATTGAAAATGCGATCAAAAAATATCCCAATCTTCCATTCGTGGAAATCTTACACATGGTAAATATCCTTGCTGTTTGCACGATTAAAGAAGATGGCGAGGACGTTTTGTACCAACTAGACATTCATGCCAAGGAAGACAACGCAATCCTAAAAGGGGCCTACTATGTATAAGGTAATCAAATAACAGTCAAATAAACTATGCGCTCAATATCAGTATGTTATACTGTATTGGCGCATTTTTTTGTTGGACAAATCAAATAAGAATCAATAACAATCGGTTTTATTTTGTGGTTTGGTTATTTTGTACTATTATTGTGTATGAAAAAAATAAAATGTAAAGACTTTGGGATTTATAGAATCCAAGGTGGCAGAAAATACAACAGGTTCTTTTGGGAATTCTTTACAAGAGCAACACAACAGACAGAAAGTGATTATCGTGATTATTACGGTTGGGGGGCTATAGACTGTGCTGTTGCCGAGCTAGAGTATGACCACAATATTTATATCGACATTAACTCCATGGGATTTGGTGGTAGAATCTTTTATATACCAAAAGAAAACCAAAACGCATTGTGTATACTAAAGGATGTTGTTCTGTCGCATTCTACTAAACACAAGCAGTACAAAAAAACTTACTTACCCGTCGGTCAGGGTTGGGATTGTAGAGAAGAAAAAAGAAAACGTCAGATAGAACTGTATGCGGCTATAAAGGACAAAAGGATTGATTACTATTTTTGCAAAAACCAAAAAAAATGATAAAATTCATCGTACACACCGACACATATTCAGGGAACTTCACACGTCAACTATGTGCCTATGTAACAGGACATCTTAGAGAATGTGAAAGAGGACACGAATATGTCAAAAGCGAAACTACAGAAATTTTTAGGGGGTATGTAGAGACTGTAACAGACGACCGTAACACACACACACCTGTTTTGATTCATATCAACCCGTCAATGACCAATGTCTCGGGAATGATTTTCGACCCCAAAGACAAAGACCAACTAAACTTGGCCATAGAGAAAGGAATTGAGGGGATTAGAGACTATGACCTCAATCCTGCCATGGAAAGGCTCGCTTTCTATAAGGGCACCAAATACCAATACATCGACAGGATCAAAAAAGAAATCGTGGGTATTGGAAAGAAAATAGAAAAATATAAGACTGCACATGATGTTCCTTCGGGTCGTGCCTATGCATCGGTTTGTATTTTCTTTAAGGACAACATTCCTCAACACAAATTGGAGATAGCAAAAACCTTGGCGGGAGAGTTTTTCGAAAAAGATGAATTCGACGAAATAAAAATGCAAAATATCGAGATTGTTAGAGATGTAGAGGTTGGTACAGATGGAGTCGAAGAAATCTACAACAACCCGCCACATGACGTCATTGAATCCGAGCTTGTTGACAAAACGATCGAGTTTAAGGATGTTGTTTTTGAGCCACGAATTGAGGTTAGACAGTGTAATTCCAACAAGGCCGAATACAAAGTCTCAATAACACTTCATGAGTGTAACTACTTTGAAAAAATACGAGTCCTGAATGCTCCTGACGGATGTGTTAAAGTATACGATGGGTGTGATGGCTATAGAACCACTGTGACAATCGAAGACGAAGGCAAGAATGTTATCAACCAAAAACTTGCCGAAATTTTTGGGCAAGAATATACTCTTCCAAAGCGTGGCAAGGACAGTCTTATGTTCTCGGTCATGAAAGACAGCATGACCAAGGCAGGCTCTAAAGACGTAAGCGACGAGGCTGTTTTAGAAATCATTGACGAATTCTTTTCTCCAAAGGAATTTACACACCACATCCCTGAATCCGATCTTATGATGTGTGTTAACAGATTTTACATGGCAGGATTCGACAATAATATTGCACACCCATCAATGGACTATTTTAGACTCAGTTATAGACTCACCGTCACGGAGTTTATTGGAAAGTTGGACGAGGTCATTTCGAATAAAAAACTATTTGATATTGTAGTGAAAAATATAAAACGTTAAGGTTATGTTAAAAATCGGTATCTATACTTGTGGGTACCGATTTTTGATTACATTTGTAAGGTAATCATTACTAACAAACAAAAATAAGCATCATGAACAATTCTAATTTAGACATATTCAACAAAAGAATACAAAACGACACGAACTCAACAATGGATTTTAGAACGTTGATTTGTCAACTATACGATAGTGCCATAAAGCACTACCATATTAAGCTTGATACTACCTTAGCCGATAATACAGCTAGATACTGTAGGTTGGTTGGTATGAAAACAGCCGTATTAGCGTTAGGTGTAACAAAGGCTACTTATGACCAAATTGATAATATGGCAAAGACTCAAGCATGTGTAGACATCCAAAATTGTGATTCCTAATTGTCTGTATAACAATCAAAAATAAAAAAGTAAACCCTAAAAAATACACCACATTCCAAAAACTTTTTGTATATTTGTATATTCTTAATTCTAAAAGTATAAAAAATGGAGATTCGTCTTAAAAATATTGCATGTATCAAGGACAGCACCATAAAGATTGGCGGACTGACGGTCTTAACAGGGGAAAACAACACAGGCAAAAGTATACTAGGCAAGGTTTTATATGGTATACAAGCAGGTGTTTTTCAACAAAAACATGCCTATATATCCCACAAGGAAACTGTGATGACAATTCTTTGTAAGGAATTGGTTGTCTTTATTAGAGATTGTAGTTCCTATGACAGGAGACGTAGTGTGCGAAAAATATTCTCTCCAAAACATTATTTTGATGAGCTGATGTCAATGATTGATGAGCAAGACGCAAAAGTTTTTGAGGGATGGAAAGATAACATCTATGATAATGCAGCCAAATTCTTGGAAAGGAAAAATGACCTTGATATTGTTAGGGTAAAATTGGACAGCATGATCCACGCCCTAAAAATTGCCCCAAACAGAAGGGATGAACTAGTCGGATGTGTGGGTCGGAATTTATCGAATAACCTGCAAGGGAACATTAAGCACGACCGCAAAAAAGAGGCCCGTATTGTTGTAAGTGATGAACAAGGCGAAATAATAAATATTTCGGCTTCTGAAAATAGCCATATTGTTGATTCGGTGTCGTTGCGTGAGGATTATGTGTTTAATGCGGTTAGTGTGGTTGAGTCGCCTGTTTACCTACAATTAAGCCTCTCGGATACGCTCATACCCTACCAAGAACAGCTAATGACTATGTTGGTGGATGGAAAATATTATAAATGTCCCGAGGAAAGTGTTTGTGGCGACCATGATATATGGCTAGACAAACAAATAAAAAATATAACCTCTATTATAGGCGGTACTATTTCTTCTTGCCCAAAAGGGTTTGTGTTTATAAAAAACATGAATGTTGATGGTAAGCGTGGATTTAAGGACATCCCGTCAACTGCCTGTTCTCTTGGTGTCCTGACATTTGGCATGATACAATTGTTATTAAAGGGACATGGTATTGTAAAAAATGGAGTCGTGTTTATTGACACTCCTGAAGCCCATTTACACCCCAAGCAACAAGTAGAATATGCCAAGGTAATAGCCGAATTAATTAAATATGGGGTTAATGTGATATTAACCACCAATAGTCCCTACATGCTCAAGGCATTGGTTGAGTACACAAAAGAATGCCCGTCCAATTATTATTTTGCGACTCGTGGAGAGGGCGGTTGCAATATGGAAAATATCACATATAATCTAAACAAGGCATTTGTTTCGTTTGCGGAACCATTGCAGGATCTTGTTTGGTAAAAAATATTGTATAACGTTTTTTCAAAAAACAAAAAAATGAAAGTAAGAATACTATTCACGGTAAAAACCTATTCAACGTCAGAACAGGTAGTAAAAGATATCGACGTAAGCAATGCACAATTTAAATTATTGAGCAATACGGGCCGAAACACAGACAAGAAAGTAAAACGGTACTGTGAAACCACCTTCCCAATGGCAGACGAGGTATGGATAACATCCATTAAGCGCATAGGACAGTCAGGAGGCTCCAAGAACAACCAAGAAGATAGCACAAGTAATTGGAGTATGTGGGGTGTAGTAAAGGGGGTGTTAAAGCTGCCATTTTATGTATTAAGAACACTTTGGAGACTGTTCCTTTGGATCTTGCCTGCATAAAAAAGAAAATTATATTATACAGGGTCATCATACAGGGTCATTGTCCAACATGAACAATGACCCTGTATGATGTATTCTTTTCGTAAATTAAACCTTGACATTTATAATTTTGCCTGCTACAACCAAGCGATTGTCGCCATCAATTATTTTATAAATCACGGCACCTTCTCCGTGGGCATACTCGTCGATGTCATACCTAAACACAGAACCCTCAATGTTCCTGTATTGTTTGGTTCCTATTTCCATAATCGTGAAAGAAGGAACGGTATTTTGGATTGGGTTGTCAATAGTGGCGGTACTGCTGTCCCTTGGGTTCTTTTCTTCGTACTTGCGATTAAACTCGACCGAGTTTGTTAGGTCTTTGTTGTACACACCCACGATATCAACAACTTGCTTGACAGGGTATAACGTAATCTCGGCGGTACTAAAGCTCTGAATATAGACAGCCTTGTCAACCTGTACAATTGTTGGTGCATCAAACACGGCCTGCATCTCGGTGATGTTCTGTGTGATATTATTTATTAGGTTGTACTCCTCTAAATCAACATCAAATGTGACCCCAAACAAAGACGTTACGTCCGATATAAGTATAAACGAGGTCTTGATTATCGAGGCACCGTCCAATGTTGTTAAACGGCCTGTTATCGAAACCTCGATATGGTCTGTGGCACTGTTTAGGTTTGTTGGGTGATGGGTTATTGTGTTAAATGGTGCCAAGGAGTTTTCCACGAAAAGACTTGTGGTACCAACAGCACTATTTCCTATGTCATACTGAACCAACGACACCTCATAAATAAGCGAATTGAAGCTTATACCCTGTACCTGCAAATAGTCCTCCAAAACAAACCTTGTGTGTATCATCCTAAAGGTTACCTCACCATTGGTTTGTGACACCTCGATGTCGATGTCGTTGTTCTCGAATGACACCGCAATACTGTTCTCGTTGATTATTTCAGGAATAATCTTTGTGAATGTCAAGGCACTTTCCACAAACGGAACAATGCCTGTTGCAGGAAGCACACTATATTCGACAAAAAGGGCCTCGGGTGTGTCTGTTCCAAACAACAATGTGTTTATCTCAACAGCATCAGGAGCAGTCATGGACTGTAAACGGGCAATAGACAACAGTCTAAATTCTATTTCAGAATTATAGATAGTGCCATTAAGCACGATTTCTCGATCGCTTGCCACAATCTTAGGCAGCGTATAGTCATCATAAATATTAACAAGGTCTACGATACCATTGGAACCCCTGTACTGAATCGAAAGGTATTGGAGCGCATTTGTGGCAGGGTTGTAATTGAAACCGCTCGCAAACATTAGTTTGCACACAATAAAATCTAGGTTGCTACTCAGGGGTGACACCACAAAATTACTCAGCTCGGCATCATTATGAAAATTTGGGGCAAAATGTGTGTCAGGATAATAATTGGGAGTCGGGCTAAGGATTACCTTGTCGGTTCCGTTAAGTGTATTGGGGATATATCCGATGCTATTGGTGCGCTCCTCTATTTCACCGTCCTCGAATAGTAATTGCTGACGTGTATTGCCGTATTGATTCAGGTATAGATTTGTCGTGTTAAGATCCACACTATTGATGTCGTCACTTAAAATCAATAATACATTGGGTGCTAAAACTATTTGTTGCATAATATATGGTTTAGTGTATGTACTTTTTTGTACATATATTTACAATAACTTCTATTAAAAAAATATTATGACACGTGTACAAAGACCCTCAATAAAAAATAAACCAATAAGCGAATCAACAGACTTTCCAAGCTTCTATGGCATTGATGACATGGTTACCTTTATACCCATGTTCCGCCATCAAGAAAAATATGGCATTGTTTTAAATTATGGCATTGGTAGAATTGTTGCCGTAAGATTTACCAAGGCAAAAGTATTCTACGATATCATAGGCGACTATCATGGAATATTATTCGACAATGTGGACTCCAATAATCTCGAGTACCCTACCGAATATCTGAATATTCCCGACCAACAACCATTTCCCGAATGCGAAAGAGTGTAATAATTTTCAAATATTTTCTTGGTACTGTAACGAAAATTGTGTAGTATTGTGTTGTTACTAGCACACAATTTAAATTTGTGGCTAATTATTTAGTCAAATAAAGCCCATTTTTGTAACAAATTGTTACTATTTTTGTTACGGACTGAGCCACAAAGTATTACTATGGAAAATAAAGAAAACATATTCGCCCTGTTAAGAACTTGTGATGTTGCCAATATTAACCTAGCAATGGTATTGGACAAAGGGAATGGCGGAAATGTCTTTCGATACCTTGAGGATGATTTTAAGGAAATGTTAGACACAATCAAAAGAGAGAAGTCATTGGATACTGAATCTGTGTGGAGGTTTCTATTTAAATCGGTCGGATTGGTAGAGGATTATGGCAGTATAACATACATACCAAAAAATATTGGGCTGTTACAGAACCTTGAAATTGTTGCCATTAAACAGTGTAACATCGAAACTATTCCTGAATCGTTTTTTGAACTCAAAAATCTTACAGAAATAACTATTAGTTATTGCAATCTGAGAAGTATATCTGAAGGGTTTTCGTGCCTCACAAAATTAGATTATCTTAATTTAAGTGATAACAACATCGAACGCATACATCCGAAATTTAACGGCCTTAAAAAATTGGAATTTCTTAATTTGTCTAACAATAACATTAATCATATTCCTGATTGTATCTATGAAATGTCTACGTTATGTACATTATTTTTGGGTAATAATAACATTACGACAATATCTAATAAAATAGAAAATTTGTCTTCGTTAATGTGCATATCCTTGAGAGAAAACAACATAACAACACTTCCTACATCAACAAATGCTTTGGATGTGCTTAAACAATTTTTCACCATAACAGACTAAAACATGAAAAATAGAAACCAACCAAAAGACTTATACACAACACGAAGAAGGTTTGAAACTATAATGTACGACAAATTTGTCGAGGCCAACATGTATGACGACGACAAGGTAGAAGCAATCGAAGCCCATGCCATTGCCAAAAAGATTGAAAATGTTTACGAAGACATGGATGCCTATATAGAACAAGAAGATTACGAACTAACATTTTCCGAAGCAGTAGAAGTGTTATTCGAAAATGGGTGTGTGGTAATAAGAGGCGAAGACTTTAAAGAAGGCGTTTATATTTTCAGCCGTGACAGTGTGTTATACACAAAAGGTAAGGATTCTGCTCCGATATTGTTTGTGTTGTCTAGAAGAGACTTTGAACAAAAATGGAAATGTCTAAGCACGACCGAGGCATGGAAATTAAAATAGTCTACAGACCTTCTTTATGTTTTTCCTTGGCCAATTGCTCGACCTCGGAGTCCTCATATCTTTTGTGTGACACAATGGTAATCTGTTCGACATCAAAAACGGCATATTCATAGCCGATCTCGGGCTCTTCTTGATTAAGGGCAATAACCGCATCATAGTCACCCTTTCTTGCACGGGCTAGTACTTCCTTTGACATGTCGTCTGTCGTCCTGATAAACATAGGATTTTCGATGTCTAGGCGGCATGTGATTACACATGGCGTGAATGGTTCATAGTCCGTTGGTAGTCCGTCGGCAACTAATTTATACATAAAGGCATTTACCTTGTCTATGAGTCTTGAGTATACCTGTGCGGTGTTTTTTGACGAAGAGAAATGTAGTGCAACCTCATCGGCTTTCTTGTCTGTTCGTTCTCCCTTAAATTCTGTGGAAAATTGGTCAAACACCTTTGGTGTTCCGTGATATACCTCCACGTTTTTGTACGGGACTTTTGGGATTGTTTCTACGATTCTTCTCATGTTATGCCTGTACTATTCTGATTGAAGAAAAATGTTTTGAGGTTGCCGTAAGCCGAACCAACTTTCTTTGGGTGGCAGTATACTCGGCGATCTCAAAATCATAAAACTTTATACTGTCCTCGCCATCTGCAAACAGAATACTGTCCTCGCCAATCGAAATTTTAACATCATACATCTTTATACAGGCACAGGCATTTCCTTCGATGGAGGCCTCTATTTTTAGGTTCTTTCCGACCAATTGTTCCATGTCTGCCACGGATTGGAGCGAGTCGTCTGTCAACCCCTCAACACTTTCGATTATGCGTCTCATTTTTAATGATTTTATTGTTAATATTGTATGTACCAATGTTCGGGAGGAGGTGTTCTTACTCTACAACCAATCTTGTATCTGTCGTTTAATGGCAGACAACGCCCAAGCATCACCACTCGAAATTTCAACATGGTGCTGTTTGATGTAGTCTTGAACCATTTTAGAACGCTCTTTAGTCCCTTTTTTAGACTTAATCACTGTATCGGTTTTTGTATTAACACCCTTCGATTTTTTCATATTTAATTATCTTTAATCTTTGCTAAAAAATGCCACGTTTAGCTCCTTGGTACTTATGATTATATACAACATGGTCGTTTTTTAGCATACCCAACTATCGGGTTTTGACATTTATAGTTGGGTATGCTAAAACATAATGTTTGTTACTACTCTCTGAATAAGAATTTATATAGACGGTCTTTGAAAACAACATCCGTAAAAAGAGCTCGTGGTGAATCTTTACCTGTTATACTAAGAGCATTATAATCTATGTTAACAAGACCATTCAAGGATAACTTGATATCACCCCCACGTGTCTCAATCCATAACTTACCATTTTCTAATACTGCATAGACAGAAGCATCGGTTGTATATGAAAACACCTCGTCACTCTTTGATGGATTTGGTGAATTGTAAATAAAAATTCTCATTTCTCTTTTTGTGCCATTAATCTCTCTCAATAGCTCATTGAAATCCGTACTCCTTGTTGATTCGTTTAATGATTTATATACTCTTCTCATAATTATATTTTGTTGTTAACGTTATATGCACCATAATTTAAACTATCGCACATGTACTATTGGTTGATTTATTCAAGGATAAAATCGTATTACTCCTCAGATTTCTTTTTCTTCTTTTTCCTTTTAAGATATGCCTTGTGTGACACATCCCCAATATGGGCTGCAAAATCTCCGCTCCCCTTATCACTGTCGGATGTTGTTTTTGTGTTGCCTGTTGCAGTCGGGTTGGGTGATGTTATTTCACCAATCCCGACCAAACCTTCAGGAGCCACGCTATCATAGCCACCATCTTCTTTTACTTTACTTTTTTTTTACTCTCGGGTTCCTCGTCTGTGTATTCGTCCTCTACCTCATTCCAAAAGTCGTCAATCAAGTCCTTGGGAATTTTACCCACCGACCCATACTCTTTGTACTTTGGAGTCTTCAATTTTTTGTCAAGAAATGCCTGATATTCTTTTTGGGTACCTTCGTTTAATAGATTATTACTGTTAACGTATTTATTAATATCCTTAAGGGTTTCTATATTATTAACCTCAAAGGCATATCCCTCCCAAGATACCGCCCAAAATTGTTTTGTGTCTTTATCGTAATATAGGTATTTTAACAAGTACGCCTTTGCAATCCAAGGACTCATCTTGATTTTCTGCATCCCTTTTAAAATACGCTTGGCTTCTTTGTTTGGCGCAGCTTCCTTGACACTCTTCTTATTCATAGACTTCTTGGCAATCGCAATAATAGCGGCATCATCAATATCAGGATTATCTTTTTTAATCCCTGCAATCATATCGTCTACTTTTTCTTGTTTGTAATTGTCGCCATGTATTTTTTTGTACATTTTAGTAATTGCTTGTTTTGCGTCGATGTCTTTGGCTTCGTTTTTACCTTTCTTCTCGGGTTCCTCGTCGGTGTATTCGTCCTCTACCTCATTCCAAAAGTCGTCAATCAAGTCCTTGGGAATTTTACCCACCGAGCCATACCCTTTGTACTTTGGAGTCTTCAATTTCTTGTCAAGAAATGCCTGATATTCTTTTTTTGTGCCTTCTGCAAACACCTCGTATCCGTCAATAATATCCAACATACTGTTTAGGTTTTCAATCAGTGCCTTTGGTAAAAGAGCAACCGAATTATACCCCATCAAACGGGCCTGTCGTTCTGCAATTTCGCCATATTCGGCAATTGCCTCATCAACTGTTTGGTTGGATGTGTTTTTGAGGCGGTTCATAATATTACGAATATTCTTGAACGGAAGAGGAATTCGTATCACATCCACCATTTGTTCGGGATCAACAACATTTCCATAAATCCAAGAATGGTGTCCGTCCATTAGGCGGTCTTCGTGGTCAATAAAATATACACGGTCAAACGGGTCATATGTCTCGTCATGAACCATACCCTTAACCTTTTCAACATTAAATTCTTGTTGTGACGCCTTTAGATTCTTGATCTTCATTCGACTTTTCTTGGCATCCCACTTAAACATCATGTGCTTAACCGTGGCAGGAATATCGTTTATCTGTGGAAGATAGTCTCGATTGTATCCTAGGTTGTTGTTTTTTGCCTTGGTTACAAAGTTTTCGATTGATGTGGTGTGCATCCCTTTTGTGATGTCCAAAACACTGTCATCAAATACTTCCCAAATATTTTTCTTATTAGATTTCATTATTGTTGTTCTTTTATTTTCGTTTTTTGGCTTTAATAATCTTGAGAATATACCTAAAACACCGCTAGGTTTAATATTTTTGTTGTTATTATACTTTCCTTTCCATAAACCAAGCCCACTGCTTCCATCAAAAACCATTACTGTATCATAGTCGGATCGTGTTACTACTAAATCCCCCATCTCAAACGAGACATGGGCATACACAATAGGGGCATAGTTATTATCGAAATAACTTTTAATTTCTCTAGCTATACTATCATACTTCTTGGGTAGTAGAACGCCATCCATTCCGTAATCGCTGTCGCTTAGGTCGATACCATACGATTCGTATATACGCATAACGTGATAATTTGCGGATGGCAGTCCTTTTATATGAAATATATCCACAATCTCTTGGTCGGTATCAATTATTGCTTTGGTGATACCTTCTGCGTCTTTTCTTACAATAAATCCCCCACCCTCACTAACATACCGCAGGATGAAGATATTATTAGCCTTTTTGGTAAACATTTCCTTCATAATCTTTCGCCAAACAACCTTTCCGAATTTAGGCAAATATTTATGATTTTTAGGAAAAATTTTATTGAGCTTTTTTTCAAGGTTAGGGTATCTACTAACACCCATCCTTTCGGTTATGTTTTTCATTATTGTTGTTTTAAGTATATTTTAATCTGACTTGTAGTATGTACAAACCACAAGACCACGAACAACAAACGGTTTTTTGCGTTTATTAGATTAATACATCACCATTATTATATATAGAACAAATGTTAGACCATTATACACTTAAGAATATCCTTGTCTTTGACATCGAAACAGCATCAGGAGAAAAATCCTACAACGACCTAAGCGAGTCCATGAAAATGGCTTGGAAGCATAAACATTCGCTCATAAAGGAAGAGATTAGTCTTGAGGCCTCCTACGAGAAGTTTGCGGCACTGTACCCCGAATTTGGACGGGTGGTGTGTATTTCGTGTGGTGTGACACTGAGCATGAAGGATGACGATGGAAAGCCTCGGAACAAGGTTATTACAGTTAAGTCGTTCTATGGGGATGACGAGGTAAAAATCCTGACAGATTTCGCAAAGACCATTACGGAATTTGACACCAAAAACCGTTCGACTTACCTATGTGGGCACAATATCAACAAGTTCGATATCCCGTTCCTTGCAAAGCGTATGGTTATTAATAGGCTTCCTATTCACAAAAAACTGTCCTTTGTTGGATTGCCACCATGGAAAATTGATTGGTGTATCGACACGATGGATGCATGGAAAATGGGCAATTTCCAAGGAGCAGAGTCTATTAAGGTATTGGCACCCGTTTTTGGAATCGAAACCCCAAAGGATGACATCGACGGGAGTATGGTATCAAACGTTTTTTGGAATGAGAAGGGCGGAGATGTTCGCATTAAGGTATATTGTGTCAAGGACGTGATTGCAACCACCAAAATTTTGTTGGCAATGCGTAACGAGTCTATTGAATTGGAACATAATATCGTTAATTAGGGCAATATGGTGTCTTAACAAAACATTAACATTTTTGGCTTAGGTGTTTTGATGTGGATGTTGTATATTTGAATATAATTATTATTCACATAAAACTATTTATTATGAATTTATTCAAACCAACACCCATTGGCACACAGATTACCCGCCACAAAAAAAATATCAAACAACGCCAACTAGTACTTGACAACCTAGACGATAAACGGAAGCTTGTTGTAGACGAGTTTGATTTGTACAAAAACTCGAACAACACGTGCGTCAACACATTTAAAAAATTAGAGGCAAAGATGGAGAAAATCGACAAAAAAATCGGCAACACCGAGGAAAGGGTTGATGGTTTACATTATGAGTTGGCAACATTGCTTCAGATGAAAAAAAAAGGGGTGGCGGCTGTCAGAAAAACCGACTACAAAAAATAAAAATACCACAAAAAAATACTGCCCCAAATCAGGGCGGTATTTTTTTGTTGGTATTAAGTCCATTATTGTCCTTTGTACATAGACTATTAACCAACAAAACACAAAAAACAACGAGACGTGTTCAGAGAATAAATGAAGAAGCCTATGAGGTGGACAACAAATATAAATTACACACATCACTACAGGAGTTTATGGACGAGTGGTCTATAGATTATACATGGAAAGGTGCCCTTGAAATGATGCTTGGGAATGGTCTTAGCCTGATTGAGATTAATGGCTATGGATTCGACCAAAAATTAATTGCTGACTATGAGGTTATGTATGTTAGACAGCGTTTTGATTTTCATAAAAGCAATGAACGGGGCGGGTCTGTATTCCAAACCTACAACAAGGAAGCCATTACAAGTGTCGCTTTTGACCACAAAGGCAGAGACCTTGTTTTCGTTATTGAGCTTAAAAATAAACTCACGATTACGGCATATGTAAACAAAGACTAGTCTAAACTAGTCTTTGTACTTTTTGTTTGTGGAATGTCGGACTTTATTTGGGTATAGGCTGCCGTGAATGCGGCAGTTAGACTTGGTATAAATGCCAATATTGTTGGTGCCAATGCTGCCGTGTACGGGCTAGGGCTTGCACTTGCTGCCAACTTTGTTGCAAAACTAGTCAATTCGTTAACCACGGTTTGTATCAGATCAGCAATTGCATCATGCACATCGGCATTTTTTGTTCCTAGTGTTGCGGGTTCGGCAGACTTGTTTTCGGTTCCCAAGGAAACCATGTCCTTTAGGATGTGGACAACACGACCATCGGCTTCTAGTCGTATCGTGTTGTCCACTCCAATCATAAATTTTGCCGTCTTAGAGCCTTTCTCTAGCTCAACCACAAATCCGTCAGACTCAAGATAGCGAACCGTAATAAAGCCGTCAGAACCGAAATCCTCTAGGTTTTTATACAAAAGAACTGCGGCAGATTCGTAATCTCCGTCAGGAATGGCGGCCTCGTTTATGTAGTGCCCCCCTGCATACCACACAGGATGATAAATACTGTTCTTGATAAACGTGCACACAACCTCGGAACCCACAGAAGGCAGGTCATGACGGTTGCGTGTCACATAACTAGGCAATGCCCAAGGGATTAAATCCTCGTCCAATTCATCATACCATCCACGAACCCGAACCTTTATGCGTCCAATCTTTTTTGGGTCTGTGATATCAATAACCTCGCCTAGAAACTCTTCCATGAAATTTTACGATATGTACAAGATTAAAAATCCTTTATTCGCTTTATGTATTTGTCACACACCGAGGTTTTTGATAAAGACTCCATAATGTCTTTGGTATTCTTGAATGTATTTCCGTGTATTACTATAGTCCTTAGTCCCGAAACACGACCAATTGATTTCGGTAAAACATACAGTTCATTGTTTTGGAGCAAAAGTTCCTTTAGATTGGTCAGGTTCCCGACCTCCTTTGGAAGTTCCCTGATACGGTTGTTGTCAACAAACAGATCCTCCAAGTTTTTAAGGTTGCAGATCTCGTTTGGTATTTCCTTCAGTAGGTTGTTTGAAAGAACCAATCTTTCTAGCGACTTTAAATTACCAATTTCCTTGGGCAGACTAGTGAGTCCGTTGTTTGCCAAATTAAGCCATGTTAGATTGGGTAATCCACATAGATCAATTGGTATCTGTCCAAGGTGGTTTATTCTCAAATTAACATGCCTTAAATTTTTCAAATAACCTAGGCCACCCTTCAGGGTATCCAAAGAACAGCAAGACAAGTCCAAAACCGTTTCTTGTATCAACAGCTCAAAATCAATATTTATTAAGTTCATGAGCCATTCCAACTCACCTCTGAGTGTATCAATAACCTTGGTACCCTTTGATTTGTCCAACTCTTCTGCCGACACAAAATCTCCAAGCAACAACATGTCGTATACTATTTTTTGGTCTTCTGTGAAATTCATATTAATAGGGTTTTCTTATCGGCCCCAAGAAAATGCTAGGAATATCCTTGGCTGTCATTTCTTTCTTGCTGCCATCTTTAAATGTGACCATGTGTGTGCCTGTGTTTGACTCTTTGATTTCGTACAGTTTTGCCGACTTCTGTGCGTACTCCTTGAGGTTACTGTCTTTTTTGCTCATTTTATTGGTTTTTATTTTTGGTTATTAATTTCAATACTGTTTTTGCTTCGACTAGACCATGTGTTTCATTGATAGTGGTTATCATAGCGTCAACCCCCATGGTTTGATGGTAATACGGACGTTCTCCGTTGTCTAGTTTGTCCACCAACTCATTAATCTTCTTGGTTAGTGTCTTCTTGTATGCCTTTACTTTAATCTTAACAATATCCTTGGCCGTAAGGTTGTAATATGTGATATTTTCTTCAGTGCTGCTGTAAATGCAGTATAGCCCGTTCGGTTGTTTTATAATTTGTTCTGCCATGTCCCTTGCTTTAGTCTCCCATTAAAAAATCAATTGCATCATTATCGTCGTCTATGATCTCATACACACCATCCTCGGTTTTGACCTCTTCTATCTCCTTGACATGTACAAGATATTTTCTGTAATACTCAATCTTGTCTGAATACTTAAAGTCGGTCTGTGGGTCGTTAAACTTCAGATCCGAAAGCATGCTCAACAGACTGCTCGGGAGCTCTTGTTTGTTTATGAGCACCATTCTTCGGTTGCTATAAAATCCTTTTCGGATATCGGCCCTGAATTTTTTTGTGTCGAAACCTTTGTTCTCCATACGTTTTGACTTGTCTGATTCGACAACAAATTCTACAACCCTGTCAATAAACTTTTCGTCATACAAAAGTTTCATTGATGGTCGAAGCTTTTTACCCTCTGTATCGACCTTCCCCTCGTGCTCCTCATTGATTGTTGCCACAAACTTTTTAATCTGTGTAGGAGTCGTTTTGCGCCTCATTACCTTGTTGGTCTTGGTTGTGGTTCGCCAAAGGTTTATTGCATGTATATTGTCGCCATCATCCCCACGAATGATTTTTTCGAGCATATATGCAAAGGGGCAGATATAAACGATGTTTAATATACTTTTGTATATCCCGTATATTTTTGTTTCGGGATGAATAAACTTGGAAGATTTAGACAGGACGTATCTAAGGTTATGATAGTGCTGTCCCATAAATTTTGGGTTCTTGGATTTTGAGGTGTCACGCTCCAAGTCCTCCACGAATTCTCTCATGGATTCCGAAAGAAACAAGGTGTGTGTCTGTGGATTAAGTCTGTAACAGATATCATTAAGACTTTGATTTGCGTCGCCATCTGCCGAGAATATAAAACAGTCGTATCCCATGCCGTTGATGACACTGCCCACATAGGCCATAATATCATCTGCCTCGGCCTTGTGTACACCAAGGACATAGACCCCGAACTGTTCCTGAATGATGTTTAGGAATTTGTTGTAGGCCAAATCAATTGTGTCCCAATCCATATCATCGTCCTTCTTTTTGCGGGTGCCCTTGTAGCCCTTGTCGTTGGTGCTTTCAAGAACCATTTGTGGGAACTCTTCATAGTAGTCGCAGGTATGTCTCCATGACGGCTTAGAATCCTTGGTAAACAGAATACCCCATGGACGGTAATCCACAATGGCATTCTTGAGCGAGCCAAGAAATTTATTCACAAGCATATTACATTGGTCGGGACTTGTTATTTTGGTACCACTATGCAATGCCCTGTGCATGAAGTAGGTACCATCCATTATCATTAACATATTATTTGGTTTTAGGGGTTTTAATAATGGTAGAAAACAGGCGTTCAACCTTTTTTTGTAAGTCATCCACACAGTCGTTGACCCAAAAAATAATATCACACTCCTTGAAAATGTCAATGGTAAAGGAGGTTTCTGATTCTAAGGGTTTGTTTGGGTCAAAAATTCCAATCACCAAATCAAACATTCCTTTTTGGTTACAAGACCGTAATTCTTCAATAGAACGCATTCCTGCATACATATCATTATTCAACAGAATATACTCGGCAAGTCTAGATTTATTGGGTGTGTTGTATTCGCATATCATGTCAAACCACTCGTCTCTCTTACTCCTTCTGTCAAGAAAACATTCCTCTAGTGTTTTGTATCCATACTTGTCCTTGAGTGCCTTAAAAATAAACAATTCATTGGCTGCTGTTGACGAGTCGCAATGGGTAAGGCCCACAACCTTGTTTATGATTTCTGCCAAGGTGCTTTTCCCGTGCTCTTTGTGTCCTAGTATAAGAAATTTAGTTTTTGTTTTTGCCCCAAATTCCTCGATTGTATCAACTCTTAGATGCGTCTTATAGTCTTGATTGTGTGATGCAGAATATAGGTAGGTTAATATACCCGCCTCATTTAGCTCTTTGACGTGGTGAGCCCCATCGTCCAAGAAAATGTCAACATTGTGCTTCTTTAATGTTTCGACCTTGTTCGCCACCGTATAAACAGGGGCATCAGGGAACCCATTTCGTGAAAGCCATAACTCACTTATACGGGAAGGAATCTTACGTGCCGTACAATACCCATCCACCTTAAAATTAATTTTATCGGGCGAGTTCAGAACAGGCATTAGTAGCCAAAAATCTTTGTCGTTTTCTACCTTATGTAGATTGTCCACAAATCTTTTGTCGTTATATTCGGAAGGTCTTGATTTGTCTTCGAAATCGAACCAATTATTAAAATGTGTGACAAAATCTGCCAATACACCATCAATGTCCAAGAATACTTTTTTGGTTTGTATCATCTTTATTTTTTACGCAACAATGTTGCTGTTAATAGTATTGTACTAACGCCTATTGTTTATATTTATCGTTTAAATAATTTTTAAACATACGTTTATTTATCCATGAAGCCATCTTGTACGTGATAAATAAAAATAGCACATGTAATACAGGAGCAAGGAAACTCACACATCCAAACAAAAATAATAGAAGTGTAAATAAAAAACTACCTTCTACTATCAGTTCGATGTTTATGAGAGTCAAAAAAACGTTTGGGTAACGTTTCTGTCTCCATATTTTATACTCTCTGAGTTGTTGTTTAGTCATAATACGTCCTGTCTTTTTCGGCCATTGATGCAATCACCTTTGTCCTGAAAACATTGCGTTGTGGGTATGCCTTCAATATTTTGTTCATCTCAAACAGGATTCCCATGATAACAACCTTTCTTGAGGCTGTCTCATAGATGTGCGAAAGTGATCCGATCGCATCCATTGTGTCCATGCACATAATGCGGGCACCCTCGACCATACCAAGCTTTCTTGCACCCGTAATAAATTCGTCGAAACATCGAGAGGCACGCTCTACGCCATATTCCTCCAACTCCTCGAATATGGCCTTGCCGCTCTTGGAGCAAAACACGGCACGCAGCAGTGGCGACATATTGTCCCCGAACTTCACGTCAGACATTGTGATGCGTGCCTCTTTTGTGTCATTGAGTGTTTGTAGGTGTTGAATACCGTTCCGTAAACATTCCTTGTATGTTTTAAACAGGTATTCAACAACACCGTCCTCGACAGGCTTGACCGAAATGTTTTTATAGTAGGCACAAATAGCAGACTTCATTTCGTGTAGCTCCTTTTTGGTGAGGTCAAAGGTCACGACATTTGCCATAACCCGATTGAATAATGCACCCTCAAGAGAAAGTGTGTTCGAGGTCAATATAAAGTTGGTATTCACACTTTTCTCCATTGAACTTGCCAATTGTTCCTGTCCGTTTTTGTGTAAACGGTTTATCTCATCAATAAAGATAATACTCTTACCGATACGGGCACGTCCTAGAAATTCGTCTACAACTTTGCGGATGTGTTCGGGTTTTGTTTTTGAGGCATCCAAGTACAGTTTCGACCCCTTGTGGTGGTAATATAACGAGAATATTGATTTACCCTTTGTGGTTTTACCGTTTCCGAACGAACCAAAAAATAAATAGTTTCGGTCTATTCCGTTTTCGGTTTCATGGATCTGTCCAAGTATTCTTGGATGTAGGATGATTTCATTCTTCTTGACGGGACGTTTGTCTATTTCCCATGATCCTGTGTTTTTCATATTAATGTTTTCGTTTATGAATACCACGAAAGTAAGTAGAATATGTCACAAAACAAAAAATCCCACACATTATGTGCAGGATTTTTTGTTTATTTTATATAACCAAGCCCAACCAACATTTTTCTGACCACAAACCAATCAATAAAGGGTCTTTCGCTCCTTGTTAAGTCCCATGTTAATGGTGCCCCAAGTGTAATATCGTCAATAATTAGCCTACAGTCGGCCTTTGGAGAGTCTGTCCATTCGTGTTGGTCGGGTGTATTTTGGATCCCGTACAGCGGAATATTGTTATCTCGGAACCAACCAACAGCCATTTCAAGCGAACTGATACCGTTATCTTTTTGGTTGCCACGCATGGTGAATAACACCAACAAATGTCCGTTGTCCACCAATTCTCTTAGGACAGGAGCCGCACCAATATCATTACCAATATAAGGATACTCATGGGACAGTGGATGTGTTGCGCATGTTCCGTCAAAATCAATTGCTATTTTGGTGGGTTTCATGGGTTTAATGCTTCGTTTCATTGTTTTTTGTTTCTAACCAAACCCAAGTCATACCGAATACTTTTCCATATGTCGGCACCCGAACCATAATCGTTGAATACATATTCCTTGGCGGGTCTTGTTCCTAAATCCCATACACCATTGTTTTCGTAGCTATCAAATTTAATTTTGGTGTACTTCCGAATGTGCCACATAAAGTTGGATACCAATCCAATGGTATTAAAAGAATTGTTATGAATTTCTATACCATTCTTTTCTACAATTATACTCAGTCTACCGCTATCAAGCAATGTTTTATCAACATATTGACAATAGAAGTTTGTGGACATATTCCATGCAAACATCATATTTCCATGCTTTTCTAGTATAGCCAAAATGTCGGTACGGTGCTCCTCGTTATCGGTAAATTCCTCTGTATATCGTGGTTTAATATTTCTAAAAAATAGTAACTCCGCTTTTTTGTCTATATTTTCCATCAATGTTCCTGTTTATTAGTAATGATGTAGATAACGAAAAATATGCGGTTGTGTTTAACCCCGTCCTGTTATATTTGACGGGAGGTGGTTCCATGACACGTCCATTAACTTGGTTTGTACCAAGGTAATAATTTCCATATAAAGATTGAGTCCGTTGTCGAAGGTGAAAATATTCTCCGAATCATCGGATCCAATATCTTCCCACCAAAGCGTTACTTTCTTGGATGTTATTTTAAGCTTCCCTACGATATTGGCAAGATCCCAATACTTGTCGTAATTGTCGTCGCCTGCACCCTTTGGTTTTGGTTTAAAAACACGATTTTGGGCCACAAAAATATCGGATTCGATTGCCACCGTTTGCTGTTCCATGTTATATAGTGCCACCTTGGCCAATATTTTATTGGCAAGATTCCTTAGACGGGCATACTTTAGGGTATCAAAAACCATTTGTGAGTAATTGATATTGTTGTGATATAGTGGTCTTCTGATCTTCCATTGTATGATGTAAAACTTTCGGAATGTTGCAAGATTGTAATGCGACACATCTATCAAGTCACAGACTTCCTTGTTGAATGTAAAAAGTTTTAACATACCGTCGTCAATATGAAATTGTCCGTATTCTTTGTTGTACACAGAAACGCTTTCGCTGAGTGGTTTATAATTATTGACAGCCTCCGTCAATAAATCCTCGTTTACACGTATTGCCTCCACCAACTCTTTTGATGGCAGTTGTTCGTTTTTGATATATTTGCCCATTGTGATATTTATAATAATGAATACTTTGTGTATGTACCTTTGAAAAAAATCAATGTGTAGATAGCCGTTTTTTAGGGTTTTTTAGGCTTTACATATTATAAAAAATTATATCCTTACTGTTACTAGGGGTTTTGTGCAAAAAGCCTAGTAACAGCTATGCCACTCTAGCCCTGTATATGTCGTGGTTACAGCCCTGCTTTTTTTGTGGTTTTTTGTCAGCTATTCAATGTAAGAAGTGACAAAAACGCACAATACTTGCCGAAAATCAAGAAAATAAATGCTTTTTGGTCAAAACACCCTCGCTTTTTTTCGATTTGCTTTTTGGTTAAACTTTTTGGTTGACCGCAAACCCTTTACCTGTCGAGTGTTTAGACTGACCAATCGGTCATTCAAAAAGTGCGTACCTATTATAACAAAAAACTATTATAGACGTCCAATTTTCCGTTTTTTGTGATAGTTCACGGTTTTTTTGGAAGAAAAGGTAATTATACGAATCAGTGTCAACAAATCGCTTTTGATTGCGTTAATGTTGTATTGATAACTTATTAAAATACAATATGGAAAACAACAAGGACACAGAGTCAATACAATACAATCAGGCAAATAAAAGACAGGTAAAGATATTATTGGAAGAGGGTGTCGAGTCTCCTTTCTATGCCACAAGCGGTTCGGCAGGAATGGACGTTCGTGCATACATCAACGGATCTGTAACCTTACAGCCATTTGAGCCCGTCCTTATCCCTTTGGGGTTTTGCATGGAAGTGCCATTGGGACTTGAGGCACAATTAAGACCAAGAAGCGGTCTTGGAAAATTGGGGATCTCGATACCGAATGCGCCTGCCACTATTGACAGCGACTATAGAGGCCCTGTTAGTGTGCTACTGATTAACCTAACCACTAAACCATACACAATCCAACCAAACGACCGTGTGGCACAAATGGTTATTGCTCCCTACGAATATATCCAATGGGAAGAGGTAGAAGATTATTCAGATTTATCAACAACAACGAGAGGTAGCGGAGGCTATGGCTCAACAGGAAAAAAATAATGGCCGAACGCAAAGAATATAGTTTAAAGCTGACATACAAAGTCAACGGTAGGTACCCCACAATGGGCGAATTTGTGGCACTGATGCAGGACGATGATTGTCACTATACGGTTTGTCCAAGAGATATGCTTTCTGACGAAGACATGGAGGGTGTGTTCTTGGGGCACGTAAAGGAAAATCCGTTTTATTCGGAAGACAACAAGAAAGAGCCTATCGTAACCGTTGGGGTCTGTCAGAGCAGTGTCAATTTAAATGATATCGACATAGATGATATTAGTACATTCAGTACAGTAGACCTGCCTGCCGACAAGTTGGTTGTGTTGGATGTTATGGTCGGCAACGACACCACAAATCTTGAGTTTTCATCGACACAATTTGAGGGTCTAGGTTTTTATGCATGGATTTGTGAGAACGACACCGAGTCGGGAAAGTATATTAATTTCTTGGCATTCAAGGAAATCACAGAACGTTACTACGAACTATGCAAACAACCCCTCCCAAGGATTTTCCTAACAGACATAAACCTGACAGACAATCCTACCCCCAACGTCAAAACCACAACCGCACGTGATGATTATATTCGGGAATATTTACACAAAACACTTCCCAACGAGAAATTGACCGAGTATAGTATACAGAAATCGTTTGTCGAGAATATTGAGTCACTATGTGTGGTACATCCATACCTAATGAACAACGGGATTGCCATGAGGATAGTGGTCAAGTCCGACTTGCTATTTAGATACATCCCGAATGACGAGAATATTTACGTGCATAATTTCGCACGTGAATTTATGGTTGCCTCTGCATACCTAGGAACAGACATTACGGTGGTGTGTAACAATGTTCCGTTGTGTAGGGATATGCTCAATGCTGCCGACATTCCATACCACAACGTGACAACCCCAACATTGACCATAAGCGAGTACAATTACACCTGTATAAACGAGCATTGTTTTGAGGGTTTTGTGTCTGTATTTAGCACACTATTCAAGACGATATTATTGGATTTCCAAAACCTTGTCGGCTTTACCTATGACGAACAAAAGCGAACATTGGACAATCTATATAGTAGCTCATTCCAATATTCGTCACAGATGCTTAATGATATTATTAACCATATAAAAACAACCAAATGATTGACTACAGATTAAAGATATTAAATGTTGCACTAGAAGATTCACAAAAGGCGAATTACATAAAACAGATCGGACTCGATATTGATGACGTGGTAAATAACACAACACATCAACAAATGTATAGGTCTGTCAAGGAAATGACCACAACAGTATATTTCGGGGACAGTATTGAGAGTCGGGTCGTATTGATGCGGGGAAGCGAATATGACTTGTTGGTACAAACCATCAACGAGATCAAAGAAAGTCAACAACCAATGACAGAAGAACAGGATTCGGTACTCGAGATTTTATTGACTAGTGAAGATATTGTGCCTCCAATAAAATAATATCAAAAAATACTAAAATATTTGGGGCTTGCTTTGGTCATATGATTTTTTTATCGTACTTTCGTTTTATATTATTGAATCAATAAACGATATAGTACGATAAATAAATCATATGGCATTAAGTAAGAGAAATGAAATCGCCTTCAAAAAGGTGATGCAAGAACAGGTGCTTAAGTTTGTAGTCAACAAGGAGACAGGGGACAAGTTGGACAGAAAGCGATTGGCAGACACCGTAAATGTGGCATTGGCAATTTTCAATGCAATGGAGGACGGACACAAAGAAATCCAAATTCAGGCCCCAACAGGCTCGGGGAAATCTTTGTTGGCCTTTATACAAGGACTCCATGCAGAGAACATATACACCGAAAACAAGAAAGATTCGGTTAAAAACTTTATTCCTTATACAGACGATGATGGCGAAAGGGTAAACACTCCACCAAGCATACCCAAGGCCTGTTATATCGTGACGCCAAGGAAAAGCCTTCAGGAACAATACGACAGGGACATAAAGAAATTTGGTCTCAATGCGCCTGTATTGAAGGGTCAGAATTCATATCCCTGTATTATTGACAGGAGCCGCACGTTCGCAAAACGGCCTTGCTCAAAACATTCCATACGCAAATTGAAGACTGAGATGGCGTGTGCAAAAGACTGTCCTTACCTGATTGCTAGGGATGGTGCCATCAATTCAAATATCTGTGTAATGAACAATCACTACCTAATGACGGTGTTGTTAAATGAGCACGAGGGGTTTAAGGCAAGAGATATTCTAATTATTGACGAGTCGCACAAGTTTACCGAAGACTTGAGACAAATGTATTCTGTGAGTGTGTTATATAATATCAGGAAAAAAGATCTGATTGATGCACTCAAGCAGTTACAAAATTTTGCCCCTGAAATCCCTCTTGTATATGAGCGAATTTTTGATGACATCTATGAGGTATCCGAAATACTAGACACCATCGACCACGAATCAAAAGGTGACGATTGGATCGACAATGTTCCTAGCATAGTAAAACATCTTGGAAGTGTTAGCGTCGGAATGAAAAGTATTGTAGAGGACATCAAAGAAAGCCTTGACAAAAAAGACATGGACGGTGAATTGGTCTTCAATACGATACACACCGACGAAATGAAAGATGTGTTGGCAGAGTATGCCAATGACTCCGATGTTATTGGGCGTATATACGAATCAGTCAAGGACGACACATCAAACCTAATCATAGATATAATTGAAGACACCCAAGATCCCACAAAAAACGGGCTTAAGTTTTCTGTAATGCATATTGACAAAATGTACAAAAAACTTTTTGCCGATTTCAAACACATAATATTCATGTCGGCAACTCCTCCAAAAACGTTTTTTGACGAATTGGGAGTAGAGGATGGCAAGCGTTTGCTCATTAAATCGAAATTTTCGACAAAAACCGCACCTGTTATTATACCAAGAGATATGGTACTGTCAATGTCCTACAAAAACAGAGACGACAACTTTGAGGAAATGTTTCAGAACGTCGAAAAGATTTGCGACTTTCACCTGACAAAACCACAACTGCCCAACAACGGATTTATCCACACAGGAAGTTATTTGTTCCAATCCAAGATGCAGGAGTATTTCTATAACCACCCAATGAACGAAAATTTTATTTGGTGTGATGTGGCATCCGATATCGAGGCAGGCATGACACACCTAGAAGAGAATCCAAACGAGGGTATTATTTTGGTGTCTCCTTCTATACTTGAGGGTGTGGACGGCAAAGAAGCCACCGCACGGTTTCAAATTGCCCTAAAGTGTCCATATCCATCAATGGCAGACAGATACATCCAACGCCTATTAAAGGAAAACGAAACTCTATACAGAGAAATGGTCAGACGTGGAATCGAACAACTAATAGGCCGTGTACAGCGAACACCAAAGGATGTCGGGATCACCTATCTATTGGACGAGTCGTTTTCGTTCTTCTTGAAAAAGAATCCTGTGAACCCACATGTCCGTGCCAAGATTAAACGTGTGGTATTCTCTGATATCATGAAGGTGCTCAAGGACGTAAAGCTTTGGCGTGACAGACCCCTAACCAAGATTATTGCAGGAGATTATAAGGGGCTGTATATGTAGTGTGCTTTTGGATGTAATACTAATAATTGATTAAACAAGATAACAATGAAAACGACATTCACAAAGGAGTACCTAAGAACCGTCACGAATTCTTTTGAACAGAATACAGTAGACGGAATATCGTTTGGTGAAAATGAAGAAGTGACACTACAAGTACTTTTTGATTACATGAACATCGAAGATTTTATTCGGTTATTATGCCGAAAATCGGATCTCACAACAACACAACTACAAACATTTGCCGTAAAGAACGCAAGCCATGTACTTCCTTTGTACGAGAAACAATACCCAAACGATAAGACTATGCGTGAGTGTATAGAATGCACCAAGCTATATTTGAACAAAGAGGCTACAATACAAGAATTGAAAGGAAAACGTGACAATTGCAGGAGCACATGGGCGGTTACTAATAATGTTTCAAATATTGCCTATAACGCCACGAGAACAGCTTCAACTGCTGCCAATACTGACACATCTGCTGCTGCCCATTATGCGGCCACAATCATTGACAGCACTATTGCACATTGTGCCGTTCTAGTAGCGTCTATTGTTTTTGGTACCGCCAATGTTGCCTTAAATAAGGCTATAGGTATCAAACACCTTGATAGTATTGTTTTTGGCGTCGCTTTCGATGCCGTGTTTGCCACATCTTCTAATGACATTCCTGATTTTGATACTGTTGATTATAGATATCATACTTGCTATCACTCTGTTGACAATGTCGAGGCCTACGATTTAGCCACGGCTACACTCAGTGCTGCTACTAATGTTACGGCATTCGACTACAGAGAAATGGTCAGGAAATTCGTGTTTGAGACATTACAATACAGTTAAAACGTTACGACCAAATATTGACAAACCAAATATTGACAAACCAAATTCTAACAAAACACAACAATGAAAACGACATTCACAAAGGAGTATATGCTCAATAAAAATGGTCGGGACACCCCCGACTATATAGACAAAATCCCGTTTGACGAAAACGAGGAGATTACGTTACAGGGTCTTTTTGACTGTATGGATATTGGACATTTTAATGAGGTTTTGTGTGAGAATGCAGAACTTACAGACATCCAACTACAATCATTTGCCCTTGCAAACGCAAAACATGTCTTGTCTATTTATGAAAAAAAGAATCCTGAATGTGACATTGTGCGTGAGTGTATTAACCATGCAGATCGTTATTTGGCAGGGATGTCTACCATACAGGAAGTACAAAGATTCAGACACAAGGCATTGTCGGTATCAAAGGGTGGGAAAGTTGGATTCGCAAATGTATATAGTGCTGCACGCTCTGCTAGTACTGCTGCTTATTGTGCATACACAAGCCTAGATAAGGACACAATTGCTGCAACTGCGGCTTTCCATGCAGACCAAGCAGTTAACTATGCCGTATTATACAATTGTGTCACCACGTCCTCCTACAAAGAAATGATCCGAGTTTTTGTATTCGAGACTATATTCCCAAAACAACCCGAAAAAACAACAAAACAGGTAAACGACAGCATAGAAGAAGATCTAAAAATCCAACACGAAGGAGATGTTTTTGCCTATGTTTATATGCAAAAAGCATCCGATATTTTCTTTTTTACACGAGAGTGTTATGTTATCAAAAAAGGTATTGTCTTTCTTATAGAAAAATCGGGACATGTACCAACAGCCAATACCGTGTTTGACACAGTAAACGACTGTACCAATATTGGGAAATATGACCCTGAAGCAGACTATCACAGGACAAGCACCGACTATGACTATGGAGAGGTTGTAAAAATGTCGGGGTTGTAATGAATAAAAACATATATTAAATAAAACAATAAAAATGAAAGACAACAAGGAAAATATCAACGAGGTGAACGACATAAGGTCATGGGCATCATACTCAAAGAATCAAAGAACCAAAAGAATGGAACCATTCTTGGATAGTTTTTTGCCGCTACTAAAGACAAAAACAGAGGTTCATGAGTCGAAAAACGGTAGTTACGGCGTGCGTTACGAGCAGGGTTTTTTAGATTTTTATCCTAAATCCGACAAGTTATTGGTTAGAAGTAAAAACAAATGGCTTACTGATGGTGTGTTTTTCCTGTGTGGGATTTTTTCGTTGGAATTTGAACCAAAAACCGAAAACGCCGATGTGAAATTTAAACCAAAAAAACAAAACGCCGATGTAAATTGGGAAGGTGAATACAAGATGGTCGAAGACTTCCTGACTCAATTATTGGGCCCGCAATACAACGTTGATATGTTGCAGGGCAATGCCACAAACGTGATAGATGCCATCAAAAAATTGGCATGTATTAATTCTGTCAAAACAACATGGAGATTTGTGGCATGGGAAAACCAAGTCGATCACGATAAGGATGTTCCATTTTTTCTTAAAGATTTTACCAATTTTAACGAGATGAAATTATTTAGTGCAGAGCATCACAACTCCGAATCGTATCCCAATTACATTTCTGATTATATTAAAATCATGCCAAATGGCGAGTAATTTTAAACACTTAAAAAAGAGAAGATGATACAAAAAGAAGATTGGATGTTCAAGGGTGCCATTATTTTGGCACTAGGCGAAAAAGGGGTTATCACCAAAATGCCCGAAACTACCATTAAGGGGATTGATTATGTGTATTCTATGTTTGTTAAGCTTGAAGGCGAAAAACAGGCAGGTAAATATCATCCTGACGACATTAAAGAGCTTGTGGTTCCTGTGGTTTAACAACAACAAAGACAATCGAAGTCAATAAAAAAGACTCTACATAATTAATGTAGAGTCTTTTTTATTGCTTGGGTATCCTGTCAATTAAAATCTAACGCAATGTCTTTTTTATTACCTTATGTGTTAGTGCGGTCTCCAACTCGTAATCATAATCGGGATCTAAAACGGCTTCCAATAGATTTGCCTTGTGAACCTCTTCTAGTGTGATGTCGAAATGATTGAGTATATCCACAAACATCAAGGCTATATTTTCTTTATGGTCTTCTACCGAAATGTAGCTTGCTTGATTAATGGCGATTAGCTGAATTATGGCATGTCCCAAGGATATACCACAAGATCTATTGATAGGCGGAAGTCTAAACGAAATGCGCTCTTTGCTGTTACTATTGGTGCTTGTGTTTAGGTTCACGGCTTGACTTTCATGATTGCCAATTTCTGTTATTTTCATTTTCATTATTTAGTGTAATACAATACATTTTATTATAAGGCTGTAATATACGAAAATAATATCATTATTCCGCAATGGTCACATTTAGTTTGGTGACGAAAAGAAACTTTGAAATAAAACAAAGTATTTTTACGTAAAACTTGCGTAATCCAAAACCTTGTTGTAGATTCGTTGTATACCAAGAAGGTAGCAACAGAAAAACATAAAAAACGAATATCATGAATACTTCTAACAATACCAACAATACCACTACGATTACAATCAAACACAGATACACAGGAAAAACAATCCATAAGAGTATATCTGTGGGTAACACACTACGCAAAACTGCTTTGGAAGCGGTGAGATTGAGTGTGGATTTAAGTTATGCTGACCTGCATAATATAGACCTAAGCGATTCTGACCTAACACATGCAAGTCTTATGTGTGCCAATTTAAATGGTGCCAACCTAAGAGGTGTGAATTTTTATGGTGCGGACTTAGAAGAGGTAGACATGAGAGGTGCAGATATGGCGGGTGCATCTTTAACTGATGCATATACCGTGGGAATGTTTCCTCTTGTACCCGCCTTGAACTATTAAGTCCATAGCTCATTGACGACTTATTTTTTCATAGCAACAAGCCACAGCTCCTATAATAGGCGGTTGTGGCTTGTTTTTGGTTAGTGACGCAAAATAAAGGTAATTTAAATCGTGTATCTCAAACACTTGTTGTATATTACATCACTTCAAAATTATAAGGACAGAAAATAGAATTGGTAAAATAGAAGTCCTATAATTTAGTCATAAAACCATTACAGAAACGGACTTAAAAGTATAAAAATGAGTTGGCAGACAAAAAAGCTTTTGTATGAATTAAAAAACATAGAAATAGCAAAATATAACGTAAATTTTAAATTTTTTTATGTACCTTGGAAGTCACAGGTCTTTGTTTATTGTGAGTTTAACAATGTTTTTTCTAGATATACAATGCATGGTGTTTGGGATAAAAAAGAATCTTTAGTGCTTATGATAGGACATTGGGATATCGAAGAAAAGAAACCATGTAGCTACTTTGAGCAAATATCAGCAGCACTGAAGGCCTCTATTAAAAGTAAAATAAAGACCATATCGAATGGTGATGTATTCTATGGAGATTCATTTTATTACTCCAATAGTATACTAAACGTATCAAAATTCGAATTCGGTAAAGTAAAACCATTAACATGGGACACAAGACACTCTTTATTTTACGACTACAAAAAAAAGAAATTCACACTAAATACAAATACAACAGTTCCTCAATTTCCGACAGGAAGACACGTGTCACGTATTTGTTCCGAAACATTCAAGAACTTGGATTCTTTCTTTGGTGATACCGAATGTTGGGGGGTTTTTGGTGGTAAGCGATCTAAAGATAACATCGACTACTTTGAAGGATTCTTAAAGGATTTGCAAACAAATAAAAATATTTTTACGTAAAACTTGCGTAATCAAAAAACTTGTTGTAGATTTGTATCAACAATTAATCAGGTACTAAAAACACACAATGAAAAATCCGACTTCTTACGTTTTAACTAAAAAAGTAACCGCATACAGCACTAACGAGTTGTTAAATTTTGGCGGAAAATGGAGGCTGTATACAGACAATCAAATGTACGGTAAAGAGCCTATAATAAAAGAAAAGAGAATAGAAACCCTACTAAAGGGAGGCTGTATCAAAAAAGTCTTACTAGACAGGAATTTGGCAATAAATACGGTTACGTACAAGTATGTATTTGTGTAACAAAAGTAACAACAAGAAGAATTTATTTAAAATTAGAAAACATATAAAACAGCTTTAATTATGGCAACCTTTAAAAGAAATTTCAAGACACAGGCACACCTAGCAACATCAAAGAGTAATGCGCAAGCACCCATGAACTATATCATCTTCGAGGACGGTAACATAGTGGCCATTAATAGACATATTATACTTGTACAACCATTGACAGGGCATGGATTCTCTGAAGAAGAGATCGACTGTCTAGAGGGTAAGGCTTTACACCGTGATGCCTTCCAAGAGATTCTGCGCTATGACAGCATAAAAGTAGGTACAACAGGTATTACATGCCTAAAGGGCAAGGTCAAAGTAGTATTCCCTTTGGAGACGTTGAAAGAACAGGGTGTTGACCGATTCCCTGAATACAAGTGTTTAATCCCTGACAATAATAATCCACAAGAGTTAGACACTATCAACCTTGACCTAAGCATTTTGTCAATGGTTACAAAACTAACCCTAAACATCAAGGGTCGGGTATCGTTCACTTTCTATGGTCGTCTTAGGGGTTGTGTATTATGTGGTTTGGATGTTGATGAAACTATCTTGGTAATACCTTGTGAGGATGCACAACCAACATAAACCTTCTGCCAATAAGCGTAGGAAAAATAAAAAGAAGCCTGCCCACAAAGGGTGGGCTTCTTTTTTAAACAACAAAACAAAATAAACACTACATGAAATGTTACCAAATAAAAGTAATGTTATTAGAAAAAGGCGATTATGTACGGGTATATCGTGGTTTGGCAAGGGTTCGCAAAGACGAAGTGTTTACCAACAAAGAAAGAATGGTAGAGGTCGAGATGTTGGACGATAATAGCCTTATAGTCGAAGGGGATATTATTAATGTTGACCGTGATATTGTGTTATACAACACGGACTATAAATACTCCATGGAGGTTATGAAATATGTTGCGGCAGAGTACAACATAAAACTTGTACAGGTTGTAAAGGGTGACAAGTATTGTGTGGCAGATGGCGAGGAATCCTATATCAATCGGAGTTTTATTATCGGTAACGACGAGATTCAATTGGGGATTTATGAGAGTGACGAGCTAAGGTGTGCTTCTTTCTTTCATGAGTTGGGACATACTATGGTTACTGACGATTTCGCACAGGTTGTTGAAGGAATGTGGCATATAGAAGTAATGGCATGGCGAATTGGCTTTAATACAGCAAAGGGTTATGATATTTTGTTCAGCGATAGCACAACTAAATGGGCAGAGGAACAAATAGCAACCTATAAGTAGCAGGCATTGCAGGCGAAAACATCATATAATACCATAAAAGCATCAAGAAATGGAACACCAACAAGAATTAATCTCCCTTATAAAATCAAACGCCAATCTAATACATGTTCTTAAGTGTGTCCGTGGGGTCGATTCTAATTTTTGGTTGGGAGGCGGCACAATCAGAAGCCTTGTGTGGGACAAAATACACAACATAGAGCCCAAAAAGAGTCAGGATTATGATATTATACATTTCAGTGTCGAAAATGTGACATTGGAACATGACCTCATGCTTCAGCAAAAACTTATGGTTGTTGACCCAACAATACTTTGGGAGGTCTCAAACCTGTTAAGGCATTCATTTAAACGTAAAAACCTGTATCACGGATGTTCTGATTGGACTGACAAGGCTTCCTGTGTTATGGTTCGATTATTGGCAGACAATTCGATTGATGTTATTGCGCCACACGGGCTGTCATATGTGTTTAATTGTGTGTTGTCGCCCAACACAACCACAGAGGAATATCTAAAATTCTTACGTAAAAAGAAGTGGCTCCAACGCTATTCTAAGTTAACATTAAAAATTGATTAAAAAGATGGAAAATAAAATACCACAAGAAGTACAGGGGATAATGGACATGATCGAGGCACGGGTTATGGAATATAAAAAGCCGACTCCATACACAATAATATTCCTACGCCACAACCTTGGGCGTGGGTGTAAACTTGGCGAAGGTGTTCAGGATTATAGAATCGTGTATGAGATATGTTTTGAGGGTGATAGAGCAAGCAGGGCAATGATTTGTAAATACACCTCGAACGATTATAAGATGTTAATTTTTCATAACATTATGGGATTTATCCCACTAAGCGAAGAAAGTCTCAACAGCATCATAAACCCGACACAAAAAACAAGGTCTTTCTGTCTTGGGAGCAAGGTTAAATTCCAATACGACAATGAATGGTCAGAGTTATTAAATGAAGATATTCGTTCAATCGACTATTGCCTGTTGGGATTCGACTCGACCCGTTTTATCCTAATCAAATGGGAAGACAGAGGAGGAATAGACATAATTATAAAAGAAAGAAATATTTATTCGACCCTAGAGTTGGTGGATTAGTTTTTTGTGGTTATATTGCGACATAAAAATAATACAAATGATAAAGGAACTTGAACAATTAGAGCTAGTCACATCCGATGGATACCTAGAACAGCTCGTGTATGAATCAATAAAAAGCTTTGAGGCATATTGGACAAATCGTGTGGACATGGCTTATGGTGTCACAAACATTGAGTTTGATGTTGGTATAGAAGTGTTAGTTAAAAGCGCAATCGGCACATCTATCAAATTTAATTTAGTCAGTGCGAATTTTTGTCCAAGGAATGGTATCGGTTGGATACATAAAGGCTCGTTTGGTGTATGTGAATTATTTGTACAACTATCAGGAATTTATCAAAAGGGTGCAACACCACAAAGCATGGCTGTCCTTCTTCGAACATTACACGAAAATCTAACAAAAATAATAAAATAATGGGAGTATCAACAACAGCAATAATCCACAAGGGTATAAGTATTGAAAAAATTAAAGACTGTATCGAAAAAACATACGGTGAGGTGACAATATACAAAACGGGTATGGATAATTTTGTAACATTTTTATTCAAAGTATACAATCGCACACGAAAACTGTCAATCTTTGGCGGAACTTATGCACAAGACGACCACGGTATTGATGGCATAGTTTTATCAATGAGTGGTAATAGTGCGTATATTTTTGCTGTCCTAAACAACATCCTAAAGGAGTTCGGGGGGTATATGGAGCACAACGATGTATTCATGCCCATAAATATCGAACAGTTCAACAAGGGAGCCAATTTAACACCCAAAGAATTATTGGTAAATGACATAATCAGCACCGTTGGTTACGAACACCTAACAGAAATACTTGGATTATTTGAGAAACATTCACTATTAACACAAGATAAAACATGAATAGCCACATGAAAAAGTATTCAATGCTAGACTATGAGAGTTGTAAAGGCAGACTGCCAAAATGGATTATTATTAATTCTGTTACAAGAGGGCCTGTCCTTATTATTGGTGTGGTAGAATGGCATCGAGACCTTCTGAACGACACCGCCAACTATACTAAAGAAGACCAAGTATTGGGAGGAGGCGAATTTCGCAAAAGTAGACGCAACAAGGAACTATTTTTGTTTGGAGAATCAGGGGATTATGGAAAATGTGACGTGGAGGATGTTATGGGTGCATTCGAGAACTATGACAATATTCCTGCCGATCTAAAGGATTATTCGGTACGTTTCTCGACATTGATTAGTGCCTACACGGCCACCAAAGAAGAAAATTCGATAAATATCAAAAAATAAACATCATGACATTCCCAAAATGGATAATTATAGAGGACGAAAACGCCGAGTACCAATTCATTTGGGGCAAGGTAAACAAACACCGTCAGCTTATTGACTTTAACCTAGACTACGACAAAGAAACTGTCACGGTTATTGGTGGTGGATGGTGGAATATTGTGAAAGACGGCTTCTTTGTTTATGGCAACTCGGTACAGTTCGGGGGTTGCGAGGAGAGTGTTGTCGAAAGTGCCATTCTGAACTACATAGAAAACAAGGACGATATACAAGTCTATGAACCCATAGACAAATATAATATTTTCCAATCCTTCATGACACATTATCATGATGCCGTGTCTATGGATACATTCACCGAAATAAAGAAATGAGATACCAAGAAAGGTGTCTATAAACAAAAAACATGATAGATATATATACAGCAGCCGAACGATCAGTCTTAAACAAAATGATCGAGGATTTTAACATCCAAAATTCGTACAAGAAAGACCGACACCCAAGCGAAAAGGAGTTACTAAGATGGGTTCTCCACAAAAAAATCGGACTAGACACAAACCCACGAAAACATCCTGTATATCACAAGGATTTAATGTTTTGGTATGAAACATCCTCGGCAATCACCGATTTTCCGAAAGCAGGCGACACAATTAGACTGCGCAATATCGGTTCCGACACCTTCTTTAGAGATGTTGTCGTAATGGAAAATAATGGATTGTGTGTGTGCCTAACGTATCAGGATAACGAATACACCCTCCGCCTAGACAAGTTCGGTTCTTGGGGATGGGCACTTTCTAACATAATTGGAAAGGAAAACGAGGATTGGACAGAGGAAGAGCAAAAGCTTTGGAGAGTCGGTGGTCTTATTTACCACGAACAACGATACGAGACTGCCTGTCTTGAAAAAGCAAAGACAATTCTTGATAAATCCAACAGGGGGGCAACGAAAGAGCATGAGCTATTGGTGTCAAAGCTAATGGAGTATGTTAGGTCGGCAAATGAAGAGGTTGTTGCCCATGAAATGAAAGAACGGTGTGTCGTGCCTTGCACAATAGGCGATGCTGTCATTAATAGTTATCAAATAGTGCCATCTAATACATCGCCTGACAAAGGTGTGTCGATAGACTGTATTGCGATCTCGGGTTCCTTTATGGGGGAGTCGTTCATGTTTCATGTTTTGCCAAATAACATGAATTTGACAGACCCGTCCTCCGACCTTTGGAGTTTTCCTAATAACGAAGACGACGGCTCTGTGATTGGCGAAATCAAGAAAAACTACACAGATTTTGTATTTTTCATTACCAAGACAATTAATATTTATAAACATAATAACATAAAATTTAATGAAGAATATTAAACACAATAGCGAGGTAAGGAAGTATCTTGACATTATTGAGGGTCTTGTTTCTGATCTGTCAAAAAACAAATTGAGCAGCCTGCTTGCTGTTCGTAAGATGGGAGATTTGCAGATTAATGACTGTGAGTTGTGTTATAATAAGGTGTACAACAAAGATATAGGCGAGCTTCAAAAAACGCTTCATACCATACATGTTTTTGCTACCTACAAAGACAAAAAAATCGAATTTGATATTTATCCGTGGCGTGTGACATTAATGGAATTGAATTTGAATGAGGACAATATCACAATGACAGACGAGCATTTCGACGATACATTACTTTTGGAAATTCAGTCCAACTACAATCATTTTTGTAGGTTTGTGTTGGATTGTATTGAGCTCCACAACGAGATCACTCAGAAGTAATATTAAGGCGTTACCAATAAGATATTAAGACACATCCTATATAAAACAAAGAATGATCAAAAAAATAAAAACGGTAGAGTTGTTTGCAGGGGTTGGGGGTTTTAGATTGGGCTTGGAGAAGTACAATAAGTACGAAATCGTTTGGAGCAACCAATGGGAACCATCCACGAAAAAACAACATGCATCATTGGTGTATGAGGCAAGATTTGGAACCAAGAACCATTCAAATGAGGACATTGGTTGTGTCCAAACAGAAGAGATACCCGACCATGACCTCCTTGTTGGGGGTTTCCCTTGTCAGGACTATTCGGTTGCCACAACCCTAAACAATGCCAAGGGTTTGGTGGGGAAAAAGGGGGTTTTGTGGTGGTCTATCCATAGAATACTAAAGGAAAAGGCCCACAAACCAAAATACTTGTTGTTTGAGAATGTAGACCGACTCTTGAAGTCTCCGTCTAGCCAAAGAGGACGAGACTTTGGGGTTATGCTAAAGAGCCTGTCTGAACTAGGCTATGCCATTGAATGGCGTGTGGTGAATGCTGCCGAATATGGCATGCCACAAAGAAGACGTCGGGTGTTTTTTATAGGCTATCACAAATCAACAAGCATTTATAAAAAACTCGAAAGTGCCAATAAGTCGGAATGGATTACAAAGGACGGCACAATCACAGGCGCATTTCCTGTCAATAGCCAAGAAGAGCCTTGTAACAATTTTAAGTTGGATGGTAGCCTTGTCGAGATTACCGAGGACTTCAACAAAGGCGGAAAGATGTCTCCGTTTTTAAACTCGGGTGTGATGATAGACGGAAACGTTTACACAACAAAGACTATACCTTTATATGATGGTCGGAAGACAGTCCTTAAAGACATCCTACAAAGCGAGGGTATCGAAGACGAATTCTATATCGACGGTAATGACCACGACAGATGGAAATACCTGAAGGGCTCCAAAAAAGAACAACGAACAACCAAGGATGGTTTTACCTATAACTATACCGAAGGATCCATGATTTTCCCTGATGCCTTAGACAATGCGTCTAGGACAATTATCACAGGAGAAGGAGGAAAGTCACCCTCACGATTTAAGCACGTCATAGAATCAAAAGAGGGCCTAAGACGATTGATACCTGTTGAACTAGAGCGATTGAATATGTTTCCTGACGACCACACCAAATTGGATGGTATTTCCAACACAAAACGTGCATTTTTTATGGGGAATGCCTTGGTTGTGGGAGTGATCGAGAAGTTGGGTGAGGTATTGTTTGAGCGTGTTGGTGGAGATTTGTAAGGAGTCTAATTACTCAAGAAATTTATAGGAGATTTTTTAACAACAAAGCTTTTCGGTGCAAGAAAGGCAATAACACTAATATAATGAACACAAAAATATTACCAAGAACAATTGGCAAGGTAGAGTATATACAACATTTAGGTATCGAATCCGAGATACCTTCTTTGAACACCGATACAACATGGATGAAACGGCTAATCCTCTTTGTAAAAATAGAAGGTAAAGAATATCAGATTGAGGTTAATCCTGTTGCAATGATGGGGAAAACGTATGACCTGTCAAGAAGTTATGTGACGGAAAATGATGTGTTGGTAGACTTTAAAAAACAGATTGAAATTCTTTCCGAAATAGCAAAACATTACGAATTTTTTGTACGTATGGTTTTTGATCTTGTGCTTGAAAGACAAGACGATGTGTCTAAAGACCCGATTTTTCATGCAGACATCAAAAACGTTACTGTCACGGAAGACAAAGTCCTAGGACATGTCAGTATCGACATAAACGGTGTGTTGGTGCACGAGGGTACTTATGACACATTCGACTCTGATATTATTGGAACGGAATGGGGGAGCTTCAAAACCCACAAAATACTGACAAATAATATATGTGAAAGTCTTACGGCTGACGGAGGCTTTGTTGTGCTTACAAAAACACCACCGATAAAAACCAAAATTAAAAATTAAAATTATGGAATTTACAGGAAATTATAATTTGTGTGGTGATTGTAATCATATTTACGACTTCAACGATGTGTGTCCCGAATGCTCGAGTAATGATATTCAAGACATTAACAGTAATGAAGTTAAGGAGTTCATAGGAAAAGGGAATGTCAAGGAGGATATAAGACTAAAAACTATGTTAATACGCCATGATGATTACGTATTAAAGCCATTGACCGTTTTGGGTAAATAGTAGATTAACGAATGTCACCTCCTGTGCACATAAAAAAAATTATTACAAACTAAGTTAACACAACAATGAAAAAATCAAAATTCTATAATACAGATTACTGTACTCCACAATTGGATGCCAATGCAATACTAATAGATACCAATATAGACGATCGAAAACTTTTGCTTCGTGTTTGTACAGAACTGAAAAATTGTATTAGCAAGACTGTTCGCCAAGAAGAGGACAAAAGGCTAGAGGACGTTATTCTAGTCTGTGAAACCATGATAGTGAACACATATGTAGACGAATCTAAAGATATAACAGAGTATGATGTGTCCACATTCAAGAGAGGTTTAGTGGGGGCCATAAACGACAGTATTTGGATAATCAAAGACATCTGCAAAAACATCAAATGGGACAACTGCAACAGACACGAAAATTCCTACGAGAAGTTTTGTGCAATACTGTCCTTGCTAAATGGTGACATTGATTCTGACCTGAGCACGCTTAATATCCTTATGGAGGACGATAGTTCGTGTGAGATGTGCTGTGTAAGTTTGGAGGGTGAGACCATCATGGAGGGTAATTATTGGGACTTTCATAATGGCTGTCATGGACTAAATAAATATCTTAGGTTTGACACTAGACGTGAACTCGTTGGTTGTCTGAAAAGTTATTATCAGGGCATGGGATTCAAGGTTAATAGCAGCAATACTACATATGATTACGAGAGTAAGTATTAGTACAAAACCAACATAAAACATAATGAAAGAACTGATTAAAGAGGTCGAGGTCGCCATGGAGTCCCTTAAAGACTACAATAAATTCAAACACCTTTACTCCGACGACGGTGCCGAGCGAGAACTTGCCGAGTTGCGCAGGACGTTGGGCACTATCTCGAATAGACTAAAGCTGTCAAGTGTACGCAAGGTAGAACACCCAAGCAACAAGGCATATGAAACAGCAGGATCCCGCCAAGGGAAAATGGTCAGGATCAGGCCATGTGCCAAGGAGTGCGAAGATAAAACTTATCTCGGTATTTTGATTGGAGAAATCGCCTCTTCTTCCAAGATGAGAATTTTGGACAAGGATACCATACAGGTCGATTTTTGTAGACACAACCCTGCAATTTTTGTTCCTAAACTAGGAAAGGTAATATTCGGATACGAAAGTTGGTGGGGCGTTATCAAAACAGAGGACGACCTAAAAAGCATAACAAACAAAAACATTCAGGACGTTTGGTACGTTAAGATGTTAAACGAACTTAACAAACAATCCGATGAATGAACAAACCATGCTCCTTGAGTACAATGATGCCTTAATAAGGGCCAAAAAGAGGTTCCAAGAAGAATTTGTATTGGACACAAGCCTGTCTCCCGAAAAACAAACCGAAATGTTGTTGACACAGGAGGTCGAATTAATGGCCGAGGAAACAATACCAATTTTCAAAAAATGGCTAGACGAAATGAAGGAAGAAATACTTTCAGAAATCTCATAAATACAAATAATGTCCACAAACCATAAAGCAAGCCCCGAAGATATATTTTCCGAGACCCGTCAACGTTTATTAGACGGAGAATTAGGATACGACGACGCTCAGAATTGGCTCAGAGAGAAGCACAGAAAACATGTATGTATTTTGTGGAGTGTGAAGATAAAATCTTTCTACGGGGAATTTTGTGACATGGGCTTGGGTACGGTCACAAGCTATAAAATCAACAGCAAAATCGTGTTCAGTGATGATTACGATTTGTTGCTGTTTGATTGTATTGATTATGTGCTTTCTTTGACAAAAAAATGATTAAATAGCAATGAACAAGCAATTTAGAACAATCGAAAAATGCGATAAAGGAATTGAATGGATTTTATTATGCGAATATAGTGAACATCACATGAAAGTTATTGAACAACATTTGTTGCATAATGAAAAGGGATGGGATATGTTTAACAATTCTGCATATTTTGGGAGTCCTTTGGAAGCATTATATATGATTCAAAATGAAAACAGTATATCAAAATATTTGACTGATGAAAGAACACAGGAAATTCTCGCATTGATTGAAAACGATGATAGTGAAGATTGAAATTTAAGAAATGAAATAAACCACTTTAAATAAATTAATGAAAAAGTTATTATTATTATGCTGTCTATGTGTATCCTGCAACGATTTTAATCCACATTATGGATGTTTTGTTGTAAAGGAAATGGAGGCTCATACTAGATCAAGAATGCGTTATCAATTAACACCGATTCAAGGACGTGGGAACATGTACCTATACGCAAGCCCTAACCAATACCTCATTGGTGACACGGTTTGTTTGGAAGGATTATCGGTACAAAAAAAATAATCATGACAAACATAAAACTCCTAGTCAAGAAGTCCCAACAAGAAAATGTCGAGAATCGCAAAAACATGTACGACAATATAGGAAAGCCCACAGGTGAAATCATCCCAAGCAGCAACACCCATTACCTAAACATGCTGAGTGGGCTCTTTGAAATCTTAAACAAAAACAAATGAATCAAAAAGTAAAAGAAATTCCTAGCCAATCCATAGAACTTGCCACGTCTTTGGGTTTTATCTATGACAATGAACCAACGAACTATTCGGCGATATTCAATTGGATAAGGGATGTTTATGGCCTATCCTGCACGGTTTCGATGAACCATGACTATAGCGGTTATTTCTTCATGATAAACGTGTTGTCCAAAAAAATTAAATGGTATGTCCTAGAAGATGACCTGAAGACCATAAAGTTGGAGAAAAGCTATTACATTATACAGGATATGGGGCTTGAGTCTATCTTAAGGCATATTAAGGAGACATACCCGCTTGGTTATAGCATATAACAGTCTTATGGAAAAACAACAAAATCGCATACTCGGGAAAAACTATCGTAGCATCCGACACATTTTTGGATCCAAAAATCCTGATAGTGACAAGTATCTTGACCCGATAAAACAAGCTTTTCTTACCAAGAAACATCGTGGTAATGACCTAATAATCAACCTAGAAAAATATGATGGCACCAATACAGGAGTCGTAAAGGTGGATGATATAATCTATCCGATTACAAGACAAGGATATAAGGCCACGTCTTCTCCTTTCCGAATGCACCACGACTTTGCCGATTGGGTAAAATTCGAGGACGGTATTTTTGATTTTCTAAAAAATGGAGAACGTCTTGTTTTTGAATGGTTGGGGTCTCATGGACTTTCTTATAGCGGAGGAAATATTGTCTTGTTGGACATGTTTGACTCAAACAACAAACGAGTACCGTTTTTTGACCTCATAAACCTACATTGCAAGGTTCCGTTGGCTAGGGTACTCCACATGGGGCGACAGATTTCTATAGACGATTCTATGGCACTATTAATGGACTCCCATACCCATGACATTAAATGCAATGATACGCCCGAGGGTATGGTTTACAGAAGAGAAGTCGAGGGTAAATTTGACTATATGGGTAAATTCGTCAGACACGACTTTGAGGCAGGCAAAAATTTTAATATAATCGAACAAACAATATAACGAACATGAAATTTAAAATTGAAACATGCACAGAGATGTCCGACAATAACAACATGTCCCAAGAAGATATAGACGCAAAACAGCAGAAACTTGCCGAGGAAGGCATGAATGATTACATGGACTATATGCACGAAGCATCCCAAGCCCGCATTTTTCATAACAACGAAATCCTAAACACCATTTTTAAGGAAAAGGGCGAGGCGTTTCACCAAGACCTCTTGGCATACTGTGTGGGCTTGGAAAATATCGGAAAAGTTAGCATAAAATCAGAGCCAATTGGTACCATACAAAAAGAGGATTGTGGCCAAATAGAACATGTATGGATTACGCAAACAACAGGATTTTTCGGGGATGATTTCCATGGTACTGCCTGTATTAAATTGTCCGAAAAACGTTATCTTCATGTGCCATATTCAATGACGTAATCAATAATATCATGGAAAATATATACGAATACAAGAATAAAAAATATCGCATTTTTTCTGAAAGTAAAATGAAGCTTGATGGTGTTTGGGAAGATTGTATAATTTATCAAACTCTGTATCATAACCCTGACGGATGGATATGGGTCAGAACAAAAGAGGAATTTTTTAAATTGTTTACTGTTGTTTCAACAACCCCCAAAGTATAATGAAAAAATACGAGGACAAAGAAAGTATAAAGAAGAATGCAAAGGATCGATGGAAAAACATTCTTGAGGAGCATGACAATCCCAAGCCTATAGACCCGACCACCAAGGAAAATACCAAGGCTCTTGATGTGTTGATAGTAAAGTACAAAGACCTTAAAGAGTTGGCGGCAAAAAACTTGGAATTATTCAGGTCAACAAAAGAAGAGGACGAATACTTTGCCGTGTGGAATGTATACAGTTTGATTCTCTTTGACTTGGAGGACATGCGGATGTCTAGTTGGAACATGCGACTTGTGCCCTGCAAGACGTCGAGAGTGTATGCAAAAACAGTACCACAAGACCAAGTACCCGTAAGCAACGATATTGCCAAGAATGATCCACCCGAACAAGCATCCGAATGAAATATAAAACCTACCTAAAAAACAGGACGCTTTTTGAGAAACGCTACCTTGAAGATGAACACAAACGGTTTTTATGTAAGGGTTTGCTTGTGGAACTGCTAAATAGTATCCATAACAAGGCCCTGTTTTTCATGGTGTATTCCTATGACAGGAAAATGCAGGGTTCTATGGTACTAAGGTGTTTGGACACAAAAAGATTTGTGACAATTACGGGTCAGAACATGTCGGCACTGACAAGCCTTGATCTAACAAGGTCTTGTTTTGATACGTATGGAGAAGTCGAGTATGACAGAATTATAAAATTTTGTAAGCAAAAAAGTAATAAAAAATGAGTTATAATCCACCCGAGTGTTCTGATGATTTTGAACAGATTCAGAATATGTCGGACATGAGTCGATTAATGCAGGATACCACAAAGGCCTTTACCGAATTATTGAGTCTGTCACTGTCAGCAGCACTGTCAAGTATCGAGACTCTTTCAATGCCACACACGAATGAAAACACCGACAACAACACACCCGAGGAGGATTAACATCCTCCTACCAAACAATAAAAAGACACTATGTCTAGGTCAACAAGGTTTTTATGTCTTGTTTTAGCCTAGTCATAGTGTCAGATTGTTGAAGCTCGCTGTCAGATGTTTCCTTTTCCAATATTCGGAGAGTACCAAGCAGACATTCCATTTGTGCAATGTCTAATTCTAAAAGATAATTTCCTGATGTATTAAAAAAGTAATCCTTCATTGCCGCAATTCCGTGCTTTCCACAGTCGTCGAAGTTGCCCAAGCATATATTATAGACATACGTTGTGGATATCGGGAATATGTTTAGCGGGTCATCCTTTTTTAGTCTTGAATACACGGCAGGCGAGATGTGCAGGTCTTCTATTGCCTTTACGGTTCTTTGTTTTAGCTCTTCGTTGTTCATTTTCCTTTTCTTTTGATCTTAAAAATATAATTACAGCCATAGGTCAGCATAGTCACATTGAATTTTAGAATATAGATGGATGCCGTCCCTAGTTTCTGCAAAACAAAACCACCACCAATATAAATTCCACTGTGGATAAGCTCTACGCAATGTCCAAGATTTTTCCCGAAAAGAATGCTATCGCCCTTCTTAAGTGTGTTTCTGTCTACCTTTGAGACGTCTGTTTTTTCGAACAAGTATTCCTTTTTTATTGGGTCTAGGCTTTTGTGTTCTGTTACTTCTGTTGTGAAGTTGTGACAGTTTTTGTACCTGAACCGTTTTTCGTTGCAGAAGCGTCCAAGGTTAGCCTGTTGTTGTCGGGGTAGTCCTACCGCCTTGTTGTCAATTTTTATATCCACCTTCCCGACATTCTGATCAGGAATTTCAATTTCTCTTGCCTTGTACATATAGCCATTAAAGGACTCTTTTGTTTTGGTGTTTTTTGCCTTTAGGAATTTCATTTAAATCTTTTTGTACGAACCTCATTTCTAAGGTTCTGTAGGTCAATCTGTAGGTCAGGCTCAAACACAAAGCCTGTTTCTGTTCTGACAGCCCAACGGATTATTGGGAATGTGCCAAACAAACCGTGCCATATGGCCAAGAATGGTGCAACTGCCGTGCTCATGCTAGGAAGTATGATTGTGGCTGTCTGTCCTGCCTTTAAGTCCTCGAACTCGTCGAGTTCTAGCAGTATTGTTTCTAGTTGGTTTATTAATGTTTCGGGGGAGGTTTGATCCAACATACCTACCTTTGGTTGGTGGGTTGTTCCGTTGACTATGGCAGGATGCCCCGAGAAGTTTAGTATTTGCATTTTTTGATTTTTAAGGTGGATGTAAGTGGTTTTGTTGCTTGGGTGGTCGTGCTATTATAGGTAATCAGCATCAAGACCACTATTCATTAACCCTTCAAAGGCGTGCATTACACACACACCGTCATCCTCCCATATTAGAAGTATTCTCTTTACTGCCCCTTCTAGGCTTGGTGGAAATGTAATAATGTATTCAGCACCATCCTCGTCTCTTAAATTTATATTAGTTTTACCGTTCATAATATTTCGACACTTTCAGCCGCTTGTTACCTTATCCTATTTTGGCAATCGTATGCAGCATTACTATAGGGCTGCTATTTTTAATTAAGTTTTTTATATTAAAAACCGTACTCTCTTGCAATGCTCATTGCTAGTACGTAACACTTTTCTTCATTCGAATCCCCGTTGGAGAATTTATTAAAACTATAATCCTCTAACGACCTTAGCACCTTTCCACATAACCGTTTCCATGCTAGGTTGCTTTTGGTAGATTACATCGCTTCTATCTCGTGTAATTCCTTTAAAGCTTTTGCGTAATCCATGATGTTTTTAGTGTTAAAAGTGTACTACCTTATTGGTATGCAACGAATCTACAACAAGTTTTTAATTACGCAAGTTTTACGTAAAATATTTTACTTTATTTCAAAACTTTCTTTTTGTAAATTGCAACAAAACAAGCCACAAACCCCGACATATAAGTGGTTGTGGCTTGTTTTAAATTATTTTAAGGATTGTAAGTCCACTATTCATTAACCATTCGACACTTTCTACCTACGTTTAATATAATAATATTTTATATCAACCAAGGAACTAACCGACAAAAACCTAGGAGTAAGAACAATAACATTTTCACTAGTCCCCATCCTTTTGTAATTCGGATTAAAATCGTCATACATATTCAATGTATAGGTCAGTGTGTCTACAAACTTATCCGAGACAATAACAAGTGTTAATAATGAGTCATTGACGCATATTGTGCCTGACTCATTGATGTATTCACCTAAAACAACTTCATTGCTTAAAGAAACCTTTGTGACAGTTTTTACTTGGCTGTAACATAATGTCTGTCCGTAACAGTATGACGTAAGCAATAACAATAAAGGAAATAATAATTTTTTCATTTTGTGTGATTTTGTGATTCTGTTGTGTATTAAAATATTTTTGTTAAAGGCATATATGTACCTAACTTTGTAGGTACTTTCTAAGGTAGCGTTTTAGGCCCTTTTCTCCTTCTGTAAGGCTTTCTTGGTCATATTAAAAGGTGTATGCTTCTTTATGCCATTGCTGACATATATTCTCCTTTTGGTATACTATCAATTCTGTTAATTGATTTGATGAGGAATTTTCTCCTTTCCCAATTAGGCAAATCTACCTTCCAATCTTCATAGTTGGAAGAGTCTAAACATTTCCTGCTTGGTTTGTCCCTAGTAACAGCGGAGATAACTCCGCCTAGCATGGTTGTTTTAACATAAGCAATCGCCTCCTCTTTCGAGGGTACACTTAACCCACATATTGGGCGGTTCAGGTATACATCGCCATTCGTTTCATCTTTATCCGTGAGACTTACCTCACAGATAAATTTGCTAATTATCCCGACACATGTTGTGTAAGCTGCCCCATCTTCACGGTATGCTACACAGGCAACAGATGGAAAAATAACACCGCCAATACTCTGTACATTTATTATGATTTGCATAATATTTCAGCACTTTCAGCCGCATGCCACCTTATCCTATTTGAGTGATCGTATGCAGCTAAATTATAGGGCTGCTATGTTTTTAATTGTAATTTTCTATATCTTACTTGCAAGGTTTTTAACGCCTATTTTTTCACCGTAACTGTTTACTGCTGCGTCAACATCATTCAGCTCTGTATACGAAATCAACTCGTATAATTCAAACCCTTGTTGGGGAGTTAGAGTATAAAATTCTACTTGGTTCCCGATATTGAATTCAATCCCTGCTTCAATACAACGGTTTGAGTTATTACATAATGCATTGTATGTGTCGAGTACTGTATTAGAAGTTTTCATAATATTAGTCTTTTTTAAGTGTACTACCTTATTGGTATGCAACAAATCTACAACAAGTTTTTTAATTACGCAAGTTTTACGTAAAGTTAATTCAAAGTATTTCAAACTTTATTCCGAAACAAAAAACAAAAACCGTCATAACCCTGTATTTATCAGTGATATGACGGTTTTTGTTTTAGATTAAAATTACTACTTCTTTGGTAAGTCAATATTTTTACCAAAGAAAACGACATCAATAAGGTCGTCAACTCTAGATGTTACAGCCTTTGACGAGGTCAGGTCGTTCCATTTGGTTTCTTTGACAGTTTCGGACGTCGCATTTGTCCAATAGCTGTTGCAATTTCCGTACATCATGGCCGAATGATAGGCTTGATCGTCTGCCATTTCTTCGGCAGTTGAAAAGCTTTTTCCGCTGTTAGATTTGAATGGTTTATCCATGCTATTTGTTTTAAGTGTTAGAGAACCCTCATTAATGTAATCTATATGCTTTGTAGGTGGCTCGTCGTAAATACCAACCATTTCCCCGTGTGGAAACTCTTTGATTTCTGCAACTTCGTAAAGTGTGCCTCCGAATATTACTTGGTCGCCCTTTTTCATATCTATATTAGTTTAAAATGTTAAGGTTTGTAAGCAGGTTTGTACTTGCTTAGGTTACTATACAGTTAAATACTAGTGATTTCAACAGAACCCAACTTTCCTCTAAAATTATACATGAATTTCACCCATTCCCCTTTTACGGGTTCGTAGCATTGGAAGTAATCTTTCATTGTTACGCATCCCACTTCCTCAAGCCCCCATACCTCAAGGACTTTTATAATTTCGGGTAGCCAACCCGTAGATAGAGCAACTACATCTGACTCATGATATGCTGTGTCATACAACTCCGCATTTAGTTTTTCTATTTTCGCTACAGCTAGTGTAGCATTTTTAAGATTTATAGTTTTCATAATAATTCGGCACTTTCGGCCGCTTGTCGCCTTATCCCATTTAGGTGATCGTATGCAGCATTACTATAGGGCTGCTATGTTTTAATTAAAATTTTCTATAATTACCCTTTCGGTATGCAACGAATCTACAACAAGTTTTTAAATTACGCAAGTTTTACGTAATATTAATTTGAAATATTTTAAAACTTTCTTTTTGTTTTAAATTACATTAAGAATTGTAAGCAGTTTTTGCACTTGCTTAGGTATTATTTCTATCTCTACACAAAACCGTATCCACCAATAAATAGGATTGAAACACTTCGTCTTTCCCCCCTTGTTACATGATATCTTTATCTAATTCGGCAATTTCTTGCAGGAGTTTGGCTTTCCTTGCCTTAGCCCTAGCTATCTTAGGGCTGCCGAATCTTACCCAAAATTCGGGGAAAAATTCCCCTGTGCTATCCGTCTCTATTAGGTCGTCCACAGAAAACATTCTTAATAGAGTATGATTAGGTAACGTGCGTCTCAGCTCATCTAAGATGCAAAAATATAGGAATCCTTTAAATCCTATACTTTCTAGTGCTTGAATCAAGCCCTTTAGCTGATTCAACCTATCTTGTTCGGGTAATCGCCTATAGATTCTTAACGTCTCAAGGAGGTGATTCTGTATTAATTCCCCGTTATATGTTATTGGGGCATCCCCTACGTGGTTCTTTACTACATCTAGGTATACCTGAAATATACTTACTGAAGGAGTAAGCACCTCGCTATGGTGCTCTTCTGTATTCCATTCAGAAAGCTCGAAGCCATCCCATCGGCTTTTTTCTTCGTTATAAAAGTATTCATATACTCGCCCATCAAGTATTAAGTACTTGTTGGACTTCAATTCAGACTCTTCCTCCTTTGTCAAATCAACAAGGAATCCCTGCCAATTATCAAACTGACACTCTTTAGACTTAATTAAGTCTAATGTCCCCGTACTTAAAACTTCAAATCTACTCATAATATTTCGGCACTCTCAACCGCTTGTCACCTTATCCTATTTGAGTGATCGTGTGCAGCATTACTATAGGGCTGCTATGTTTTAATTAAAATTTTCTGTCATTAACCTTTCGGTATGCAACAAATCTACAACAAGGTTTTTAATTACGCAAGTTTTACGTAAAATTAATTCAAAGTATTTTAAAAAATCCACAAAAAACAAAAACTACAATTTATTACACCACTTCCTTTGTATATCAAAAACTAATTCCTATATTGCAGAATAATGGTGTAAGTATCATGTTTATTCACATTAACCAACGACAAACAGATACCTCACAAGTCTTTTGGCGTTCCTAAAGTAGGACATAAAAAACAACCTTTGAAGAAAAACAAGACATATAAATACAGGTTATCCCCTAATGTTACACAAAGCATTATGCTGAATAAAACATTCGGTTGTGTGCGTGCATATTGGAATAATCTTGTTGCGACATTTAATTCGTATGATAAAGTAACTAATCCCAAGCCTTTATTTAATACAGGAAAGGAGTTTAGTGACGTTTTTGTTTACGCAAAGGAAGTATCTGCTGCATCACTACAGCAAAAGTTTCGTGATTTTTCTCAATTCAAAAATCAGTTCTTCAATAAAAAAAGGAAAAAGAAAATAGGAAGGCCAAGCTTTAAGAAAAAAGGTTTTGGAGATTCCTTTAGATTGCCCAACCAAAAAATCCGTATCAAGGATAACAAAATTAGACTTGAAAAGATTGGTTGGGTTAAATTTGACAACCACAGACAATTGCCTGTGGATTCACGTGTCCTGTCAATAACAGTAAAGAAAGACAGTGTAGGAGATTATTTTGCTTCTGTCTGTTTTGAGTATGTATGGAAGCCCAAGATAAATAGAATGAACATTATAGAGTCAAAAAAGGAAGTATCTACTATAAAACCAAATGTGGGCATCGACCTAGGACTTACCTATTTAGCCATCCTTTCGGATGGTACAGTATTCTTGAATCCTAAATATCTTAGAGAAAGCCAATCTAAGCTTAAAAAGTCACAAAGAATCCTTTCCCGAAAAATAAAAGGTAGTGTACGATGGAACAGGCAACGGATAAAGGTTGCCAAATTACACCGTAAGATTGTTCGTCAACGTGATTGGTCACATCATAACATAACCACGTGGATAGCCGACAATTACAACAACGTAGGGATTGAAACGTTAAGTATACAAAACATGATGAAGAACAGGAAACTTTCTAAATCTTTTGCTGATACCTCACTAAGTAAATTTGTCAATATGCTTATTTATAAGGTAGATGATAGAGGCAACGAGGTAGTCAGACTAGGAACGTTTGTTCCTTCGACAAAAGAATGTTCTTCCTGTTCACACCAACAGACCGTTGCGCTATCTGAAAGAACCTTTAAATGCGAATGCTGTGGATTTGCCATGGATAGGGACTTGAATGCAGCAATAAATATTAAGAAAAAGACCGTAGGAGTTAATGCGGTCATCGCCAATGGCGACAAACGAACACTGAGCAACAAGAAGTCTCTACACCCGAATGTGGGTGTAAAGCAGTTGTGATGACGTGTTTATAAAGTAATTCGGTGGCGTTATACGTCGCTGTTTTTAGTAACTATTAACTGTAAAAGGCGGAGACTACACAATTAACCATATCAAACAACAAATGGGAACTGTTTTTATTAATGACATTATCAATGACATGGATAAATGGACAGAGACTATCGAAGCATTTGATGATGTTGAATATGTCCAATTTGATGTGATCGAGTTGGATGTCACACAAGAAACATTCAATTTCTTTTATAATTTGTGTGGGGATTTCAACAACGACCACACAACGTTCTACCTCGAGGGCACAACAATGTGCAATCCTACAGAACAGGCAAAACAATCTTAATTTTTAATAAAAGACACAATGAAAGTACTAAAAGTAAGCGGCTGTGATTATGCGGCCATGTCATTCGAAGAAAAATTCAAGGGCAAATCTGTGGACGGACTAATTGATGATATTGCCAATGTTCGAAAAGAGCTTGGAGACGATGACAATCTAGAAGACCCCGACGATCTTGAGTTGGTTGTCGAAGAAATTCCGTTAACAGAGCGTGGCTTTGAATGGATGAAAAACCATTTAATTGACTTGGACGAGGATCAAACCAAGCATCACTTTATTTATGGCGAGGGTGAAATTATTGGCGAGGGATTCAAGGTGGAGAAATACCGTGTTCTGTGTGTGACAGGAGAAGAATATGCGGCTGCCGAGTTTAGCGAACTATTCGAAGATGTGCCTGTGGTCGAAATAATGAACAAGCTAGAAGACTATCAAAAATCATTTACCATAGAGGGCAATGATGGGGCCGATGTAAGTATAATGGAAGAGCTATACACAACAAAGGAATTCGACAACTTCTTCGACAACAATGTGGATGTGGAAACCCGAAAGGATACATTTTATTGGATAGAGACCTCTAAATTATTTCGGTCTTACTAAAATAAGGCAAAAAGGAAATATCATTATTTTGATATTTCCTTTTGTTTTTGTGTAATTTTCACTATATTGCAGAATGAACATAAAAATATACAAAAACGGAACAATGCCCGAAATGCTAGAGGGTGTGTACCCATTCGAATGTTACACAATACAGCCATTGCCACACGAGCGATTCGAGACAAAATCTCAACAACTATGGATGGATGGTGCAAGAGATCTTTGGATAAAGGACTATCTTTATACCAAGGAAACACATGCATGGATACATTTTGAATCAATTTCCTCGATGATATGTCACGACCCCAACAACTTTTTGTCGCTTATTGGCAGCAAGATAACGGAGGCAGGTCTTGGAATTGAATATATACGATCTATGATAGCGTATCATGATAACTATTTAGACGATCTTCCTGTTATGAAAAAAGAAATCGCACTACCAAACGTAGAAGTTGCAGTCTCAAGCGCAAAAAACAAAATATTGCAGGGTGTTAAACCCTTTATGACATTCCGAATAGAGGATATAATTGGTTACGATCTATATATATCGGATGGCGATCTGTGGGTAAAGGACGACCACCATCAAGAAATGCACAATACCCGTTGGGTAGAATTCTTGGATCTGTACGACATCTACACGATCTCCAAAGACAATGTTGAATTTATTGCCAATACACGTAAAATGCTTACAGAAAACTTTTTGGTTGGTGATAAGTATAATTCCATGATGCTTGCCTATTATGACTACCACAAGGTTCGTGTGGCTTATATTGGACAACGTCTCAAACCCGAATTCATAAAAGAACTCGAACGTTTAGACATGACCATTCCCGACGAGCTTTTGGAAGAGTTTATTGATAAATATAAACCCGAGGTATGTGACACACTTGAACGTGGAGACCTATTACAGTTTATTGGAAAAAAGGTCACAGGAATGGATTGGCCATGTAATGGCGACGACCAAAGTAGCAAAATCGAGTTTTTTAGAATTCTTCATAAAAACAGTAAGTCATTTGGTATTGAAATAATAAACACAAAATAATCATGAAAATAACAATTTTAACAGAGTCGTTTCATAGACCCCAAAAGAAAAAGGATATCGTTATGTCACATGACGGAACAATGTACATTTCGGAAACAAACATGGGTTCACGTATTGCGCCCGACAAAAGAATTGTGTTGGTCTATTTTTGCATACCTCTGTACCAAGAAGACGGTCTAATAAAGGCAGAGGTTGGTGATTGGATAATTGTGTCTAGATTTGGGGAAACAAGAGCTCCACGAAAAGTTACACAAGATTATATCGAATACAACCCACTGCCTATGCGTGGAACGTACAAAATAATCGCAACCAATAATGTCGAGATTATGTCCGACATTAACCCCACAGAAAAAGGTGTGTGTGTTCCTATACATGTTCTTAAGGGATTCGTGAAATGGAACAACAACAATCTGAATGCTCCTAGTATCCACGACAACCTAGACTTGACTTCAACAGACTTCGGCTTGTTGGGCAGAGACGACATTCAGGATGCGGCTGCCAACACAACATTAATGGACATGGCAGAATCAAATCCGTCAGATATTACAATATTTGAGAAAGGTTTTGAAGAAGGCGCAAAATATGTCCTAAACCACACAAAATTTTTATAATGAACAAGAAAGCATGGTACCCCGAATGGTATTGGACAGGCAAGCGTGTCGATGATGCCAAGTTAATAAACAATCCACATATTAAACAGGAGGGTGAACGAGAGGATCGAATTGTTGAAACACGTGAATTATTGAACGAGATGTCGGGATGGGACTCGTTTACATGGAAAGAAGCCTGTAATATACAAAACTACCTATTGGCCCGAAACAATTGGTGTGGTGTCAAGGCAGGGATACGTGAACACACTGTTGGCTTCGACAACGCCAAGAAGCCACAAGACATTGATGTGTCGAGTATATTTCCTGTGTCGGTCATGTTGTATCCAACAAAGGACGAGTTGTTGGAATGGTACTATAGGTTTCAATTGGAGCATCCTTTTAGCGACCTAAACGGCCGTGTTGGAGGAATAATAGTTTCGGTTCTTTATGACAGGCTAAATCAAAAATAATGGAACAAACACTAGAAGAAATCGCAAGATCCGCAGTTGTCGAGGTAAAGGAGTACTTTCCTGTTACATTCACACGACTCAAAAGTTACGATTCACACATAAGACACATCACAAGCCTAGAAAGTGAAACGCTCGATGCTGACAGATTGAAATGTCTTAGATTAATCAGCAACATCTTGACCACACAACCATATCTTAGTTTCTTTATACAAGACCCTGAGTCTGAAATACCTGTTTTGTTTTCGGGTTGGGAGGTGGCTTTTGTGAATAAAGAAACTACCTACATAGCCAATGGCAATAATATACTGTCATTTGTTAATCTGAACACACTTTGTGTCTGTATGTCTATTGACGCATTTAGTAAAACCCATGTACATTCGCTTTTTGATATAACCCGAAAGTTTGAGCTTGAGATTTTGGGTTAAAAGGCGTTATTGTGGTAGAATTTTATAAAAAATAAACAACAACATGAAATTAAAGATTAAGATTCCGATCAAATTTGGCAACATCGCAATAACCAAAAACAGTATAAGCGGTGACACCAATGACAGTTCTAATTGGGACTCGTTTTCGTTTCCTTTGCCTGAAGGGGATTGGTACATTGAAAGTAGTGATATGGGACACATTGTGTTGGTTAACAAGACTCCTGTGTATGAATATATTGACATCAGAGTCAGAGCCGCACTAGACAGTGACGGTTCTGTGTTTAGACCCGAGAACCCAAGATTCATAGGAGAGCTTTGGTGGAAGGGTGGTTTGGTTCATACAACAGTCGATTCAGACACGAAAGACGAGGCCTACAAAAAAGTCTTGACACACATTAACTACGAGAATGAACATCTAGAATCAGGGATGTATTTACAGGATCCGAGCAACCAATAGGAAGAGTCGGATTGTCCAAAAACATTTTTTGATTTTTCACTGAGTTTTGTTAATACGTTTAAGCCAAAAAATATATGAATGCAAATTTTCACATAGAAGAGTATTGTAGTTCGACACCAACCTACGCTGTTCTAACAAACGAAGACTTGAAAAATTATTACACCACAGACTTTTATAGCCCCGAGTCCGAAAAAGGTTATAACGATGAGGACTACTATAATACCAACAAGATCATAGACATTTATAGTCCTGAATCCGAGGTCGAAAAGGGTTATAACGAGTAGGATTCCCACAATGGCGACAAAATCATAGAAAGCTTTGCGGACTATGGAAGAAGAATGAATACAAATTAACTACGAGCATGAATACAAATTTTCACATAGAAGAATATAACAATCCGAACCCAACCTACATTGTTCTAACCATGAGCTATGTAAGTTTTAGCGACTACTTGCCCGAGATTGCCAAGGTTTTAAATCTTAAAACCTTCAAGGGCACCGTTTTGTTTGATTTACTTTTGAATAATGGCAGACATCATAGATTTTATGATGTCGAGTTTTCCGATAAGACGTTTCAACTGTCCACATTTAAAAATATTAAACCAAATCAAGACCTCCTGAAATTCTGTGCAAACTTTTATATCAAAAATTTATCGTTGATTGATGATAGCCTTTTCCCTGAATCCGAAAACACCCTGATAAAAAATCATATTAAAGAGTATTCACAAACAATATAAACAATAAATAATGAGTAAAAAACGTGTAATGTACGGCGGTGTAGCCGATTGGACTGTAGCAAACAAGGAGATGTATGAACACTTGAGCAAAACAGTCGTTTCTATAAATTTCTTTGAGATCGGAGCAGGGTCAGAGCTAGATTGGATTGTTGCCGCAGACATGAAATCTGCTAGAGAATGGCTAAAAAGAGAAAGTGGGAACACCAAAAGTAGGACAAAGCAGTTGTCCAATGATGTTTTGGACGACTATTACATCACAGACATTTATAGTCCCGAATCCGAGGCAGAAAAAGGTTATAACGAGGAAGACTACTTCCGTGGCTACAAAATCATAGAAAGCTTTGCGGACTATGGAAGACGTCTTAAGAATAGTTGTCCACATTTGATTGCGTCAACAAAAGAGTAATTAGCGATCTGCTTGTTTCATGAAATATGTGTATACACTTATTTTGTTACACAAGCATTCAACGTTTTTGAGTGTGTAAAGTTCCTGATTTTGCCAATGTTTTATATATGTGTCTTTATATAGACCAACAAAAATGCCCAATAATTATAATAATTATTGGGCATTTGCTTATACATCCTTTAGTTGCTCCTTAATACTATCGGCCAGAAATTTGGCTAAATTGACAGGAACAGCATTCCCAATCATTTTATATCCTGTGGCAACTTTTTTGTAATGAAAAATAAAATCATCAGGAAATGTTTGTATCCGTGCACATTCTCTTACGCTTAGGCGTCTGTATAAATGTTCTTGTGTGGGTTCGAATATGCGCTTGTCACGCTCAATAGATACCATTTTTGGAGCCTGTGGATGTATGGGGGCATGTCTTCCTCCTGCCTGAATAGTAAAGGACTGTTCGTTCCAACTTCTGACCCTGTTTCTTGACATATACATTGACGAAAAACCTCCGATCATATATTCATGGTTGGGTACTTTGCACTGTCCGTTGCTATAATTCTTTTCTAGCGCAGCAAGGCTATTGTGTTGTAAGTCCGATATTGTCTCCTGTAGTGTTATTTTCGGGAATGTAATGTCAGGAAATTTGAAATCGAAACCCAAATCTTTTCGGATGCCAATAAATATCACACGTTTTCTGTCTTGGGGAACATTGTAGTCGGATGCATTAAGGAGTTTGAATGATAGGTTATAACCAACACCCGCATTTTTTAACATTTCCTTTATGTTATCCAAGGCAGATTCGTGTTTTTTGAGCAACATACCACTCACATTTTCTGCCAAGAAGAATTTGGGTTGTTTGTCATTAAGGATTCTAATAAAGTCAAAGAACAACTGTCCTCTTTTGTCGTCCATACCCTTAAGACTACCTGCTTCGCTCCAACTTTGGCAGGGCGGGCCACCGATGATACCATCACAATCAGGAACCGCATCCGAGGTTATTTTTGTGATACTTCGTTTGTCCAATATGGTTTCGGGATGATTCTTTTCATAGGTTTCCCAAATATCCTTGTCATATTCGTTGGCCCAAATAACATCAAAGCCTGCCTTTTGGAATCCTAAATCCAATCCGCCTGCACCCGCAAAAAAAGAAACTACTTTCATTTGTATATATTTCGTTTTGTAATAAACATTGTTAAATTACAAAAATAAACAATTTTGTTTATATAATGAAATTATTGTGTGTATTTTTTAGTCCTAATCAATACCCTTAAACGGCTTGAAGTGTTCTGTTATAATAAGAAACTTTGACCTGCTGTTGTTTGCATAGCTTATCATGGCCGTCCATTTCATTTTGTTTGTCTCAAAGTCACGGCTTCCTTTTATTGTCTGTGACAGTGGCTTTACCTCAACAAGCCATCTTTCGTCGTTATCTGTGTTGACCACAAAATCAATATAATAATTTCCTTGTTTGTAGCCCTTTATTTCATTGCCTCTTTTATATCCAACCGCAAATGGTTCCGAATCCCACGACACGACCTTGGCACACCTTTCGCACCATATCATAAATTTACGCTCAAGGGATGATCTGTATATCGGGCGATATTGACCAATGTATTTGTTCTTCAGGGGGAGTTGAAAGTATCCATTGTCGTACACAAGTTTTTTGTTTGGCTTGTTATTCCTCATACGGGCACCACTTTCTTGGGTGATTTCCCCGATTATTATTTTTTGGGCGTTCTTGTTTTTCATGTGTTATATATTTAATTATGTACATAACCCTAAACAAAGTTTGGATATAATAAATATTGTCCTATCTTTGCAATTGAACACAAGGCCTTTATGGCTATTTTTTCACAAAATTTAGTATGATGAGACATTTTAATAATGTATTCTTTTATCTATTTTTAATAGTTCCTTGTTTGGCAATGAACAGAACCGAAACAACACGTTCACAGGAAGTAAACCATACTACCTACCTACCACAAGCGACAGTAAGCCCAAAAAAGATTTGGGTAATCAACAAATCCTCTGCGAAATATGAACACGTATACTCTCCTGATAGTGTGCACATCCGAACAGACGTTAATGTCGAATTTATTGACAGCACAAACAAAATACGAATAATTACCAATGACCTAGACACCACATTTCTTGATATGTCCACAAGGTATGCAACAAGCAGAACCGTGACATATCCCGACGATAATGCCGCAAAATTTTCCATGATTTGTGCCGAATTGGGGGGTTCTATATTAATCGACTACGACAAGGCACACACAGAGGCACTAATCATTTCGGCAAGTATGGAAAATAGGCTATATGTGGATAGCGTGCACACCAACAAAGGAAAGACAGAGGTGTTTTGCAAGTCCTACATGAAGAGTCGTTATGGGGATGGTTCGTTCCAATCATTATACACCCCAAAACAATACTGTGCAATGGTCTGCAAGTCCTACAAGCAATTTGGGTATGGGCATAGCGTCAGAACCCGACAGACATACAAAAAATTGATCGGGCTTTGTGCTGTTTGGAATTCGATGCAAAATCCTGTACAGAAATTGACAGACATGGGCATGGTCGAGGCAAACATGATACTGAGCTATTGTCATGGTGGATATATTTCACTTCATAGAGGACGTACATTGGATTTTTCTATGTTAAACACCGACAATATGAAAATGATAATCACGTCTTCCTATTATGGAATGTGTCTAAATACAGTCTTGGCACATGCATAGGCAGAAATATAATTTTAAAAACCCCAAACAATTTTTTGTTTGGGGTTTTTTTTGTATGTTTGTATACCCTAGATGATTTGGGGAACTTAAATCAATAAAAATGAAAAAGGATTTTTATCTTATTAGAGAAGAATCACGACCATTCCAAGAATGTGGATATGACCTTATGGATGTCGTCTCGGCAACAAGCTACGAAGAGGTTGTGAAGAATTATATTGAGGAAGAATTTATATTTGGAGGCAAAATCGAGGTTTTAGAAAACACCAAGGAGGATTTTAAATTTAACGTCTTACGGGATCGGTATATCTTTGACACCTTCTGTCTTGTAACACAAGACGAATATACCGAGTGTTATCAAAGACTAATCGAAGAATCATAGCCATGGAACAAGAAAAGTTATTAAGACTTATCGAAACAGGACTTGATGTTAATATAGAATTGGCATTACAACTGTCCAAGGCGAACGGTATACCCATCGACATGTCCGAATATAGGGAGGCACTGACTTGGTACCACGAACACGACATACATATAGGACACGACTTTCTTGATGTAGGCAACCTCTCTGTCAAAGACCTTTTAAGAAAAGTGCTATTGGTTAGAAGTATTAATATTCCATTAACCAACACAGACTCGTTGCCCAAGTGTATCCGAAGGTTCAAAAACCTTGTCACGTTGTCGGCATTCGGCAATGGCCTTGCGGAGTTACCCCAAGAAATTGGAGAGCTCGCAAACTTACAGGTATTATCCCTTGCCGACAACAAGCTGACATCATTGCCCGACACTATCGGAAGGTTAAGTGCTCTTAAATACCTAGACATAGACAACAATAATATTTCGGTACTACCTAGCACTATGAGAAATCTTGATGGTCTACTAGGAATCCGACTACTCGACAACGATTTTGAGCGGTTTCCTGACGTTCTCTGTGGGCTCAGAAACCTCCGTGAACTAAAAATGGGTCGCAATAAGATTGGGTCGATTCCAACAAAAATTGGGTTACTGACAAACCTCACAAGCCTTGACGTGTCTAATAATTGTATAAAAGAATTACCAAAGGAATTGTTTAACCTTGACAAACTCAAGGTTTTGTCAGTATTTAACAATGAAATAAAAGAGCTCCCAAAAGAAATAGGAAGCCTTGAGTGTCTAGAAAAATTGTACCTGAGCAACAATCCAATCGAATGTGTGCCAACAACGATAACCAATCTGACCAATCTTGACGAGTTTATTCTTCTTGGGTCAAACATGAACAAAGTAAGGCAGGCGCAAACAAGCGAATTACTATTGACGTTACCACATAAACCCGAATTCATAGTCTCCTAGAAATATCATGACAACAGAAACTAAAATACACATTACGATTACCGATCTATTTACTTCTGCAATAGAAAGTAATATCATATCGGGCTATAAATTAATGGCAGCAAATGACACCGAAATCGACCTGTCTGATTATAGGGAAATTTATAATTGGCTACAAAAATACGGAAAGGTTGGTGGTACCAATGACACGCTTGAGATGTTATTGGAATTAAACAAGGTAACATCCCTACATTTTATGAATTTGGGGATTAAAAAGATTCCCGAATCCATTGGTTGTTTAAGGAACCTAAGATATTTATACCTGAGCAACAATACTATTAGAACCTTGCCGACAGGACTTTTTGGACTAAACCTTGAGCATCTATGGCTCGACGAGAACATAATATCAATTGTTCCTGACGGGATTGGTAGATGTTCCACACTTAGGTCTTTGTGGCTAAACAACAACAAGCTATATACACTTCCTGTCGATTTTTCCATGTTAAAAAACCTAGAACACCTAGAGTTGTTTCGTAACAATTTTTCTAAAATTCCCGACTGTATTGGTGGCCTAGTCCAATTGAAAATATTGAACATGTGGAATAATAATATACAATTTTTGACGGGCGAGGTGTTTAGGTGTAAAAATCTGATTCTTCTTGATGTGTCAAGAAATAATATTCGTTGTGTCGGCAATGGGATTTCCAACCTAACAAACTTGGAAAGGCTCCATATGTCAGAAAACAGGCTAAAGAGTATGTTGCCAATAACACAGGCCAATCTGCCCAACCTAAAGAGTATACTTCTTGAAACCAATAATATAACAAAACCCCCAACGGATTATTCTAGGTTGAAATCTCTTAGACTGCTAAGTTTGTACGACAACGAATTTACGACCAAGGAAGGAGAATGTATAAAAGAAGCATTAAAAGGACAAAAGTCACAGTAGTACTTAACACACCAAATGAACTATGTATATAAAAAGAATAGTCAAGAAAATAAAGGAACACATCGAAAAGCACAACATAAGGATCTCGACATTCGAGGAATTGTCGGATGTTATTGGACAGGTTTCGGATATTGATTGTGGGTCAACCATGGATCTTCTCAAAGAATTAGGATTGGGTATGTCGGGCGAACTGTCCCCCAAGGGTTCCGATTTTATCATGACCAAATACGTGCTTTCGGGTTCCGAAATATGTATTGTGTTTAGTGTGTCCGACAAAAAATTGGCGGACATGAGACCCGAAATCGAGGAATGGCTAAAGCAGAAGTATCCCGACAGATTCAGTGGCTTATTGATTTATGATGAGTTGGTATACAAGGGTATCACATCGGATTCATTTTCCCAACGCTTTGGTGTGACAATGGTTTTAGGCGGCCTTATCCAAGGAGACGCCATTGAGCCGTACAGGCCCGCATTGGATATCCTGACATATTGCAACGGGTTTTATATAAACAACACCCAATACATTAAAACCTGTGACAGATTTACCAAGGGATATGTCCTAGACTACCTAAGAGACAAGGACGATTGGAAGTCTTATGCACAATTATAACCAAAAAACAATTATAAAACATGGGTACACAGGACAAGGATTACAGGGTATTGTTAAAAAAATATGAAGACCTTCAGGTTGAGTATGATGTCTTGGAGCAAGATTTTAAGTCTGCCAATGCATATGCAACCGAATGCAAAGAGGAGTTGGAGGAATCAGAGGAAAACAAAGACTCTGTGGATAAGCTAGAAAATCGGGTCGAGGATCAGAGGCTTAAAATAGAGTCTCTAGAGCGTGAGTGTGAGACAAAGTGTGACAAAATTGACGATCTGACTTGTAAACAATCAGAATTGGAGGGCGAAAAATTACATCAGGAATGGTTTGGACTTGACGACAGGTTTATTTTGTCGTCCGAAAAGGACGAAATAATCTTGTTGCTCGGAGAAGTTTCGATGGTATCGAATGGTCGAGTCATTATAGACACACTGACCACGCTGTTGGGCAAATCACAATAGTACATATCTTACTATATAATTAATAAATAATCCAATAGAATGAGACGAGTAGCAGACAATTTAAACAGAGACGATAAATATATTGATGTTGTGGTTGGTACCGAGGTGGTATGCCAAAAATACGAAACAGCCGCAAAAATTGTTGGCAAAGAATTTATGCCCAAGGTCGGACACTACGAGTACGAATTGATGTGGGAAGACGGTACAAACGCATTTGAGTTCGGGGACGTTCTTTCTTTGGCAGAGGACAAAAAATTCCTCAACGAGGCCGCCATAAGCAAGGAGGATGCCGTTGCCATTAAAAAGATGAAGGATTTCTACAAACTGACCAAGCTAGTAATCAAGCCGTTCAAGGAACTAAAAGATCAAGACAGAAACAAGGTATTGGCATCCTTTTCGGATTCTAACACCGAAATCCTTAATGTTTCGGCATTTGCATATCACATCACCTTTGTCGGAAAAGACAAAACCGAACACCAATTTTTTATTGACTTTGAGGAGCCGCTTTCTGATGCTGCCATGTTTATAACATCCTCATTCGACAGTCTGTTTGACATGTTTGCAGAAGAAGAATATGACAAGTTTTGCAAGATTCCGAACGATATTACTGTCAAGAACAAAATGATCTACACATCAGACGACTTTACAGGAACCACTTTTGTTGGGAGCTACAATGATTTATACACATACATCATTTCAACCCTTGAGGCCGACAAATATAAAATGTTGTCGTCGTTTGTGAAAGAGTTTGACTTGGGGAAGACCGAAAATGGCTATGTCAATCAGACTGCCCTAGACGGTGTAATCAAAAAAGACACCATGTCTTACTTCGATGACATGTGGGGAAAGGACGGTGTAGAATTTATGAAAGGGAATTTCAACACTGATTATAACGAGTTGCTTGCGCTTTCCGACAAGGTTAATTTAAACAAATACAAAGACCTATACCTAGCAAAATACTTGGCACGTCCCAAGAATCCTGTATTCTATGAAATAATGATGGAGGGTGATTTGGAAGGCGAGGTATACAAGGACATTATCGAGTACAAACATTGGATCAACGAGAATCTATATGTGGCATGTGAGTTTATCCTTGGCAGCGAACCAATAAAAAACCTAAATGGTAAAATTTATACAGTCCCGTATATGGGAGCCTAGTTGGTCAAGACATAATATATTTTCAAAAGGGATGCAAAATTATTTTTGCATCCCTTTTGTTTTTATAAATATTTATTGTACATTGGGTGCTTAACAAGAAGGATATGAGACATAAAAACACCGACGCAACAATACCAAAGATTTTTGACGGATTTGTGCAATTAAAGACCGACACGATTCTTGGGGGTCTAAACAAAAGCAAACCAATATACAAGAAATTTATGTCTTGGCAAAACGGTTTTATGTATTTGTTGAGATACACCTTTGTTGGTGGTTGGGCAATCAACAAAGATGTCAGGGACAGAGAATTGATAAAACCTGTTGATTATGATAATTACATCAAGATCGACCAAGTTGTAACACGATAAACATGAAAACACAACAGAAGCTTCTACGACTCCTCAGAACAGGAGATACCGACAATATTGAATTGGCATATCAGTTGGCAAAGTCTAGCAATACCAAAATCGACCTGACCGAATTTCGGGCCATGCATAAAATGTTGTTCAAGTACAGTACTCTAACGTATCAGACACTTTCATGTGAGGAGGAAAAGAAAATGATCTATGAATTGTTTAATCTAAAAACGATAACCTTAGTAAAGGACTATGTGGAACACGACAGTCTTTGTCATTTACAAAATGTTACTAGCATAACAATGAACGGATTGTGTCTGACCAAGGTTCCTGAATGGATTTATTCACTAAATAACCTAGAATATCTATCACTTTCCACCAATATAATTCCTGTATTTCCCAAGCGTTTGTGTGGGATGACAAAACTAAAACATCTTGGTTTTTATAATAGCAGAGTCGAAACTATTCCTGACGAGATTGGGAACCTGACCGAGTTAGTATACTTAAATCTGAGTGGTGGTTACCTAAAGGAACTCCCTGAATCAATCGGAAATCTAACAAATCTTAAAACATTGGGTGTCGGATTCAACCAAATAACACACCTTCACGAATCAATCGGAAATCTTACAGAAATATGTTACTTACATATTAATAACAATAATATTAAACACCTCCCCGAATCAATTGGAAGCCTGACAGATATTATTCATTTTGACATGTCAGCCAACGAGATCGAGTTGTTCCCCCAATCCATCGGGAACCTAAAAAACTTGTCACTTCTGATAGCCTACAAGAACAAAATCGAAATATTGCCCGACACAATGGGAAGTTTAGAGCAAGTTGAAATGTTAAGACTAGACAGCAACCAAATAAACACAGTGTCCGAGTCCATAGGCAACCTACAAAACCTGTATAAAATAGAACTCAGAAACAACCCAATAAACAAAACTTCTGTACCAATCTCGTTCAGACACAAAATAACCAAATAATGACAAAAACATTCGAAGAAACAAAAAAGACACACCTAGAATGCTGCCTGACAAGAGACCTAGAAGGGCTGAGTATAACCAAGGCAGACGAACACGGAGTTAATTGTGTTGGTGTACATTTTTTTGAGGAGCCACCAACACTAGACGAGTTCGTCGAGAAGTGTTACTACATTGAAAGCGCAATAGACATGATTATCTTTATGGAATTCACATTCAAACAGGCATTTTTCCATGGATTGGTAGACTTCAACGACTATGACAGTCTTGCTACCAAACAGAAGCATTTTCGTACCGCCACACTTGATTATTTTGGGGCACAAACAAACGGGAATATTCCTGACGAGGCAAAGTTTCATGACGCTCTATTAGAGTTTGGAAGATCACTTTTTGAACAATAAAGAACAATAATGGAAATAACAACAATATTAAAAACAGGCCAAAGTCCGTATAGAACTCACGAAAAAATAAAACCTCCAAAGGGTTTTAGACTAGACATAGACGAAACAAAAATGTATAAAACAACCTACCTGTCCCCACACCAAAGCAGATCAAAGCTTTGGGAATACGGCTTCTTCCTTGTAAAGGGGTGTTGGTTGACAGAAAATCAAATATTTTTGAATAGTGTTTCTAGGAATTGAGGCAATATTTTAAGTAATGACATAAAAAATAAAAATGGAAATAACACTCAAGTCGGTAATAACTTACAGGCAACGTATCGAATTTGGACTAGTAATCGCCAAAGAAATTCTTGGCCATGATTATGAATGGAACGAGATGTCGGATATATTGGATATGGATATAAGTTATTCGTATATCATAGCCGAAGATGTTTTTGAATACATGGACTGTACCGAGGATGTTTATGACGAAATCATTAAAAAAAATGGCAATTACATACCTTTTTACACCAAATAAATAACAGTACAGACAATAACGATAAAAGCCCCAACCTATCCGAATAGGTTGTGGCTTTTATCTATTTTAATCAATTATCTACTGAACAGCATCCAACATCAACATTTGAATCTTATTCATTCTAACCATTTGCTTTGTAGTTAAATCATCAGATGAAGTTTGTAGTTTATTTGAAAACTTCGTAGCCTTCTCCATAAGTGCAGGGTATTCACCTAGAGCAGAAGGATCACCGTCCATTGCTTTTCTGTACACAGAAACGTACTTCTTAGTGTAATCTTCATACTCATCCAACACTTCATCCCACTCAGTTGACGAACTAACCACAGGAGTTGAATTAGAACTATTAGATGCGACTTTAGATACCACATTTTCTTTTAGGCTAGATGTTAGTCTTACTGTCTTTGCCTTTGAAGGATCCACAATCAACCCTTTGTCATAAATCATAAACTCAAGCCAAATAGTTTCGCCCTCATTTAGTGATAGACATTGTTCAAACGGTTTTGTACCATACTTACCTAAATTCGTTACAATTGGGGAGCCCGAAACATCCATGATATCGGCATTGATACAATATTCATTTGACTTCCCTGCACCCACGCCACAATATTGGACATCGTTAACGTCAAAAGTAAAATCCTTGTCTGTACGCTTAATCTCGACCAACAGCTTATGCCCATAGGCACTTGCCGCAATATTCAAACTTGAATTTACAATCTCAAAATTTGAGGATAAGGCACCATTCATTAATTGAGTGACTTCTAGCTTAGTGTTACTTGCCTTTAACTCTTCTTTTTTGGTTTCACCACCACAAGAAATAAGGAATAACAATATCATTAATACCCCAAAAACATTTTTTAAACTTTTCATATTATGTTATTTGTTACTTTTGGAGGCAAAAAGCGGAATGTTTAGGTTGAAATCAAAATGGTAAAAAAGAAGGCGTACCCCCTGCATAATTCCAATGCCTGATAGGTACGACCAAGCACCCAACACAATTGAAATAGCAATGAGGACACGCCCATAGTGGCGCATCATCAGTCATTCTCTTGTGTTATATTAAAATTGGTCGTTTTATCAAGCAAGAAATGTCCGCAACGCAAACTCTTTATATATTATATGGTCTTATCTTTTATTCGATAGTTCTATTTTTGGTTTAAAATGGGCACAACATTGTCTCCACTTCTGTATTCATAAATACAAAAGTATACTATTTTTATGGAATTAGAAAACACTTGGCTGTGTTTTTAGTTCGTTTAGTGAAATTAATTGTTTGAATAGTTAGTTAAGTCGTTGGTAGGCATAAAAAAACTCGCCCATTTTAGCATTGTTAAGTGGCTTGGCGAGTGTGTTGGTTCTTTATTAAATGTACTACATGATTGGAATATCAAGCTGTTTACATATTAACTCACCTAAACTCCTATCAATTGTTGTATGTCTAGGAACAGAAGTTTTCTTACCCACTGAATTTTTCCATATAGCGTGTTTTTTACCATTTCTATGAAAAACGCAATCATTACTTGTTAAATGCTTAAGAAACTTTGTTGTTTTCAAATCAAAAATATTAGTTACAAGCACTTAATGTATACAATTCTTCTTCTTTTGTGGTATTATCAGTCTCAGATTCATTATATTCATCTCGAACATCTTCAAGATGTAATTCTAACGCATCTTGTATATTCTCCAATAACCCTGCACGTGTCTTACCTTGGGACATAACCGCAGGAATTTCCTTTAATTGCCCAATTAAAAAACCGTCAGCCCCTTCTTTAATCATTAATGTAATTTTCATCTTTTTAGATTTTTTTAGATTTTTAGATGTTGACTTACTTAATATAAGTACATTTATTGACAATAACGAAATAATGTACCCAATTCGTTCAATTTAATACAACATTAACATTTATTTTATGGTTTATGTACAAAATTAACCCTTCTTAGGATTAAAATTCAAAGCTTTAGTCATATTTTTATCAAATGTCGTCAATTTCTCTTCTTCAATAGGTTCAATTGTTTGTCCTTCTTTATTGAAGTCAAACGGTAAAGACAATTGCCCCATTTTTCGTTGATTCAACTTTTCAAATTGCGACCACATTTGCTGCATATTATCAGACAATTGGAACAATGTAATAATTTGGTTGATTTGAGCCGTTAAATTGGGGTGTCCTACGTCAGTAGTAAGACTTTGATGAAACTTGGCTGTATACTTACCATTTTTACTCTTGGGGGTCTTCTTTTTTATTTCCGATAATATATTCGGTGGTAATTGTTCATATATCAGCTTATTTGTCCATTTACCGACAACACCTGGGCGTTTTTTAATTCCTTTTACTGTAAAATCCCAACCATTTAATCTAAATAACTCTTTATAAAAAATATCAGGGAAACGTTTTTGCCACGGTAGAAGTTCTTCACTAATATAAGCCTTTAATAATTTTTGTAACTCATCTTTCTCCCTATCGTATTGGTATCCTGTTGCCTCGTCAATAACAGCAAGTATACCAATCTTAGCGAACGCACGGGTTAATACTTCCGCTTGTTCTGCGGTATCTATATATTTTTCGGGAATGAGTCCAACTTTTCTAGCTTCTAACAACATGTCACAGAGTTCAACCAATACAGTAGCCTCATATCCATTAGCAGAAAGTCCACTGTTTGTTTTAAATTCAATAGGAGAAAATACACCAGCTTTCAACTCTTCATTAATAAGCGATTGAAAGCTTTTGTTTTTAACCATACTAGGGATTTTACTTCCCCTAGTCTGTCCTAACTTAAATGCTGTTTGTAGCCCTCTTCCCGAAAGAACTCTACGTCCATCACTTAAAACATAACAAGGAATTGATAAGTCACCAATCTCTATTTCACCATAGTGGGTCGATTTTAGTCTATCAGTCTTCATTTATTTATTTATTTATTTATTTATTTATTTATTTATTACAATTTTTGCCCAGTCGCAAGTAGTTGATTAATATTAGTTTATGTGCATTTGATCATTATCTATATATATAGATATTGCCCAACCTAAAAAGGTAAAACAAACTCCTCACTCCCCTTAATAAGGTTCTTATAAGATGTTCTAATGCCACAATTAGTAAGTAGGTAAGTCATTCGATCGGATTCTATTAAGTCCCTTGTGTTGTATCTGAATGCGCTTGCATCAACATACATTTGAAGATGTTTCTTAGAAACATGATGATAGATACCAATGATACTTCTCTTTAGCTGTGACCAAAATCCTTCGATAGTGTTTGTGTGTGCTTTACCAACAACGTATTCTCCTTTACCATGCTTAACGATTTCAACATTATAGGTAAATTTTATACCATTGTAGCCACTCCATTCGTCCGTGTATACATTCGCATCGCTAGAGATATTTTCTTCTACTAGTGGCGTGATTTCTTTGCTGCTTGTTCCTTCTGTAACCGCTGCCTTAACAATACCGCCACGCTCTACCATACCAATAACCGCTACCTTATCTTTAGTGCTTCTACCTTGTGTTCCTTTGGTCTTTTTGTGTTCGTGCTTGTTCTTATTCTTTCCACCAACGTAAGTTTCGTCTATCTCAACATCGCCTACCATTTGTGGGTTGTTACCATCAATAGTACCAAAACAAGCTCTTATTCTATGGAGCATGAACCATGCAGTTTTTTGAGTAACTTTAATGTCTTTACCTAGTTGAATAGAAGAGATTCCTTTTTTGTGAGATGTAACCAACCAAATACCAAGAAACCATTTTTGTAGACCGATTTTGGTGTTGTCAAACATTGTTCCTGTTTTGACGTTAAAATACTTAGCAGTATTTTTGCACTTATAACGGTTCCCTTTACAATTATATACCTTAGAGTCGGCATCAAATGGAGATATTGGATTGTTGTTCCAACGAAGTGTTTCTAAATAATCTATACATAACTGCTCATTTGAGAAAGTAGTTAGTAGGTCTATTATTGAGTTAAATTCTGTTCCTAATATCATAAGAGGTATATTTAGCATTCGGTTGAATACAAATATATGTCTTATTTTACACTAATACAAGTTTTGGTGTAAAAAGGTATGTAATTACCAAAAAAATAAAAGAAAAGACTCCCTTGTCTGCTGCCGAAAAGGCGTGTATTGCAGACTGTGATGTGTGTTATGTGGTGGACATATACCTGTTGTATAGACTCGGGAGTAACGGAGAAGTCTTGGTGTATAGGAAAGGTTAAAAATGTTCTCAAGGATTAATTTGAAAATAATTGGCAAAAGTAATTGGATTGCCTAAAATTATGTTATCTTTGAATTGCGGAATTAGGAGAGCCATTAAAGAACTCCAATAACGTCGAGAACAATCGACAGGTAACTTTTATCGGTTACGCTTAAACCAAAACACACTGTCACCATAGGGTGGCAGTGTCTTCTAGCAATTACAAAAATAGACTCCCTATTCAAAATGAATACGAACGGATTCAAAAAATCAAACTTTGTGCTGTGGTCAAAAATTGCTGTATATGCAAGTAATTCAGAACAAATACATGCAATACGAGGCGACAAGTCTTATATGAGCAAGAAAATGACAAAGCTACACAATATGTCCATGGACGGATATTTGGTGAAGTCAGAGTCTTGTTGGAATAAACAAAGCTTCCATTTTTTACCCACACAAAAATTTAAGGATGAATTCAAGGAAAAGTTCAAGGAACTGTCCAAGAAGTTTAGTCCTGATTTTTCGGACAAAATGCGTGAGCGAATATTTGCCTCGTATAAGTTCTAACATGTACAAATTATTTTACAAAATTAATCGAAATAAATCATGGCAATTTACTACAAAGTCTATCAAAATAAAGAATGTTTTGATGGTCACTCCTATATAATCCCTTTGGATCAACTAGAAACCACGGCAGAAATATCAATCGAATCCGTTAACAATGGAGAGGATGAACTTCCTTGTGTTTTTGAGCCAATCGAAATGAGCAAGGAAGAATTTGACAACCTGCCCGAATTTGACGGCTTTTAATATAAATCATCATGGAAACATTTTCTATTATACATGCCCAAGGACAATATTACCAAGGCGTAACGCTAACAGTAAAGGAAGGTCGTAAGCTGTTCAATACGAACAATATTGTACAAGACTTTTATGATGCCGTGATGGAATACTTGCAGCATTATCGTGCCACCAATTTATTTGTGACCTATGCGGTGTCAGTGGACAAATGGATCGAGGACACGGGCATGGTAAGGCTACATATTTGTTTTGATGATCCAATCAGACTAAGTCCGACACAACAACAAGAAACCATATACTTCATTGCTCCATATTTTATGGACGTGAGTGGTTTTGAAAAATATCGTTCACAATAAATATAAATATTATGTATGCAACACCATTTGAATTGTGTAAACACCATCCCATACTTGTAGTAGAGAACTATTGCAAAATAGAAAAGGATTGTATGATACTGTCAGATAAGGAACTATTTCCTTTCAAAAAAGACAGCAAGGTATACCAAATAAAGTTTGTGTATCCTGCGGGGAATTTTGATGTTTGGAATTTTGATGCCCACAGAAGTAATATTTCGGTGGTTGATGTCTATAAATTCGAGAGTGAAGAAGTTGCCCTCAAAACAAGAGACGAACAATTTTCAATAATTATGGGCAATATTGCCCGTGGTACCGACAGACTATAATCATGAAAGAAACATACACAAAGGAAGAGGTTATCCAACTCCTCACAATAGAGCGTGAACGTGCAAGGGAAATATGTTACGATGCTCGTGCAAGAACCGAAAAGAAGGCTGCCACGTTTAGTAGAATCAATTGTGACGAAATGGATTGGAAATGCAAGGAAGTCGGTGAAGCCCTAAGAATCACAGGCAATCATATTAGTGGCGGGGATGCTCTTGGTGCCGTATTGGGAGAAACAGTAAGAGACCGTATCGAAGTTGTTTTGAATGGCTACAACCATTCATTGGGCGATACCGTATCAAAAACAGTCAATGGGGTAACAGTCACAGGCAAAATAATCCAATACAACCACCACGGAAAATATATTGTACAGTGGTCTGACGACACAAAAACAGACTATTAATGAACCCAAAACAACTATTCGAGGCATTCTTTTTCAACCACAAGCTATCCGAATGGGAGGCCATAGACGCAGAAATAAAAGGACAAATGTTTAATTACATCATATCTGCATGTATAAAAAAAGACCTCAAACTTGCCTCCAAGCTTATGAGGATGGCACACAACGTGCCAAAAGGTGTGTGCCGTGAACATCATAGGGCATTTATCCTAGACCGCTACAGGGCTAATTTTGTGACAAACAAACGAAGTCTGTACAATATCAGCTTCTTTGTGTTCCCAAAGAAAATAAAAGAAACCGAGATAAATACGGCAGCCATCGAGTTTGGTCTTAGAACGATAGGCAAGTCCGACGAGCTCCAAGAATTTTTGAGGGGAAAGATGGACAAGAAGTTTGTAAAGTGGTGCGAGACAGAGTACAAGCGGAATAAGAAATATATTGGATAATATATCCGTTATTATAGGACTAGATCACCACCAAAATACATGAAATGGAATACCAAACAGTAATACTAGCAGTTGTTATAGTGTACCTTATAAAAAAATACCTCAAGCGGCGTGCTATCAAAAAGTCGTTGGACGAGGACTATAAGGCGGCTAAATATGACATTGACAATCCGTCTACAACGGACACACAAGAGGGAAATAACGAAACAAAGCCCACCTTTTGCTTACGTATGAACATGTTTTATCCAAGGCCCAAGAGTTCCGTATTGATAGGCAGTAGTCAGGGACTTAAGATAAGGCTAGAAAACGGTGACACATTTTCGTATGACGAATGGAATCATTATGTTAGAATAGAAAAAGGGATTATGAAGGATCCTAATAGGTTGCATTACAAATCACTGCTCGATGGTGGGGTTATAATACCCGAGGATGCAATAGACACAAAAATAGCCTTGGCGACTACAATGGAGGCAGAGGATCAGTATCAATATACATTGTCCAAACTTGATAATGGGTACGGAAGTATTGACCCACAAGACTTGGTTGGTTTTGAACAGCCCGACCCTCAAGAATTGGAGCGTTTGGCACATACTACTCTACAAACCTCGATTTTTAGAGACAGTGTTAATTGGGCTAAACTTGATGATGCCACTCATGTCATAAAATTCAACCTACCCTATGATGAACAATCGCCCCTTTTGTCAAAGGATGATAGGATTGAGATACCCACAGATTTTGTGGATAATTTCCATGAGTACATATCAGGCTGTCAGCACCTAGAAGAGGTTGTGGGATTATGTCGGAGTCAAAGCGAGTTTTCGAAGGTGATACAACAGGCCGCAAAAAGGTCAACCATAGCGGATGAGCTACGCATACTAGAACAGGTAGGCGAACTAACATATGCAAAAACCATTCAAGAGATTTATAAACTCGTCAAAAAAGATTGACATGACACACAAGGAAAATATACTATTGTTGACAATTGCGGTTTTTATATCTATCAATTTTTTCGATTTTAATATTTGGATATTGATCGGTAATGTTATTGGTATTGTTATTATCAATACAGGATTGTTTTGTCGGTTAAAAAATATCACACAACGAACACCATAATCAAAAAAGAATGACATACGAAGAATTATACAAGCTAGAAGTTAATAACCGTGTCTACCATAACAACCACAATGTGGTATGTGTTGTAGACACAATTATCAAGGACTCAGAAACCAAGGAAGTGCGGATGGTTCAACTTGTTCAGGTTGACGGTGATGGGTGTATAGAATATATTAATAACTCCACACTGAGTGTTTGGAATCTATTCCCCATAATAGAAAGAAAAATGCAATGTATGGTGTATTATTCGTCATGTCATGACAACGTGGATATCAAAACCTGCATGACACTGCCCGTGGTTTGGGATGATGGCTGTGTCGAGAAAATACGTGCATGGGTCGAGGGTGAGAATCCATTGATAAAATGGGACATGAAGAATGTTCAGATTAGAGGTCTTCGAATGTCACCAAAAAATTGGGAAATTTACAGCATAGAAAATACTCCACCAAAGAAACCCACCAAAAATTTGTCTGTAACTATCAACCTTGAAATAACGGCACACGAATTTGGTGATAATGTGCAAGAAAGTCTAAGGTATGAAATTCATAGACTACTAAGCGATTTCACTTTTGTCAACGAGGAGCACAGCGGGTCTTACCAAGTCGAACTAGACACAGTAGGCCCTCCTGACGATATTTACATAAACGAAAACTAACAATATGTGCAACCTACAAGACCACGACACAATAACACTATTTGACGGTTCCAAAAGGAAGTCTAAATGTTATGTATTTGTGGCAAACATATTGGGACTCAAGGAAGGCGACACGATACCACAGCATTTAACAAAAGACAACACCGAATGGGATTTGAATATTGCCTATGGGCGAAATTGTATGGAGCAAGGATTGATACCGCATGATCACTCCTTGGTCAAGGACAACCCGAATACGGCCAAGGTTCCGTTTGTTTTACACGAAAAATGTCCTTTTTGCGACCAACCAAAATTGAATGTTGTTTTTAGATGCAAACTTCCTGAATATCCAAAGTTGGGCCTGTGGTATGTTGATTGTTTTAAGGAAGACTGTCAGCAAGGAATATTGTATTTTAGGACTATTGACGAATTGAACAAGTATTACAAGTATTATCCGTATAATTAAAATAATGAGAAAGAAACAAAAGGCATATTCAGTCATGAGCCGTGGAACGATTGATGAAAATGGAACAATAACGAATATAGAATATGTCAGAACTGATCGTGTTATTCTTTGGACAATGCTCAAAAACGTGTCGGAATTAAAGACCCTGTATAAAACAGAGACGTGTACCACGCAGAAGTTCCCCAACATCCCACATCGTCCACGTTGGGTTAATTTTTTGTATGCAAAATACAAAAGGTTTTTTTGGTTAGCCTGTCCACATTGCCTCACAAAATTTGGGGGACACGAATGGTACGGCTCAGACGAGAACACAAACAAGGCAATATGTCCCGAGTGTACCCTTAAAATATATAACCAAACAGGAGATTTTAACATCGAAAAACATAACAAAATAAAACCATAAATCATGACATACAAAGAATTGTACATGCTCCAAGTGGGCAGTCTTATTTACAAAGAAGGCACGAATAAGATATTTAATGTCACCGAATTCCATACGATAGGTGATATTGAGGAAATCGAACGTGTAAGTATGGAGTCGGGCAGCAATTCAGAACCATTATTCTTTAGGGTTCGTCTGAATAGACTGAGCGAATGGAAAATATTCGATCCACTAGACGGGCTTATGTTGGTCAAGTTTATTGTTAACCAAAAAACTACTCCTATTGTTGTCTATAAAACCTTTAATATCAAAACCTCCCAATCCGAACTTCAGGCGTATTCTTTACATCTTCATACAAAGCATTGGATGGACATTAGCGATATCTATGCGGAACATGACTACTATCCTGTACTAGAGGAAGATCCTGTATTCGAGGAAAGCAATCCTGTTGCTCCACAAAAAAAGACATCGGAACGGGTTAAAATGTCCATGGAATTTAGTATAAGTGGATACCTTGACGACTATGCCCTTGATAAATTCAGGTTTGCGATCGGAGATGTGCTCCAAAAATTTACGCATAGTTATACAGACGAGCGTGACAACAAAGAAAAACAATTAGAAATAAATCGAACATCCACTTGGGAGGGTATTAATGCCAAGTTCGTAAAAACAAATAATTATGACCAATGAAGTATGGGATTATTTAAAAGGAGGAGATTTGATTTATCATAAAGACGAGGGTGTTTTACATCGTGTGATATCAAAAACAGGATGTGACAATAGTAACTCATACCAAGAGGTTTTGATGTTACAATTTGAGTATGGTACGAAATACACTAGCACAGATATATCAATTTCGGATGTAGATAATTGGGAGATGAACATTAGTACAGACATGCTTAAAGTTACGATAGAATCATTGTCTAAATATACTGAAATATTGTCTTCACATTTTATTAAAATGTCAACGGATAGCAGTGTTCAAGACCTATACAAAATATTGAGCGATTGTCGTGAGGCTCAATCAAAAATGCCATACTATTATAAGGTCGATAGTATGATCGTCACGGCTTTGTGTAATTAGTATAAATGAATATCATAGAAACCATTAAGCAATACAGGACTTAATAAGTAACAGAAAATATGGAAAATAAAAGGTTGAATAAAAAATTAACGGAAATAGAGCGTAAAAATACGATTGATTGGTTTGATATTGAATCAAACCTTGAATCTAATGCAGATACTAGTATTGGCGAAAAGTTTTTATTACTAGAATCCGATAATTTTTATGATTTTTTTTCGAAAGACACGGAAGGGTATGTATTTTATCATAACCTCAGCCACATGGGCGAGACCGAAACAATCGAGGATTCTAAGATATTATTATGTAATTTACTCAAGTCTTGGTTTTGGGGCGCATTTGCTGTTGTAATTCATAAAATTGATACTATGACAGTAAGGTTTAAAGAAAACACCTACCGTGCATTCTGTGCCTACGGATCAGAATCTAAAGAACAAGAATATCTACATTTTTTGGAGGTTTATAAAGGCGACGGGTATGTTCAGAACATTATCAACATTTCAGACGAGCGTAATAGTGTTGTTTATGAGATGGTTGACAGTATGGGCACGTACTTTAGACCCTGTGAGTATCCAAATCTGTTGGGACACAAGAAAATTGAGGACTGTATGACCGCCATATGGTCGGGTGATTACGATAAACAATTACACTAACATAACAAAAAAGGCTTCCAATCGGAAGCCTTTTTTGTTTTTAAGGAGTTGCTATACTGTCCCATTTTTCTGTGGAAATATTCCATTTATAATATTGGCCGTTGTATTCGCCGATTAAGTTGGCCGTGTCGATCATGGTTGGCAAAAATGTTCTTGATGACACGATTGCATTGACCGTCACGTCACCTGTGGCATTGGCAAGGGCATTGTTTACCGTGGCAAATAGACTGAATAACTCTTCGTTTGTTATTCGAATGTCGTTGGTGCCTGCCTGCCATGACTTGAGCCTTTGAATATCGTCTGCCATGGATGATATCTCATCAATCCTGTTTTGGAGCTCCTGATAGTTTCCTATGGCACTTGTTAGGTTTACAATGGTTTCTTGTAGGGCTCTCCAATCTCTTTCTATGGTGTTAACCTTGTCTAGTGTCAGATTTAACTTGTCGGCAACATCTAGCCATTGATTGAATGCAAAATCGGTTGTGGTTGTGGTGCTAATATTAAAGGTTCCTGCACTAAATCCTATGTTCATTTTGAAATTGAACGAATTCCCTGACTGAACATTGTCGGGTTGGTATTTTGTAAGGGTTGGTATTGTTGATACACCACCAATGGCAGTGTTAAAGTTTTCGATTAGATGTAGACCCCATGCATTGATCCTGTTTGTGTTGTTACCCGACTTGTCTGTGGCCGTGTAGTACAGGATTATTGCATTAAATTCGAAGTCGCCTTGTTTATGATTGGCAGTGTCTTCTAACACAAAATCAAAGTCAATTCCTAGGTCTGTTAGGTCATTCCCGACTTCATATTCGTTTCCTCCTGTGTCGTAGATTGCCTCTACCTGTTCGCTGCCCGCAAATGAGTCCAAGCCATTGGAATATTGTCCGCCGCCGCCCTGTGGTATTAAACCGCTCGAATGTGTGTTGTGTGGCTTGGGTATAAACTGTACATCGGTCATTAGACCGTCCTCGGTTGGTATGTGCAAATATACCTCTACATATTCATTGCCGTCGTTGTCCTTTCGGTGATTTACTAGGTTTGTTTCTCCTACATACTTGACCACCTGTTCATAGTTTGGTTGTGCCACGTCTTCTTTGTAAAGGCTGTGTGTGTTGCCGTCAATCACGGTGGATCCGTCCACAACAAAGTCTATGGCGTCCAACCTGCGCAACATCTTGAAGAGTGCCTGTTCTGCATAGGTTCCTAGCCCGTTATCCGTTTTCTCGAAATCGCTATTGGACAAACAATTCTCTAAATAGTTCTGAATAACCTTTGGGAATACAATATTCGGGTCGGTTATGGCAGGAACGAAAAAACTCCCATCAAAAAAAGTTGATTGGTCTGTTGTGTCTTCCCAATCAGGAATTTTAATCAGGGCAAAGTGGCTTGGTACAATTGTTACGTCACTATTCGACAGCAAATATGCAAAATCGTTTGTGGTTGTTGCAAACGTTTGGAGCGTTCCGCCTTTTGATCGCAACTCGTCTAATAAAGGAGTATTTCTCATTGTATTTTATGGCTTAGGACTTGTTGTTTAATATGACCAACTTTAAATTTGCAGGGTAAATAACAGGCATTGTAATGGACATGTTTGTGGTGGTATTTTGGTCAACCTGTATGTCCAAGTTCTCGGTCACAATCTTTCCGTCAAAATCGACTATTTGAAACACGGCATCCACCAAATCCGTGATGTGGATGACACTAAACACAAGCGCATTTTTGGTGACCGATGTTCCGTCCGACAATATTTCGGGTGTGGCATCAGGCAGGGTAACATCAAGCGGGTAACTATAAAGTTTTAGCTCTGAGGTTGCGGGTGTGATTGTATTGATTGAATTTTCCAATATCAAGATGCATGCAACAACATCGGCTCCCCAAGCCGACAGTGTGTCCATATTTATACCATGCGCACTATTTAGTGTGGCAACATCTTTTGATAGCGGTAATTTTATTAGTTCTAGTACGGCTGTTATTGGCATTGGGTATATATTTTAAATACTTGTACATATTTCTTTTGTTTATGTACAAGTTTCTTTGTATTATCGAAAATTTTAAATATCTTGGTGATTTACTAATCAAAACAACAAAGAAATGAAAACATTAATATTTTTTGCGCTAATTTTTGTTTGTGTGGCCTTCTTTTATGTATCGGATCAAATGACTCAGAAGTCAAAAGATAAAAACAAACACTAGCCATACTTTTCTAGTGCAATACCAAACGCCTCGAGTTCCTGTGTCTTGTTCATGTGATCATGTTTCAGGCTGTCGGGGTACATTCTCATGGATTGTTCCAAAAGAAAATCGAGGTCATTGTTTTTCCAACATGCCCTGACAAACAGGTAGTATTCTTCCTTTTGCTTCATCTTCCATAGGATTTTTTCCCATAAAGGATTTTTTGCATGTTGTTTTAATAGGTGCCAACATTTTTTATATGCCTTTTGGTAATCAATCCTTATTGTCTGCTTTATGGCATCGGTCACATATAGCGTGACGTCTTGGTTTGTTATGATTTGACATATTCCGTTCTGCATGTACAGTGAGTACGGATATTCATAGACCTTGCTCAAAAGATTCTGAACTTTTTTCATTAGCGGAAACACGACATTTCTTGTGTTTGACACTGCCCTGTTATAGTCTTTTTCATGCACCAAAGGCTTGACCAACAACAACATTTCAGGATTGAACGGATTGTATAAATTGTCTTCAATAATACCCTCAAACATCCATAGTTTGTTTTCGGGCAACATTTTTTGTTCTGCGCTCATACCTTCTTCTGTATATTCTGCATACCGACAGGTCATCTCCTCTCGACAGTCATTCTTTTCGACAAACAACTTTGTGCCTTTTTTCATTGTCACATAGCCTTGAGGGTTAGGGAAGTTATCACTACCCTTTATTAAAATGTATACTTTCATATTTCGCTTTTTGCCTGTTCAATTCTTTGTCGTCCTGTATCGCAATATTCCTTGTCCAATTCGATGCATATATAATTGCGTCCTGTGTTAATACAGGCAACAGCAGTGCTGCATGACCCTGCCGTTAAGTCCAAAACCAAGTCGCCTTCGTTGCTATATGTTTTGATTAAATCCTCTAGGAGTTTTACGGGTTTTTGTGTGGGATGGTGGCCGTTATAGTCTTTTTTGTATTTAAATATGTTCGACTTGAATTTTTTGCCCTGCCATAGGTTGAATGTGGAATTGAATGTGGAATTGAATGTGGAATTGATATGTTTTAGGGTTGAGTAGTCCAAATAACCGTCCATGTTTTTAATCGCAAAGGAGTCAATAAGTTTTTGATATGTTTGTTCTGTACATAAACCGAATTGGGTCGAATTCGTTCTTAATGTATGATACACGCATTGCCCAACGACTGCAAATATTTGCTGTTTATTAAGGTTTATGAATTCTAATACATCATTAAAATACAACCTTAACGGGTGTAAGTTTAGCGTGTCATACTTCTTACCAAACACCAATAAATCCTCATAATAGGATACAGGGGCTTTTTTGGCAATCAACGAATTTGCAAAATGGTCTTTCTCCCAAATATTTCTGTAAAGAAACGGTAAATTGGCAATCGCATTGTTTCTAAGATCTGTGGTATATGGTTCTTGTCCAAATAGAATCATTTTCCCGTTTACTCGTAACAAATCGTTGGCATGCTTAAATAAATCATTGGGTGGTATCGAATTATCCCAATCAACCTTACCAACCATACCGTGGTTGGTCGATTTGCCACCAATACCCTTTACTATGCCATACGGAGGGTCTGTGAGTATCAAATCCACACTACCTTTTTTAATGAACTTTGCTACTTCCAAGCAGTCGCCCTGTATTAGACTATTATTTTCAATTTCTTTCATGTTTTAAATTTCGACTTCCTGATTCCAATCCTCGTTTTCGCACCCATACAAAGAGGACTTAAAGTTTGACGAGGAAAATGTGACAATTAACTCACGGTCATTTGCGGCACCCGCACGTGGGTTTATTCTTCCGCCCCATGCTACCTGTCCCTTTGCGTTTTTAACATTAAGCAACTTGATTCCGTTTTCATAGGCAAACACGATGTAACTAGCCTCGTACCCTTCCATGTTTGTGGCCTTTTGTAGTTCGGTTAGTTTCATGATACTGACCTTTGGGGTGTGGTTGTCTTCTATGTTTTTGTACTTGACTCCCTTGATTTCGACCGATACACGACTGCCGTTGGGAAGGTATAGCATATAATCAATCTGATGATTGCCTAGTTTTATGATGGTTGGGTCAATAAACGTCTTGTCCATGTCCGACATCACATCAATAAATAATCTGATGGCGTTCTCTTCTCGTTTTATGTCTTCTTTTCTTTCGTATCTCATATTATTTTTATAACCAAACCGATAATAACACAATAACGCCAATAACACGGCACCTGTTTGCTAATGGCATGGTACATACATAAAATAAAACATGACCCAATTTAATCAACAACTAGGAGAGGCAGACTACAATATGTATGCACCCGACGAATATGGCTATGCAAATGGTATCATAATCAAGCAGGGGTATGCATTGTTTATCCAAGAAATTCAGTTGTTGTTTGACACAGAAAGGGGTGAAATCCTTGGCAATGATTTTGGTTCGGAGGCAAGAAGGCTTATTTGGAGACAAAGAGCAACCGAGCAACAGGTTACCGCCTTGCTTATTGCCGAAATAAAAAGATTCTGTGACCTGTCAAATAAATACCGCTTTAAACTGAGTGTTAAGTTTATGTTGGGGGACTCAAGAGACATTGCCGTGATTGATATAGAGGTGGAAGCCTTGGAGGAGGCCGTGGAATACGGCGGAATTGTTGCCTATCAGTATACTTTTTCTTAGGTTAATTTGCAATAAATAAAGGTTTTATGTAAAAAACAGTAATATTATTGTAACTTAGCAGCCAAGACAAAGTATTAACAGATAAAAAACAACACATGTTACAATTAAAAACAATTGTGTTGCTCTTGTATTCTATTTTTGCACTCTTGGCAAAGACCGTGCAAAAAGAAGCCATAACAGCACAGACGGTAATATTCCAATCGAATACTACCAAATCAACCTTTGACCACGAAACATATTCGGTGGACAAGAAGCAATCCAAAAAAGAAAAGGCTGCAATGTTGGCAGCCAACAATTTCGATTATTCAAGACAGAAGCCCTACGGCAAGCACGACTATATTAAGTTTCTTGAATATTGGCTCATTAAAAATGATGGTATAGGTAAGGCTATACGTGGATCAAAACGAAATGTTCCTGTTGAGGTCGTAATAGCGAAATTATGGTTTGAGTCTCATGGCGGACACTCGGGTCTTGCAAAAAAAGACCCAACGGCAATATTGGGGATAAAGGGCAACAACGGCGTGAAAGGATATGACGACACAGATAAATCCAATGTTCAGTATGCCTCATACCCAAACCGTGCAGCAGCATTAAAGGCATTCAACAACTTGCTGTCTGTAAACAACGGGTGGTCATCGAAAGTATACCGTGAACGTTATTTGGCATGGGAGGCACTATCAAACAAAGAACTTGGCACGTATTTGACAAGAGACATTGTAAAAGGTAAAACACATCACCTTCCTTTGGTAACACAAAAGGGAAAACAACCTTCTTGGTATTATTGGTTATTGGCTATGCAGGCACACCCAAGCAGCGACCTAAAGAAATCAAAAATGTCCTACGCAAACAACGGATGGACAACTGAACGTATAAATAAGATGGGTGCGATTCCTTTGATGAGACAAGAGCGTTTGTTTCATTCACAAAAGATGATAAATTTTCTTCTCCAAGACGATGTAAGAAGTGTTGTCGCAACCTACTATAAAAAGTACGAAAAGTCTTGGACAGAGCCAATAAAATGGTACGGTTCGGTCGTGTCCATCGAAAAAAACTACACATTCAAGAACTGAGCAATAAAAACCCGTAAGTGTTAAAACTTACGGGTTTTTATTTTTTTGTTTGGTGGTGTGGATTGTTTATCCTATATTGTGTATATTGTTAATATAAATAAACAAAAATGAAACTGACAGCAGACAATCTAGAGACAAAAATGCTTATTGACGGAGAAATGAAAACTCCTATACAGGCACTTCAGGACATGCTTGACCATGGGGATAAATACAAGAGTACATGGTTTGTAAGACGAATCATGCCCGCAAAGAAAATTATTTGGTTGATTGTACAGGACGGACTAGAAGGGATTGTTCTTAAGATTTATATCGACAACCCAAAACAGACCCGCTATTGGATCATAGAAAAATTAATCGAATGGGGCTTCAAACCCTTTTAAATAACCAAAGAAAATGGACAGACTAGAAAAATTGCGCCAATTGGCAGAAGAGGAACGTCGGGACAAGCAATATAACACCAAATTGAAAAATGTTTTAAACAGCACAAGGTATACACTTGGCGACATGGAACACAACAAGATTATTGGGATTAAACTCCCTTGTTGGGAAAAGGTTTGTTGGGGTGTTTTCCACAAGAACAGTATCTTTACAACACGCTCAATAAAGGTAACAACAACGGATTGGCGTGGACGTGAAATGAAATTCAATCGGGATTATTTTCTGCTTGGTGACATACTTGTCAATGAAGACAATTTGGACTATTGCCTAAATGAATTGTATACGCTCCCAATCAATTATATTGTTTCTGTTGATATATCAAAAACACACATCAGTCCAATTGTTGATGGTATGGGTTATAAAGAACTGATGAACGAACTTGAGGAGCTAAGACGATATGTTGATACACAAAGACTCTTTGAGGTCAAGGCAAAGCTCCTACAATTTCCCAAGAAAAAAGAAAAACAGCCTGTCAAAATGATGACAGCAAAAGATTACGAACATGTCCCAAAGGCCAATTGGGCTAGATATTATTAAACACTAATCAAAAATAATCGAATTGGGCTTCAAGCTCTTTAAAATCAAAAATAAACAGATAAACAGATAATGACTCTACAAGAAATAATTAACGACCTAGACAAGTCAAAAAGAAACGAATGCGATGTTGACATGGCAATAGTCTCGGACGCATGTGGTCTACTATGGGACTTTAGCGAGCACGATGACAGCAAAAATATCAAGTCATACTATTTTGCGGCATGGCAATGCACAGACACGTGGGTCGGAGGCAAGGTCTATTTTATGGACGACAAGGCGGTCTGTATTTCATGGAGAAATACTCGCAGCGACTCCGAACAATTCTCTTGGGTATCCACAAAGGCATACCAAGAAGTATATGACCATATTCTTGAATTGATTAGGCCAAAAGAGTATGACCTTTCAAATATTGATGTGGTTAATATGTCGGATGATTTGGGGAAAGGATTCCATGTGGATTTTGCCAAGGATCTTTTGAGCAAGAATGTGTATTATATTCCGACAAAGGAGTACGTTATGATAGCGGGCATAGTACCCGACAATTTTAAAGACACAACTTATTGCCTGTCAACAGAGGTCACCATTAAACTAAAGGACGGCAGCACCAAGGATGTTCCTACAACGGACATACTGTCGTTGTACAGAACAAAAACATGGTTGGATGTGCACGCATATTTAGAAAGCCTTTCCACTAAAACTGCCTAATAAGCAAGATATTGAAATTTTTTCCACTAACAGGCCCAATTTATTAAAATATTTCTGCTAAAACATATCATGACTAAAACATTCAAGTACGCTGTTATATATCTTAGTCCTGTGAGGGGGGTATAAACACGAAAAGTCCATCATTGAGTACTATGATAATCTTTATTTTAGCACCCACAAATAAACAACAATGAACAAGATAACAAACGAAAACAGAAAGACGCACGGAGGAATACAATTGGGTGATATTATAGACACAGGATTCTCGAAGGGTAAGGTTGTCGAACTGTGCGAAAAAACCTCAAAGAGATACTTTGTGATGGTTTCTATGTTTGGCACCGAATCGTCTAAGCCGATTCGGTACTCAACCACACAGATAGCACTCCACATCAAAAGAGAGGACTACGAAAAGTCTAGGGAGATATTTAATTCAGACTATGCCCATGTCATTGTGAATCCCATAAAAGGAACATTCACGAATACTTTCAGGGTGGATAGATTGATTTCAAGACTATCAAAAGAAGATTTGGACAGTGCAACAAAACAGGGTCAGAAAATCATTGAGTACAAATGCATAAACGACAAGGGCTTTGAGTTCATCAATTCCATGAAACTCAGATAATTAAAAAACCGATTGTTTCGTAATGGAACAATCGGTTTTTGTTGTCTACAGATAATTATTGCTGATTATGTATGCCAATGTCGGGTCTTTTTCGCCAAGCTCCGTGAATCTTGGTGTCTTCTTATACATGTTAGGATAGATTTCGGAATTGTCGTATGCCTCCCTTTCCCATGGCAACTCTTTGTGCTTCTCGAAGTCTCGGTTTGATTTGTAGTCCTCAAGGGTAATGTAATCATTGCCGTCCCATGTAAACCATGTCATGTCGCTATTGACGCCCAACTTTACATTTACGATCTGCCAAATGTGGGTCATTTCATGGGTGATAATCTTTAGAATGGGCATGGTTCCAAACTTGCTGTCGATGTTTATTTTAACATCTTTTTTCTTGTCGTCTAGCAAGTCTTTCATGTCTATATTACCAAATATATGTTTCGGCATTTTTCGATAATTCAAAAGAATATTCTTTTGGATATTTTGCAGATCTAAAATTTCAAGGAGCCATTCGGTGTAGTCCACGAATAGTATCTTTTCGTATTCGGACATTCCTCCCTTGGTCTTTACCTTTATCTTTGACTCGGTTATCCTTCTCATATTGTTGGGTATTGAATGATTGTTAATGAAGTCATTTCCTTGGTGAAATCAAGGGTTCCTAGGTCTATTTTGGTGCCACTAATATTTAACCTCCTGAGCATTTCCATTTTTCGCATCGTACTTGGGAGGTCTGCAATGGGCGAACCCTGAATATCCAACTCCTCCAACTTCTTTAGCTTGCCAATAGACTTGGGGAGTTCGGCTATATTGTTGTGATTGAGCCAAAGTTTTTTGAGTCTTCGTAGGTCTCCAATTGTCTTGGGGACGTCCTTGATATTGTTGTAACCCAAGCCCAACAGCCTTAATTTTTTAAGGCTTCCGATACTTGGCGGCAACGACTTTAGATTGTTGTTTATCATAAAAAACTCCTCCAAGTTAACTAGCATGCCAATTCCTGTCGGGATATTATTAATCGAATTTTTGTTGATATAGAGCTCCTTTAGGGAGGTTAGGCCGCCAACATAACGACTCAGTGATGTTAGCCTGTTTTTGTTCAAAATAAGCACCTCAAGATTTGCAAGTTTTCGGATCGTTGTTGGTAGTGTGGCCAATGAATTATTCTGAAGCTCCAAGGACTTTAGATTTGTTAGATCACCAATAGAACTTGGCAACTCCTTGAGTCCACAACCCGTGACGGTTAGCGTGCGCAACATTTTCAACAGCCCCAATTGGTCGGGGAGTCTGTCAATCTTGGTGTCTCTAATAACAATGTGCTCGTCTAAAAACAGCCCTTTAAGGTCGTGTTTTAAGATTTTTAGCATAGGGGCGAACTCGACCTTTAATTCTGCCTCTATACCCAAAGAAAGCTCTGTGTCAAGCCTGAATGCCGATATAATGTTGAGCCGTTCGCCTGTCTTGATTAGGTTATACGCATTCTTGCGTTCTTTATTACGCTTTTTTTCATCCTCGGGGTTTGTTGCCTCTGTTATTCTACGCATAATTGTTTTTTTGTATGTATCATATAACCGTTATCCCTCGCATATCGTTCCTAAAGAATTTGCCTACCTTTACAGGGTGTTCCCAAGGATTATCCTTGATAGACAATACGCCAAGACCCTGTAACTTGACAAGGTCGTTTGGGAGGTTTGTTATTTGATTGTTGCCGAGTCTTAGTGTCTCAAGATTGGTCATATCGCCAATATATGACGGGATCTTGGTCAAGTGATTATAGCCCATATCCAAGGATTTTAGACTATCCATCTTTGACAATACCTTTGGAATGATTTTAAAGTCATTCTCGTCAAGATATAATGTGCGGAGCCTTGTCAGGTTTTCGATTGTTTTTGGAAGACTTGACAATTTATTTTGTGACAGTCCTAGGAAATCCAAATTTTCCAAGTCGCCTATTTCCTTTGGGAGTTCGAAAATGCCGTTGGCTTCCAATTGAAGTTCTCTTAGGTTTGTCAACATTCCAATTTCTTTTGGGACTGTGCCGATTCCGTCGCCTGTTAGGTCAATACTGTCTGCCATAAACAAACCAAGCAGGTCTGTCTCCATTGAAGTAAGGAAATATGAAAATATATCCTCTAGCTCTGCAATGTACCCAAGCCCTACCGACTCATCAAATGCGATTGCTGTTTCTATGCTGTCTTGATCACCCGACAATAATTGTGCCTTAACAAAATTAATATTGTCGGACTTACTTTCTACTATACGTTTCATGATTATAATTGTTCAAACACTCCATTCTTTTGGGCAAATACCATAACAGAATCGTTCAGTGTTGTTAGTGTGTTGTTGTTAAAAAGTGCAATAGGTCTCAATATAGGAATTTCTCCGTTATTAACCGCAATACTATTCAAAGAATTTAGACCAAGGTTAGGATTCTTTCCGACAGGAACCTCTTTTCGGACACGTTGTACAATACGGGATGTTCCGCTAGAGGTTACCTCGTTCACGAAATAGTACCCGTTCGATTTTGCCAACTCGTTGTCTTCCGAAAATATGTTGACCTGCACGGATTTAATTTCGTTCATGTTGTAGATCCCGTTTTCGATATCCGAATTCACAATAATATTATCAAACTTCATGTCCCTGCTTTTGAATGTTGCCTTTAACATCAATTCGGATACAATGTCTCGGATCTCGTTTAGTACTTGGGCGTCATCATCAAAATCACCCCTGACATAGATTAGCATGGAATACCTTTTTAACACAGGATTTTCCATTATAATTTCGGATGTCGGAAATTGTCTCTTGGAGTTGTTAATCATACTTTTGATGGCATCCTTTTGGGGCAATGTCAGGGAAAACCTAGTCTCGGACATATTCAAGTAATCACGGCTGTTCAAAAAGTTTAGACTCGGCAATGCCAACACATGCATGATTAGATCATTGTTCTTGTCTGACCAAACAGACACATGAGACAATATACTAAGACGGCTAAGATATGCCTGTAGGTTTTCGGGTCTAACAAACGTGAATGCCCTTGACGAATGTCCGATTAAGTTTCGGGTTACCTCGGGATGTTCTCCGTTTGAGGCCAAAATTAGTCCTGTGGAGCGTGTGATTATAAAGTCTGTGAGCTCGTCACCGTTCGAGTTGGTGAATCCTTCCACGATTGTAAATTTATCCCCACGACTCAATATTCCCAACTCGCCATTGGTGACCATATATTCGACCTCGACAACATCGCCGTGTTTTAATTCAACCCCGTGTGTGGTGTCGCCAAAAATAATATCCAACTGACTTTGCCATCCATTCTCCGTAATGTACACCTCGTCGCCTTGTGCCATGTCCTCAATACTGTCTGTTTTTGACCACAGGACATTGTTTACCTTTACCTTGACAGAATAATGTTCGATATATTCCTCGTCTTCCAATCGGATTGTAAATAGTGTGGTGTCTTCGCTCGTGGCATCAATCACAAAAGATTGATTTTTTAGAATCCCTTGTATTATTGGCAGCTCAATGGTGTTGTTACTGAGCGAGTATTTCTTTTCGGTGTCGATGTTTACGGTATAAACAAGACTGTTTGTTGTGCAAGTAAGCGTGGCGGTCGGAGAAACATACAAAAAACTACCAACTGCAAACGACTCGTTCTTTCGGAGCTTCACGGTACCACGGGCCGAAATTGGTCGTGTTGCCTCGTGTCCTGATATCGAGGCCAAGCCCCTTATTGAGGTCGGCTTTGTGACGGTCTGTGGTGCCAATTGTCTATGTGACTGTGCTTGGTATAACAAGGACAGGTTTAGCTGATCCTGAAGCACATCAAGAACGATTTTATAAAGCCTTGCCTGTGCAGAATCACGCATCCCCAATGTCTTGGCAATAAACTCATTTACCTGAGTTCTCATGCGATTCATTCTGATCGAAGATTGGTCGAAGATTTTTAGTGCCATTGTATTTTTATTATATGTACTGTTTTTTTTGAAAAAACGGAAAATGTATGAATTATTGGCGTTTTAATACAAAAAAGTGCCATTTGCTACCCCAATAAAAAACGTCAAAAAGCCTAATAACAGCTATGGTGGTCTAGCCCTGTGTTTGTCGAATGTTCAGGAAAATAAAAAAGCCCATATTTCCCAAGAAAAAACACCCACTTTTGCAAAAAATGGCGAAATCGTCCTCTTTTTGCCCTAAAAATTAGACTTTTTCGATATTCGAGGCCTATTTTTTCATTTGAGTTTTTTGGGTTAAATTTATTACCACTCTGTAACCCTTTATATATCGAATGTATGCGATTTTTTATAATGTGAATATTTTGGCTGTCTACTAGTAAAACAATAATAACTTTAATTTAATAACAAAATCAACAAAAACATGTACAAAATAATCAGTATTTTGATGTTATTTTCAACAACCTGTCTTGGACAAATCAAGATAGGAACTTTCAATATTCAAGTATTTGGTGCCAAGAAAAGCTCTAATATAACTGTGCTTGATAGTATCTGTTCAGTGATATCCCGATACGATATATTGGCAATACAAGAAGTAAAGGATATTAGCGGAAAAACAATCACAATACTTAGACATGCCCTCAATGAAAATGGACTTGGCAACCATGCAATAATGAGCAGTCCACGTTCGGGACTCCAAGAAAGTGATGTGCATTATAGGGAGCAATACCTATACATATACGACACCACCACAATCAATGTCGTGGAGGTGGTCGATTGCGAACACTCAGACAAAACACTTCAATGGGGACTAATGTCGGACACGGCATCCGAAATAAAAAGAGAGCCGTTCATAGGACTATTCAAGGTAAAGAAGACAGGATTGTTGCTCACACTCTTTAATATACACACAAGCCCGTCTGTGGCAAACGAGGATGTCACTGCCATGCTAAAAAATATATCAATCATTTGCGACCAAGGCAGATCCCCACATTTTAAGAACTTTATTGTCTTGGGCGACTTTAATGCAAGTTGCTCCTACATGTCTAAAACCGAAATAGAAAAACTCAAAAAGGAATTCCCGTTCTTGATATGGGTTATTGACAATGATAGCGACAGCTCTGTATCAAGCAAAGATTGTGCATATGACCGAATATTAATATCGGCCCACCTGTCTAATCTTGTTATTGATCATGGGGTGGACAAACGCTCTGTGACAAAAAGCGTGTCTGATCACTATCCTGTTTTTATGATTTTGGAAGAAAATTAGAGAATATATTTGGTTTGTCGTATTTAATTTGCGATATTGTAAAAAATAACAATTATGAAAGACAGAAACAAAGACAAGACAAAGTTCGAATACGGGGACATACTACACGACCGAAAATTTAACACATGTTTTAAATATGCGAGGAAGTATTTATTGGCTATTACCTATAACTTTACGGGTCGATATACATTGGCAACGGAGGAGCAGAAAGGCACTTGTGTTATGGAGGGGTGATTAGGGGCGTGTTGTTTACTATAGTACATATATCATTGATGAATAAGCTTACAGTACCTATATAAACACGACCATGGAAAGACAACTAACACAGGAGACATTAACGTTTCTGAAAACTATGTATGACAACACTAACGCAAAAGACGCTGCTCAAAGAGTGTTGACACGACTACTAGAGGGCGAAGATTGGAAAGGAACTTCATATATCCATTTTGCTAAATACGGTCTATCCGTAACCGAGAATGTTGACCATTCGATCTATGTTGATGATAATCAAATTGTCTTTATGAGTAAGTACAGCTCTATAACTATTGATCATTCCGATATTCTTAGAATAAGAACAGGAGAATATACAATACAGATCATAACAACAAATGGCTCAACGATATCTTTCCAAGAAAAAGGCAGGATTAAACAATAATCCTAGTACCTAAAAATACCACGTCCTTTAGTGTATAACAAATCTACCTTGGTATTATCACAGTCACAACCATAAGATTCAGTCCAATACGGTTTACGTTTTGGACTGAATTTATATTCCTCTTTTGGTAAAATTTTAATCTGCTCAGAATAAAATATGTTGACCTCTTCACATTTAATATAGGCACAAACTCTTTTTGTTGCCCCATTGAATATTTTAAGTGCGGTTTTCTTGCCGTTCCTTAGCACACAATCTGTCAACACAAGCGTAACATGGTCGGGGTCATAGAAACACACTGTTTTATGTTTCATGTCCTCCACACGCCATTTGGCGTAGTGCTGACCTCCGTTTTCTTTCCCTAGGTGGAATCTTATTTTGTATGGCATTGTGGTTATTTATTCTTCCCTTCGGCCTCCATTTCTTTAATCGCCTGCACAATGGCGGGTGTATAAAATTGGAGCAAATTTTGACTTAAATCTTTTGCATGATATCGACCATCAATCTGTCGTGTCCAAATCGTTTTTAGGGCACCGTCTTTTGATCCGTCGTAAACATTCCTATTGAATGATATCCTGTGACCCGCCTTAAATGCGGCCTCTAGCTCCTTGTCGTTGCAGTTTACACCAAGCAGAATTTCTTTTGAGCAGCCAAGTGCCTTTCCTGAATTGGGATATTGGGCCTTCATGTCCAAGAACACACCAAATAGAATTTTGTGTAGCCTTGGAGGAACCACATAACCACCCTCAAATGGTTTTATTTTTTTTGATGGTGCCTGTATGGACTTGTAGAACCTTCGCTTTTCGCCTATTACATTGCTTGTGTAATAATATCCGACCTTGGTGGTCACATTTCTTTTTCGACCCATTAACATGGCATCCTCGTCGTTGTTGTCTTCGATATCCTCTTCTTCGTCCTCTTCTTTTCCGTATCCATCAAACGACGAGGCCGTCACCAATCCTTGTTCGTTCCAAAAGTAATCATGAAACACGGCAGCCGATTTTCGGGTGATATAGAATGCATCAGACACAGACACTTTCGAGCTGTAACTAGATATTAGAATTTGATTCAGAAACAGTTTAGAGAGATGTATCAACATCAATGTGATTGTGTCAATACTGCCATAGAAAAAGAATGTCTCGGTGTCTCCTGTAATTAAATCTTGAAATTTCCCGTCAAAGGAAACCTTTCCGACCCCCAAAAACTCCTTGGAAATAACGTCCAATTTGAGGGACTTCGAGTCTCTTTTCCTAGAAAACTTCTCGGTGATTACCATATAGTCCAACTCTAGTCGATGGGCAGGCTTAAAGTTTAGTGGTTTATCCGATCCAAACTTGGCAACCATGGCATCAGACAGAATAGCCGTAGAACGTACAACACTTTCTGTCGGACTTGCCATGGCCCTAAGATGTTTTCTTTTGGGTATCGACTTGATACGACCTGTCTTGTATATCGAACTTTGTTGTTTTGATGGGTGTAGTACTTTATAGGCAAGGCTGTTTGTGTTTGAGGTCTCGTTCATTTCCCATTCTAGTTTGATTGCCCTGTTGTGCAGATACAAACTATCAAAGGTCTCGTTGTTCCACCAAATCGTGCTGTGTAATGCCTTTGCCTGTCCCTTAAAAAATCCTGCCAATAACCTGTACTCGGTCGGGAACCAATATATTCTTATTTGTGGAGGGTTTTCTAGACTGAGCCCCAAGTCCTTTAGCACAGAAAACCTAAGCTTCTTGGCCTTTATATCATCTTCTTTGTCCTTGGGAAGTTCTTTTTCGGGAATCTTAAGTAGCGGGTCATTGATATCAGAGAATAGATGTGCCCCAATTCTTGCCTCGATCTTCTTGTGTAGTTTTTCTTCTGCTCCTACTCTCCAATTCTCGTCTTTTTCGACACTCCTGTATTCGTCTTCTAGGGCATATACCACAGTATCAAGATTGGACGATGTTATTGTTATTAAATTAACGGGTGCCTCTGAATCTGCTGCTTCAGGGAATGGCGCAGTTATTTTGGTAATGTCAACCTCGATATCACATGCAAAAACATTAGGAATATTGTATGCAAATATTAAGTCCTGTTCTTTTTGTGTAAGCGTGAAAAGAAACTGCCTTAGTTCATACTGTCCAAACTTTGACACATTATCCGTAATCTTTATGGCCTTTTCGCCATCCCATGTATCCACATCACCATTCACATCTTTTTTATACTTCCAAAACTTAACATCCTTTTTTTCAAGAATGCTGATTTGACCGTCGGTATCAATATAAGAAATATCAACCCGATTGAGTCCTTGGATTACGTTTACAATCATATGTGCCTAATTAACTTTTTGAATAATGGTATAAATGTACGAAATCCAAACCGAAAAACTTAGCAGAACACTATTTTATTGATTTATATTTTTCATAGTCTGTTTCGATGCCCGTATTAAACACATCGACTCTGTCTGAAATATTTTTAACTATTCCCAAGTCATTGATTGTATATTTGTCTTTAATATTACCCTCTCCATCTGTTCGGGTAAATATACACACACTGTTCTCTTCGTCGAAATCTAACGTATGGAATTTATTAATATCTTTATAGTAAAATCGACCGTTAATGTCATCGACAGGGTTAATGTCGTCCCAATATCCCTTTGTGAATTTCAACTCCTCAATATCTTCTTTTGTAATCATAATTATTTTTTGGGTTATTGTGATATGTCCTGATAATGGACAGTGTTTTAATATGCGTCTCAATTAAAACGTAAAAATTCAATGTTTGCCTGTATCGCCCAACAAGGATTATACAATTCTAGACCAATGGGTACTCCACCAAGATTTCATACCAAGATTTCATTGTGAATTCGTTTATCATCTTGCTCTTGTCCGAATCCTTAAAATGTGTAATATCAACAATTTGATGCTTACCAATAGTATCATAACCGCCAATTATATTATACATCTCGGCATTGGAACCCCAATGAGTAGGATTCATTCGGCCGTCAATAACCTCAAACAAGACCGACAGTTTATCAATTGCACCCCTGTATGTAAATGTGCTCAATATTTCATTGTACCTGTAATGTATGCTCTTGATGCCATCACAAATGAATATATACTCCTTATTATTATCGACCTCTTGGGGATACCAAGTGATACCCGTTCTTTTTGAGTTGCATTTGAAAAAATTTTGCAATGTTGCCATGACTGTTTTATTATGTGATGAATATATAGGATATGTAGCAAATAGGTACATAGGTAAAACGCAAAATATCCTTATTTATGCCAAAGAATGAAATACATTTACAAAATCTACGTACAATAACAAATACGATCAGTACGACCGAATTCAAGTCGGCATCCGAAGAGCTTAGGTTATTCATGGACGAAAAGGGCGGAATGATAAACGGGTTCTTTACATTGCCCGACCCCCACGTGAAAGGGTTTAAGCTCTTCTTTCACTTCCATGATGAGTATGGGCTATTGGCAGACGGTGACCTACAGGCAAGCGCAGAGGCGTACCTCAGAAGGATTGGCGAAACAAAAAGGGCGGACTCCTTGGCGGTGTTCAAGGATTTATTGTCACAGGTGGCATCTAGCTATTCCCACCAAATGACATCGCTTGAGGGTGTGGCGGAAAGTTATACCGAGGGGTATGGTATGTTGGAACGTGAAGAAAAGCCTAATATTACAATTAATTTCTTTGACACGCTCGACAACAAAATTCAGGCCCTAATCGGACTATATCGAGACATTGCATGGCACAACACAAGAAAGGTTTGGGTGCTTCCTGAAAATATGCGTGAGTTCAACATGAGTGTATACATTTTTGATGCATCGTTCTATTCAACAAAGGTCGAATTCTTGCCTAGGTACACCAATCAAGACTTGATGAAAATAAATCACACAATGCTTGAGTACAGCTATTGTACCATAAACGAAACAAGTGGTGGTATGGCATTCGAGACATTGTTGAGGGGGAATGACGAAGCAGTTGCCACGAATTTTATTGTTGACTATACCAAGGTAAAAACCTCACATCTATTCAGGAACATAACAGGAAACACGCCAATAAATGAAAGTACCTTGGCGATTGCCACAACAGCAATTGCCGACAGACTAACCCTAAACAACCCGATAGGAGAATTTGGAATTTTCCCGAATCCTAATATAAGGAGACCACCAATACCGCTTATACCATTTACATTTATTCGTCCGAGTGGACTTAATCGTGATGGTAGTCCTGTTTTTGGATAATAGTACATAGATAGTACATAGTAATATATATAACAATAATTGACAAAAAAGAATCATGAACAACAGACTTACAGAGGCGAACAAAAGATACGTTGAAAGCAAAAAAATTAACGAGAGCAAGGCAATGAAATTCATTCAGAGCATGATTAAGGACAAGGCCATGAAGCGTGAGGATGCCGAGACATTTCAGGAGTTATTGGCATTTGGTGCCAATGATGTTATGTTTTTTGTGGAAGACATGTCTCCACGCTCAAAATTTGAGGTTACATTAAATGGACAATTAAAAATCAAGATGGGGGGCAAGACAATGTCTTTCTATGTTGATGGTGCCTATTATGTGACCGTTGGCTACAATGAAATTACAGAGGGCTCGATATTACCCAATGGGTATTATGGATTTTTCTTGGATAACGGTTTGAGAATTGCCATTAATGTCCTAAATTAACAAAGAATTAGTTGGACTCGACCACACAAGATTAACAAAAATACCACAAATATTGATTCCGTCATTTTTGTGGTATTTTTGTTTTAATAGGACAGGTATATCCTATAATACTAATGCCCATTTTTGGCGTTTTATCCATATCAAAATTATTAACAAAACCATATCAATGAAAGAAGTAACAAAACCATCGGTGAAGGTGCATTCCTACACCTTTGACCATGCATTGGCAACATCCACCAAATATTTTAAGGGTGACGTGTTGGCGGCCACCGTTTGGATTAACAAGTATGCATTAAAAGATTCCGAGGGTAATATTTACGAGAGTACCCCCGACCAAATGCATCATAGGTTGGCTCGTGAATTGGCTCGTGCCGAGGGCAAGTATCCGAATCCCATACCCGAGGAAGAAATATATGGCCTAATCAAGGATTTTGGGTATTTGGTGCCACAGGGGAGTCCTATGGCAGGGATCGGGAATAATTATCAGGTTGTGTCTATTTCCAATTGCTTTGTTATTGGTAACGAATCGGATTCTTATGGAGGGATCATGAAGGATGACGAGGAGTTAATCCAATTACAGAAGCGGAGGGCAGGAGTCGGTGAGGACTTATCACACATTAGACCAAAGGGATCACCCGTAAAAAATGCCGCAATAAGTTCGACAGGAATCGTTCCGTACATGGAGCGTTATTCTAATTCGACAAGAGAGGTTGCGCAGGGAGGACGTAGATAAAGTAATCATTATTACCATGAGAAAATATATAGAGTATTATGGAAAAGGAAAATTTAATAGCACATTTAAGACTAGAATTATCTTATAGAGACATTGCCAAGATCGAAAAATGCAGCTCAAGCAAAGTTAAGTATTGGGTTAATAGACACAATATCAAATTTGAGTCGAAGTTTAATAGAGAATATCAGAAAAGTGTCAACCACAACCTATTCAACAAGATTGATGACATTAATTTGGCATACATAACAGGCTTTGTTCTTGGGGACGGTTATATAAATAGCAATTATGATGTCAACCTCACTGTTGCCCTAAAGGATGCAATTCTTTTGGAAGACATAAATAAGTATATTACATGGGATTGCAAGATCGCATATGACCGCACATTAGACACAACAAAAAGGAGATTTCCTAGCTGTCGATTGTGTGTCAGAAGCAGAGGTGTTGGAAAGGATCTGACAAAACATTTGGGTGGAAGGCTTAAGCCTGACAGACACACACCAATAGTTTCAAAAGGATTAGAGCCTTATCTTGTGGCGGGTTTATTTGATGCCGATGGTTGTATAACTTGGGGGTACCGAAAGGACAGAAACCGATTATGGCAAAAAATTTCGTTCACGTCTCCAATTGGGATATTAATAGGTGTTCAAAAAATACTTATTAAGTATGAAATTTCGACTATCATCAGACCAAAGGCGCATGAAGAGGTGTCTATAATCGAGTTCGCAAGCAAAAAAGATGTTATTAAATTTTATCGTATGCTGCCAAAAGATGGTATACGCCTTGAAAGAAAGGTAATCAAATTCGACAAATTAATTAAAGAGTTTGGGTTACCAATAAAATGATTATGACGCTCCCTTGCGTCTTGAATCGGATGAATTCGGTGGAGAGCTTCGTTTGAAGAGAATACCGAGCCAAGCTTCACAAGCGTGTGAGGAAGGTGTAGAGACTAGGTGGTGTGACACGAACTTGTCATGTAATACACCAATAGCGTCCGAGCCATTAAAATGGTGAGATATAGTCCATGTATGAGGGGAGCATTAATGTTAACGCTATCAATTGAACATCCTGATGCCGAGGATTTCATTGATGCAAAGGTTGACGGTACAAAGGTGACGGGTGCAAATATTTCACTTAGAGTCACGGACAATTTTATGAATGCCGCAAAATCAAATTCTGTATTTGTACAACAGTATCCGATTGGTTCCGAGAACCCGATGGTGAAAAAGCATATTGTTGCCAAGGATCTTTGGGACAAGATGATGTATAACTCGTGGAGTCGTGCCGAGCCAAGTATATTATTTTGGGACACAATAATACGGGAGTCGATTCCTGATTGTTATGCAGACTTGGGCTTTAAGACCATTTCTACCAATCCTTGTGTGGTTGGTGATACGTTAGTAAAGACCGACAAAGGTGATCTGACGGTCGAAGAAATTGTTGAGCGATTTTTAGACAATGAAGATTTTGAAATATTATCCTACAATATCGAAACCGATAAATTTGAATATAAAAAATTGCTGAATGCTTTACTTACAAAGCACGATGCCGATGTAATTAATATTAAGACGCAATGTGACAAACAGGTTACTTTAACCCCTGACCACAAAGTGTATACCGAACAGGATGGTTGGGTTGAGGCACAGAATTTGACAATCGACCATACCCTAATCATACACACTGAAGGCGATATTAGTGCACATACATTTTTGATCGAAAATATTGAAGTTGGACAAGAAGATGTCTATGATTTGACTGTGGAAGATAATCACAACTTCTTGGCTAACAACGTGTTAATTAAAAATTGTGGCGAAATTCCATTATGTGCAAAAGATAGCTGCCGATTGTTGGCCATTAACTTATACTCTTTTGTAGACAAGCCATTTACCCCACAGGCATCCTTCGATTTTGAGAAGTTTGTTAAGTACACAAATATTGCACAACGGCTGATGGACGATATTGTTGAAATTGAATTGGAGAAGATTGATGCCATACTAGAAAAAATAAATACGGATCCCGAAAGTGATAAAATAAAATCCACAGAGAAAAATCTTTGGATGGACATCAAGGAAAAGTGTAAAATGGGCCGTCGAACAGGTCTAGGAATAACCGCCGAAGGAGACATGTTGGCAGCACTAGGGATTCGATACGGAACAAAAGAAGCAACAACGTTTTCGACAAAGGTACACAAAACACTTGCACTTAGTGCGTATCGCTCGTCTGTAACCATGGCACAAGAACGTGGAGCATTCCCGATTTACGAATCTTCTCGTGAAGTAGATAATCCGATGATTCAACGAATCAAGGAGGTCGACGAGGATTTGTACAATGACATGGTAAAGTATGGAAGGCGTAATATTGCCTTGCTAACAATTGCCCCCGCAGGAACCACGTCCATGATGACACAGACATCATCAGGTTTTGAGCCCGTGTTTATGGTGAGCTATAAAAGGAGACGCAAGATTAATCCAAATGATACCAACGTAACTGTTGCGTTTGTTGATAAGGTCGGAGACTCATGGGAGGAATACAACGTTTTTCATCATAAGTTTATCACATGGCTAGAGGTTAATGATTACGATGTTGACGAGGTTACCAAAATGAGCCAAGAAGATTTGGACATTATTATCTCACAATCGCCATACCACGAGGCAACTGCACATCATGTTGATTGGGTAGAAAAAATTCGTATGCAAGGAAGTATCCAAAAGTGGGTGGATCATTCCATTAGTGTGACTGTAAATGTTCCTGAAGATTGTACACAAGAACAGGTAAGTGAAATCTATATGACAGGATGGGAGCATGGATGTAAGGGTGTGACAATATATCGTGAGGGCTCTCGTAGTGGGGTGCTAATCTCAAACGACGACAAGAAAGACAAGGTCGAAAAAGTCTTCCTTGAAAACAATGCCCCGAAACGTCCAAAGACATTGGATGCCGAGGTATTTAAATTTAACAACAACAAAGAAAAATGGGTTGCTGTTATTGGTTTGTTGGATGGTCGTCCTTATGAGATTTTTACAGGGAAATTGGATAGCTCATTTTCTATACTGTCAAAAGTAGACAGTGGTTGGATTGTAAAACAAAAAGTCAAGGGTGAAAGAGCACGCTACGACTTTCAATACGAAGACAGCGAAGGGCACAAGACCACGATTGAGGGACTTTCACAATCCTTTAACAAGGAGTATTGGAACTATGCCAAGTTGATTTCGGGTGTGTTGCGCCACGGGATGCCACTAAATTTTGTGGTTGATATGGTCAATAACCTACACCTGAATGAGGACACGCTTAATACATGGAAAAAAGGAACTGCCCGTGCATTAAAACGTTATATTCCTGACGGAACAAAGGCCGCAGGGAATACATGTGGCGACTGTGGCGAGGATGCGCTTGTTTATCAGGAGGGTTGCCTAACATGCAAAAACTGTGGATATTCTAAGTGTGGATAATTAATACTTGTTAATATTTTGCTTAAATTTTTTATTTTAATACCACAAAATTTGGTTTATCCATTTTTTGTGGTATTTTTGTTACTGAACAATGTAAAACACATAATCATGGAAAATTTTGAAACTATTATATTTGAACACTATACCCCACAAATAAAGGTGTTTACAGACAAAATGATAGCACGTAATGGATCAAAACATTTACGTGAAGAGCTAAAGTCGCTCAGACTACAAAAGAAAAATGCGCTTGAAACCTGTCATTATCTACATAATGACAAAAATCCTAGTGAGCCTAGTAGTCCTGTTGCAGACTTTTTCTACACCCAACTAGGAATAAAGGCACACACATCAACCTTTATTGATGGGGACGGGATAACAATGGGTTACGGCGACATTGATTCTCATGGTTGGTTTGAATATGCTTGTTCTGCCGATATTATTAAAGAAAAATATGGCACCATGATTTGGAACGAGGTCGATTGGTACAATATTCTACCTCACGAAAGAATAACGATACGTTTCACGTTCAATGGAGGCAAGGTCACGAATATACCCAAAACGTTCTATGAACAGAACAAAGACTATTGGGATCGACAAATGGCCAACAAGACAATTATTATCAATCAGATTAATAAAAAACCAAATGTAACCACGTCCATGATGACACAGACAACAACAGGTATTGAGCCCGTGTTTATGGCGAGCTACAAAAGGAGACGTAAAATCAATCCAAATGAATCAAAGTAGCAGGATATTAATAGAGGCATTCGAAGAAATGTTTTTCGACAGTATCAAAAAGAATGAGGAACGTGTGGCTATGAATCTATTATTCAAAACATTCCAACCCATGCTTTTTGATGGAAACATAACAATGGTAGACAATGTATTGGGTCGGCTTGATTATCTAAAGTATCCAATCAAGTTTTTGGTCGGATTTCTTAGTGCAACAAATCCGTGGAAGTCTGAATTGCCAAACAGACAAGTACTATTAAACTATACGGCACATAAAATCTATAAATCGTATGGTGCCGATAGAGTAAATACGGTCTTGAAAGACCTGCGACTTTCTTTTTTGGATGAGGTAGATTGGTTTGTTGACAAGATAGAAAAATGCATCGAAACAGAGTCCGACCATGATGACACGGACGATGTGTTGTGTTTAATATTAGACATGATCGAGAATGAACTGAATTATAAACGATACATCTTTATGAATAGTGTGTTGACAAAGCTCAATCTTGAACTATACAACATCGACATTTTACTTAATATTTGGTCGCTAACGGATTTATCAAAGACTGAACTGCCCAACCACAAAATTATAACAGACTATTTAATAAAAAAAGCATACAGAGAGTTGAATTGCACAGAAGCAAAATCTCTTCTACGAGGAATCGAATAAACCAACAAAAAATGAAAATGGACGACAACACAACAGAACTGCTTAATAATATTTATGACATTTTGGTAAAATATGCGGGTGCCAAAGACTGTGAACACGAAAAATATTCTTTCGCACATAGCATCGACAAGGAAGGCACCGAAGAATATCGCTTTTGTGGAGTTTTTGGGTTTGGTGGCAAGTATTGGCCACGCATAAACTTTGTCACATATTACATAGAAAATGAGACACAAAAAATAAAGGATGCCGCAGAATTGACCAATCAAAAGCTAAAGGAACTTAAGGATCAATGGTATTCGAAAATGATGAAGGTTAAGGTGTATGCCAAAACCAACGGCTGTGCAAAAATTGAAAAAACAAATATTGAGGCCACGGTTGTTGGCAAGTCTGTCATGTCGGGCGAGTCACACAAACGATTTGTGTTGGGGGGATACCTACAGGCGTCCGATGTTGGCAACACAGGAGCCGAGGTTTACTGTACCGAGGACAGTTATCTGATAGCGGTTACCAAATGTGTAAACAGGGTAATCAACAACTGTCAGCACTACAAGACGAGCCATAACAAAATAACCAAGCCTATCGCAAAACATTTTGAGCGTATCCAATTTCAAATGCATCTGTTACACTGTGATGTCAAGGAGGAATATTCTCATCAGGTCGTAACAGGCAAAAATTCGCATTTGACAGAACGTGTGGGTTTTGAGTTGTTGGAGAATATTAATGGTAATAAAAAGTAATTTGTTTGTTGTTTGGGAACAGCGAACGTAAAATAAATGCCATGAAAAATAATAGGATATTCCAACCTCAACAAACAGCTCGACAAGTTAAATAACTTTAAACTAAAATTTGCCAACATATGCGGTGGTCAGAAAGGGTAATACGAAAGAAATTAGAGTCCAAAGGATTCATTGTAAAGGAGGTTTCTTTGCCTAGCAAGGGATACGAACGAGGAAAAGACGACAACGTGTTCAATGCCACAATTTCCAAGGACGGTAAGTTGTATAAGGAGGTTTACCTTGGATACAATTCAGTAAAGGGTTGTCTAACAAATATTGATTATTTTTATAAAGAATGGTTTAGTAATGAGAAATAGTAAAAGAGACATAACACCACAGGATATTAAGGATCTCAGTCAAATCAAGACCGATATGTTTTTGGCATACGACCTACTAAAGGTCGAGTTCGAAAATGATGACAATATTCCCGAATCCATATGTGAGCTGCTATATAAGTATGGCGAAAGCCTCAAGTCATTGGCAGAGATTCATGTGCTACAATTGATGATGGAAGAGTCTGAATATGAACTAGGCGGCTACAAACTAGGCGACGGAACAGGCAAGTATGCAAAAGAATATATGTCCCTGTCGGACAATAATGTTGTGGACATCACAAAGGGTCATATCCATAAAACACTCACGGCATATTTTTTCTTGGACAGTATTGACACAAACCACACAAAGTGGTTTATTGACCCATACGAACTCGAAAACACTCCTGTAGATAATATCAAAACCGCACATGGCGAAATAAATGGTGCCCTATGGAATCGCACCACCGATATCAAGGTCAGTGACAAACAAATAGAGCTATTGGAGCAACTAACCAAGGGTCTGTATGCCACCACCACAAATTGGTGGTTTGATATATTTAACCGTAACAATCCGAACGGTTTTGATGTTTTGATGGCCGAGTTAAAGACTTAACAAAAACATATTTCTCAGACATATTTCACAAGCAATTTCTAAAATGAAAAACAAGAAAATAGACATAACACAACAAGACATTAAAAATCTAAGTCGGATCAAAAAAGATTTGTTTGTGAATTACGACTTGCTTAAAACAGAATTTGAGAATGATGACAATATCTCACAATCCATATGCGAGCGTTTGTATGGATTTGGCAAAACGCTTGGTCTATTGTCGGAGGTGCATGTGCTAAAGTTAATGTCAAAAGAGGAAGATTACAGGCTGTCTGAGTATGCAAAGGAATATATGTCCTTGTCGGACACGAATGTTGTGGACATCACAAAGGGTCATATATTCAGGGTGATAACCCTCAACATATTCTTGGGTCATATTCCTAAGAGTATGCATGATTACTTTCCTAGTCTGTACAGGTTATTAAAGTTTGACGATGCCCCAATAGAGGACATGAAAACCGCACACAAGGCAATGACCAAGTCGCTATGGAACGACAAGTGTATGACAGAAACAACCGAAAACCAAAGAGAGTTAATATTTAAACTAGAGAGTGGGCTACATGCAACAACAATATGGAGCCTTGATATATTTAAGCGAAATAATCCACAATACATGGAGGAGTTTATTCTGAAGCGTGATAGGATTATGGCAAAACAAACCAAAACAAAAATAAAATGAGTTATATAAGAAACACATCAAACCCTGAAGGATTGTACATTTGGTCGGGTGAATATAAAAGAGAAAGTCGGGTTGGTATAAAATGGGGAGGTCTAAATGGTACTACGGTATCCGTAACACAATCGGATTTTGATATCGTAATGAATACCATGTTATCCGAGGATTGGGAAGAGAACGCTATTGTTACCGATAGCATGGAATTATACCCGCCACACACCAAAGGAGACAGGGAGGGTAAATACACCCTTGTGGTGGGCGGTATGTCACTAAAGATTTTTGTGGTGACATTGGAGGCTGTTCTTAGGGAGCACCAACGACAGGTTAATTGGTCGCCATCTTAGTATGTTTATTTTTGAAAAAACGGACATATTGTACATAATTACGTTATGTAGGCTCTTACTAAAACATCAAAAATACATACAATGTTGAATGCAAAAGGAATAAAAGAATGTCTCATTGACGGGGGCAATGTAACATACGGTTTTGCTAGTCTTAAAAATGAAAGCATGGCAAGATCGGAGGCAAGCATCCGAGGGTTTAAGGAGTATCTTGGCTGTAGTCATACATACTACATCAATGGAGCCCAACAAACGTCGGTGATTGCTGCACACTTCTTTAAGTAGATAAAAGTATATGAAACCAAGCAAGAACATAAAGAAAATAAAGATTACGGCCTCCTGCCATGATACCAATTGGTATCATGGCTTGGTAGGAAAGATATTGTACACAGATTTGAACCTGTCGTTTGAACTTGTGGGGCAATATCTGATTACCAATGAGGAGGGAGAAATCAAAGAAGACTTCAAGTCTGTCCACAAGATTGATGTCGAGGTCTTGAACGAGTTTCACTACAACTGTGTTTGTTGTGGAACCGAAATAAAGACCTTGTATGCCGAATGTTATGACGGTGCAGATCCCGAACAAAACATGTGGAACGACGGGATGGTTGGTCGCATTGACGGGCCTTATGGTAGTTCGCATGATGGTTCTAAATATATTGTGGCTATTTGCGACACGTGTATTCCAAAGCTAGTGGATGGCAACAGGCTTGAGTATCGGGGGGAATATTTTTAGGCAGTACAACTACTGCTTAAGTCCTGTTCCCTTTATATACATTGGTATCGGCGAAGATCCGTTACTGCGCTTATACACGTACTGAAGGTCAACTATATGATACTTCCCGCTTATTTCAAGTTCGACAATGCCACTCTTTGGCTCAAAGTCTTCCAAGGCATCATCGGAGCTATTCTCGTCGTCTTGGTTTCTAAGCTTGCTGTCTTTAATATTGTGCACCATCTTAAAATCTGCATTCATACCAACAAACAAATAAGGAGTATACCTGTCAAGCCTGAAATCTATTTCGGTTCCTTGGATTAGGGCATTCTTTATTTGTTTGTTTTTTGCCGCAATATATCCAAATGAAGCATGAAGATTGTCTCGATCAAACCTTCCGTTGTCTACCGTGTGTTGTCCATCAACACCCATACTAGACTCAACCTCCTCCTCGTCTATGCTAATATCCGTGCTACTGTCGCTTGTGTTGTCTGTGTAAATTCCTGTTTTGTAGTTCCTTAAATAGCTGTCTAGGTTACTTTTTGAACTCCATGATTCTAACGGGATACCGTCGTCTTCCTCAATTTCTTGTTCATTAGTGACCAATAACTTGAATTTTTCGACTTTTTTACCCACAGCATTGGTTTCAATATAATATTGGGTGGTGTCTGCAATTGCCTTTCCGTATTGTAAAACAGTCAGGTTTGCATAGGCATCAATGAAGATGTTATAACAGTCATTGTCAATACTTCCCCTACGTTCTATGTCCATTATTAACGACTCTAAATTTTTGTTGGTGAGCCATAAAGAATCGTCTGAAGGAGTGTCGGTTATGTTTGTTGCAAATCCGAGTCCACAAAATTCGGCAATTTCCTTGAGTGCATCAAAACTGTTTGTATTTAATCCGTACTGTATCTTTCCTGTCATCTTAGGAACATACAATTCGGCACTAAATGTCACACTATCGCTGCCTGCACTACTCCTTTGGCTTGTGATCTTGTAATCATTCTTAATGGCAGAATTAGTGTCGTCCTGTAGAATAGAAATATAAATTGTCATCAATGAATCCCCTCGGATAAAATCGTCTGTTAATTGGAACCCACGAAGGTTAATGTCGGCATCATCAATAGTAAGCGTTACGGTAGGAATAAGACTTTCGCCAACATTCAAAACAAATGCTTTTATGTCGTCCTTTTCGAACGTAGTGTCCCCGATCCTGATTAACGGAAACATTGAACCAATCTCAGACACATCCTTTTCGTCGCTTCCTTTGTCTTGTCGGACAACGATTTTTTGCGACTCGAGTTTATGCTTAAATTTATTTTCTATCATTGTGTTTTGTATTATGTACCTATAAGAAACGTTAAATAATTAAACGTTATTTATATGAACAAAGAACAAGAAGAGAATACACACATCCGACAACTATGCCACACAGACAACTTTGAAATGGCGATGTATATTGACCACGGAAGAGATGGCAATGTCATAGACAACCTCAGAAACGAATACTTTGATATTGTATGGCTCATGGAACTGCCCTTAGAAAGGGTATTGTCCACGGACTTTGACAGAAGTCTTGTGAGCGAGAAGTGGATTATAAGGGATGTTATCCCACTCCTGAAAGGACTTGTAAATCAACCAACCGAGAAAACTATTACTGTCAGTCATATTTATCAGGCCCTATACAAAAACACATGGATACACAAGTCGTGCAACATTGACGAGACCATAAAGTATTTAAAGGGCGAACCAACAAACATTGAAGATTTCCACTACAAATATATTAACATTGACCAAAGTAAGGTCACAAGCCTGCTCCTAAAAATAGACAGTAATTGGAACAGTGTCTATATGCATATTTTAGGGCAAATGGGCGAATTGATGCCACATGTTAAATTGGCCATGGAAGGTATAGGATTCGTTTTGTATAAGGGTGAAACACTAAATAAATATTAAGATACCTTATTATTTTATGAATACTTCGTTGGAATAATAACGTTATGTTTTCTGTGGATTCTAATGTCTACGAATGTAAACCTAATCGTCCGAACAAGTATTTTCACTAGGCGACTAAAAAATAGAACTATCAAGTAGATGATAGTATAAGTACATATAAAGAGTTTGTGTTGTAGACAGTTTGCTTGGTAGTACCCAAGCAGTCATTTTGATCATACAGGGGGTACACATTCTTTTTATCATTTTTATTTTAACCTAAATATTCCGCTTTTCGCCTCCAAGAGCAGCAAATAACACAGTATGAAAAGTTTAAAAAATGTTTTTTGGGTATTAACGATTCTGTTATTCCTTATTTCTTGTGGTGACGAAACCAAAAAAGAAAATGAAACGAGCGTTACCAAATTGAATGTTGAGTCTAAAATGACAGGTGGGTTGTCGGATTACTATGAAGTGGTCAATGCCTCATTAAATATTGGATCGGGTTCGTTCGACCGCAAACTGTTGGTCGAGGTAAAACGTACTAGTAAAGAATTTGAATTTGATGGTAATGACGTGCAGCTTTGTGGTACAAGCGCAGGTAAATCTAATGAGTATTGTATCAGTGCCGATATTATGGGCGATTCGGAGTCTCCATTAGCCACCAATTTAGGCAAGTACGGAACAAAACCGTTTGAACAATGTTTGTCTTTAAATGCCAATGAAACTATTTGGCTTGTGTTTTTTGTAGATAACAAAGACTTAATCCGCAACCCCACAAAAGCCAAGACCGTTAAATTAATCTCTAGCTTTAAAGGAAATGTCGTGTCTAAAGTCGCATCAAATAGCCCTAATTCTACTACTACAACCACTTCTACTGCTGAGTGGGACGAAGTGTTGGACGACTATGAAGACTATGCCAAGAGACATGCTTCTGTGCACAAAAAATCAATGGACGGCGAACCTCATGCACTAGGTGAATATATCGACCTTATGACAAAGGCCACTAGGTTTTCGGAAACGCTAGAAAGTTCATACGATGACTTAACGCCAAAGCAAATTATCAGAATGAATAAGATTCAAGTGTTGACATTGGAACCTGTTCAGTAAGTAAGTAAGTAATTGATTTAAATAAAAAGCCGCAAACTATTAAATAGTTTGCGGCTTTTTTTGTGTATACTTCTATTTGTTTGGTGTAAAGGGTAGGAATAAGACTTTCGCCAACATTCAAAACAAATGTTTTTATGTCGTCCTTTTCGAACGTCGTGTCCCCGATTCTGATTAACGAAAACATTAAACCAATCTCAGACACATCCTTTTCGTCGCTTCCTTTGTCGGACAACGATTTTTTGCGCCTCAAGATTGTGCTTAAATTTATTTTCTATCATTGTGTTTTGTATTATGTACTTGTTAAATCGAACCTTAGTAAACAAATAACGTCATAATTTTGGTTATTAGAATGGAATAGTTTACCTTTACCCTATTCTTAATTTAAAAAGCTTATTATTATGAATACTATTACAATTAAACACAGATATAAAGGTGTTGATATCTACATACATACTCAAGAAGAGAATAACGTTAAAGTTACTTTTGAGAAAGCTGTGAAAGAGGGTGTTGATTTATCGTTTGTTGATATGGAAGGTGTTAATTTGGTAGGTGTTAATTTGGCAGGTGCTAATTTGCGAGGTGCTAATTTTAAAGGTGCCAATTTACGAGCTGCTAATTTTAAAGGTGCTAATTTACGAGCTGTTAATTTACGAGCTGCTATTTTGGAAGGTGCTAATTTGCGAGCTGCTAATTTGCGAGCTGCTAATTTGGAAGCTGTCAATTTGAAATCTGCTAATTTGAAATCTGCTAATTTTCGAGGTACCAATTTGGAAGGTGCTAACTTTAAAGGTGCTAATTTGCGATGTGCTAATTTGCAAGATGCTAATCTACAAGGCATCAAACACGATCTAGCGGTACCGAAAATAAAAAATCTACACCAAAAAATCGCTGATAATGTCACAAAGTCCAACCTAGAAATGTCATATTGGTATAGTACCGATTGTGGAACCACGCATAGTCACGCAGGGCATATAATCCACCTAGCAGGAGAAGAAGGATATGCTTTAGAACAATCAACATCGACACCTTTAGCCGCAATACTGATTGTGAATAATTCTTCCGAAATTGAAATCCCTGTTGATATGTTTTACATTGACAATAAAGCGGCTTTGTTGAATATCAAAGAATTGGCTCGCAAGGAAGCGGAGCTTTAGAATATATTACACATAACCAAAAACAATTATGACAATAAGAGATCTAAGAAATGGCGAAAAATTAGACCACACAGCCTTTATGTTGCGGGCAGATGTGAACATCAAGGAAACGTTGGGTATGATGCTTGTGTATAACAAGTTCTTGCCCTGTTACTACCTGATTCGTGTTCCTGTTGACGACAGGGACGTTGTGTGTTATCGTGCAAACCATGAAATTGACGCATTTCAGTTTCAATATGAGTTGCGTAAACGTGATACCGATTATATACGTGTTATTTATGACACAATCAAAAAGCGTGTGTTTGTTTTGGTCAAAGACGAACAAGAACTTCACAAGTATTGGGACAAGCTGTCTTTATTTATCGAAACAGATTTTTTGCAGAAAGTTTGTTTGAGAAAAGATGTATGGACAATTGAAAAGGACGATAGTCGTAAGCTATATAAAGCAACGACGTGCGTGGCACCCATAAAAACATTGGAACATTATTTGACAGGATTCGAACTAGATCCATATGTGGAGGAGTTGAGAAACCTAGATAATCTTAGAGACGAGCCTGTTATAAAAGAAATATTAATTCGCATGTTATGCGACCTCTGTTTTGTGGGTAGATATCATACGTGCTATATGACGAACCGATTTAATGAGGATATAAAGGGACATTACGAACTTGGCGATGGCGGTTTTAACCTCAATAGCAACATAAACTATTTTATTGATGGCGACAACCGTAGTCCTTTTACAGGCCTTGAATTTGTATACGACAGTCTTGAGCACAGGCTGCACATTCCTGACTGTTACAAAGATATACAACACAACGGGAATCACAACATCAAGGTCTATTGGAACGACATGGTACGTTTTTGTTTTAAACAGTTCGGTGTGGCTATTACTGATGATATTATCACTTGGTTTAATTTAGAAGAAATAAAACATGAAAATATATAGAATAACATGGACACTAAGTCCGTTGGGATTGAAGCAAAGCATCAAGGAGATTGATTGCAAGGAAACCACAAAGAGCTATACCTACACAGCTCGTCGTGTGGATAACACACAAAAAAGAATCCCAAAAACAGACATAGGGACGGTAAGAGGCTCGCTGATTACCCAAAAACAATCTTTTGTCACGTACAGCGGCTATACCCTCGAGGATGGTATAGTGACACTGAGCCAAGACATACTAAAAAGGGTTATTGAGCGTTTTAAACAATTCGAGTATGATTATATTTCCGCATCAAAACATCTAAAGAAATATTTGTCGGACGGGATATTTATCAATAATATCCAATAAACATAAAAATTCGTATTTACTTTTGTGGGTACGGATTTTTTGTTTATATTACAGGACTATTGGTAACCATAAAAACAATATATCATGAACCTAAAGACATTTAATTATTGTGTTTTAAAGTATTGTCCTTCACATGCATTGGGCGAGCAGGTCAACATTGGAATATTGTTACTATTCAAAGAGTCCGACACAGCAAGGTTTATTTTCCCAACCAATTTATCCCGCTTGGTTGCTCTTTTTCCTGCCGTTGACATTAACACATTGGAGAAATACCTAACAAACCTAAGAACAAAGATTGAGGTGTTAACAGAAGGCACCAATATAATGTCACAACTTACTCCAAAAGAGTTTATCGCTACCAAGGTATTGGTGCCTGATTCTAATAGTCTGTATTTTGACGAATTAAGAACGTCGAAATATGACACAATTGATGCAACAAAAGAGCATTATTATAACATGTATTTTGATAGTTATTGCTAAAACGACATGCTTTATGTATCTGCTGTCGATTGTAATTATTCTACACAAAATAAGTCAAAAGGAATGGTATAATTGTATCAGTGTCAGATTCGGCACTGTCCACTAAGCCCTTCACTTGTGCAGTAAATGGCACATCACTCAATTTTTCAATCAATGGAAAATCATCGACCATAGTGGCTTCGGGTGAACTTGTCAATGGAAAATCATCACGTATATTTTTTAATGCCTTATTAATTATCATATGTATTTATTACAAAATGTATTTTGATAGTTATTGCTAAAACACAAGCACACCATTCTTCACATCAACCTTAAATTTCTTCTTGGTACTTATGCGACGGTTCGGTAGGGTGCTTTGTCCGTTTATAATAATGTCGCCACTTGCCGAGAATGCAGTAACATTACTTTCGATAAACTTTGTCTGAAATTCTTGAATGTCGGTATTGTTCAACATACTGCCAAGGTCAGGAAGTGCAATGACATCGCCTGTGATCACATCATTGGCGTTTAGTATTTCATTGTATCGCATTATCTGTTCCAAGAAGCTGTGCTGACCATACAGCTCACGTGCTATTTTGTCCAAGCGTTTGTTTTCACTTTCCGAAATCTTTAGATAGCCAAGAATAATGACACGTGCATGCTCTATTTCGGTATAGGTGGACAAGAAGTCGATGTCTTCAATCAACTTCACATCCTCGTGCATTGCCTCTAGGTCGGGTAAATATAGCATGTTTTTAGTTTATTTCGATTTGTTTTAGTTTGCCTATTTCCATGACAAACATTCCTTCGGGTGCATTTTTAATTTCATGTCCTAGATACTCCAACACAAAAAAGAAACCCTTGTCTTCGACGAATCGCCCCCAATCCACAAAGTCCGACATGTTTGTTTTTGCGGCCTTGTTTAATAGGGTGTTTTTGTATTCAGGGAACGAGTTTTCTTCGATAAACCGTTTTTTTAAGGAGTCTTTTTGATCCTCTAGGTTTGCATTCTCGTTGTCCCAAAGTATGGATTCTAGCTCATGCGGGAAATATTCTTCCATGGTGCGCTTGGCACCCTTGCTTTCCCATACACTCTCAAAGGCATTAACACGGTGTTCATGGCACATCTTGTCCAACTTTTTCTTGTTGAAATATGGCGAAGTAGTGCTGTTTAGATTAAATGCCTCGACTAGTCCTCGGTCGTGTTGTGCCTTTATTCGTTCCAAAAACTCGGCCTTCATACAGTCATTGTCGCCAACAAGGTATGTTCCGCCATTAACATTGGTTATGACGTATCCACCATTGGAGTTGGACTCGACTTTTTCTACAAGGAAAAGTGAGGATGTGTCAAAATTGTATTCAAACCATTCGGAAAACACTTTATAGTCGTCATAGTCGTCACATAATTCGGACAGCTCGTCCCATGGCATTACGGCCAAGAAAGTATGTGTTCGACCAAGGTCATTTTCCATAAAGAATACAAATTCACGACCCTCTAATCTGTTCTCGATTAGATTGGATTTTGGTATATCACTAGCATAAACCACAGCACGCTCCTTGATTGTAAGAGATTCGACAGACCGTATGTCTGTTATCTTTGTGTCAAAGGCCTCGTTGAGGTTTTTTATTAGCAATTGATTGTTAAAAGTATCGTTAGACATAGGTTGGTATTTTAATGTATGTACAAAATGCTAAACCGCCATTTTTAGTTTGAGGATTGGGTGTGGGTCATAGTTGTCCAACGAAAACCAATCCAACTCCATATCCCATGGTTTCTGTCCTATATACTTGTCCTTGCCTCCCTTGAATGATAGTGTTGGCATTTCCTTGGACTCACGTTCTAGCAGCACATTTGCCCCGTCTATGTGATTGTTGTAAATGTGTGCATCACCAACATTGTACCGTAAAAAACAGGCAGTCTTGCCTGTGATAGCCGCAAATGTTTCAAGCAAAAGGGCATATGAGGCAATATTATACGGGGCACCCAATAACCAATCATTGCTTCGAACATAAAGAACAAGGGACAGTTTTTCCATGTCGTCGCCATGCACCAAAAACTGAAACTGCATATGACACGGCGGCAATGCCATTTTATCCAACTCCACAGGGTTCCATGCACTAACAATAATTCTTCTTGACGACGGGTTGTTGTTTATTTGGTCAAGGACATTTTGTATTTGGTCTACCTTGTCAAACGTGAAGCAACTTCCCGAGGAAACATTGTGACTGAATACGGGCTTTTTCAAATTTCGCCATTGCGCCCCATAAACAGGGCCCAAATCTCCAAACGAGCCCACGCCGTCCTTGATAACAGACAGCCATGTTTGTTTGGTAAAGGGACGAACAAAAAAATCTGTGTTCTTGAGATAATGATCATAGGCATTGTCTGTCCATATATTACACTTGTTGTCCACCAAATACTTGATATTTGTGTCGCCCATCAAAAACCATTTTAGCTCATGGAATATATTATTAAACGAGGTTTTCTTGAGGGACAACAACGGGAACCCATCACGTAAATCAAATACCATCTGAGGCAGTATAGGATTTTTGATGGTGCCTGTGCCTGTTCGGTCGTCAGACTTTGACGACTCAGGAGATTCTAAAATAAACTTTATTTGCTCCTTGAAAATATTGTCTACGCTTTTCATATGTTTCATTATTTAATTAATAGTATCCTAATAACGCATTTTAGTTGTTATTGACGTTATTGCATATAATATAAACCGTGTCGGATAATCACAAGGATCAGAATAGAAAAGGACTTGACACACGCAAAAAATAAGGCACGGTAGACTAATTTACGTACAGCACACTAGACTAATTTACATACAACACACAAAAAATAATGAAACAAATAACACCAAAGGAAGGATGTTTTATTGTTCACGACGACAAGGGATGGATTTTTCCATTCTCTCGGAACGGTAGGGCCTTTGATATATATAACAAAAACCACAAGGAATGGCGAAATGCCACCCAAAAAGAAATTGAATGGTACAACACACAGGGGGTATTACACGAACAGCCGATAATTCCGCTTCCTGTACAAGACCCGATAAATTATGTTTTTGAGGCCTTTTGTCACAACCTTGTCAATAATATTGACCCTTTCGGGACTCTGCCCCAACAAACAATTATAGAAAACGAGATTCCTAGGCTCATATATGAATACATGTTTTCGGAGTACGGAAAGCATTGCCCGTTTATCGTGAGGGATTGTGTGGTTGAACAGGTTGCACAAACCTTTAGTGTTGTCATGACTCATGAGTGGAGAAGTCACGAATTCGAAAGAACTGTTGTGATATCAAGACCCTGTGACGATAGCTTCGAGACAGAAATAACATTATTGCTTGATGACGCAATGTCCGAACTAGGCAAATGTGCCATAACAAAACGTATTCAAAAAATTAAAGATGAAATGTAGCCTAATCTCATGCATAATCAAGCACGACAGCCATTCCGAGCCTATATTCGACTATGTTCCTTGGCAAGGCACAAAACTTTCATTTATTATAGAAAAAACGGGTTGTTATGACGACCTTACAGTATTGTATAGTGAAGAAATAACAAAAGAACAGTACGATCATTTTGTTGAGTTCCAAAAGGGTACCGCTAAAGATTTGGTTTACTAGCCATATTCTTCACGACCAACCGATACCCATTTGGTACCATTATCTCAAACGTCAACACATCCACCATCTCAGTGCCCCCAACAATGATTTGGTGTGATGTTTTTGGCATCTCGATCAGTAAGTATTCGCCATTGTTATCCGTTTTTGTGACAATGTTGTATCTCCCAACAATAACAAGGGCCTTAAGTATTGACACCTTGGTTGTGTTCATTGTTACGGTGGTATTAACCCGAATGTATTCTTCATCCCATTCTTTTTGGACAACGCTTCCGTCTAGCACAACATATGCCGTGTGTGTGGTATTAACAGAAATTGATTTTGTTAATACTTTTTGTGTTTGTGCAATAACCATGGTGGTTATTAAGACAAGTAATAGTGTAAATATATGCTTCATGATGTTGTTTTTAATTAATGAATGTAGAATTAATGACATATTTTGTGTATTTGTTACCATATATACCAAATTATGTTCTTGATTATAACCCGACAAAGCCGCCTACATAAAATTAAATTTCTATAAACGCACAATATGTTTATATTTATTCTTTATTGGTTGTGACTTTCGATTTTAACCACTCTTCCGAAATTGTATAACCAAATTAAAAATTTGTGTTAATTATACTGTGGTTTTGTATATTTTTTGTATATTACGACCTACAAAAAATAAAATTATGTCCACAATAACAGAGTTAATGCATAACACGTCGCTTGATATGCTTGTTTCAATATATAAATATTCATACCAACACCATTCGCATGATTACAGTGTCCTATTCTGCGGAGGAAGCCCTCACAACAACAAGAACTGTAACATGATACGTGCAATTCTGACAAAAAAGGCTAGTGGTGAGGCATTTAGTGAATATCTAGAAATGGTTGGCGAACTTGGGGGTGCTCATTACGAATCATTAAACAACAAACCATTCACGGCAAGAGATTGGGCGTTTGTTAAGCGGAACTCCCATGTGCTTGACATGCAAGACTTTTTCATTGAAAATAGTCTAAACAATAGAATCTACGATGCGGCCGAAACCTCGAATACATACAAAGACGAGCAATATGAAGGCAAAGAAGAAGAAGAACAGGAAGATATTTTGAATGACATAAAAAAAGAAGCCGAGGACGAATTGTTCGAGACGTTGCTTAAAAAACGTTCCAATGGCAAGTTGGGTTCAGAAAACAAGGTCGAATTGGTTCTTATGAATCAGATTAAAAACAGCAATAACCACACGTAAAATACCATGAGAGAATACAACATTGTCGAAATCAACCTACACATAATAAAAAACCCAACAACACCCATAGAGCATGGAAACTATGTCAAGGGGTGTTATGATGTCGGATTTTCGCCACAAACAGCCGATATAATACTTAAGATCAAGCAGGCTATGCCCTCTGAAATTACCGAATTAATGGTCGAGGAAATCCCTAACGGTGTCAAGTTTTCTGTTGTTGGTCTAAATATTTATATGGCGGCCACGATGTTGGGGGATGTTTTTTTGATTGGTGGGAAGTCGTCATTGACATCGTTCAGGATCGAAGAACTCCAAACCCACACACGGAGTATGGCTAGTGTGGATATAAGGGACATGGTGGGTGCCGAAATTATGCAGACCATCAAAAAAACCAATTGGTTTGGCGAGATATTAGCAAAGGATTATAGGGAAAGGCTTGTTATGCTCATGGAAGCAGGTCGGTGGCAGTTGGTGATACAACTATTAAAATCATTGGAAATTAAAGACAAATATAAATTATGAATATACAACACACAAACGTAAATCTTGAGGTATTGGATGACCAAATAATCAAAAGGATATTGGATATCATTCACAAACAAACACATGGTCTGTGTATTGATGTTTACTATGCAAAAACCGAACACGACCTACTTTTAAGGGTGGGACGGTTAGAGATTATCCATATCGGAAACGGTGTGAGTTATTATTTTCCCACCAAGGAGACCAACGAACTCGAATGGAAACGTACCATAAGCGGTGATTGGAGTGTGCTGCTTGATTACTTTCATTGTAACAGGGACAAAATAGTGTTATTATGGGATCACCGTCCATCTGTCGGATATGTATACAATGAAAAATCTGAGGGTAGAATATTAACACCAAGGTTGTTACTCACAAAGTCCGACATGTTGTTGACATCGTATTGGTCGTCATTTGACACATTATATAGTATAATGTGCGGCAGAAAAATCACAACCGTTGTTACTATGCCATCCTTATTCTTTCTGCTTAATGCCCTGACAGAATTGGATTGTTTTGTAAAAGGTGTTGTCGGTTTTAAGGGGTATAGATTCAATGAAAAACAATTGACCGTCAAGAAATCATACACAAACGATTTTGGCAACGGGGATTACCCCAAAGAACTTGTGTCCTGCTCCAATAATATAGAAAGGTTGCACCACCTAACAACAATTGGCACACCAAAGTCTTTTGGCGACGACAAATATTATGAGTTAGACACCAAACTATTTTTTGGCTGTGAGGGAAAGACTATCATAGAGGCATACTAGCCAAAAACAGTTAAAACTCGGCTGTTGTTTTGGATTTTTAATAAAATATCGTAGCTTTAAAAATATTAGACAATTAAATCAATAAAAATGCATGCAAAGGTAATAGAGGTATCCAATCAATACAACAATGGTTTTGGTTACTACACGATACTCATAACAGACAAGAAAGGGAATATGACCAATTATATATCTAAAATTGCTCCTCTATGGAATGTATATGTCACAAATCACATCGAAGAAGCCGAGAGTATTGTCGAAAGGCTCAATATTGAATACGACGCTGCTTCTGAATCATTGTCGATTGAGGGTGGTGTTATGGTGGCGGATACACCAAACGAGAATAGACGGTTGTACACATCTCCTGTGTTTGTAATTGGAATGATAAAAGACCATGAATATGTTTTTGGTGCCCCAAAAACCTTCCAACAACGTTTTGGTATCGAATACCTAATGACCATTTCGGATTATATAAAAACCGAGGCAACAAAGGAACAAATCAAGGATTATAGTGATTGGCTACAGGTATATTTTACGGTAGACGACATTATTTCAATTGACATGGCGTATCCTTGGTTCTGTGCCGAAATGTCGGGTGACAGCCCTGTTGTGTTCAAAGACTACAGGTATGATTCTCATGATAAAGGCGACAATGTAAAGATACTAAAATGCACAAACGGGTCGTGTTATATTGAGTTTGAGTATAGTCTGTTTGACGGCTCAGGACTATTGGTATTGTCGTGTATTAATCATCACAGCATAGACGAAGAAATAACCCGACAGAAATTGGCAGAGCTAAGCAAACACACAAAACTTTATTTCGTATAAACCAAAAACAATGACAGTAATTAAATATAAAATAGGCGATTATGACTGTGCCATTAAAGAGAGTGATGATCACCACAGGGTCTGTATAAACAACCTGTGCTTTGCTGTATTTGGCGGAATAGAAAAGGCCAAGACAGAATTAAAGACTCATATCCTTAGAGACTTAAATGCCGACAACATATTTTATGAGCGAAACATCAAATCCAAAAGACAGGAAATCGAAAGACTTGAAAGTGATATTGTTTCGACAGCCGATATACTCAAGGTGTTGAATTCATGGAGCAACAAAAATTCTATCAACAATTTTCAACAAAAACAAAATGACATATACGATCTCAATAAAAGATGAGCAACATCATGTGTTACGACTGCTCCATGTTCCTACCATAATACTTGGGTTGATTGACGGAGACTTTTTGAAAAGCGCATACGACGAGGACAAAGAATCAATGGTGGCGTTTAATAGGTGGTTCATGGATATTTCAAAGGATTATAATGTCCAAAGAATTTTTGAGGAGCGTGGTGTTGTTGTGTCCGAGGGTATTGACTATACAGAGGAACTTAAGTATTGTTGTCATACAAAACTTTTTGACCTAGAGCTCATGGGTACATATGGAAAGATTGTGACAATAGAATTCCGTCTATATAAGATTGTTGATAAGGATTATGTTTTGTTGGAGGGGTGAGCTAGACCCCGAGACTGTTAGATTGGAATGTAACTATAATTAAATGTTTATGAAAAATAAAAATTTCCATCAACCAAGGCTAGAAACATATACAAAAGATCCTGTGTTCTCGGGGATATATGTAAAGCGATGCAAATGTGGAGCACGACCCTACTACGATCGGATATATCCAAACTTCTCTCATTGGGTTGCTTGTCGATGTGGAGTTAAAGGTAAATCTGATAAAAACTTACTAAAGGCAATTGAAAATTGGAACAATGGTTCTCTAGTTGGAAATTAAAGACAAATATAAATTATGAATATACAACACACAAACGTAAATCTTGAGGTATTGGATGACCAAATAATCAAAAGGATATTGGATAGGTCACTAAATGAAAAATACAGAATAAAGACAGAAGAATTTTTTGACGGTGAACATAATCTGCTCAAGTCTAAGTACCACGTTGTAAGACCGATTTTTTTTGGTTGGATTGAGCTGTCAACATATTTCTTTTATCTTAGTCCTGAAATAGCTTACCTAAGCAAACACAAGGCTGTTTTTGATACCATCGAAATTGCCAATAATTACATCAACAACTACACAAACGGTCTTGTGTGCAGACATCAAGGTTATAAAATAATCAAGCATTTACACAAAGACATGATGACAGAGGGGTTTGCGTTGCTTAATGACAATGGCATTCCCTTACCATACGAAACATTGCATGAGGCAAAGGACACGGTAAATAGATGGCATACATACTCAAAATTTAAGTAAATAAGAAAATGGAAGAAGCTTACAAAGATTCGAAAAAATACACAATAACCACAGTGGATACTCATGACGGGAATGGTGTTCTTTTGGACACTAAATACCATGTCAGGGCAAAAATATTCTTTGGCAAACTTCGTAGATACCTAAAGATTGCTACGTATCATAGATGTCCTAACACACATTATCAAAGTCTTGAGTATAGGCAGTCAATTTTCTCCAAGAAAGAACACGCCGAAAACTATATAGAAAAATTCACAATTGGAGGATGGGAGATGTATATGAAATACAAAATCGTTAAGTGTTTACATTACGACTTAATGTCCGAGAGGTTTGTTATAGTTTATAGGAGTGGATGTGCCGACAAGTGTCATAATATATACATCGAATGTGATACCCTTCAAGCAGCAAAGGATAAGATACAGAGTTGGGAACGTACATCAAGTATAAGATAATAATGTATCAATATTCATTTAAAATATACAGAAAGGGTTGATATATAATGGATATATAATGGATATATACAGAAGCGTTAAAATCCGTACTCGTATTTGTGGTACGGACGGTTCTCTAGTTGGATAGGTCACTAATAAAAATATGAAAAATATGAAAAAATACAGAATAAAGACAAAGAAAATTTTTGACGGTGAAAACAACCCGCTCAAGTCTAAGTATCATGTTGTAAAACCGATATTTTTTGGTTGGATTGAGCTGTCAACATATTTCTTTGGCTTCAACCATGAAATATCTCACCTAAGCACACACAAGGCTATTTTCGACACGATTGAAGTTGCCAATAATTACATTAACAACTACACGAATGATCTTGCGTACATACATAACGGTTATAAAATAATCAAGTATTTACACGACGACATGACGACGGAGGGGTTTGTATTGATTAATGATGCGGGACATCACTTACCACACGAAACGTTATATGCGGCAAAGGATACAGCGAATAGATTCGCATTCAAAAATAAGTAAATGGAAGAATCTTGCAGAATCGTTAAAATAATGTTAAAATCCGTACTCACATTTGTGGGTATGGATTTTTTGTTTATATTTGTAAGGCAATCAATTATAACACTCGTTTAAAATAATATCAACCATGGACAAAGTAACTTTTCAGGAACTAAAAAATGCAAAGATTAAAAATATTAACAGAGATATGTCAATTCTAAAAAAGGTGACAAGCTCAAAAATCACATCCTGTTTGGGTATGGAGGATGTCAAAGAATTTAAGACATCCTTACGTCTTGGGCATGTTGTGGGTCTAACCGTTTTTACGGTAGGCGAATATGACGTCTTTGATATCATATTTACTGTAAACGATTTTTACGACAGCGTGAGCGATAACGCAACACTAGAGGAATATATGGACAATGCAGTTTCTGTTATAAGATCCTTCACAGTCGATGGTTGTGTGTGTCAAGTAGGCGACACATCACAAGCAAAGCTTTTGAGTAGCGTTTCTGACAATATAGACCTCATCGAGGATATATTATATAGTGCTGCCAAGGAAATGTTTGTTCTTATGCTTGAGATGTCGGTTGCAAGTTTCGGTTAGACAGAATAAAGTCAATAACCGTAAAGTGTTAAGGTTTTGTTAAAGAAATAAAAAGATTGGGCGGTGTCGCCAAAAAGAACGTACTTAGTGTCAACGAAATAATCAATAACAATTAAAAAATATCGACATGTCAAACCAACAACAACACGAACAAATAATTGAAAAATTACGCAAGATCAAGGCACTAGTAGAACAGGGTGTGGATGGTGAGGCTAATAATGCCAAGACATTGCTAAATCAACAGCTTAGAAAATATGGGCTAACAATAGAAGATCTCTCATCAAATGATATTTTTGACTACTATGTTAAATACAAGACTGACAATGACAGACAGCTAATCGTGCAAATATGTGCAAAATTAGATATAGAAATATTCGCAGTCAGAAGAGTTAAGAAATTAAAAAAGTATTGTCTTGAATGTGATGCTATCACATATGCAGAGTTTTCGAGCATGTTGGAGTTCCATAAGACCCTTTTGGAAAAGGAAATGAAAATTTTTCTTTCGTCTTACATCCACAAACACGACTTGTTTAGTGCAAACAATGACGGAAAGAACAGACCAAAACCAACGGCTGAACAGTTGGCAGACACTAAGGCCATGTTTGCTATGATGGGAAATCTGTCGGACAAAAAATATGAATCCAATAAGCTACGATTGGGTGAAGAGTAAAGTGTTAAATAAATGTTAAGGGTACGGGAATATTTGGCAATGGTTTTAATGTTCCCGTACTTAGCGTCAACGAAATAATCAATAACAAAAACAGTAATTATCATGAAAAACACAACAATATTCCAAGTGTCCATAAACAACACGGTTGTTGGTGCAATTTCGGAACACAGTCTTGTATTGGCAGTTTCACACCCTAGGGGGCAAGGTGCATGTGTGTATAAAGATATTAATACATGGCTCCTGACAATGCTAGAAAAATTTGAGAATGTCAAGGAAGCATTCGAGAGTATCGAAATGATTCCCTCAGAAGGTTTTGACTTCTTGGAAGGTTTTGAGCCGCAAGAACGTGTGATTCTAATTTTTGGGGACAATGGATTAGTCAGAATAGACTTTTGTCCTATAGAATACTTGTCAGAAATAATCAAATAACAGTAAAAAGTAAACAAATTCAAAATTCAAAATAATGCGCACAACACAAGATTTAATCGCAATACTTAAGGCCCTTAATTGTGCCAATAATTCATATTTCATTACAGGGGCAGCATGGGAGGACAGAAACGGGACAGAACTCGCTATAAGTCTTGACCGAAACACTCCTCTAAGAGAGCAAATGGCATTCGATGCCAAGGTAAAGTCACTAAACTTCGAGATGATCATGAATGCAACGCTCACAAGCAAGGGTGTGCATTACATCTTGGGTGTCGGCGAATTCAAATCAACGCTCGATGAATAGACACATGATCCTTGACAAGGCATTCACACAGGAATGTCATCCGTACAACACACGCAAGGCCTTTGTTTATATGATACACAAAAAAGCCTTTGCATATTGTCCGAGTGTATGGAATTTCGATTTCGTGCCGTTAGATGGCGAACTAAAGGGGTATGTGAGGGTCAATATAAAGGATGGCGAGTTCTTCCAATTACATCGAAATGAGGTTCACCAAGAAATAGATATACCATCGGATATTATATCTTCACAGGCACCAAATGGCAATAGTCTAATTTCTGTTGTTGGACGACCAAGAACAAGGGTGTGTATTGAAGACTTTAACCCTGAAAATGATAAATAAAAAAAATCCTCACCTAGTGGGGATTTTTTTTTGTTGGTAACTGAACCGATGCACTTCCTATCTTGAACGCAATGCTTAGCTCAAATGTCCCAAAGTCGTTGTTTGTGGTTTCGCTGTCTAGTGGAATATCGTCTAGTGCAGCAAACAGAAAGTCCTTGAATGAGAATACAAATGCGGTCTGACGTTTCGTGTTTTTTATCACAATGTCAAGGCTGTCTTTGATGGTGTTCTTGTGGTTGGCCGAATACTGCCTCTGAAAACTCTCCCACAGGAATAGGTACGACATGTATGCATCCACATGATGTAGCTCAAGTGTGACCGTCTTTGAGGACAGTCCTTGTACCCAACTTTTTGTGCCCAATTGTGGTGCTGTTGTATGACTAAAACCACCGCCTTGTTCTTGTGTCACAAAGCTGTCTGTAAATCCGACTATATTGACCTTTTTAATGGTGGCATTCAGGAGCGATATAATGTCCTTTATATAGTCGTCGTCGTCGGCATCCATATATGTATTATATTTGTCAACCAATGACTGTTCAAACCAATGAGTTTTGAATTTCACGTCTACCAAATCAGACGATGGAGGGTTGAAGTATTTCATATTAATTTTATGCTATGTACCAATATTGTTGGTTGTGCCTAAAATCTATTAGTGGCATATAACGTTATTTGCCACTTTTTGGTAAATTTTACTGTATCAGCTAAAATCGGAAAAAAGCCTAATAACAGCTATACCACTCAACGCCTGTGTTTGTCGGCTGTTCGGTAGGGGGAATTTTTTGATTTTTTATCAGAAAAAAATGACCACTCTTGCACTTATCAGGGGAAACACGTGATTATTGGACATCAAAAACACTTTTGCACGTGCAAAAATAAGCAAAAACTGTTTGAGCTTCGTGACGTTATAATATTAATACATACCACACAGTCGACGTATAAAGGGTTACAGCCGATTTTTAAAAAATGTCATTTTTGGTGTCTACTATATAAAACAAAGAATACTTAATTAATAAATAGTAATATGAACAAATTAGAGAAAGTTTTATCAGAAATAAACAAGTGTTATGTCAATCGGATAACCTCGAATACATTCATAATTAATGAGGATTTTTGTGTGATATTGGCAGACAAATTAACATTGGATATTGGTACCTATAAACAACAAAAAGAAGGCTTGGTTAAACACGAGATTCCCGACGATTTATTGGTGCCTGATGGCCCCACAAAAACACTTGGCACAATCTCCCGAACAGACCTGTTGCATATTTATGAATGTACGGCACAAAACACAGCCAATGGTTGGAGCGATATCGTGTTGTCAGACGGTTTTTTGATTGGCACAGACAATATTGGCTTGATGGCCTGCAAACTTATCACAACAAAGAACCTTCCTAGGCCATGTTTGTTCCCCAAGGAGTTATTGCCATTCGTCACAATGGTTTTGGACGACAAGCCTATCGGGGTTTTTGTAAAAAAATATAATGGCAAGTTTGTGTTTGGCCTCACAGACGGAAGCAACGGTGTTTTATATCTAAAGAAGTCTCCATATACAAACACGCTCCCTCCCATCAACAAGATCGCACCGAGTTTCAGTGTGGGGGAATATATCAAGATAGGCAAGACCGAGCGTAACTTTATTGGATCGCTAAACAATCGTTTGTGTTTGCTCCATCAAGATTATATTCGTTCGAACGAAAGAAAAATAAAGTGTCCAATCAAAAAAGGAAAGGAGAACACAACATGGCACAGCAACCGAATGTTGAAATTTGCAACCCTGCGGACACCGAAATCTGTTACTGACCATACATACCCAACCATCGGCAAGGAGGTGACAACAGTCAAATTTATACCCAATGATCTGCTAAAATTAATTGGTGACCAAGACTGTTTGTTGAGATGGGGCTTGCCTATCAAGGACGAAATGCTTTTGTATGTGGAATATTTGTAATGATTTAGTACATAACAAGAAGCCCGACACAAGATTTTATATAAACAGATTTTACGTTCTGTAAAACATGACAGTAGCAGTCCGCAACAAAAATAACATGGAAAAAACAATACAGGCAGCAAAGTACAAGTTCATAGAACTCATGAAGGGTTCTTTGTTTAAGGACGACAAACCCTCGTCATCAAGGATTTTTGGGTATGTAATGATGCTCATAATTTTCTTGTTTTCCGTGGTATTTATTGCCACCGAAATAGGAAACGCCATACTTTCTTGGAAAAACGGAAATGTTTATGTACCTTCATGGCAAACGATTACATTTTTTGGGATGTGTTTGACGCAAAAGTTGACATTACTTGGGATTTACAAAAAAGCAGAGAGTCTTATTCCTAAAAAAACAATCGAAAAAAAGCCTGTCCAATAACAAAAGGACTCACAGGTTAATGAGAATTACATAACTAAACATTGAAATAAATGAGACGAGTTTTTAGATCATCACAATACATTCCTGTTAATATCATACAGGGTGACGATGCCGACAAATGGAACGAGAAGATCTCTGATGGTCGCCATGAGTATGTGATTAGACAACTAGATCAAGGAATTGATTACAACACGAAAACCGAAGACCTTCCAACCAATTACAACAAATACGAATCCGAGGATGGTATGCACGTTTTAGCATACGGAAAGTATTCTAGTTTTGTGGGGTTGTACAAAGAAGCAAAGTACAAGTACTTTGACAGCGATTGGTCTTGGAGCGGTCTAGGGGCTGCCCAAATAGAGGATGCTGTTGGTGTTTTTTCACATAAAGATGTCCGTAATTATTACTACATGTTCCCGCTTAGTGACTATGACAAGAACGAATTTTCTTATATAAACCTAAGAGACAATGAGGGACTATTCAGAGTCGAAACAGAAAGAATGAAATTTGGAGGATTTAGACCCCTTGTTAAGGTCAATGTGGCACGTGGGCTTATATACTTCATAGAAGACATGGATGTTGAACCTATATCTTTTGAAAAAAAAGGAACCAAGGTGCAATTTATGAGACTCAATCTTTCACAATCCTACATGTTGCAGTAGCATAAACTACAAAAAACAAAATATACTTAAATCAGTCAACAACCATCAACATGCATTTCAGAACTATAGACCCTAAATGGCTAACGCAAAACATCGTGACTATCAACGAAGAGGCAGACAGCACAGGCGAGATTGACCTACAAATGTATGTTGATGCCTATAGTGAATGGCTTTCGTCCAAGTTTGAGGACATCATTAATGTATACAAAAACGTGGAGGTAAGCACTGCCATTACAATCAATTTCATTGATGACAAGTTGGTTATCGTGGGTAGCATTCGTGGTATATCGTTTCGTGTCATGGATGAGGTATTGTCATTTGCAGAAGACTACGACCTTTCAGGAACATTGGAATTAGGACTAAGCTACACGGCATCCTTTCCTGAAGATTTCTTTAACGAGTACTTTGAGAAGGACGACAAAAAAGAAACCGACGAGAATGAAGAACCCGAAGAAGAGACAGACGACGACGATGTTGACGACATAAAGGACGATGATATTGACAATGCATCCGACGAGGTCAAGGAGATGCGTGAGTCCAAGGATCATATAGACCTTAACAAGGGGCTTGTCACAAAATGGTTTGACCACTTCAACAATTTATTGTTTGGTAACAGGCTTATTTTACCCCCAATTTCTTTTATGAGGTCTAAGTATGTATTGGCTAGTGTGGTATCAAACAGAAAAGTCAATGAATTGGGTAAATACCCCCCAATTTCCTTTAAGTTTAGCAGATTCTACAAGTTGGATTTGACAACATTTAAGGGTATTATGGTTCATGAAATGATACACATTGAGTTGTTACAATACGACGGTATCGTTTCGGGCAAGGATGGTCACGGCGACGAGTTTGAGTACAGACGTGTCAGACTAAATAAACAAGTAGAGTTCGATGTCCCAAGAACCGAGAATGCAAAGCTTGAGGTTGACAGCAAGTCGGGCAAGAGATGGGATGTTATCGTTTTTAATCAGGTTGACGGCAGCAAGTCCATGCTTGTATACAAGAGCGGTTATTTGTCGGACAAGCTCGACGAGGTACAGTCAATTTTTGCATATTGGGTTACACATTACAACAAGAAAGGCGATTTTTCAATTGAGGTTTATAATACGGGTGCCACAAACGTGGCCATGTACCGTCAAAAAAGAAATCTTAAAACAACAAATGCCCAAGTCCTAGACAGTACGCTTGCCCAAGAAATCAAAGATGAGGGCAAGTTGATCTACACCGTAAAATAATATTGGTACATATTTAAAAAGATATGGCTATTACAACTCCCGAAGAATTTCTTGCCAACAGAACCTTGCCGACAGTAAGACCTGTTGATGCCGCATTCATTCAAGACATCATGAATGAACTGAACGAGGAATGTGGTCTTTCTGTAAATATTGACCCAAAAAAAATATTGCGACAAATTCGCAAGGTTGCCCGATATGTCTATAAGCATTACCAATACATGACTCTCCAACAAAAGGTGGCACTATTAAGATACGAAGACTTCAAGGATAGTTATGCGGCCAATGGTGGTATGTATGCAACCGTAACGCTCCCAAATTCAATCGAGGGGCTGTGGGGCATAAGTCCTGCAAATAATGGGTCATACGGCACATCTTCTAGGATTTTAGACATTCCGTTATTGCGCTCGGTATCACTCACACAGGCAGCAGGCGGTTTTAGTATACAGACCAATGCGGCCAATCAATATAATTATTCTGTGTCTGATGCCACAATTGCACTCTACGAACAGGCCTCCTATCAGAATCATTTTCAGTCGGGGTTCCCGTTTAGTTTTTCTCATGCAAGCAAGGAGTTGGTAATCAGGCCCAAGGTAAGACAATCATGTGGTGTCATATTGGGCGTTTATGTTCAGACAGACATATCAAACCTATACAACGATTATTATTTCAGGGAGCATGTGATGGGTGAATGCATGATTAGTGCTGCCCGAATTTTTGGAACATTTGACATTGAGTTGGGTGGTGGTGCCACGATTAATTGGAAGGACATAAAAGACGACGGAAGAGAAAAGGTTGACGAATGCAAAGACCACTATAAAACGACGACATTTATGCCAAAAACATTTTTCAAGGGCAAGTAGTTTTTGCCTAACTCTCGGTTCTTGGAGTCGATAACCGTGAGTTAGGCAAAAATATGGTAACTAAACAAAAAAATGTTCGATAATTTTTATAATTATCGAACATTTTTTTGTTACATTTGTTCATGGAATACACAACAGAAGAACACAAACGCCTTGATTTAATATTTAGTGACAACCTAGAATTGGTCAAAGAATTAGAAAAAGGCAACCCGACAGGGGTATTTGCCAAGTTGTCTGTCGATTTTATCGACCTTATAAATTTAACAGGCAAGGGTTTTGAGGATGTCTATCTCTTGGATAATGTCGATTCTTTGCTCTATAACATGAACCACATACCCGAATGTGTGTTCATGTTACGAAACCTAAAACGGTTGGTGTGGGACGAGAAACACTTAACAGAAATCCCTCAAGGAATTGGAAAGCTAGTCAATCTCGAGTACCTATCCTTGGCGTTCAACGAAATATCAACACTTCCCGACTGCATGTCCAACCTAAAGAAGTTAACACACCTTGAACTCAAAGGAAATAAAATTGTAGACTTTCCACGGTCTATTTTTGACATGCCCTCATTGACGTTTCTATCACTTAGCGGGAATGAAATCAAAAACATACCACAGGAAATTGGACAATTAACAAGTCTACATACTATTATGATTTACAGTAATAGACTAACATCTCTCCCAAATTCATTGTCTATACTGCCCAACCTTAGAAGCTTGCTCATTAAACATAACAAGATTAAAAACCTGCCATCAGACTCGCATAACTTGTCGGGTCTTACCTTTCTTTCTTGGGGTGACAATGGACTGACAGAATTCCCGACCGAAATCAGGAACCTAACAAACCTAGAAACATTATACCTAGACGATAATAATATAAAAACAGTCCCTGATTGGATAAGCGAACTCACAGAATTAGATATGTTTAATTTGTCGGATAACAACATTACACAGCTCCCCGACTCTTTGTGCAAAATGGATTTGTTGGGGTCTTTGTCAGTCACCCGAAACCCTATTACACACCTGCCCCAAGCAATCGGAAGTATTAAAAGTCTATATGAGTTATATATTTATTCGACAAACATAACGGTATGTCCACAAATCGACGGTGTGGAGGTTCATTTTTTGCAATAATGAGGATGTGTTATACTTTAATAAAATGTTAAAATTATGCACAACACTTGTTTATTTCAAGATATTTTGTATATTTACATCACAACCAATACAACACATGCAACAAGAAGACTATAAAAACGAACACAGCAGGCTAGAAGGTCAAATATTAAGGCTACAATCCGAGCTCCGAGAATCGAAAGCCAAATATATAAAGGACTATTCAGAGTTCCAACTTGACGAAAAGGTAATAATTTGCACACCTACACATACAAATAGTCATGGACAGGTTCCTTGTTCGGAAAGATTTGCCTACATACACGAGGTTAGTTTAGACTATATTGCAGATTTTCGATACGAATTAAAACAGGCCAAAAAGAACGGCAAGAAGTCAAGGAACAACGAATGGCTACACACGCATAATTATGTGGAATATCTAAAAAAAATATAAAATGAATATACTTAAACCGATTCGTATAGATGGCGAGGATGTTATTGTCCAACTCCCACATGGTGGAGAAGTCACAAAGGAAATGTATGAGGACGAGAATGGGACATACTTTATGGGCTTTGGTTTTGTTGCAAATTACATCCCACAACATATCTTAGACGGAAAGCCTCCACATGGCGATGACGTGGTATTGGAAGACATGAAAATCATACAATTTGATATTATTAAATCAAAAAGGTACCCACTAAAGTCTTCGGCACATATCATACATCCAAACGACAAATCAATAAGCGTCATGGGTCTGAAGCTCCCAATAAAAACATATAAATCAATCACTAAACCAAGTATGCAACAAATAAAAATGTGGCACAAACTAAACAATAAACAATGGTAGGTAAATACATAAGTCAAAAAACTAGAAAGTCGGCAACAGAAAACGGAATGTTCGTGACCGAAAAAACAACTATTTCTGAATTGAGTGGACGTCTGAGAGATGCAGGGGTTGAAATTAATATGAACACAGTATACAACACCGAGGCTGTTAAGGTTGGATACAATTTTATTGTGTTTAGCACACTCCCCCAAAAAATAGATGCAGAACTAAGCATGCTCTGCGAGGATTGGTTCGTAAAAGATTATTATGATGCATTGGATCAGGCATTGCTTGAGGGTCTAGAATTTTTACAAAAATAATTTAATAGGTTGAATATCCATATTCGGACATTATCTAGAACAATTGAACAATACACAAAAAATGAAACCATACGATAAATTATTAGAAGAGATTTTCGGGGCATTCTTAGAAATGATGGGATGTGTTATCGACGAAAAAATTATAAAAAATGTTGTTCAGTACTCTAGTGTCACCATAGAAATGGACGATAGCGAATACTCGGAAGACCCGTCGAACACTTACTATGGAAACGTTAAATACATCAGCACACACCTAAAATATTTTAATGCTGTTATTGCCGTATACACCAATACAGGAGGTGAATTTTGTATGGGTACATGGGAATTCACCACAAAGGGTCGAGAGGTATTATTTCCTATGATTGTTCGTGCAATGGGCATAGTAAATAGTACACATATACCAAAGACACTAAAGGTTTGGTGTGGTGACGAGGAGGAGTATGACGGAACATATGGTCTACACCCCATAAAACAGGTCGAAAAGGCAAAGTTTGACATTAAAAGGTTGCTAGACGACCCCCAATACGAAAAGAATGTATATACCAACAGCACTGATTACCTGTGTATGATCAAGGCGTATGCAGAACTGAAGGGTGTGGTTGTCGAATATAGTCTGAACATGAGAGAATCCGACTTTGACGGTATCATGAAAAACTTGGGTGGTGGTATGGCAGAGGTCGAAAAGATAGAAACCGAAATCAAAGAAAAGAACTTTGCAAAAAAACGTTGTAATATTTTTGACAGGCTCAAGGAAGTATATGACATGGACAATCGGGTCTATGTGTCACATCTACACTTCATTGCCTACCTGACCAACCACGATTTCACAAAGGGTAATTTTAAATGGTCATACCTAAAGAATATAATCAACGGATTAAGCGGTGATCAGACATTGGACTTGTATTGTCGAATTTTTATTGGAACGCTTGATGTTATTTTACTAGGAGCCGTAGAGAACGCCGACGTGACCAAGAAGGATTGGTTTTATGATATCCTAGAAAATGCGGTGGTGCCTAAAATACACAAGGAATCACTTTTGGAACAGTGTAAGTCTTGGTGTACACACAGCAATGGCGAAGAGGGTCTACGTGAAAGAATGTATGAATGGATCAAGGATATTGATTGGACTAAAACACAGATATTATGATATTTATATACATAACAAGGCAGTGCGATCGCTACCATTTTATTGGGGATTCACTTGTCGAAAAGCACTCGCTCCGTATTATGCAGGTCGAGGATTCTGAAGATTCCGACAGGTTGCAACAAGACGTAATGGAACTCCTAGACAAGCAGCACCGCATAGACGAACTGCTTACTAGGGACGTATTGAATACCATTTTCGATGCCCACAAACAAAACCCTCCATTTTGTGACTTTTGGACTGATGGCACAGGATGGCAAGAGTACGAGTTTGACACGGAAGAAATAATGAGACAGGCAGAGACCGTTCTTTGCAAAAAATGGGACATGGAAAATGTCACCGAAATGTTTAATAAAAACAACAACAAACCACAGAGATTATGAAATACTTCACAGCAGGTAACCGTTTATATCTAGAACTAAAAGGGGCGACCAACACGGAACGTGCCATCACAGACGGAGCCAAGGACGCATCTGTTTGGCAAGACAAACGAGTCAAATTAAAGGACGGCAAGTTTATCCATTCTCAGAATATTGACACCAACGATCTAGGCGGGACATTATTTTTTGGCTACGAATTTATAACCAAAGAAGCATTAGACTTGTATGTAAAAAAGATTTGGGTTGTTGATTTGCTATTCATTGACTTCACGCTTGAATGTGTCACAAAGGAGTATGAGGATCTTGCTAATCATGCGTAGGGTTTTGGTAAAGCTAAACCTTTACTTTTTTCATTGAAAGTAAAGCCAACCCTTTACTTATCGTCCTCCACACGTTCCACCTTTCCTATCTGAGACTGTATCAACATCTGAATATACAATGCATAGTTCATCATGTCGTTCATGTCCATACATGTCTTTTCGGTGGCCGTTTTCAATCCTTGATGTCTAAACATTTTCGCTTTCATGACATCAAGGATTGTTTCTATTGACCCCAATTTCCATGCGCTTGCATAGTAAATTTCCTTGTACGGGATTATTGATATTGCATCCTTGTAGGCCTCCGAAAACTTTCTGTTGCCAACCATGGCAGAATACATACGTATTTCTTGCATCAGGTTAAACACGATATCCATTTTACCCATCCCATAGGCGGCATGTGCAGCCACAACCTTGAATATTGTTTGGTCGATCATCCCATTCGTGCTATACGAAGCCACTGTGTCGCCATATTGGGCCTGTTTTTCATTATACAAAACTATGTCAATCGAAAACCTTTCGACCGCATAGGCAAGCGTTTCTGTGAGTCCCAAGGACTTCCATCGTGGATTTCCATATTTAACAAGGCAATCTTTGGGTAATTCTAGTCCGAATGGCGTTTGGTGCTTTTGGTGACGGTATTTGTCTATTTTTTTAGACTCTTCCTCGAGTGACACACTTGCTTGTTTTCTTAATATTTCTCTCATGTTTTATTTTTTGGTATGTAAAAGGCCTAATGTCATGTACAATACATAACGCAAAAAGGGAACAAACTTTCGTTTGCCCCCTGTCCTCAAAACCGTAGCGAAACTTTGGCGGTGAGTCTTATTGTCGGCTTTTGTCTTATTGTCGGCTTTTGCCTTATCGACCTCGGCCTTATTTCTGAACATCCATCACCTTCTATATTTTTTAGACATAGACTTTTGCTTGGCAACAGATTCCTCGTTTCGACGTTGTTGTGTTTTCCTGTTTTTGTATATTTGCTCAAGATCCTTTGAAAAAATCTTAAGCTCATAGAAAGACATTTTTTCAAATTCTTTTTTAGAAACGCCTTGTTCCTTTTTCATTCTTAACCACAAGGCACTAAAGTCGATGTCGGATTGGAATGACTGAAGAATCTGATAGTCCATAACATTTAGACTAGATAGTAAATTCTCTTTTAGACTTGATAAAACCTGTCCAATCGGTTGGAGTAATCCATGTTTTACTTTCTTGAAAGCAACTTTTACATGTCACTGTACCCTCCTCAGTACCATCCAACACGTATTGTGTCAAGAATTGTAGTTCTTCCATGTCACTGTCAGAAAGTTCTTTGTTAAAACGCCTTAGATATGTTTTCATAGTATTGTCAGGCTTCTTGCAAATATCTGTGTCTGATGGGTGGTCACGCAAAAAAGTAAACACCTTTGAAAATTCCATAACTCGTTCCCGTTCCATTTCTCCGCTGTCAACCAACGGTTTTAGTAATTCGTTGGCGGCACTTACCTCATCCAAGGTGGCGGGTAAGTAATACCATACCTTACTGAAGTGCTCGTTGCCGATAGCAAAAACCTTGCCGTCCCAATACTTGTTGATATGGTCAGGCGTGACTGTGATTAGGTCAGGCGTGAAATGGTTGAACTGTTTGTGATTGCAACTACCACACGTGCTTTTGAATTGTAGAGGATTTTCAAATTTATTCAATTCACGTATTTTCATCAATAGCTTGGTTCTGTCCAAGCCGAAAAGATAGTTACCCGAAAGAGGTTTGTCTACACTAGGTACTCTGACACGTGCATGTTTTGCAACCACATATCCCCACATAGTTGCCAACTGCACAGGATTCTCTAGGTTGATTCCTCCAATCCATTGAAGCGTCTTTACATTCATTTTAGATATCTCAACAGATGAGCCGTTTGGGTAATATTTTCCCCCATAACCCAATTCGGACATATCCACTGTAATCCATTTCGTTGGTGAAACAGGCGTTTTTACATTGCCTTTCATCAGTGCCTTTAGGGCGGTTTTTTCTTTTGCCATAATTTATTGTTCAGTATCCCCATTATATATGGCATCCAAAGAGACACCATCCCGTTCCAATTGGGGGTAAGAGTTAATTATTAGATTGGTAATTGTTGTAGTGTAATAAGAAAATGGGTTCTTTCTATTGAAATTGAATTTATAATACCTTGTTAACAACCCTTCCATGGCAAACGAAACGACATCGTTTCTGTCTTCTTCTATGACATATTTAAAAAGATCCGCCAATTTTTGGGACATGTCATAAAACATTTGCACAAGTTTTCGGGTTGGTTCCCCTTGCCACATAGACATAACCATTTCATTGTACATCACTTGTTTGTCGATATCGAGTTTGTCGATCTTTTTTTTTGACATGTATATGTTTTTATGAAAGTAAGTGGTCACGCAAATCGTCTTTCTTTACCACTTTTGTTCCTTCCTTGAATTCGACGCTGACCTTATCGGTTGTTGATTCAGAAACATTAGCCGAAACTTTTCCTAGTCCGTGTTTTGGGTGATATACTTTATCTTCTTCGTTTTTCATGCTATTTTGTTTTTGTTAAATAATGTTATATAATGTACAATAATCATATTTTTTGTTTGTATTGTACATAATACACAACGTTAAAAAATCCGTTTAGTACATATATCGAAGATTTTTTAATAATTAATAGCACACAAAATATTTGCCTCATGAAAAAAGTATATGAATTACAAGCTAAGCAATTGGTAGATGCGATGAACATCACAAAGCTACTAGGCGATGTTGTTCCATTAACGGTAGAGGGCGTTAGTCTGCGTAAAAGACTGTTGTTAAAGTATTCCGATGGTTTTAACACCATTACCGAAGCTAATCATGCCTATGCATGTATCAACACACACTGCCAATCAAAATTGGGCAGTATGGACACCCCAATGTTTAACATTATCAAAACCCTAAAGGAATCGTTCGACAAGGACATGACACGTATTCGCTTAATTAGTATGGCAGAGCATCTGTCTCTCAGCGAAAATATCGGTTCAAGGTCTATTGTTGAGGACATTTGTAAAGCCCTCGAAACCAAAGACGATAGTTTGAATTACATTATTGGCGAAGGGGTTTCCCAATACAAGAACGACTACAAACCGCTAAGTTCTTTGGTTGCCGAAACACGCAAGAATAACCTAAACAAAAATAAGTCGGCAAGTTACACAGTAACAATCCCTGTTGGCTTTGTTGGCGAAAAGGACAACAAAAAATATTTAAGATTTAAGGACATTTGGTTGTCTATTGACGAAAACAAGAATGTGGCACAGGTTAGCCATGCACCAACCGAATTTATCACCATCACGGATGCCATGGAAAAATGCTGTGAATGGAAAGGCGAAGAAAAACGTTACCTTGTTAAGGTTGGCGACAAAAAGTTCTTTGTGAACGACAAGGGTATTTTTGAGGGTCGTGTAAAATACGACAAGGACAAGTTTGTTGCAAAGGCCCAACTAATGGGCGAATCATGCTCCGAGGCAGCCAATGTTGTTTTATTCCTGTCTGAACATTTTGAGAATGTCTTTGAATTTGACGAGTGTGTAATGTCTACCAATGAATACAACGACAGAGTTATTTCGGGTAAAATCGGAAACCAACCTCTTGTTCTTGTTTTGGAGGGTCGTTACCCGATTGAGGCACGATTTGTGGAAAGCGTTGCAGAAGCAACCCGAATTGCAAGTAAAATTGTGGGCATTGACCTAAACGAGGCAATGGTCGAAACAATCGAATCCGAGAAACGCACCAAGGCACAAAAGGAAACCTTCATTAAGGTACAAGAAAAGAAAAGAACCACTTTCTTGGAAAAGAAAGCAATCACTCTCGAAAAAATTGCAGCAACCGACAAAGGCACAAAACGTCACGAGAAATTGGTAGAGACTCTTCAGATAATCGAGGGGCATCTAACAAAAACTCAAAACATTATCGAAGGCAAAGACGAGGACAACAAGTTTGTTCCGTTGTCTGAGCGTAAATCTAGTTACAAGGAAGGTGTTGATTTGAATGAGGCCAAAGACAAGGACGCTGACAAGGATAAAGACAAGGACAAAGACGCTGACAAAGACAAAGATAAGGACGCTGATAAGGACAAAGACAAAGATAAGGACGCTGATAAGGATAAAGACAAAGATAAGGACGCTGATAAAGACAAGGACGCTGATAAAGATAAAGATAAAGATAAAGATAAAGATAAAGACAAGGACGCTGACAAGGATAAAGATGAGGACGCTGACAAGGATGCCGATAAGGACAAAAAATCCGAATCAAAACGTGCCCACATCAAAAATATGGTTGAAAAATACTATCAAAAAGATGCGTCGAACAGCCTACAGGAAAACATGTTGAAGCTTCTTGATGACGAGACTAAAAATCGTTTTTTGGAAAGTCAAAAACAACCTGTTGGTGACGGAAGAATGGCTGTGCAAAATATCCTTGAGGGTAAGTACAGAAACAAATCGTTTCCGACGATCAACGAGAGCAAGGATGTGTCCGCAACAAGCCGTATCAAGCAAATGTTGGAGGAGGAGTTTAATTACAAAAGCAAGAACGACAAGCCGCTTACACGTAAGGAGATTATTGAAATGCGTGATGGTGTTAACGAGCCTATTGTTACTTACGAAGACGCTTATATTAAATGGCTTGATTACGAAGCAAGAGAAGGACTTCTTGAAATTAGTACAGACTTTAGCAAGTCGGAAGTTATTTATGCATTCGAAAGTTTCTTGAGGGATAATACAAGCTTTGCAATTTCTAAGAGAAAAATGGAATCTGTGGTCAATACAAAAGTATTTAAACGAACCATTGAGCCATTTGGATACCGAGTTGTGGGATTAGATGGGTATAAGAGGATTAACGAGGCAAAAGTCTTGCCAACATTTTTAATACGCCTTTCAGACACTTCGTATTCACAAAAGGAGTTGGTTGCAATGATCAAAAAGGAGGTCAAGAATGACATTGATGTAAATAAAGAAGAAAATGATTTGCTCATTACACCTTCAGACAAAAAAGATTTCAAATCTATTATGAAGTTTTTGAAAGATAATGACATCAAGTTAGATTTTGAACTATAATTTTAATAGACCAAATAATACCCAAAAACCGAACCAATACATTATTGGTTCGGTTTTTTTAATGGTACATACCCTATATTAGCAATTATTTACTATCTTTGAAAAAAATATAAATGAAATTACATAAATTGTCAGAACGTCTACAGGGTGGTGCGTTCATGGAAGAAAGAGGAATCGAAATAAATTACGGCAACAAAATAAAATACAGCCAACATCAGGGTGATCGTGAAATGGCAATTGAACGACTAACAGAATTGTCCATACGTACCATCATGAATCTTTCTTCTAGCAAGATCAAGGGCACCATGAAGGAGTTGTATGACTTGGGTGTGGCACATGGTGTTCAGAACCTTGTCATTTCCATGGCAAAAGAGTACAATGACAAATATGTCAATACGGATGTTATTACAGACGGTGTCGTGGGTGTTATTGAGCGGTACGAGAATAACGGACATCCGTTGTTCCCAAAAAGCCCCAACGGTAAGGCACAGGTCAAACAATATACAATTAGATACCACGAGGGTTCGTATCAATACGACAACGAGGTATTCAAGGGTACACTAAAGGATGCCAAGGAGCATGCCAAGTCAAAATTGCAAGAACTGCATGATTATCGTAACGGTAAACTAGAAGACAGTATTTGGGCAACATTTAGCGATTCAGAGGACGGCGACGAGATGTTTGATGAGCGTGTTAGTATGAAAAGAGGTAAATTTGGCGAAGCACTAAGCGGGGCAGAATATATAATCGGACAAATACAGCTTGGAAATTCCTTGTATCTATATATGGATGAATATTTAAAACTTGATTTAAAGAGTCAGCGTTTGGTTATGGCGGCAAATGCGAAATATGTGAAAGACAAGGAAGCTGCCGAAGACGAAGATTTAAAAAGAAAGGATATTTCTCCTAAAGGTCAAAAGACTCTCGATTTGTTAATTGCAAGATACAACGATGATCTTGACTATTTAAAAGACCGAATTACTAGAGGCGCACCTAGAGACAAACGAAGAGTGTTTAAGTCGTTTATGGCAAGATGGGCTGTGTACGATGATGAAATGCACAGTTTACTTAGGGATGAATACGGTCTTAAATGGTCTTATAATCAAAAGGCAAATGATATATATAAGAAGATTGAGACGTATGAACCAATCAAGCACAAATATATAGGAAGATAGAGACTTAAGTATAATTACAATAAATAAAAAAAGCCTGTCAAATGACAGGCTTTTTTATGCTTTCATATATGCCTTCGGGAAGTTCCATGGCTCGACCAAATACATTTCCTTGCCCTTTAAATGTGGGTATTCGGTGGTTATGTATAGTATGGCACTCTTGGAATACTTCTTGTATATCAAAATATCCATTGAAGGTTTTGGTGCCCATGTTGGGGGCAATTCAGAGTCGTCGATGTCCCACGAAAAATATTGAATCTCTTTTCCCACAATAAAAGGATACGATTTAACTTTGGATCCATTTCCCAAATGTCTTTCGTTAATTTTTTGATCAATAATAATGTTGTTATAGGTCGTGATACCTTTTTCGTTGACCCCTGCGCCTTTGGTGGTGACATACCGCCCATTAACCATCTCTGTTTTGTTGCTAAACTTACGAACGGTTTGTGTATTACTAAGCTCCTCCACGCCCAATTTATTGAGCTCCTGAATATGTTTCGACATCATGTCCAACAGGTACGGAAGGTTATTGTGCTCGGAATTTGAACTTCGTAACATAATATTTAGTAAATCCTTTAGCTTTTTCCTGATTATTTTTGGATACGATGTCTTCTTGACAACGATCCCTCCTGCCTTAACATCTTCCTCGTCTGACTTGTCTGTGCCATCCAATATAATAAGAGACGAACAGTAGCATTTTTTGGCATAAATATGCATCTTTTCAAGTATTTGCTCACACTCAAGAACATAGAAGTTGGTGGCATTTCTCATGTCACACATATTCTGAATTATCTTGTGATAGAATGGTATCAATCCCTCTAGACAGAACCATTCGATAAATCTACAAATACGAAGTATGTCATCCGTTTCGGGGTCAATACCGTAAGACCGACATATATTTTCAAAGCCAATACAAATAGAATCGGTGTCCCCATACAAAACAGTGTGGCGGGTTGGTGTTTTGTCAATAAATTCTACCTTTGGATTGCCACGATTGCCACGTGGTTTGTGTTCAATGACCTCTTGTGATTCCACGAGATGAGGAATTGATTTTGGTGACGTGTCCACACGAACAATATCCCCAAACCTTTCTTTCATCTCTTTAAAGTCGATGTACAAATCAAGTAGTCCTATTTTACCACCCTTGTAAGGAACCTCAACATTATCAAGAAGCCTTGTTGTTTCGACATCCAATGTCTTGAATATCCAACGCCCCTCTGCCGTAATGTCTGCGGCAACCTCCATTGATGTGTATTCGGCAAAAGATGCACCAACATAACCATAAAGACCATTCGAGTCCAATTTCTTGTTTTGTTCCAAATCGTAATAAAACGTTCGTGCTGCCTTGACCTTTGTGAGTAGTTGCTTGGCACCGTCAAGTCCCAAGAGCTTAATTGACTTGACTGTGTCAAGAAATTCGGCTGTCGATTCCTTGTTCTTGTCAAGTGCATTAACCCCTCCCTTGACTTTGTCGTGGTATGGATTCAACGGTGCCACCAAATCCCAATACATCAAGTCTGTTTCACCGACCTCGTTGCGCCTAGGAAAGTTATTAGGCTTATTCATCGTGTGTAAATCTTGTCAAGTCCAAGAATGATGATAATTCTTTATCTTGGCTTTCGACGATATCACCCTCCATTGGAGTTGTGGCAATATAGAATTTCGAATTTCCTTGTTCAATAACAATCGAATCTGAGCCTGTATGAATATTGAACGAAGTTTTCTTTATGGATTCCAAATCTTTTTTATAGACCTTAAACGGCTTGTTGATTTTGGCAATACCACATTCAAAAAAATCGTTAGTACAAGAACACATAACAGAGGGAAATCCACTTTCGTTATAGAACTTAATATGCAGTGGGTTGCCCTGTGCATCAAAACCGTCGGTTCTTGACACGCTTTCCATGAAAACTTTTCCGTCAAGAACAGGGATGACAACACCGCCATCAATATCGAAAATTTTATCGTAAGGGTTTGCATCGTCACCCTCTAGGTTGTATTCGGGTGTTGGATGGTACAGGGTAAATCTAAGCCTTGGGCTTGAGCAAGAAAATGTTATTTCTCTTGCGACTCTAAACCCTTCAAAATCATCGTCGGCATACTCAAAATCAATGTTTAAGTCATGACCATGAAGCCCGTTAAACTTCTTGACGGTTTCGTTGATGTCATAGAAGCAAAAACAGAAGCTTGAGGTAATATCGGTAAAAATAGTATCACTATCGAATGTTTGTAATAAAGAAACACCGCCATCCGTATTGGTTGCATAAGTCTTTTCAGGCGTTACAAAGAATACAGTTTTTTTGGTAACGCCATTTATGGCGGTACTCTTCAAAAGAGAAATGAAGTTTTTAATGTTCATAAAATATATCGGTTTGTGTAAAATCAAAAGCAATTTTTAAACCGTAACACAAAAATAGCCTTTTAATTTAATAATATCAAATACATAACGGTTTTTTATAAAAAAAATTAAAATCAATGGGATTGTACACATTTAAAATGTACATATTTTGACTAATTTTTTAATAAACAACTAAAACGATACGCTCATGATATTAGTTTTTAAAAAAAAGGGAACGTGTTTATACACATCTTACACCGACTACAATTTTTATGTTGCAGGAAAAGAGATCGAGGTTATTCCAAATTTACCCTATGAATGCGGTGGTTTGAAAAAATTCAGGCGTAACGCCAAGGGTCGAGCACGTAGCGGATTTGTTGTCACACAAGCCGAGTTGGTCACGTCTGATATAGTTTTCAAACTCGTCAATGAAAGAATACTACTTTTTAAGGACGGCAAAAAAACAAAACATGAGATTCATCTAGACAGGGCCACAATTCATAGGTCGAAGAAAAATTGGCTCTGTGAATTAGAGAAGGCACACACATCCGAACGTAAATGTGTCAATATATTTGCAAAACACTTCAAAATATCACCCGATGAATTGGGTGAGTCATACGACATGCTTAGGCAATGTGTAAACGATGTCCATGCGCACAAAAAGACATGTCCATGGTTTAGGGCAAGAACATGGACATAGAGACTTTGTACATAGATCACATAACGGTCTAATAATTATACTATATTGCCCAAAAACCGTTATAACCAAAACAACTATAATTTTACATACATAACAAAAAATATGAAAAAGACCAATCTAGGACAAAATGTCGTAAGACCACACTTAAAAGACGGTAAATATCCTGCCCGAATTTACGCAACAAACCTATGGGTAGACATCAATGGCGAACGAAAACATTTTATCATTCCACATCTTGTTGACAGACCAACCGATGGCATACTAGCCGTAAGTGGTCTGTATTACACATTCTACCACGAAGAAATTGTTGATTCAATCACATCAAAAAAGTCGATTGGTATCGCATACGACACAGAGGTTACACTCGACAAAACCACGGAAGAATTGTTTATTGAGGATATTGAAGTGAAGGACGAAACGATTGCGGGGATTGACGAAGACGAACAGAAAGACGAGGTGGCAAAGTCGGAACAAGAAAATGTTGTGACAGAACCAAAAGCAGAGAACGTGCCAATTGTGACTGTTCCTGAAATTGTAGAAAATGTTGTAACAGAAGCCGAAACCACGGAAGAACCCACAATCGTACCCGAACCAATCGTAGAAGATCCCTTAACTGGCATTGAGGAAGTTATCGAGAATGGTGAATCTGTTGAGGACGATATAATGACTGTTGAAAAAATAAATGAGATGGGATTCAATGGGATGAAAAAATATCGCAAGGAATTGTTTGCAGAATTAGCTACCAAGGGTATTGATACATCTTCAATCAAAAAAGGAAGCAAAAAGAATGAGGTACTTGCAGAGGTGTTGGCATTGTTTGCACTAAAATAAGCACATAATACATATAATATATTAAAAAGGCAAGTCGTTATTTACAACGACTTGCCTTTTTCTTTAGACTTGACCCGTTGTTTACTCAAAAAACTTTTTGATATTCTCTTCATTAATCATTGCCATCTCTAACATACCCTTTGTTCGACCATACTCGATTAAATCATCGGCTTTTAATGACTTCTTTTTTTCGCACACATCAAAGTTATCCTGTGCTAATTTCACTTGTTCCTCTGCCAAGGCTATCGGCGACGGTGCAAAGTGTTTATACTCGTCTTCCTTAAAGTTCCCTGTTGCCTCGATCCTAACCAATTCTAATAATTTCTTTTTGCCTCTTTTTGCCACTTTATCCCAACCATACCTTCCTTCCAAAACATCGGACAGTTTAAGTGCTATGGTGTTGGTATCCATATAAATCAATTCGTCTGAATCACTTGGGTTAATACCAACAAATGTGTATGAAATTGCTCGAACGCCATCATAAACACTTTTATTAAAATCAATCGGTTTAATGTAACTAATTGTATGGTGATGTTTTTGTAGATACACCATACGTATATTTAGCGGTAGGGATTTAAAGCCCTCAAGGGTCAAATCCCCTATTTCTATCAACACATCAATCACGGCTTGTTTTGCAATCGTGAGAGCACTTTCGGGAATGTGTGTGTCTGATGGTGTATAATAATCGGTAGGGCGGCCATTGACCATTAAAAAACCCTTGTCAAAGCTTAGATTATTTCTAAAATCTCGGGATAGCATATGCAAAAAATCTTCTTTGTCGTGCATGCGACATCCTCTACACATTCTGTTAGCAATTTTTTCGACCTGAGATTTTCGGTATTGTATGGTCTTCATTATATGAACACCCTTAATTCCTATACCGTCAATGCGGAGCAGTCCACGAATATTAACCGATATGTATTGGGCATATTCAGGATGTTGTGTTTTCAGAAATTCAATAACCTCTTCTTGTGTAAACAAGGCTTCATTCTGCTTGATGATTGAAACGTACCGATCCATTTGTTCTTGCGTACAAGTTTCTGTATCATAAAATTTAATTCCGTCCACCCTGTCGCCGTCGATTTGTATGTATGCCCAACCCGATTCTTGTTGAATCTTTCCGCCATACTGAGGCAATTCCTTGTTGAGGTAGGCAATAACCTCTTCTGTATTATACGTTTTCATGTATATATTTTTTTGTTTAAATAAATAACTTACGCAATAATAACAAAAATATTCAAGAATCAAAAATAAATATACACTTTTAACTTTTTTGTACATAAACAACACACAATTATTGTAACATCTCAACAACAAACCTATGATCTATGGCAGGATTGATAAATAATGCTATCGTTAAGCTAAAAGGGTTTTTTAACAAGATAAAAGACCGCTATCGGTTTAATTTTTTAACCGAGGCAGAAAAAGCATTTAAAAGCGCACCAAACAAACCAACCGAGGCACTTAGATGGTTCAAGAAGATTAAGACCACCAAGGAGTACATGCACGGGAGGAAACCGCTAAAGGCAGGGCGATTGTATTGGTTTAAATACCAAAATCCTATCCATGAAAAAACACTTCCTTATTGGGACATGGAACCATTGGTTATTATGAGTTCAACATTTACGGTCGCCAATGGCGTGCGTAGACAATTGGGACTTAACCTACATCTTTTGCCGCCACATATAAGGGTTCGTGTGTTTGCCGATATTTGGGCGGCACACCAATCAACATTTAAGAAGGGTCTGAACGACAAAAAAAATCAGCCAACGTTCATGTTCTCATGGAAAACATTAAAAAGTAAAATCGGGCCGTATGGCGGAGACTTTGCGATTCGTATGTATGCCCCCGAACGAATAAAGGGCGCAATTGAGTTCGCCACAGAAGATTGGCCAAAAGCGGTACATATACCGAGTAGACGCTACAAGAACACAAACCTAGTCAAACTCAACGAGGAGTTTAAAAAATTTCTTAAATCAAAAAGAAGCTAGGAATTTATTAAAATCGAGTCAAAGAAGAATACGTAAATATGTTCAGTTTTTTTAATCCAAAGAAATCACCTGTTATTAAAAATATATCCGAAAAAAAGGATAGCAACAATGTTAATGTCAATGTAACACTTAGCGGAACCAACGACACATTCGGGAAATCAACTACCATACAGGGCACTAACAATTTTGACCGTATTCGAAACAATTTCGGAAAGCATCAGGCGATTCTACAAAGACTTTCTCAGTACAACAGTAACATACAGGCTGTAACCACGGACACATTGTCCAAGATGGAGACAATGCCCAAGGCCCAAGAATTCATTCAGGACTATTATAGTATGCTTTCGAATCACGAAACCAAGTCAAGGAAGGGTCGGGGCGGCGGATTCAATAACAATACAGGATATGAGCAACAATTAAGACTAAAACAAGTTGCTGCATTGGATGAGGTTGACGAGGTATTAACCAAGCTGACAACAGAATTGACTATGCCAACAGAGGGCGAAAAACACTTCTTCCAATATGATATAGACAGGGTCGAGCTAGAAAAGGCAGAGGTCAAGAAAGAATACATCGAAAAAATAGAAAAAATCGCCACAGATTTTTTACCAAAAATATACCGTGAGTTAGGATTTAAGTTGAATGGGGCAAACAATGCCATGCACAATTACCTAATAGAGGGTCGAAAGGCCTATGAGTTGATTTATGACGACCCCGACAAACCCAAAAAGTTTTTACATGCCATTGAAATTGATGCACAGAGCCTAACAAAATTTTACCATAATGGTAGTGTGTTTTGGAAGTATGAATTTAGTCTTGATTCTAAATACGCAAGAACCGTGGCGCAATACAATAATGCACTGCTCAAAAACAAGCAGTTTCAAAACGGATCCCGAATCTTGTATGATTGGCAAGTAAATCATGTTGATTGGTACGAGGACAGCGTAAAAGGGCATATCAGTTATGTTCATAGCATGATGAAATCATCCAATATATTACGTATCATGGAAGAAACTATGATTGTGTGGTATGTCACAAACTCGTCTTATAGAACCGTCCATAAAGTTCCCACACAAGGATTGATGGGTAGCTATGCGGCCACAGCCGTACTACAAGAAAAAGAGGAATATACAACAGACATTGAATATACTTCTGCCACAGGCGAGATTATGATTGAGGACTCTGCCAACATACCATTTGAGAGAACCACATTTATAAGCGACGGCGAATATGGAGAGCCCTCTATTGAGGTGTTGAATGACAGGGGGGCCGCACTCGACAAAACGGATGTGGTTGATTACTTCAAGGGCAAACTATACCGTGCATCCAAGATGCCACAGTCAAGGTTTGACGAGGAGGGAGGTGATTGGGCAATCGACCCGACTCGTGCACAACGGGAAGAGGTCTATTTTGCAGGATTCTGTCACAGAATTCGCAATACATTTGCACCGCTATTGCTAAAACCCTTGTTCATACAGATCGGTCTAGAAATCCCCGAACTCGAAGGCGATGTTACGATTTTTGACAATATAAACATAAAGTGGAACAGTGTCAATCAATTCAAACAGTTGCTAGACTTGGCAGTGCTCACAGAGAAGCTAGGATATATTGAAAAGATACGGGACTCTTTAGTGATGACCACTATTGATGGTGATGATATTCCTATTATCCCATGGAGGTTATTGCTCCAACAACATTTGGGATACACCGCCGAAGATCTTGAAATAATCGAAAAGGCCCGATACGAAGAAACAGAAAAGTTATTAATCGAACGTAAGAATATTAATGAACTGAAAAAAAAGTACGGAATTGACGACGACGAGGAAGGTGGTGGTCGTGGTGGCAGATTTCGTTAATATAAGTAAATAGTACATACCGTAACATTATTGATTAAAAATAACAATTTCAGATAAGATGGAAAAAAAGATAATAGTCCAAACGCATCCCAAAATGTTTTTAGGAGAACACAAAGCAGACTCCATAAGAATTGATGAGTCTAGTGGCAAAGCATACACAATGTTATGGGAGAGTTCTGCAAAACCCTTAAAATACTATATTCCTGAAGGAATGTTATTGATCGAGGGTGTTATTGGGGTCGCCGATATATTAAACGAAAATGAACGAATGTACCCATTTGCTCAGTACGAGGAACATATCGAAAAACTACAACCAAGCATCCGAAGGGGACTGTACGGGGAAATGTTTCATCCTGACGGTATGGAGGTCAATATCGACCGTGCAACACACCGAATCCTAGAGATAAGAATCGAGGCAAACGGAAACGTGTGGGGGAAATTTTTGCTATTAGACAACAAGCACGGACTACAATGCCAATCAATCGTAAGGAGTGGTGGTTGTTTGCCTGTGTCTTCTCGTGGTTATGGTTCTATTGACGAGAACAATGTCGTAACACTAGACGTACTTGCAACATGGGACACTGTCAATGAGGGTGGATTCTCGCAGGCATTAATGAGAGTGTCGGAGCAGTTGACCGAAAGCAAAAAGAACGGCTACACAACATATGTTTTTGAAAGCAAAAAAGGTTCGTACAAAACGACAACCGAGGCTGTCGAACAAACCAATAAAACGGTTTCAAAACTAGAATCAAAAGTAACATCCCTTGAGTCTGCCCTAGAAAAAAGTAACACGCTTATGACTAAAATGTTGGCAGAATTTAAAGAGGGTGCCAAGAAGAAGGACGAGGACGGCGATGACAAGTCTGACGACAAAAATACGTCTGACGACAAGAAAAAAGAAGACAAAGACGATAAGTCTGACGACAAAAATACGTCTGACGACAAGAAAAAAGAAGACAAAGACGGTAAGTCTGACGACAAAAATAAGTCTGACGACAACAAGAAAAAAGACGATGTCGGCGCAGACAGCAAATCCGACAAGGAAGGTGTTAAAGAAATGTTGGCAAATCATGAGGCACGACTTCAGGTTATGGTGGCAGAACGATTTTTGTCTTTTGTGACAAAAATTAAGATTTTTCTTAAAGAAGATTATACGAATTTTGTTTCTGCAAACACAATCGAAACAATCAAAGAAAACAATACCAAATTAGCAACCGAGTTTGATAGTATTTTTGAGGCAAACATACGGGTGGTTCTTGATGAGGTAAAGGGTTACATAGGAAATATCGAAGTTTCTGAGAGTGTCCCAACAATTACCCCACGTACATCGGTTACCGAAACCAAAGGCTTGATTATTGATATTGTTTCCAAGGCAGTTTCTCATAGTGAGGCAAGTACCAAAGAAAGTGTCGGGAAAATTTTCCATGTAGTTTCTGAGAGCGTGGATGCACTTGCTGTGAGAGTGGCACAATTGGTCGAGACGTCGGAGACGGTTGACAAAGAAGCAATCAAACAGATTAGAGGTTCAATTTCTTCGATTAACAAAAAAATTGCAGAAAGCGTGATTGGTATTAATCGCACTATCACAGAGAATTCAGCGGCATCAAAAGAACAATCAGAAACGCTTCAATCAAAACTTGTAGAGTCCGAAAATAAAAACTTGTTGCTCAAGAAGTGGATGGAAAACGAATACTTGGTAGAGAATGTTTTGCCGCTATTTAACGAGGATGCAAAAAATTACAAGGCCGATGAATTGGTTCATGATTCCTATGTCAGCGTCAAAGAGAAATTAATCAATAAAAATGTCACACATGAACATGTTAGCGAGATTGACGAGATGTTGAATGATGCCGATAATATGACATTCAAGGAGAGCACCCAAATCACCGAGGGTTTTGAGTCAACAAAGATCTTCCGACAAATGCCAAATGAATATACAGGACTTTGGGCCACAACAAGCCAAGCTGTTAAATCAAAAATTGAGGAATCCGCCAAGGTAAGAAACTTCACCAATGAAAAAAGCATCAAGGCTTTTTGGGAAGCACAGGAGTCTAAAATGTTTCATGTTGAAGTAGCAAAGCCAAAAGACATTCCTAGTAATACTACAGAACCCGTTTATAAACTCGATCCGAATCTATAAACGATACAATAAAACATTTCAAAAAGCACCAAATAACCGTATTTGGTGCTTTTTTTTGTCCTTTGGCTTCTTGTACATATCACGAACTTAAATATTATTAAACAATAACCCAAAGATAATGGCATTAATTAATCTAAAAGAGTATAGATACCATAACCTTGACCGTAAAAAAGCCTCTACCAAATGGAAGAATCCATTGAAAGAGTTAGTCGAGAATAAAGTTGGTATTACATTGGACGAGAAGAATCCTAACAATGTAAGAAAATTGAAATGGATGAGTACATTGAACGAGGCAGTTTGCGCTCGTGACCATGGACGTTCGATCCTTATTACAGAGAGTGGATACGATTCTGTTGATCCTGCTCACTTGGTTGGTATGGGAGCAATCACAAATCCTAATTCAACAAACACAGGTAACACTCGCACCACGGCTGATTCAGACAAGGGTAGCGGCGACTACTCGAAGCGTTTGACAATTACGTCTATGCACATTGCTGCTGCGACAATTGCGTTTGAATTGCTTCCTGTAATTGCTATTGAAGTGCCTATGGTACAGATGACTTTTGTTGAGTCTGTATATGGTGGTACTAAAGTGGCAGATACCGAAAAATCTCCACAGTATATTGAAATCCCTGTTAAGATGTTCAAGGCTTTGGATGCTTTAACAACAGATTTTGAGGGTGCAGGAACCGTTGTTGCAATTAATGGTATCGTTAAATTAACAGAACAAACTATTTATTACCTAGTGGGTAATGGTGTGGCTGTTGATACTTTGCTTGCAGACAAAGGATTGCAATTGCGTTTTGCAGGTCAACACCATGTAACAGGCGCATACCGTTTTCAAGTACTTTCTAACATTACCGTTACGAATGCTGCAACAGGGACATTTACACAAACACCAACTGAATTTGTGTCTACATTCTTGAATGACTTTGCCGTGATTGGTGCCAATGCTTATGCGTTGACATGGAACAATGGTGGTACTTTGGCATTCACAGATGCACAAACAGTTAAAGTGGGTAGTGCAACAACTTCTGCCGATATAATCCCTATTGGATTGGTTGACACAAAAGAAACTGCGATTTATGGTGCTTCACATTCGGACGGTTTTACTACTGCTCCGATGAACAGAGAAGTTTCTGAATTGGGTACCGAAAACTCAATCACTGTTCGTTCATGGTCTACTTCTGCAAAGGTATCCGATTTTGATATTACTTGTGCAGTAACCACAAAACAAGAACGTGACTTCCGTGCGATGGGACTTAGTGCTTTTGAAATTGCTCTTGAGGCAGCAAAAACACAATTGGTTCAATCAACAAACAACCACATCTTGGACACTATGTTCAAATTGGGTGTTGAGAATCACATTCAAGTATTTGAGGCGTCTAATTTGAATTTGCATTTGTATGTTGATGATCCATTGGTTGCCAACTCTCTTATTTCTGCAATGAACATTAGCAGTGTTGGTTCTTTCAATTTGCAAAAATTGGATGGTACTGATGTTTCTGCTCAATTTGGTGCGATTAACAACTTTCGCCAAACAAACTATGCAGACGGTTACCAAGATGTAATCCGTATGGTTAAGTCTCGTACTAACCTTGTATCTGCCTTGATTGGTAAATTGAATCGTACAACAAAGGCAGACTTTGTTGTTTGTGCAACAGGTTTGTCTGCTTCACTTGTTGACAACCGCAATCACGATCTAGCTCCTGTTGAGCAAAATCTTTTGATTGGTGCCGATGTTCTATCTTACTTTGGTAAGTGTGAAGGTATGGACTTGTATGTTGACCCAAGAATGGACTTGGCAGATAACCGTATTTTGGTTGGACGAAGAGGAAACGAATTGGATAGTGGCTTAAAATATTTCGTATACGATCTATTGAGCGAAATCCAAACAATCGAAGGATTGTCTATGAGCAAAAAAGCCCTAGTTTCGACTAGTTACGCTTTAATCTCTGCGGGACATCACCCTGAGACTAACTACATGACCTTTATTGCTGAAAATGCAGGCGGACTTTGGTCTTAATAAGGTTTGTTACAATATAAAAATGGTGCTTGTCTTTGACAAGCACCATTTTTTTTGTGTATACACGTAATCTTTTATTGCCAATAATTCGGGTTCCGACTCAATGACCCCTCAAGACTATACATTTGTTTTGTAAAGCCGTCCTGTGTTCCATTAGCGACCTAAGCCGTTTTGTGTCGTTATCTCCTTGAATAAATATCCAAATACTAGGAGGAACGTTGAACGTTGTCGATATTTTTTTAATAAAATCAACATTAAAATTCTTTTTATTGTTACAATACCTGCTTATCGTAAGAGGTTTAATCCCCCAAAACTCGGCCATTTTTTTATTGGGGATTCCATACACATTCTTAATGGCTGTGAGATATTCCTTTAGGTAATCGCCTGTGGTTTTCATGAAAAAACAGTCATTCGATATTATATAGTCGGACATTGACTTGTGTATATCCTCAAACAAGGATTCTAAATGTTTCAATTTGTTGTTTGCTTCCATTATATTTTGGGTAATTATTTAATAAGTCCTAATTTTTTGGCATCCGAAACAAGTACATCAAAAACACTATGGTCTGTGATTTTCTTTGTGTACAAATCACGATATAGGTGGTCGGTAACATCGCAAAACGTTTCCCAACCACAACACAGCCTGATTTGTAGATAAGATATCTGTATTTTTTTGTCCGTGTCTAATTGTCCGTGTCTACTTTTGAAACATTCATCAAAACCGATTGAATCTTCGTCAGGTAATTGTGCGTTACTATAACCATCTATCCATGCCGCCCGTAAGTCTTCTTTGGTATAAACCCGTTTCATAATTTTATATTTTTTAGTTCTTTGGTAATATACTAAAAAAGTTGGACATACATAACAAAAAATTATAACTATATGAAAATATTAATTTCCGACGACAGAAAGTGTGGTTATATTCACGAAAAAGATTACCATTGGACAAAGAATGGCGAGGTGCTGATGTTCGGACAATTCCAAACCGAGAATAATAGAAAAACAAATGAGTGGTCAATGCTCGGGATTGAAAGCCGAAAATTCACAACACATATATTTGTAAGGGACTTACCCCTGACAAAACAATTCTACAAAGAAATGATTGTTGACTCGGTTGAAAAGGCCATGAAAACTAGTATCGGTAATGACGGTGTGTATATTGTCTCATTCGGGGATTGGGGGTTCAATTTCAACATAAACGATATGGTGGATGAACTTATCCAAAAGGCTAGTGTGTTTTCCGACGGAGACAAGCTCGTTTGTGTAGGAAGGATCCTTGAAAAGTTCAAAGAAAACGATGCTAACATAACGCCTGTGCCTTAAGGCGTTTCTCTAGGGTGGCGATTGTTTTCCTATATCTTTCTTTTCTTGATGTATCGCAAATGCATTGGAAATATCATCAGCGTTCGGACTCGTAAGATTGTTGTAATACTCTATTAAGGATTGGAGTTGTTTTTGTTTCTTTGTTAAAAATGATAATTTATTCATTGTTTATTGATGTATAAAATTGACCGTACAATTGCCTGTTGAAATATTGTCTAGTGACAATATTTTGACAACTGTGTCGGTTATTTTTGTTGTGTCATGTTCGACCCCGTCAACAATAACATTGGACACTCTCATCACATCAATCAATACATTCCGTATTAATGCATTTGTGATAACATCTCTTACCTCCTCGTCTGTGATATTGTCTGTATTAACATCATAAACACGCAAGGCTGTTACATATTCGTTTGGGTCAAATAAAAAGTTAATAATTCCTTGGTTGTCTAGTATTTTTCGTGCATAAACAAAAAGAACATCCAATAGATCGAACTGTCCGTCAACAAATGTTGTTCCAACAGAAAGTGTTTCTGTTACATTTATGGACTTCGACAAGAAACCACGGATCTCGGACGGTGTGTACATCCAACGTACAGGCTCTATATCGGTTTTGTTGAGACTGTACGAGTAATATAAATCTAGGTCTAGGTCGGATATATTCTTTTCAAGAATTGGTATGGCTTGACCATTTCTGCTATTATTATCAAATAATGGCAATTTTAACGATACCGAGGCTTTTCTAAACCAAACAATATCATCATGTTTTATTTCTATCCTTGTGGTCTGCGACGGGATGATTACCGATGTTATCGGGTCGTAATAAAACGATGGTCTGATAGCAAGGAATCTATGCACGCTTGACTCTCGGCCAACACCAAAATTTGTAAAGTCGTATGACATTGATTGATTTAACGAAATTTCTTCCTTGAATGCCATGGACATATTTACACTTCTTTCGTTTGTGTCGTCATCAACCAAGTGTGTTGTTTTTGCATTCACGGTATTGGCAATATTACTCAGCGATATTAGTTCATATCTGTCAACACTAAGGTTGTTCGAAATGGTTCTGTCAAAAAATGCATTGTAACGTGCAATACTCTCGGCAGTCGCATATTTATTGTCATTAAACAGGATTGTGTTGTCGGCCACATAATCGGGCACAATGTCAAAAACCACAGGAACGGTCAACTCTTTCAGTATGACCTCTATGCCTGTACACCAAAAATAGTCGCTGCCGATTTCTACAATATTTTTGAATTCAATCTGAATCCCGAACGTTAGCGTAGAAGAAGGGTTAATGTCTCCATGAAAAATAAGAAAATCATCCCCCAATCCTAACATGGTGGTTAGGTTAAAGTTATTAACAGCAGGATTTAATTTTATATAGGCAACATCTGTTCCGTTGTCATTGTACACCCAATCTGTTCCGACAGAGGCCCCATTGTAACTTTTGGGTGTTGTGTTATCAAATAGCAACAATGAAATTGCCTCTTCGCCTAATGATGCCAAGGAGACTTCTGTGGTGTTCCCGCCCGAACTATAATACAACACCGATCTATCAAGATGATATTCGCCAACCTCTTCCAATCCTGTTAGAATAGGTTCAGGAATAAATTGTTGTATTACAAATGTCAATGTTTTGAATGGTTTATTTTCCAATAATTTGAATTCGATATCTGCACCGCTTGGGGCATTGTCTGATATCAACACAACCGAAAATCTATATCCGTCAAATTCGTCGGGGAATATCAACCGTATCCCACGGAAAAACACTGATGTAACTTTACTCTTGGGGTCTTTTTTGATTACAGACCACTCATGTATATCGTTTTTATAGACATCGACCCCTGTGTCCAAAATTATAGCCTCAGATATTGCATTAAGGGTATACCCATCAATCACATCGGTTCCGTACCACGGAGGCGTTCCTGACCCAATTAAATACCAAGAATGGCTAAATTGCCCAACATCTCTATTTGGTATAGTAAGGGACGGGGTAAAACTGTCATATCTGAACGTCATAGAAGTATTAAACTTCTGTGGAGAATTTGTGACATCGAAACCATCTCGTATAGAAAGCTTGGACACCCATTCATACATAGAATTTTGTAAGAGTGAAATATCATTAAATTCTTGGAGCGGTTTATATTCGCTATCCGTTGTCGTGAAGGCAAAGTTGTTTTTATTTATGGTATCAACAAGCATCTCTGTGGAAGGAATGTCGATATTATTAAAAAAACTGTTTACGATAACCAAGAGTTCTGCCTTATAGTCCGCAAGCTCCTGTGGGGTTGCCGAAAAATCCAATCTACCAAAAAATGTTGGGTCTGCTATTTTGTTTAGTAAATAACTCCTGTATGTGTTCAGATCAAAGTCTAGCGGGTCTGAGTGATAGCTTATATCACGATTATAGTCGAACTTTCGATGTTCAATATTTTGCACAGCATAATAGACAATAGGCTTTTCTACCAATAGTTTTATGTCCAACAACGGTTTGTCTGTGACATCAATATCCATTCGGTATGCAAATGTTGACACGTGTCTAAAACCCAACAACGGAACTGCCACCGAGCCATCAGAGAATCTGACGGCATCAATATCCGTTGTGATGTTTTTGGAGGCAAGTGTTAGTGTTTTTTTGTTTGTACCAAAAAGGTTTGGTATAGCACCCGTAAACGAACCAATAAAAGGCTCCAATACGGCACATGCAAATGGAACACTTGTGATTGTCACCGTTTCCAACACAACAGACGAAATAGTTGTTATAACGTGCAGTTCATCCGAACCGAACCTACGAAAGTTTAACACAAGATTTGTTGACGTTGTCTGCAATTGGGCTGTCATCTCCTTGATAAGCAAATCAATTGTCTTAGTCACCGTGTCACCTTGTAATTCGGGTGTCATCAAAACAGACGCCTCTATATTACCATCAAACTCGAACGTGAATGCCTGATTAATGTTTGGAATCGTGTTGAACTTGATAATTGCCATGGGCGGTTTTGAAACGCCCACACTAGCCCCTTTTATCATTCCTGTTGCCTTGTACAATGGCTCTGTTAATACAATAGGAATGTCTGTTTGGACATATTCTGTTGTTAGGGCAATATTTATATCATTAAGCGGGTCTAGTTCTGTGTCAAGTATTTCATTGTTTTTAACATAGATCCCCACAAATTCCACAAATGTATCGTTGTTTTCTATTTTTGTGTTATCAAGACTAAATGTAAATTCCAAATTCAAAAACCTTGGGTCAATCATGTTGGCGACCTCGTATGATTTTGTCAAAAAAACCTCGGACTCTTCAATGGTTCTTTCGGAAAGTAGGTCTCCGTTTATATAAACATCACTTTCGGTGATAACACCCGAATTTATATCCATTCCAATCACAGAAACAGTATCTGTATAGTTCACACTTATACCGACTTCTTGTTCTGTAATTTCTTGGTAATGATCGTCCAAAAACTTGCCAATTCTTGTTTCACGTGTTAGGTCATAATACTTGACCATCTCGGTATTTTCATTGGTAAGTATATTGATCCCGCTCCTTTGTATGTTGCTGTTTAAAACAGGGTTATTGTTCCTTGACACCTTAAAGATGGCAAACCCATCAGGCACACCATCATCGCCCAAAAATAGTGGCGCAAAAAAGCGATGTGTAGAATCCACACGCTTGTCTGTGTCGCTATATGCCCCATACCTGTATAGAGTGGAGGGTTGTGACGTAAACTTTTCGACCACCTCAAAGTCTTGGTCGGGTAGTCCATAGATTGCCGACTTGTTATCGACCAAATCACAAAATCTTTTTAGATTAGACCGAAACGGTTTGTCTGTGTCGATTCTATATCCTTTTAGTTTCGAGTCTTCCATGTCCTCATTTGCACCAATACTCTCAAGATAGCACAATGTGTCATCAACCAATATTTTGATATTTCCCGAAAATTTCGGATTCGCTGCACTTATTGAGAATGTGTTCTTAAGAAGCTTTGGGTTTAATGATTCTTCCTTGAAAGTCATTTATTGATATAATTTGAGAGTGTACCACAATTCGACCTTGTGTATTTTTAAGTTATGTACCTTTAAAGGAACAAATATTCATGGTTCTGTGTTTACAAAACGAACAAAAAACATTAAACATGGCCAAGAAACGTAGGCGCAAAAATATTAAAGTAGTGGTAGACCTAGACAAGGCACTCGGAAATGGTGCCCGACAGCAGTACCTAGAAAATAACCCGCATGGATATAACAGGGTTAATAAAATTCACAAATCTAAAAAGGCATATAATCGCAAGACGAAAAATCGTTCTTGTGATTATATGTTTTCGGGGAAAAAATATTAGAAATCCTCTAAAATGTATTCGAGGACTGATAATAAACACCAACACCGTTAAGAAATGAAATGTAGGAATTAAACTCGTCAATATTGTTGAATACCGCCTTGAAGTATTTTGTTGGCACATTTGTTAGGAAATGTTTCTTTGCAGAGGCCTTGGTTGCAGCCTTGGCAACCTTGGTGCCCATTGATTTGTCGTCTCCATACATAACCTTGACTTGGTACTTCCCAATGTTTTTTGACTCGCCCGTGTATATCTTTGATTCGTATGTTGCGTCAAGTATCTCGCACCATTCGTGTAGGTTGTCTGCTTCGATAATATAACGCAACGGCTCGTCGTTGGTGTCCATTACATAGCACTTACGTGCATAACTTTCCAATGTTTTTAAACTTTCGGGTTTGTGGGCACTATTAAAGGCTGCCCGAGCCATTCCTAATGTTATCATGTTTATTTTTAATGTTTATTACAAATTTTTGTCAAGGTACAAAAAGAATTTCCATATATAAAAACATAGCAATGTCCATAGACACCACACACCAAGCATTACAGACACGGTACATTCGGTTTTAATAATATACAGGCCCCAACATAACAAAATGACAAGCGAAGCCCAAAACAAGCGTTTCCACGCTCCTGTCTTGGATAGTATGTCATAGTGTTTCATGTTGGGGTGAATGTTTTATGTACAAAATGTATATATGTCGTTTTTTAATGATGCGATACAGGTATGCTTAAAGAGGATGTTTTACACATCAATAACCTCAAACTCGTCTTTGTCAATCCATCTGTATTTCGGGAAATGTACAAGATTTTTGCTCATTGATCCGTCGATATTTATTCCACACACGGCATAATAAAATCTTAGACGCCCCTTGGTGTCAATCCAAGGGCTGATGTCAGAAACAATACCTTCTACATCCACAAAAGGATCCATAAGCGAGCCACCATCGTCCTTACATTTAAACACATTTACACGAACACCAATTCCCACAGGGGCAAATTGAATACACTGTCGTAAAACATCTTTTTTCTGCTGAGCCAACTCGTCGTCTTTCTTGTTGAGTTTTGATAGTGCCAAATTATTGTCCTCAATTTCGCCTTCGATTACACGGTATTGTTTAAAGAAGTCTTCAAATTGCATTTTTATGGTTTTTAATTTCTATTTTCAAGGCCTTCAAAATATTTTTTGCCTTCATTTCCCAAATGGCATCCTTGAACACACTTTCGGGATTTAATCTAAGCGAGTGTATTGGCCCAAGGAAAACACGCAAATGTTTCTTGTGATCGGTGGCTTTTTGGGCAAATGTGTAAAAATCCTTGTCACACATTTCTTTACCGTCAAGGTTGGCTACTTTTTCTTTTAATTGGTCAAACACCTGTTCGCAGCGTGCGATTAAAACATCGTACGGTGTCTTTAGCGGGTAAATTTCCTTGGCCAACAAAGGAAAGTACCCAATAATAGTTTCCTCTTCTCCTGCCCTGATAGCATCAACAAACCTCCACTTGGAGGTTATTGTTTTGTATGTTTCGTTCCATTGGTGGTGTATAACATAGGAGTTTGACTTTATCTTAAGACGGTTGCCGTGTTTGTCAACCACAACATATCCCTCAAAATTTTGATCGCCCAACTTGACATTGTGTAAAGATTTAAGTATCTCATCCTTTCCTTTGTAGGGATACCTTTTTGGACGGTCGCAATTAAACACCATTGCAATCATATCCAATTCATCTGTGTCATATTCCTGTAGGGTGTCCATCTCCCTTGCTGCCAACAGAACAATGTTGCCTTGTTGATAGGTGTTAATGACCTTGTTGTCTGCACTAATACATTCAAAAACATAGGTCACACCTTTTTTTGAATGTGTGAGGTCAACATGGTTTTCTTTGGCGATACGATTGAATAGGTGAGTATAATCAAAGTCTTGCTCAACCAATATGCTATGGTTATGCTTGTCACGATAGCTAACCTTATCAATTGCATACCCACTCTTTTTTGTGCCAACAACCCACTCGTTTATGACATTATCATAGTAGCGTTGTATCATGGCACCATCCCCTTTATCCTCCCCGACCGCACTTTCCCAATCCAAAACACCTTTATGACCTGCCTTATACTCGCCAAAACGATACAAGGGCATGGACATTGCCTCGAACTTTTCGCCAACACGTTTTATAATAACCCCACGACATTCATTTGTGGTCGGGTTCTTGGGTGTCTTGAGTTGGTCATAGTGTAGAATTATTCTGTGTTCAGACTCTCTAAGCTCAAGTCTATATTTATCGACCGTGGCCTTCAGTCCTTTTTGGTTGAGCTCCTTGATTATGTTAAGTTCCTTCTTTTCCATTTTTGATATTTTCTTTGAATTGGTTTCGAAATTCTTCGATGCCTTGGTCTGTCACATAGAAGAAAATGTTTTCGCTCTCTTCCATTGTTTCGGATCCCATATACCCCATTTCGACCAATGTCATTAGCTCCGAGTAACTACCCGTTTTCCCTGTCGTGATATATCTGTTCCGATAGAATTGTTTTGGTAGTTTTTTGTCTTCTTTTTTGGCATCAGGAAGCATTACACCATAATAGTGTATTCCTAGCGAGTGCCCGACCTTACAAATTTGATTGTATGATAATTTTTTCATAGTACTTGCTGTTTTTACCATTTGATAATGTATTCTCCGCCTCCTTTTACGTCTACTACATAACCCAAACCTTCCAAAATTTCTTGTTCTTGGTATGACATTTCGTCTTGTTCCCAATCCCCTGCTTGGTATGTCAATTCACGGATTGGTGTATGTGAAGACTCTATTAATATTTTTATTTTTTCCATTATGACTCTAAGCGTGTTTGTTCTTGCTGCCAATGATTTATACATTGCAGTCTTTTGCTCTTTGGCCGTTTTTATCTTGCTAGACATTTTTCGGTTTTAATGTTATTAAAGCACCAAGGTAAAGAAATATATCCGAAAACAAAAGGAGTCGTCCAAAAAGAATTCATACTTTTACAAAAAAACTACAACAAACTACTAGAATCAATACTACCATCCTCTTCTCTTAGAGGGTTGTTGTTTACGTTTCCTTCCTGTGTCACATCTATTCCGTCGGCTATTTGATTGTCTACCTCCAATGCCGCCTTTTGGGCCTCCATAATCTCACGTACTTTGTCTAACACAGCACCCTGTCCTCGTTGGGGACTGTCTAGCATTGTATATTCCTCGTCGGTGTCTTCGCCCTCAATTGCTCCTGATTGACCCTCAAATTCTTCGTAGTCGTCATAATCTTCTTCTTCGTCGCTAAAGTCGGCACCCCTTGTCGTCATATCTTCTGATAGCTCCTTAAAAAACGTTGGTATGGAACGCATGTGCTTGTATAATGTTTTTGTCACATCACTCAACGAACTTTGTGCCTCGGCAATTCTTTTATAGAGAGCATCGTCCGAGGCACCCCCCGCATTTAAGTGTACTATCAAAGACTCAAGGACATGTTCACCTAATTTAACTTGGTACATCATTGTTCTTAGTGGAATAATTTCCATTTTTGCCTGTTGAATTGCAGCCTTCTGAAATTTGGTGATATAGACAAGATCCTCGCTATGTTCCTCGTCTCCAAAATCCCTTTCTATGTCCAATCCTGCATAAACGGCCGCCATTGAGATAACAAATTTTTTGCACGAATTCTCTATGCGTTTTTTTGCAACCTCAATGTCCAATTTATTGTATGTGTTTTTGTATTCCAAGGCCTCTCCTAGACCATCACCAATAAAACCGCTAAAATCATCCTCGTCCTCAAACATAATATTTTTTTGTAGTGTTATAACCTTTCTTTATTAACGGCAAGAAACAACACAAAATAGGTACAGGTGTTAATATTTACAGATAAATTCATAAATAAATTCATAAATAGGTATGATGGTGTTAATTTTTTGTATATTGTCATTTTTAAAGAAACAAAACGTAACAAATGAAGGATACAAACAATAATAACAAGGGCCTGTGTCAGTCCCCATTTATAGGACGCTATGTCAACGGGAATTTTAAGAAAGATGGTTGGTGTCCTATATCCTATACATTTGTGATGTTAGATGACGGAAAGGACGACACCAATGCCGAATGCCTAGAGATTGTTGATTTGGTACCCTGTAATATTGAGTGGGTTAAGAGACCATGCACGGTGTACGAACTCCACCTCAAAGGGCTCGAAGAAACTCCACTCTTTGTCTATGTAAAAAACGGCGAATTATTTAAATTCCTTTCAGACATTAGAATTTCGATGGCAAATTAACACAAACGTTAAGGAAGTGTTAATTTACTTGATTTGTGTGTAACTAGAACATTTTTACTTACCTTTATACTATCAATTAAATAACACATAAAATCAGGCATGAACTACCAAGAAAGTCAAGAAGAAGCAAAACGAATACAATCAATATGTGAGCAAACTGCAATTGATTATGACATGGAGGTCGAGGATGTTAAGCGTATATATAGCAGATCAAAAAAAGGGTACGAAGATTTCTATGAAGAATTAGAACGCTTCATCAGTGAGCGTGTAGAATCCGACTGCTAAATATATACAGCAAATCATTCAAGGACTCTTACGAGCTATCAAATTGGGTTGTAGAGACCAAAGATTATTAATATTACTAGAAAATAAAATGAACCTAACAAACAACGAACTACAACTCCTGTCTAACATGACAGGGAAACAATTCAACGACCTAAAAGACATGGTTGAACATTCCAATACGAATGGTTTTAAACACACACTAACAGAGGTCATTGTACGGATGAAAAATGTACATTATGGTGCATGTCCCGAAAACACAACCGAGTTGGAACGTCTGTTTTTGAATCCCGACACAACAACCAATTGGTTTGGAGTGGTTTGTGAAAATTTCCGTAAGGAAAAATCCATTATCAGATCACATGGCATTAAAAAATGTGACTTGGTTCCTTTAAAAAAAGGATGGCTTGACACATTTTCCGAAAATAAGGCAGAGCGTATTACGCTAATGTGCATGATAGACATTGCCCTTTATAGATTGGAGCAGTTTAAAGCAAAACAAAAGATTTCGGGTGTATCCAAATTGTCGAATCCTGTAACAAAAGAAGAATGGGTCGAGGATTTTTTGACAGAATATATTGTTAGACACTCCAACGAACACGAAAATACAAAGGATCGTAAGACCAACCCATTTTATCTAATAGGAGGCAATCCATATGCACTACTCGAAAACGAGGACAATCTTGTAAGATTCAGAAAAGTGTTAAGGAAATGTTAAAGTCGTGTCTTATCAAAGACAGGGCTTTTTTTATTGGAGTATTTGTTGTACATTTGATTTATCAAAGGATGAAACATTAAGGAACAGCAAAACACATATATCATGTCAAATACACCATTAGAACAAGCAAAGAAACAATTAGAGAAGGCTCAGGTAACGTATAATTACTACAACACCATTGAGGAGCTTTTGGCTTTTATGGAATCTTTGGTATATCCAACGGTCAATTGGTGGGCAGGGGAAACTTACTCAAAAACAGGGATGTTAGTTTTTGATTCTTTTGATTTCAGGGCAATTATAGAAGATGAAAGTAAGTACTGTAAAACAGGACTTGGCATAAGATATTATTCGTCTAAACTAAGCTGTGGTGTGTCAACAGAAGACCTTGGCACCGAACCCGAGTACAAAAAATGGTTACTCTCAAACAGAAGAGTGCTGAATAAATTATACAAGGCTTATGCACAAGCCATAAAATTATTCGAAAATAGTTAGGATATTTTGAATTCTTAACATTTTGTTTTATATTACAACAACCAAGGGATATTTATATTTCACATTTGAAATTTTACTTAAAAATTAGTATTGATCGCTATTATTGAGTGTGTGTATAAATACTCCTTTGGTTTTAATAATTCGAAAAACATGCAAATGCTCAAAAAAGAATTAGTAGAAGAAAACGCCCTACTAAAGGCCCAAATAGAAAAACTAACAAAACCTAAAACAACGGGTTTGTATAACAAGCTTTTTGGTCTTACGGCGGAGGATATCGAAAAAGAGGACGAGGAAGAAGGAGAGGAAGGTGATGGCTCATTTCAATTGATGCATGATCTATTAGACACATATCACGGCTGTAAAATGATTCGTGAAGACTCTGAAAACGTTTCCGAGACCGAGGGAGCAATTATCATCGAGGATGATTATGATATGCCATTACCGATGTCCACATTGGGTGATGCCATTAAGGAAATAATTTCCCGAAAGGATATTGTTTGGCTTGCGAATCGTTTGGAGGATATTATTGAAAATGAAATATAGCATAATGAAAAAATTTAAGGTTTATACAGGCACCGACATCGAAGATATGTGTGGACGCCAATTGCACCCGCTAAATGAGGTGAAGTCTGCAAAGGCTACTATTGACACGTATTTGAAGTGTCACAAAGAATGCAAGGGTGACACCAAAACAAAGGCTGTCGTAGATTACATATTCACAAACAGCCCCGATTTTGTGGCTGCCATAAAAGAATATGGCGAAACAAACGATTTGTTTGTTGAATTCTACCTAAATGGTGTTTCTAAGGGGTATGATATCGAACCGATTTTTGAAGACTTTAACAGGTCATTCGATGAGGGTCAGAAATTAATTACACAAAAATAGTAAGACACTGCCTAGGAAAGACATTGGATTTTGTTGATTCGAAATCCTGATCAGTACATTTTATACAAAAAAATATGCAAATTAAAATAACAGACTTTTACTATCCATTGGCCAAAGAATGGATGTGGGACTACTGCACACCGCTAGGAAAATTTATTGACTGTCAGGGTGTCAAGTGGGATTTGGGGATATTGATAAAATCAGAGGGTGATTGGTCTGCTGCCTGTGTTTATGGCGACACCGACGGTCATTATAATTCGGGCTCTTCTTATGGAATTTTATCCCAACCAAAAAGAATGGATTTTATTGATGAAATGATTAATCGGGCAGTAAAGGAAGGGTTGATAAAAGACGAGAGAGTAAAAACCAAGGAAGAGGCCGAAATTTGGCTTGACAATTTCTCTAGCACCATAGAGTTCTGTGAGAATATTGATCAACCAATCAGCGTGTCAGGGTTTTTAAAACCGTTCAAGAAAATGCTTGCCGACAAAAAATATATTTTCTTGGACACGATATTATTTTCTATGGTCTTCAAGTATTATAAGATGGAATACTTGGAAGCATTTCGGGAAATGTTACTACCCCACAAATCAGAGCTAAGGATGTTTAACTTATTGGAGCTCAATTTAATCGTAAGAACCCCACCAAAATAATTATGCAGTACAATAGAGAGACCATTGACAGTGTCCTTAAACTAAGAAGTGTTGCTGACCCGTACTCGGATATATTAGAAATCTGCAAGGAGAATAGTTCTCGTCTTGGTAAATACATGGATAAGTATGAAATGTTATTCAGAATAATTTCATGTCTAGGCAAGGAAAGTTTTAACGATTTTTTGGAGACCGTTATTGGAGACCTGCAACACGGCACGATAGATTGTTTGTTCGAGGCATTAAGCAAGGGTCTTAGACAATGGGATGTGTTCGACAACGGAGACTTGGACATGCTTTTTAGATGTATGCTATTCGAAAGTAAAATACCAAAAATTGTGTTTATGGAGGTCTTTGTTGATGGTAAAAACAGACGTGTTCATGACGACTTCAAAAAAAGATTTGTTGGCGACCTAAAAGAAGAACACCTGTCCAATCGTGTTTGGGGGAGTCAGAAGGCAAAGGATTGCGTCCTGAAGGATTACAATAACATACACTTTGATTATGTTAAAATGTTGTTGTCTGAAGCCAATAAGATTTCATTTCCTGCCTATAAAATCTCTGAGAAGATTAGGAAAAAGTTTGGTATCGAACTATTTCCTTTAATTTTAAGCAGTGGACAGGTCGGTATGTTGAAAAAGCCCAAGCCAAATGGTAATCACTTTTACATGGCAAGCAGCGAGGGGGTTTATTACACCCTTATAGGAAGTCCGACACATTATTTCAAACACGGTATTACCATAAATATTGAAAATTTAAATATATCAATCAATGAAAGATAAAGAGTACATCCTGTGTGCGGCAACTTGGTACAAGGAGGTCGAAAAACCTGTTCATAGCCCGATTAACATAACAGAGGGTGTTGTTGTTTGTGGATTTAGACACCCAAATGTAATAGGCATCGTTCATGCACTATCCACGAAACCAAGTTCTGCGTTTGACTATGCCAAGGTTGTGCAAGGGTTTCTGTCAAGCAAAAACAGATTCCTGACAAGAGAGGAGGCTGCCGACATTGCATTCGTTGCAGGACAAATTGACACCAAAATTAAGCGTTTATATAGCGAAGATTTATATTAATAAAAATATAGTTTATGTTAGACAAAAAAGTTATTAAGAGCATTAAAAAGGTTAGACAGGTCAGCAAGTGTAATCTTTTTCAGGCAATCGTTGATTCTGTGGTACAAGACTTGAAGTCTGTCAAAAAATTGGTCAAATAAAATCGCTGATCTAACAATTATTATTTACGTCATCCGACAAACCAATTATATCGTTTAGTGGAGGAGAGGCGTTGTTGTTTGATTGTACGATCTTGCTGTCGTCTGTAAAGATATTATCAAAATGATTAATAGGGAATAGGTGTGCCAATAGGTTTGATTTGCTTACTATTTTAGAATTCATTTTTATCATGCCCAAGGTGATCGGATTTTTGTTACAAACAAATTCCAAAACATTTATTGTGTTGTCGGAAAGTGAGTTCACAAACACTCCTTCTTGGATAGTTAACAATGCTGCCGTTGTTTTGTCATACTCGCTTATTGTTATAGTCAAATGCGACTGTGTTTTGTTGATATGAAAGTTGTAATACTTACCCACGACCAATGGCGTTGTGGGTGTTGTGAATACTTTTTTTGATTGTGCGCCACTAAAGACCTCCAACGAAACATTACCACCTGATTCTAAACTAAATTGGTGGGCAAGATTGCCTAGTCTAAATGTTTTGTATATTGTGCGATCTTCTATCAAGGAGAATGAGGCCCAAAACGAAAGTGAATATGTGCTAGTATCAAAATTGCTCACATCATATTTAAGCATTGTGGTGTCTGCCTCTAATTCGGGACTTCTGTATAACCAATCAACACCCATCAATCCTCTGTGTTGAATAGATGCCCTAATGGCATATAACGGGCTTATTCGTTCTCTTAGTAGAGAATGATAATTATGGTTGTCCATGTCTTTGGAAACCTCGCTGTCCTGTACCGAGCTGTCTGCCTGCGATGCCTCGATGTATTCTTTTGTCTCCTCAACATCTTGCATAATTCCTGCACCATCAATATAGTCACCAAAGTCTTCCGTAATATGGTCGATACGTTCTGTGTTTACGCTTGCATCATCAACATATTTAATTAGCGACAATTCGTAGGCCACAAATCGGTTCATAAAGTCCAAATCTCCAACAACTTTCGATACTGTCATTCTTCTTTTGAACATCGGCAACCAAATTGAATCTTTTGGGGTCGGAGGAGCCGAGAAGTTATTGTCCCATTCGGTTCTGTCGATAAACACCTTGATACCGCCATAGTACATTTGAAATTCGTCTATGTGTAGATCATCCTTTGGGGTGTTCTCGGCATTTATGATTACCTTTATTTTTGAGTCCTCTGTCACATTATGGATTGTGTATGTTTTGAACGTCATATTCTTGCCCGTATTGTCTGTGCGAAAATAATGACCATCAAAACCCATGTTATTGCTGAGGGCATAACTAAGAGCCTTTCGCATTTCATGCACAGATTCTAAATCATCATGATACCTCCATAGGTTGGCATTCAAACAAGAATGAACAACAGAGTTTTGTTTCGGAAACGAAACGGCTTCCACACACATCGGAACACCGTCTGCAAGTAGTGATCTAAAAAAAATGGTGTTGTAAGTACTTATCTTGGGCTTTACCGATACTTGTGCCCTAACATGTATTTTGTTGTACGCAAGGGTCTGAATAATCACATTGAACACATTTTCTGTGCTATAGTCCGAATATGTTGTGCCGTCAATGCTATATGCATATATAACATTGATATCATATTCGCTCACCACACCATCAAAATTAGATACGATGGTATTCACATTACCCCCCAAAGGAAGGAATGTGAATATCTGAACACTCTCGTTTTCGTAAAATGTAATAAAGCTCATGCGATTGGGTTAGTTTATTGGAAAGGTGATATTAGACACACGTGACAGATAGAAATTTATGTTTATATCCCCTCCTTCTAAGGCTTGGTATTCTAGCATAGAAGTTATGAACACAGAACCGCCCGTTGATATTATTATTCGATACAGTCTGTCGTTTGCATATAAGATTGAACTCGGAACACCTTTTGCCCTGCCGTAAATATAAAAAAACTGAGTAGTAGAAGGTCTATAACCAACGGGCAGTTGGAATATTTGACCTAGTGTGGTTCCTGTAGTAATGTTAGTGGTGTTGAAATCACCCTCGATTGTAACCTTATCCGTAAATTTCCGAAACCTTAAAAACTGTGTCGATAGCGGGAGTGCACTTTCATATGTACCCAAGAATGTGGTGCCCAAACCCGTTCCTGCGTCTCCTACATTATGCCATGTGTCTAATGGAACATAATCACCTCTAATCACACTATCCAAATCACCGATAGCGGCCGAATGACTTCTGCCGTGTGTGTCAACCGACATATTTGTTATGTACGGGAATATTGCTGTTGTCGGGAATGATGTCCCGCCCGAACCACTTGCATGTGCCGCAACACCATCCTCAAGATTAAGTGTGTGTTTATTGTTAAGGTAATCGAAGGCATATTCAAGACCAATACCTTCCATGTCAAACATTCCGTCATGGTGTATGGTTTCCCATTCCGAAAAATTAAAAGTTCCTAGTGGCGTCGAGGAACTGCCTGTTCTTGTCATAATAAGTTGCCCCCTATTCATGTTTGTCAAAAAAGGTACCCCGTCAGGCACATTTATAAACAAGACTTGTAGCACCATGTCATAGGCAGAAATAGAGAGAGTTTTTGTGTTGTCATACCTAAACGCAAGCAATGCGCCACCATCACTCGACTGAAGTCCAATTCCGTTTCCTATATCGGCAAGTGTGCCTGTTAAGTCGGGTAAATTCGAATAGTCAGGCACAGGGTTCGGGTTTATTTGATAAATCCCTGCCTCTATGGCTGTATTCAAATCTTGTGGACAAGCCCCACGCTGAATAAAATGGTTTTCTGCTATAAGTGTTGCAACCAAATTATTGAAATTGTTTAGGTTGGTGTTTATGCCACTGCTCAATGACACATTTAAGTTATTCATTAAGTCGGATGTGACAATCAATGAGGGGTCGTTATCCAAAAATGTACTTGCTAGACTAAGTCCCGAATCAGAAAGCAAATTGTTGCTAAGACTCAAGAACTTGACATCTGTTCCAAGGTCGGAAAATATATGCATTTCATGGGTATAAAAGGCAATGTCATTCGAATCTAGTGCATTGCCAATTCTCATGACACTATCAAGTGTCAAGAATTTTTGTTGGACGGTTTCCGTGTTAATTTGTAAAACACCCTGTGATGCCTCGGTGCTAATCGTCACAATGTCTTTTCCGTACAGTGTGGCATTAACAGACGCCAAATCAAGGTATGTCATATCACCCTCCGAAAGTTCGTTTCTTCCTGTAATCCGAAGAGAATTTGAGGCTGTTTTGTATATTTTAGAATACAGACGCATAGACGTCTCGTCTCTGTGCCCAATAAAAATTCCGCTATTATAATCATTTTGTAGCATAACCATAATGGGGGCATTGTCGAATCCCGCAGCATAATCATGCGTATCGTTCTCTAGTGTGTTTTGAATGACCCTGTGATAATCCTGTGCCGCTCCTCTGATAAATACAGGAATATCCGTAATGCCTATCTTGGCCTCCTTTGGGGCAATTAGCTTATAATCCGACAACTGAACACCGCCGCCTGCACCAATGGCAGGAATATCAAGCACACTGTCGTTGTTTGCCACGGTATTTATGCCACCACTAACATCGGAAAATAATTTACCGACCGCAAGATATATCGCATCAATAGAATCGTCGGATGTACTGCCTGCCAACATGGCGGTTACAATGTCCTGTACTTGTTGCACAGTCAAGGAAGAACCATTTGCGAATGTGATACCTGTGTCCTCGAACATGGACACGTTTTCGTTATAAATTATCACAGACAGGTCGGGTAACACGATAACATCACCATGTACCAACTCTGTATATCCAAAATTTAATAAAAATGCAGGGAGATCTGCCACGATTTGTACATTAACAAATCCCAATGTAATTTGATTGGGGGATGTCAACCCATAGGCAGACATAATAGAGGCAGATAATACCGTATCAATAACCTTCCATACCGACCCACGGATACCAACAGAACCAACACCATCATCTCCTTCGTCTCCCTTGATGCCCTTGTAGGCAGGAAGCTTTAATATCATAGAGAAGTTGTGGTTAATGTCGGCAACCAAAGACGCCAAGTCTGCTATATTTAGGGTTTTAAGAATTAAACCAAGTTCTGCAAGATTCTTCATCAATATATATTTTTTGTCTTTTTATATATGTACAAAAACAAAAGAGTTGAAGGTCTTTAACACAAAAAACACGTCTAACATAGACGTGTTTTTTGTGGTGGTGCTAATCGGTTGCGCCCGTGCTTATGTAGTTGTATAGTTTTTCTGTCGCTACAATAACATCACTGATAGAGGTACCCATTCCTATATTTGTTTGTTCCCAACGGAATTCGCTCCAAACCTTGTCCAAGCATTCTGATCGTAAAGATTGCTCATGTCTAATCTTTTCAAGATCCAATTCTTGGTTATACAGGTCTAGTTCTTGGGCCGACTTGTCTAAGATGTCCCAAGAACTTTTTTCTTTAGCTCCTGCTTCTTTAACTCCTGACTTTTTCATATTCACTTTAGTTTTTGGGCACAATACCCTTTGTTATATAATTGTATAATACTTCTGCACAACTCAGGGATTCTATTACATGCTCGGCTTTGCGAGACCCCGAAAGACTCTCCCAATCAACAATAGACCACACCTTGCCCAAGCAACGGTCTCTCATTACTTGGGTGTAAATATTGTCGTTTTGTCCTTTGGTTTCAACCTCAAGGAATTTATTTTTTGCTAGTTGGTATTCAATATATTCTATTGCACTAGGGCCGCCACCAACACATTTGTGTTGGTTTGTAATAGACCTGAGTTCATCCTTGTCCATTGTGTCTAGTAGCTCCTTGAGTAACGTGAGATTTTTTGATTCTTTTTCCATAACCACATAACGTAAAAAAATCCCATATTTTCGGTATGGGATTTTGTTTATAATGAAATTAAAGATTTTCTATGTAATTAAATTGAGGTTTCGGGGAAATATTCGCCTGCAACATTCACTTCCATCATCTTCAGTTCCGAATCAGCAATGTCGGCATCAAAAATTCCTGCACCAAATGCACCAAAGAACATACAATTTTTCAATGTTCGCTCATACACCTTGACATTATTTCGCAAGAAATATTCAACATTGATATCGAAGGCATAGTCTCTTTTTAGTCCTAGCTCGAATGTGTTGTGATTATTCATGGCATTTTTTGCAGCCAAGAGTGATGTGTAAATATACAGATCATTCTCCTCGTTAAAGTTTAGACTTAGAGTAATGGCCAACTCCTGTTTTGTGGAAATTTTGTTTTTTGCAAAAAGACGAATTGCCCCCTGATCTTGCTCGGCAAGTTCTGTTTCGGGAATTTGCCAACCCGTACAAGACATTACGTGCTCTGTAATCAATGGCTCAAAGGCTATTGTGGGCGAGAAAATAAAAGTAAGACGGAAGTTGTCGGTTTGGAATCCCTCCCATTTATTCAAACCTGCCGCCGTCTGTGTGATATGACTTAACATAATAGATGTATTGTAGGGGTTATTTAAAATATTGCCCGAACATATGTTCGGGCTTTAAGGTATGTACTATTTGATTATACGATTATAACAGTACCGATTTCGCTTGTGCTATTGAATGTTGTTGTTCGTATAACAACCTTCTCGGCAACGCTGCTAACAATGACTTCAATGTCTATTACCAACATTTGTGCAGCAAGAACGTCACCATCGTTGTTGGTCGAATCAACTATAGATCTTCCGAATGTAAGTGCACCATTTGCCAAGTATCGTTCCAATACAGAATCCACACGGGCCTTAACTGTTGCACGCAATTGTTCGGTATTCAACTTGCCCAATGCACCCTTTGCGATAGGTGTCACTTCTAGTTGTAGCACATTCAATGTTTCACGTACATGGAGCGATTTAAGTGCCGTGCCGTCCTGATTCAAGGTTCGGTTTCCCATTACAGTAAAGTCTTGCATAATAGGATTTACACCAAGACGTTCTAGGATTGCCCTGTCATCATTGGTCAATTCCATGCCGACCTTTCCGAGTCCTGATGCAGCAACCCGAAAATCTGATCCGAAAATCGGGATGTGTCCTTGTCCTGCCAACCATTTAGCAGCAAACAAGTTACTCACGATTGGAGCCATAGGCATTTTAATGTCTCTGCCATTGTCTTTGATCGTTGCATTAGGAAAATAAGTTGCACCATAAGCCGCACCTTGTTGTTTTGTCGGGAGCGTGAATAATTGACTATAAGGCAACAATAGATTACCACCATCCTCAAAATGTTCTATGTTAATTTTGGTGTCTGTTGGTGAATCCTTGAAAAATGGATCCGTAGAGTTCTTGAATGTTTTTACAAATGGCGTGTTTATCAAAGATGTAATGCCACCCTGACGGTCTCTCGCCACAACAGTAAACTGTGATTTTATATTTGCTGTTGGGTAACTCTCAAACGAATCAACCAAATAACTGTATGTTTCATATTCCCTGTCGGTTAGTAAGTCCAATAATTGTCCGCTAATTGTACCATTTAACACATCTTCCAATCGTGTTGGTGTACCGTTAACAAATTGGTCATTACGAACAGCAAGCCCTTTCATTGAAATTGGATTAAATTGCTTTGTGGTATCTACAACCCTATTCAACTGTAACATGTAGTTGGCATTGGTAGAAGGCTCACGATACAGAATAATCTCAAGTGAGTTGTCTAGTGTCAAGACGGAAAAATTGCTCCTTGCACCAACAGATGTTGGTACGGATACATCGTCATCTCCGCCATACAACGGACGATCAAACTCGGCCACGAAGTAGTTTAGCTCGACCGAAAATGTTGGATTCGCCAAAACAAGTGCCGCAATCGCAGCGTCATCAATATCAGGGAACGCTATGACGGTTCCACCAACTTGATCTTTTGGATAACCAAAAGTCGGGTCGGTCGGGTCAATGCCTGTGTAGTTATATTCAACAGGCAGTCCGAGACTAACACCACCCAAGTATTCCCAATTACCGCTAATAGTATTAAATGTGGCCAATGGAGCCCCAACACTATCAAGCGGAAACGTCGAAGTGTGTAGTCCGCCAAAAACAACCTTTTTCCCAATAAAATTGAAACGTGTTACTGTTGTTGGGTTGCCATCCATTCCAAGGAATAATGTGCCTGTTTTTACGGCTGTGGCATTCGTCATGATACACGACCGTCTTGGGTCGTAATCTTGGCCACTAATAGAGATAACGTTTGAGCTAGGTTTCGAGTAATCAAAATCTGCCACGACAGGTGTCTCTAACCCTAAAAGCATGGGATTGTTATGGACAATATGATTTCCAATAATTGTAAAATTATTTACATCTTCCTGTGCCGTTATTTTTCCGCTCTCAAGGACGTATGCCTGTGACAACGTATTACTATCGTTTGACAACGAGTTATAGTTTGTCGTCACAAAGTCGGCATCAATACTCATTGCCGAATACTTGTCGCTTGGTGTGTAGTCCATGTTTGAACCCGTCCAATCAATAGTTTTTGTTCCATAAAACTCCATTGGGATAGGACGTTTGCCGTTAGACAGCGCAGATGCCGTTGCAACACTTGAAAGTTCTGCCAATGTCGGAGGTTCAAAATCTGCCGCATTATCCAATACATCTTCGTTTATTTTACAGATCAATCCTGTCAAATCAGAGTCGATATTAATCAAGTTGTCAATCGCCAAGGTTGCAGATGATTGGTTTGTTAATGTTGAAATCAACGAACCTTCATAAGAATTTAAAAAGCGTGCATCCTCTTCGTTTGATAAACGTTGTAACGCATCAATATCACGTCCATTTGCATCAATAACATCGTTTCTAAGGTTTCCCGCAGAATTAAACAGGTAAGCCACAGAGGATGGAATACCAAATGTCAAATCAATGTTAAACACAAAAACCTCCACAAACGTGTCATTCAACAACATTGTTGGCTCTATGGATTCAGGCAGGGCTTGGTCAAGCAATTCGTAATATTCCCCAATAGTTTGTTTGTAAATAACATTCTTTAGTGGTCGCACAAAAACGGTTAGGTCTTTATTTCCGATATTTACAATATGCAACAAATCAGTGTCGTTGCTAGGAATGATATTTTCTTCATCAACAAACCAATTTCTGTCGGTATTAAAGTAGTTGGTATATGGTCTGTCAGAAAGCACACTGTTTCCGTTGTCATCCATTTGTATGTTAAGACCAATTGCTTGTACAACATCCAATGTGTCATCATAACTTCTGACATTCATTACCTTTATCGGGCCTTGCGCAAGCATGATCTCGGCAGAACGATGGAAAAAACCGCCTCTACGTTCTAGTCGTCTGTCAATATCACCAAATAACTGAACAAATTGTGGGTATGTATCAATACGAATTATTTTATTGGTCACACCTTTTTTGGATTGTCCAATCAATAGTCTATATCCATCAAGCTCTGCCGCTGCACTGAGTGGCGGAGAAGTGCGCTCAATAAAGTACAAACCCGCCGCTTGTCTACTTATTTGTTGTAATCTAACACTTAGTGCCATGATTTATATTGTTTATAGGTTTTTAAAATATTATGTTATATGTACTATTCAAAATATGACTACGAATCTTCATATTTAAGCCTATTGCGCAAATCATCAAAATTATAGGCAAACCTCCAATCAACACCCGCCATTTTTTTTTGTGCATAATATTGCTCAATGAAAGCCGTAAGTCCACTATTCCTTGACAGTATCGTAAAACCTAGATGTAAGTATGGCACAACATTGTCGTCATTGCCCAATTCTGCTTGGTACGTTCCTTTCTTGTTTACTTGGAAAAATCCTATTTGTTCTATAGTTTTCTCGTCGGATATGTCAAATAAATTATTTTCCATTGCAAGCTTGAATGCATTGACAGACACTTTTTTAATCGCCCTGTTTGTTGTTAATCCTACCGCACGTCCGCCAACCCGTTTTCCTTTCGTGTTTCGGCTACTCCGTTCACCGTACCTAAGAAAACAGGCAGGAGGGATAAAAATATTATTCTTCCTCATTGCCTCGTTTATTTGAGTCATGAAGTAGTCACCATAGGTGTTTCGTTCTATGATGATTCTAATATTTTCAAACGTTGTGAATGTTGCCAACGTATGCACGATAAGTGTAGGCATCTCGGTTTCTAACGGTATGTCGTTTGCCTCCAAAACAAATTCTTGCCTGAAGGATATTTTACTTTTGAAATTCCCGTCCTTTCGGTGTTGGACAGACAAAAAATGTGCGGTTGTTGAATCGCCGCCAATACCCTCTGCAAGGTCTATGATCACCACATAGTGTTTATCCCTTAGTTTTTCGGCATCGGGCCTAAATCTAATCTTCGGACTGTATTTCTCAATACCCCTAAATCTTAAGTCATGGGTTTTGAACGGAACTTTTTTCTCGTCCAACTCACGCATTGTAAATGGAGACAACAGCTTATTCAGTTGGGTATCAAAAGACATCTCAAACTGAATCTTGAATTTTTGAAGCGTAATCTTACTGATCATTTTCTTTGCCCACTCAACATCACGTGAGGGTATTTGCCACCAATAAACCGTTGATGGTCTGTAAGAGTTTTTACCCTTGACAGCCCCGTCATAAAGCTCATAGAATAAGTCTTTACCATTTGGAGTACTTGTGATAATAAGCTTGGGATTCTCTACTGCTGCCTGTGCAGGTGCCGCATTTGACAGAAATTCTGCCTGCTTTTCCTTGTTCCCATCAAAGCACAGTGCAAACTCATCAATATACAGGGTGTGCACGGTAAGACCGTTGATTGCATCCTTGGTACAGGGTGCCGCCAATATCGAACAACCGTTATCGAACTTGATGTTCTTCTCGTTCCATATCTCAACACCTGCTTTCATATAAAAAGGAAGTCTGTAATAAATTTCCTTTATTTTGTCCAATACCTCATTGGATGTCTTTTGTTTGTTGGCAAGTATTGCAACATTTCTATTCTTGTGAAACATGACATTCCACAGTATATATATAGCAGCCGTTGTTGTTTTTGAGGCCTGCCTCGACCATGCCTGTATGTGGTCATCGTGTCGTAGGTATGACACCAATTGCTTTAGCTGATGTGGAAATAAATTACATAGCTGATAACTTTGGTCACGTTGTTTTAGGTATGCAAAATTACGGGCAAAATGCAACATGTTGGTCATGCACGAAACCATCTCCAATGTTTCGCTATTGGACGGTCGATACACCAACTCTGCCCGTTTTAGTTTTGGGTTATTGTCAAAAAATGGGGTTTTCTTAAGGGGCTGACCAACAGCAATCGCATCAATGGCCAATTTTGCACTCTTTGATGTCCATACAATTGCATCCACAGCACCGTTGCCTGTAAGTGGCTTACGTGGATCATAATGTTTTATGCCACCCTTATCTGCCTTTATTTTCTTTCGGGCTTTTTTTCTTGCACGCTTGACGGGCTTTGTGACCGTCGTGGTGTTTTTTGCCTTCTCGGGTGGTATAATCATTTTCGCATTGTTTTATGATAATATATCGCAGCAACCATTTGTGGTCGCACATTGATACATTAGGGTTATATATTTTTTGATATATGTACAAAACATTTTACTTATTTGCACGTTCGGATATTTTTACCTAACTTGGCACAACAGAACATACATTACAATAACAGATACAGGATAATATGACAACACAAGAAAAAATATTACATAATCTTAAGAGTCGTGGTCTCGGACACAACGATGCGATAGACGCATTGGACTATGCTAGTGTAAATCTTGTTATAGACTTGTCAGTGTGTGCACATACATTATCACAGCCTCACTTTGGAGATATTTTACATCAGTGCGATGTTTACATAGGAAGGTGGATAGGATTATACAGACCAAATAAATGGTACATTATAAATTTCCCTAAACTAACGATCAACAAGTATTTAATAGAACATTGAACAAGAAAAAATGAAAAGAACAATTGTAACATTATGTGGCTCCACAAAATTTGAAAAGGAGTTTCACGAAGTAAACAAACAATTAACAGCAAGAGGACATATTGTAATTTCTTGTGGTATATTTGGACACACAATGCCACCCAAAGAAAAGGAATTGTTTTTCTCTACAACAGTAAAGGCAAAGTTGGATTGTCTCCATAACGACAAGATCCTGATGTCGGATTGTATTCTAGTTATTGATGTTAAGGGCTACATAGGGTCAAGCACAAAAAAAGAAATCGACTTTGCCAAGAAGCATAAAAAGGGTGTGTATTATTACTCAAAAGATGTTATTGATTCTATTGGTTGATTGTCCAAACAGATAAAAAAAGCGTTTTACTTTGGTAGAACGCTTTTTTTTGTACATATCAAAAAACCCAATAGTTAATGAGCACACTTAATGACCAAATAGCCCAATTACAATTGTTGATGAATAATGCGTTGGCAATTCTTACGGCATTTAACGAGACAAATTTTTCGGATGTTGCATTCGCAGAAATTGCCATTGATAATGGTGACGGAACAAACACAGTATTTAACCTGCCTTCCAATATCAATAACGACAGAAAAATTAAGGCACTTCAAAACACCGTGGATGCTCTTACATCACTGTCGGATAGTGGACAAACGTTAACCGTTTCGATTGCCGACCCCAATGTTAGAATATTGTATATTGGCTCATTTGAGCGTGCGTTTTCTGAATTGTTATCAACAGATTATGTGGTTAGTACAACACTATCAATCAAACAGAATCATTTGTTGGAGGCATTAACGGATCCAATTTGTAGAGTGCAAGTAACACTACCGCCACAATTTTCGCATATACAACATGTCAGACTGTCTAAGTTTGTTATTACAGGATCGGACAAGAACGACAAATTTGACACACTCAATGTCACAACCACAAGCACAAGAAGTGCCGTATTACAGGCATTAAACGACACGGCTACCACCTATAAGGAGTTTGACTCTGTGTTTACTTTGGATGCCCAAAAGGTAAGGTTCTATGGGGCATTCTCTGTGTTAAATATAGCCAACGAAACAAATGGTGATTTTACTTGTCGATTGGACAAGAATACATACAACGACTCTATTAGTACGGTCATCAACAGCAAACAATTGACAGTCGGGGATGTTTTGGTAACAGCCAACGGTGATTCTATTTGGGACGTTATCAACATAACACTAATTAATGGTGTGTTTGTGACCCTACGCAAAAAAGGCGGGTTCAAGGCAATAACGTCAGGTATACAAACGCTTAGATTTCATGACCAAAATGATATCACAAAAACTGTATCAATACCTATCGAGGGTGGCGAACGTTCCTTTGCTTTTTTTGCCCCAATCAAACCCGACACGGGAATTGCAGGCGAATGGAGTCAAAATATACCAATCTCAAGTGCGAACTACTCGGTTGATGTAAGTGGCATAACAGTACCATTTGACGAATACTACAACACAAATGTTCTGCCTATTGGACAATTCATCCTGAGTCAAGTTTCCGATCAATCGGTATCACGTGCCGTGGCATTGGATATAGCAAAACCAACACTAAAAACAGAAAATTTTAGTGTGGTTCAAATCAATGCCCATCTATCAAGAACAGGCGAATTTGAAAAAATAAAAAGACTGCAAGAAGTCAAAAACAATACATCAACAAAATTAGCATCATTGTCCAACGAAATTTCTGAAATACGGAATCGCTTGGCACGTTCGACATATAGAAGTTCGACTGCCAAAATTCAGGACGAAACTATACTAGGGTCGAAGGAGTCAGCACGAAATCTGCAATCAAAAAAACTCCAAACAACCATTAAGGAAATTTCTAGTGTTAGCTCAACAACATCCGCAAACAAGGTTCAGCCAATATACCATGTGCGTGGATTTTTTAAAATTGACGAGCCCGTATCAAATGATGGGCAAACACAACGACTCGTGTCTTATGAAGTGCGGTATAAATATGTACCCTCAAATTCAAGAGCCTCAATTTCACAATCATTGAGTAGCATTGACGGTGTTGACGGCACGAAATCTCCATGGTTTGATGCGCCCCCAATAGTTTTGGAAAAAGAATTCAATTCTGATACCGAAAAATATGAATGGGAACAAAATGACATAGCCAATGCCCAAAAAAACAATATAAACCAAGTGGATATTCCATTAACATACGGCGAGGCTGTTATCATACAGGTCAGGGCAGTGAGTGAGGCAGGATACCCGTCCAACCCTGCAAAGTCGTTATTTTCGGATGATTTAAGAATCGAGTTTCCGACATCGTTGGCACAAAACGAAACCATTAGTGCAATAGTTTCACAAAATGCAGAGGATGAACAGATAGTGAAACTTGACGAGTTTTTAAGAGACAAGGGGTATGATAAATTAACTGCCGAAAGTTACGAAACAACCGAGCAATATTTTGTTACAAAGGCGAACACCATTGATTCCACGTTCAAGAATGATGCAGGGCTTGTTCAAAACCTAAGAGATTTTTTAACAACATTGGTAAACAGAGTCGGAACACTTGAAGAAACTGTGCTGCGACAAAGCGTGTCTTGGTCTATTGAGATTATTGACTCGAACGGTAAATCTTATCCTATCGGGAACAGGAGCAGTCTTAAGCTTTTTGCAGGATATTACACCGAAAGTGTTGATGTTACAGATGTCGCAAACTACGGAGATTTTATTCAGGAACAATTCCTGTTAAAAATCACCAACAACAGTGCAAGCGCAGGCGATATATTGACACTGTCGGCAGGTGACATAACGGCACGAACAACCGACATTAACTATACAACCGCACCTTTTCAGGCGGTTACAACACCTTTGCAATTCCAAAAGAACGGTCAAATATTCTACCTAAGAACCAATTCGTTAAGTGGTGCCGACACGTTCTACACCAACGACACAACGATTTCAACAAATACGGTGACACCTTCTGACATTGACACAGGTGCACTTACGGCACAAAAAAATGTTGTTTCATGGGACGGAGTTGCCGCATCCTTAATTAAATTATTGGACGGGGCAACATCGCCTAGTTATGTTGCACTTCTGAAGACACATCCGATATATGCCGCTTATTTGACCAATCCATCACCCGCAAACTTGGCTCTATTGGCCGATGAATTTGCACGTATTACAAATTACACACAAATATTGAGAGACGGATTTAAACAGCGTGATTATGATTCGCTTGTCAATCCACAATTTTTGTCTGATGATAAATATTTGGTTGGTGGAAATTCGTGTGGATCCATGTTGTTTACAAGACCACAACAACAAGACAGCGTTCAGGTATCAACGGCAGATGCCTCTTCGCCAAGAACGGTTGAGGGTGGCAAGTCGATTCAGATACCAATCATCTTTCAATACAGAATGACGGATGGTATTGGCCGACTGAACGGTGACGGCAGCAAGTCGTTGGCAGCATCAAATCTGACCTACAAAAAAAGAATCGGATTTGACATCTACCTAGGATCACAAATACAATTTGATATCGAGGTCGAAGCCTCTTTCAGACCAACCCTACAATCGAGCCGCCGATCCGTTGACAACACACCCATTATAACAACCACAAATGGTGATGCAACCACGTTGTAATCACGAATTAATACAATATTATGAAATACGACAAAGAGTTCCTGTTGGATATAGCCTCAGATCTCGAATTTGACCCGTTTACCGCCACAATAAATGACGGCGGTAATATTACCAAAAAGAAGTTTAAGGATCCTATCGTATGGGTATTTTACGAAGAGGACAGATTGGATATCGAAGACAAAAGATCGCCAATAAAGCTTTCTGTAAAAATAAGCGATATTGATACAATTACCACAGGACATAATACCATAGAATTTCATATGGGCGATATGCACATATTATTTCTGTGATAATTTAGACACGATAGAAGTGTACAAGACAAATAGAAATGGCTCCCAATTGGGAGCCATTTCTATTGTGGTTCGTCGGTCGTGTCCGAAACTATTCCTCCTTGAAAGTAACTCAAGACCTTTCTGTCGATATATTGGGTTATAATGTCCTCGAATTTTTGTATCAATCCTATCCTAGGCAACAACACATGAAGAGTAACAGCCAATACCGCCAATGCAATTGGTGCAATCATGATTACCGAAATTTGTTTATCCAATAAGAGAAATGATGGTACAACCGAAATGAATGTTGCAATAAACTGTGTCAGACTTCTAGAGCTTACAATAGAAGCAATCGTAACAAACATGGCAGCCATAAAAACACCGTGGACATGGAAATTGCCAAAGTTGTTTGGGTAAACCCATTGTCCTAGATGGATAGACACGTTCATAGACAAAACAAGTACGGCAATGGTGCTTGCCAAAACCATGTTCAATCGGGTCTTTGCCTCGCTTGGCATTTTGTGTTTTGTTTCTCGGATTTTTTGGAGTGTTCTGAGCCCAAATGAGCCAAATGTAATCATTGTCAAATAAATAATAAATACTATAATTGTAATTGTTTGATGCATTATTGTTGTTTTTTGTTGGTTAAAAAATTTAGTCGTATTTTATCTTCCTTGGTTTTCTACACCATGTGTTCGGGACGTTTATGTATCTAATTTTAGGAAGCTCCTCGATCCATTCGGGTAATTCCATTCTTTCGTTTCCGCCTAGCCATAGACATTCAAGGTTGTTTAGATTTTTCATTGACTCAGGAAGGTGTGTGATATCATTACCCGACAAGTATAGAAACTTAAGAGATTCTAGCTCACCAATACTTTCGGGTAACTCGTTTAAATTATTGTTTTGGAAATTCAAGTCTGTAATATTTTTAAGATCACCGATGTGTTTTGGCATTGTTTCTATGAGACCATCACGAACATTCAATACACTCAACATTTTCAGGTCACATAGCGAGTCGGGCAATTCGGTCAATTTATTTCCGATTAAACCAAGATATGACAAGTGTTTAAGGTTCCCAATATCTTTTGGTATCGAGGACACATCACACCTTATCAAATCTAAACCTCTAAGGTTTTGTAAACTACACAACCAATCAGGCAAGTCTCCAAGCACACAATCACAGGTGACAAAAGTTCGTAGACTTTTAAGATTCTTCATGCTATCAGGAAGATGTGTGATATTGCAGTATTCTAATTTAATCTTTTCTAAATGTGTCAGTAGTCCGATATTTTCGGGAATTGTATATTTATGCATAAAGCCTCTTGTTAGGGTTTTCGTACTGCCCAACTTTCTTAATAAGTCCAATAAAGGGAAATTTATACTTAACGGATTAAAAGAAATGTACAGCTCATAATACCCGCTAAAATCCATCACAATATTATTGGACTCAACCAATTGCAATGCAAGTTCAATATTGTTGCTGTCCCATGTGTGAATGAGGTCTAGTATTTTTTGTTCGTCTGTTGTCATTTTGTATAGGTTATCCAATCATATAATAATTCACCGTTGTGCTTACTAACCACACAATCATAAGAAACTTTCTTGTGCTCGTTGTGTGCCCAAAGATGTGTAATAATATTTGCCTTTACTTTGTCGGGCTTGAGGTTCTTCAATAAGTGTGTTACTAGGTTCGGGTGGATTCGCTTGTTTATACACCAAAGAAGAATAATATCCACATGATTGACATAGTATAGCAAAACAAAAATATACTTCATACAGTGTCCAATATTTTCAATGGGCATTATGACATTGGGACAAGTCGAAAAAGCGTAGCCTTCTGAGGTTAGTATCAGGTCTGTATGACTATCTCCCATGCCTGTCGAAAGAAAGTTTTTGGCTGTCTCATTGAAATTATTGTCACAATCCAAGGCAGCGGTAACTGTCCCGAATAATTCGTCAATACGTTTATTGTCGTATATGTCTAACACAAGAAACGACAAATCAAGATTTGTTGCAGGAACATCACCAACGGTAAATCGAAGATTCTTAAAATCCTCAAGTAGTGGCCCTGAATCCATAAACAGGGTCGTGTCGTTTATAATCCATGACGACCCATTTTTTAGGTATAAATTAAGCCCCTCAAATTTTATAGTCATTGTGTGATAATTTATATGTTAATAACCTTCCCATTCATCGTCTGTGTCAATACTAGGCACATCACTTGTTGTGTCACAGGAAAATGGCAAGTCCTCGTTATCTTTAGGCGCAAACACAGGATGGTTTCCGAGCCATTCTTCAAAGTCGGGCGAATCGCTACCGCTATTATTGGAATGTGCCTCGGACTGTCCTGCCATGAATGCCTGTTCAAGTATATCTGTTAGTTTAGTTTTTGTGAATGAAAAATCTGTTACTGAAAAATCTTGATGAGGATCCCGACGTCGGTCTGTTGCCTTGAATACAAGTTCTCCGTCTCCACCAATTTCGCTTACCTTAAATACGAAATCATTTAATCCGTCATCCGTCCATAAGAAGTCTTCAAACTCTTTTACTGCACCAAAACTAGCGGCCTTGATTAGGTTTGTGTGTAATAAGATCGCCTTTAAATCCACCAAGAAGTTATCCAAATTGGCAGTTGTAACACAGTCCGTGATATCCTGAAACGTTTTTATTTTATATGTTTTCATTGTCTATTTTTATTAGATTAATTTTTTCGGTATGTAATTCGCTGTAATACATTGTGTTCATGGCAATATGCACGGCCTCAAGGCATACACAATTAGATCTTAGTCTATAGGAATAATCTTGAATATCTCCCTTAGACCTTGCTGCCACACAGTCGGGTCTGTTGGCCCATTGTTCCAAGCAAAATTCTATGTCTTTTTTAAGGGTTTTTGAATGCTCCTTGAGTGTTTCTAGGCTACATTTTGACAATGTTTTTTTGTCGTAAACCATAATGTTTTATTTTAATGTTTAGAAAGAATTAAAAAGAGAGTTTAATCTTTTTTATTACTTCGTGCCACTTTTTCGGCCCAACTACATTTTCTTCTTTTTGCATTTAATACAACGTTCTCATCACCGTCTATGCTACAACCATCTAAATTAACACCTTCTCGGTGTGCCTTTTGGACTGTCTTTCGGATCGTGTTACCTTCCTCTTCGTGTGTGTAGATAGTTTTATTGTCCCTGTCTTGGATTTCAATTTTTCTCATTGCTTATCTGTTTATCTGTTTAATTCGATTAAAATAAGAGGCTCTTTCTTGCCATTAAATTCAAATTGCTTGTGTGTGACCTTTACCACATTTAAAGTCGTTTCTTGACCATCAATACGTACAGCCACGGACTCACCCTCACGAGGAATAGTTTCAAACACGGTCACGTAACAATCTGTGTTGTCAATATTGCTTTTACAAAATCCTTTTAGCATTTTTTTGATTTAAAGTGACGGGTTCATATGATCCCGTCACAATAATAGTAATATTTTTCGTAATATCAAAACTTTTTGGGGTAATGTGATGGTATTATTTTTTGACGTTCCCAACATTATTGATCACAACATTATTGTATCCCATTGCCAACAACATTCCTGTTGTTAAATGGTTTAAAAAATGAAACACATTCCCGTTCAGGAAATCAATCTTTACCAATGTGTTTCGGATCATCTTGTGTTCCGACTTTGCTGCACAGATATAATCAACCAACATTTGCCATGTTAAGCCGATATGACCATCAACACCAATTTCTGCATCAATGTCCATGCCTTTTTCTGAAAGTAGATTTAATAGGTAAGTTCTCATCTTTTATTTTTTTTTGTGTCTTTACTAATGATTGCCTTACAAATATAGACAAAAATCCGTGCCCACAAGCATGGACACGGATTTTAACATTTCTTTAACGTTTTTAACTAAATTTTCATTTTGGAGTTGTTCTTTAAAATACTACTGAGCTCTGTTTTTGAATCCTTCAAAAGCTTTTTGTGTGCCTTAACACTGTCGGTTGCCCATTTAATATGTTTTTTATAGGAGTTAACACAATCCTTGATGCACTCTTTTTGATATTTCTTGTAACCCTCAATATCATTTTTGTATAATTTGTAATTGTGACAAGATTTGTCAATACTCTCAAAATCATCCAATAACCAAGAAACATTTTTATGTTCCAATATTTGTGTGACAGTCTTTATGTTTTTCTTGGTGGCTAGGTACTCAAGGTTTCTGTTAATCGAAGATTTGGCCAATGTAATCACATCGTTCAATTTTTTTGTGCGGTTATTTTGGCGTTTAACGGCCTTTGACAGTGCTTCGTACTTGTCTGTCACATCTTGTCTGTTTGTTTGAGGAAGGGTGGTTTGTGTGGTGTAGCGTGTATGAAACCGTTGCTTGTTCCATCCACCCGCATAAATAACATCAGTAGTCAATGTATACTCTCTTTCGTCACGTATGATAATGGCATTAATTGTAACATTCCCACAATCAAGATTTGCCGTGAACGATTTTAGTTTGTCTGTTGGAAGTGTGTATTTATTTATTGATGTTGCCATCTTATAAACCATGTCCAACCTAAGACATTGTTTGTCGTACTTGCTTAATGCCTTGCCATTCTTTTGGATGTTGTGGTCATTAACCTTTTTGATAATGGTATTGATCCAAGAGTTTGACTTTTCGATAATTGTTTCCAAGATATGCATAATGACTATTTTTGTTTACTAATGATTGCCTTACAAATATAGACAAAAATCCGTGCCCACAAGCATGGACACGGATTTTAACATTTCCTTAACAGTATGTCATTAATTAACGATTGTATATATCTTCTTCCTCATCTGTTAGGGGTATATTACCTTTTACCTTAGTTAAAGCAATTTCGGCTTTTATGGCCTCGACTTTACGGTGAAAATTACCCATTTCAGCATAGACATTCTCGGAATCACTGTGTCTAAGGTTGTTGGAATCTATACGCAATTCTGAAATAGATCTTTCCATCGTGTCGATTTCGGATAACAAAATTTGCTCTCTGCGTAATTTATCCTGAATTAAAGATTTAGGTTCCCCTATTAAGGCTTTAATTATTTTTGCCAACAGGAAAAATCCCCAAAACAGGCTTAGTAACCACATATCATTGTGACTATAAGAATATTGTTTCAATTTAATCAGGTTATATTTTGTAGGATCCTTGTATTTATTGGTTATAAATATATTATATAACCTTATACATCCGAACATCACAAGAGATAAATAGAAATATCCAATAACAAATAATACATTAAAAGGAATTGTTTTTATATACTCAAACATTTTTTATTTTTAAAAGGTTGAAGAATTATAAGTCATTACGATTGTGTCAGTCTACCCTTTCCGATCCAAATGATCAACGTGTCACCGTCGGTTCTGTGCATGGTAGTCAATTCGGCAGCCATACAGTCTTCTAGTATGCTACACAATCTCTCGGCAGAGTACTTAAACTCGCTATTGTGTTCATAACCAACCTCTTTTAGCTTAGATTTCCAATATAAAATTCTAATAGTTTTCATAGTCGTAAATTAATGTTGTTTTAATCAATAGCACAATATTAAACAAAAAAGTCCGTACCAAAAAATTTTAGTACGAACTTTAACATTTTCTTAACATATACATGCTATTTTATGTACTTGCCCTCTACGCCACGACGTTTTCTGTCTTTCGTGCGCCTGTTTTGAGTTTTCAGTGCCACGTTTATAAGGTCTATAGTCTTTTCGTTTTCTTTACAAGGAAGCGCATCATTAAGGCTAGTGTAGAGGTTTCTTACAAATTCTAGCATGTCGGTTGCCTGACATCCATTAATACCAACATCGCCAATTGGAGCATCCTGTACCTCAAACGTTACGCTATGATCTTCCTGTGATAGTTGAACATATACTCTTACGTCATGCTCCAATTTATTTCGTGCCTCTGTTACGTGTTTCATATTTTTGTTTTTATTAATTACTGATTGTTATGGTTGTCGTGCTTGGTTTCTATCGCTTACTTTTCGTGTTCCTCTGAATGTGTCTGAATTTTACGATAATATTCAAATCTAATTTGATGGGTATTTCGCCAATAAAAGGTCTGTAGTAATACTCACCCGTCAGATGATTGGTGTAACCCTTGAATTCGTCGCCATCTTTGTCTATAAACATAAACTGCTCACCACCTGTTATCTTAAAATTGTGCCGTGTTTTTACTGTATATACATCCATACCATTTCAATTTTTTATTATCTTCAGAACTGTTTTTATCGACACTTATCCATTATCCTTGCTCGTTCTCATCATACAAACGTTCTAAGACTCTTATCGAATCCATGGCAGCCTCTTTGCATACACCCAAAGAATGTTTGTCCTTCGCCTTTATTAAAACCTCCACATAGGAATATTTTAACAACATTACAGTAAGTGCCAAAGATAACATTTCGATGTACGTACAGTCATTCGTTTTCAATCTAAAATCTTCTTTGTCAAGTTTTTCGGAAACCAACATGTTCGCATATCCGTATATACCAACAGACTTGTCATGTGGTATCATACCTATAACGGATTCGAAATCCTCAATTTTTTGTTTATTTTTCATAGTTTATTTACCATCTGACTTCACAACCATCTTTTCCATTAATTACCTGATAACCAAGAACCACCAAAAGTTCCCCCACCGTTTTATTGATTGGAAAGTGTGGTAGGTTGTTCTTAAAAAGGACATAACCAAGCCCTTCCTTGGCCCGCTTTTCAATACAGGCACAAACGTGTTCTAGTGTTGTGTTTTTGTTGTTGGCTATTATGGTCAGCGTCTTAGCCTCTGTTGCTCTTAACATTTTTTGTTTATGGTTTTAGCAGACATTTCTCGATCTGTTCAATTTTGATTAGGATTCTTTCGGACTCATTACTGTCTTGACATTCGGCAAATTTTAGGGTTAGATCATCCCGTCGTGCCTCGAGCTTGACGTTTTTGCCCTGTCGCTTTGTGTTCTTTAGTGTTGACTTTAGCTGTAACATTTTGCGTTCGTTGTACCCGTTAATACCTGCCATTAGCAATGTGTACAGACCTCCTAAGACGGATACTATTAGAAAAAATGCAAAAATGATAATTACTTTGGTACTATTTTCGTCAAGACTGTTTATAAATTCCCACATTTATTGTTGTGTTTAAAGGTTTATGAATTTCGGGACTCACAATTGAAATGTGTCATGTGCCTATCACTGTTAAACACCATTAAATACCGAATGTCACACACCCCAATGATTAGCCACAATTCACCACTTCCCATAGGCGCAGCACTCCAAACAAAATTTTCATACTTTATAACACACACAGTCTCTACCAACAATTTTTTAGTTTGTTCGGGAGACAGTCTTTCTTTGTGTACCTTGGCGATTAATAGTTCAGTTTCTTCGTAACGTCCCTTTTTGAACAAATCAATTTCCTCCTCCGTATAATACTGCGGCTCGGCTGTCGGGTCAGTATAGAACAGATATTTATCGTCGTCTATCTTCTTTGACTTATATGAAATATATTGGGGGCACGGTAACGGCTCAGTTAGACCCTGTATAAGTTTTGCATTGTATCGTTTTGCTTCCTTCCGTGCCTTTGCCATGCTCGGAAAAATACCATGATGTACCAATGATTTGCTATATCGTTCGACATCTATTGGCGGACAGCCGAATAACATGGGTTCGCAACCAATATATTTTCTGTCTTCGCTTTCTTCGTTCATTATGTTATTGTTTTTGTCATAGGGATATATTGCATATCCCCCGACATTAAATAATACTTCATTTTTCAATTTGCGCAATATAATACTTTTTATGGGTAACGCAAAACAATGTTGTCATAATCGGTGTCATAATATTCACCGTTCTCTTCCTTGTGCTCCTTGATGAGCTGATGCAACAGTATTTCGACAAGCCCTACTGATGAGCAATCACCATTGTCCCATCGACCGTATAATTTTTTAATTTCTTCGTCCCCCATGTCTAGCAAGCCTTCTATGTTGGTACGGACTCTGTAGTGTTTTAGCTGTCTTTCAGTCTCGTCCGATATTTTTTGCACACAGACTTTTAACAAAACAAGGCTATCAATTAAGTAGCCTAGCTCGCTCAGGTTTTCTATGGTCATATTCACCCCTATACCATCACACACATCCCCCATTGAAAGCTCTTCAATAGATCCGTCTGTTGTTATCGACACCCAATCACCTTCTTCGTTTGTGGATATTCCTAAATTATTAGACAACAGACCCACTGATGATCCGAGTCCAAGACTTGCATTCCTGAGCATTACAATGACAGAATCAATTTCCCATGTATAGAAGACTTTTAGAGACAGAACGATCTTGTCGAAACCTCGGTTTGTGGAAAATTCCCTGATACACTCATGATTGGTATGGTACAGGGTGTGTGTGGTGTTATCATTGTAATAATACCCCTTTATGTCGAAGCATGAGCGACGCTCGTTTTTGTCCATTATAACTTTCATGTATATTTAAATTTAAACATTAAAAATATTACCGACCGTCTCTGAATAGTTGGTCAATAATACTTGATTTTGTTGTCAGTGGTGTCTAGTACCCTTTTATTTTGACTCATTTTGTATAATTTAATGGGTGGTAATCTATTTCTTGGTATAATATTCATTACACGCCTTTATGATATCCTTGATAGCCCCACCAAACTCTTCAGTGGTAAGTCCGTAATTCTCTCTACCAAGACTGTTGTACTCGTGCAAAGAAAACAGAGGACATTCCCAAGTAATCTCATAGGCATTTCTGATATTTTCATTAAACATCTCAAAGATGCCTTCGGCACCCTCGGCAGCCGTTAGAATGTTACCACCACAATTTTCAATCATTAGATCTGCTATCTTGTTGGCAAACTCGGAACGGGGATCTGTTATATCCTTTCTTTTTATAAAGTCTATGTGTTCTCCTGTTATTAATTTCATATCTTTTTGTTTGTTTGTTTATGCTGATAAAATCATTAATTCACGACTTAACAATAGACTTCACTCTTTCATTAAGGGCTTGTTCTAGGTACTTGAAATGGCTGAGGTGTCTTATCGGGTGGTCGTGTGGTATTAGTTCTGTTATGGACATAATAAGACCCTCTGTGTGTGCTTGAAACCTAGCCTCGGTTTCGGTTTTTGGCTTGTAGTGTTTCAACAAAATAGTCTCGGAATAGACAAGCTCGTTTCTTTTAGTTTTCATGTTAGATTTTTTGTTATTAATTACCCTGTCGGACATCAAGACCATGCGTGTCGCAAAAGTCTACGATTTTTGCAGGACTTAGACAGGTTATTATGTGGTCTATGCTCGACCCGTTGTTATCATTAACATATTGTACACAATACCATGCCCATCCACACCCACTATGTGCCGTGATATAAAACGAAAAATGTTCAATAATACCATTTTCTTCTTTTTGTGTCCATTTTACCCCCCTCTGATTGCGACTTGCATGTTCAACCTTTTGTTGGTTACTAGAAATATTGGAGGTGAAATATCCACCTGTTGCAATGTCTGCAATAGAGAACAATTCTTCCGATGTCATTTGTTTAAGCGTCCTTTTCATCAATAATAAATTTAATTTTGCAATAATAAGTTGTACTATTTTTCACTGCCTTTCGTATGTGTCCACCAAACAAGTTCTGAAATTTTATCAGGTAGTCTTTCTCATAATCGCATGGTCGCCTATGATCGTCATACTGAAAATATCGAAAATCATGTTCGAAATGATAATCGTTAGATCCGCTATAAGTGCGACATATCTTTGTGATAACAGTATAGAACTCGTCCATCTCGCTTGTTTGTGGAATAACCAACACACGCTGTCCTATATGTGGATAAAAATATTTTATATTTTCCATTCTTAGTAGTTGTAAACCCTTACCAATAATCCGTTCTCGTGTGCCAAATCAATCATGTGCCTTGTACCCTTGCTTTTCGTGTCCCAAAAGGCTATTAAGGCATCCGAGTATTTTGCCATTTGCTTGTTTCTTATATAGCCTGCCGCCAATTTTAATCCCTTCCAATCAGCGGGGAATTTTTTGATTTTATACCCACGGGCCTTGGCATATCTTTCTCCAAGTTTGTCGGTACCATTGGCGGTTCCGCTTATTATTGTCACATCGTTTTTGTTTCTGAGTATCTTGTCACAGTAGACCACCAATGATTTGTAGTCCAAAAAATGACGGCCTCCTGCAATGATTACATTGAATGTTTCTGTACTATCCATGTGTATCGTTCTTCTTGTTAAAATCCATGAATAAATAATACCCAAATGAACAGAGCATACATGTAAATGTTACACAGGTATAGATCCCGACAAGACTTTTTGCTCCATAGTGTTTAATAATTTCGTCGGATTGTTGACGTGCCATCATACACGGGAATATGCCAAAGAATATAATTTCTTGTATGGTGTCTATTATGCCCAAATATTGTGGTAAAAGCATGCGTGGTAAAAGTATAACCAAATATATCCTAACTATACCAATGAGCGTCCCTACTTGGCTAGGAAGAATTTTTATATAATACTCCGATGGCTTAAAAACCCAAAAGTATATTATATCCATTACTAGCATTAAAAACCTCATATCTATTCATTTTCTGTATCAATAACAAACATCGGAATAATCTTGGAACCAAGACACACATCACACGGGCTCTGACTCGGCACGATTGATGCCGAAACCTCGGTTTGTCTTAATATGGTACCCTCGCCATTACATCGTGGACATAGTTGGAAGGGGACATACTTTACGGACTTGGTTAGTGGCTCGGTTACTTCAGGCAACTCTTTGGATTCTTGTGTGATTTTTCCTACGTGTGGAAATTGCCTTTTAGTCCTTTTTTGTACATGTTGTGATGTAAACCAACTTTCTATATCAACGAATGTTTTAGGACTCTCGCTCATTGGCGCACCAAGACCAATCGGGTTGTCATCCCGATATTCCGTCCACCATCCAAAAATATAAGCATATTCAATGGGTGGCAGATCCGATAATATAAGCATGTCGGCGTACTCAACAGTATCATTTGTTGTGGTGTATAATAAATTTTTTTCATTCACTAAAATTCGAGAAATAGTTATTTGAACATCCATACAACCCATCCAATCCTCCATGGACATATATCGAGACCTCTTATTTAGCTGTTGGTGCATCTCGATATACTCCTTCCACATCTTTTCAACCCTAACAAGTTGTGTGCTTGTTAATATCTGTTTTGTTATCATACCGTTATGTTGTGTTAGTGACATTTTCTACTTAATTAAACGCCAAGCTCCAACGGATGTTCGAGCATATCCACGAACTCAATAGTCAGAAACCAATCGCCCTTCTTGTATTTGAATTCTGCCTCATTTTCGCTTTTTCGTTTACGCACGAAATCCTTGTGCTTCTTATATTTTTCAAATAGTTTATTATAACCTTTTCTTGCATCTATGGAATTTGTATAAAACCTTGATTTTGAGTTCAAACAAAATGTATGGTCAATACACCCGTCAACGATCTTGTATCTATACCCGTCTAAATCCAATAAATCTTGTATGGTAACACCCTCAGTCTCTTTCATATTGTTTTGGTCACAATATGAAAATCTAGGAACCATTTTATTCTCGTGCCGAACCGTGTCGGTAAACATGGCATATGGTTGCACAATTGTCGCATGGTCGCCATACATTTTCTTGTATACCACCAATCGGCTGTTGTCCTCGGAATGATTTGCCACGGAAATAACCCTGTAGTGTTTGCCTTTATAGTGTTGATATACTCCTTTGTCTATTGTTTTCATTGTAATAAATCATTTAGATACATATAATAAAATATACACAAAATAATAAGTCCACAAACACGTGAAGGTCGAAGTGTTTTCGAACGAAAAATACCATGAAAAATTGTGGAGCGTAATGATATGGATGTAAAAATTATACCAAGAATAGAAAACGCATAGATGGCATTTATACACATTTTCTTACGGCTCATGTGTGAAGATATATTGGTGACCACATCATTCTGAATATTACCAATATTCTCGACAATACCACCAACATCAAGCACTTCGGTGACACCCACCTGATCCTTAAGCACAGAATCTTTTATACAAATATCCAACCAAATATCATAGCCATACAGACCCGACAAAACAAGGGCCATAGCGAACAATATATACCATGGCATGTTCTCTTTCATTATTTCTATTCGTTCTTTCATGTTTAATATATGTTGCACAATTGTCGCATGGTCGTCATACATTTTCGGGTACACCACCAATCTGCCGTTGTCCTCGGAATTATTTTCCTCGGAAAAAACCCTGAAGTGTTTGTCTTATAGTGTTGGTATACTCCTTTGTCTATTGTTTTCATGTTTTAGTTGTTAGGTGTGTATTTGTAACGTGGAAAAATAAAGAACATACGATCCCTAGATCAACTCTAGGTTGTTGGATAATGATTGTATACCCACCACAATTATATTAATACTTTTTAAAGGGTCTTATCAGCCCAATAAAATATACTAGAGTTAAGCCACCGCCTAGTACTATTAAATATCGCCCAAATGGCGTAAATGGTAGTATATTACTGAATTCATCCTCTACTAACACACTATCATGTTCGGATTTGTTCAGATTTGTAGTGTCAGGAGTAATCACATCTACATCACGCACTGAACCATCGACTGTAACAGCCTCAACAACACGCTCCTCAAACGTCCTTAGTATTGGCACCGTGTCGTCGGCCCAAATAATATCACCATTCTCGGCAAGATAAGGAACATCAAGCACTTCAGTGACCTCCACCCGATCCTTAAGCACAGAGTCTTTTATGCAAATATCCAACCAAATATTATAGCCATACAGGCCCGATAAACCAAGGGCTATTGCGTACAATATATACCATGGCATGTTCTCCTTCATTATTTCAATTCGTTCTTTCATTATTAATATAGGTCGCTTATGTGATAAAATGCATCATAGGATATTCCGTCAATCATTAAAATAGCATCTCTATGCGCCCTTGCGTCCATGACATCAATTAATGTTACACTTGATTCTACACCCGTGATTAATGATAGGTTGTTATTAAGCTCCCAAACCCCGTCGTCTCTAAACGAAATCTTATGGTATCCAAAACAAGGAGGATACCCGTCTATAAAAATGAACGTTATAACTTCACATTTCGATTTTTTCATAATTTTTTCTTTTCGGGACGATTTCCAATTTTCCCAATCCTCTTTGGTCATGTTATTTATATGATCATAAAATTGGCTGTCTAGTTTGTTCCAATCTGCCATGGTTTTTTTTTGGTCATGTATGTTTTTATTCTAATACAAATTCTCCCACATTTTGCATTCAAACAAATCAATTTTAATATCCTCTTCTAGTTCCTCGAACATGTGGTCTCGGAGTCCGTCAATAAATTGCCCTGATTTTCCGATTAGGTAGCCGATACCGTATGTTTCAATTTCGATAATTGTTTTATCCCTTACCTTAAATGTTCTGATTGAGGTGATGTACTCTTTACGTGTCCATTGTTTCCATTCGAAATAGCTTTGAATTTCGTTTCTGTACTTCTTACTCTCGATCTCGTACTTCCATCCGAAAACAGATGCCAAAAATGTATAAAACACATTGCTCTTTGTTTCTTTATAATCCTTGTTCATGATTAAAACGCTTATGATTGTTAATGTTGTGTTAAATCGGGTTACCCCTCGGTATTGGTTAATGATTTTTTGACATATCCATCAAAAAAGGATTCCTTGGTACCCATGCGATAGTCTATATATATATCGGACTCTGACATTATTTTTGAAAATAACTTGTGTGCCATGTCCTTTTCCGACGGGAACTTGAATGACTTTAGGATGCAGCCGCCATCCTTTTTTATGCCCCATACCACAATCTCTTTGTCTGTATCCTTGTGTAGGTACATTTGGTTGCTTGGATTGTCGGGGTCAAGGTTTGTGAGGGCACAATTTGTGTACGAATGTAATTCGGTTCGCTTCTTTTTGACTTGGGCAAACAATTCGTTTTTTGTGAACCCGTTACTTTCGGCATATGACATCACAACCTGCATCAGGTCTCCAAACTCGGTAATATCTTGATGCTTAGAGCTCCTTATTTCGTCTAGCTCTTCTATTACCTTGAGACTGTAGAGTTCGTTTAGCTCCTCCACGTCTTCTATTTGGATAAATTCGTCATTTTCTAGTCGGTCTTTTATTCCGTCTCTTACTAATTTTCTTGGCTTCATTGGTTGTTTGTTATTTCGTGAATGATTTTTGCGTCCCCCTCTAGATATTCCCTGAATGCACTTATATATGCCCAATAATCATCGTTGTAGCCCATGTCAGGACAATACCATTCAAAATCAGTCTTTTGACTAATATTTTCCGAAAATATGAGATTGTATTTTGCCTCGTCCGAGAGTGGTGATTCGCTAATGGTTACGGCCTTTTCAAAAAGAGACTTTAGTTCCTCATAACCCAAAGGTTTTGCAGACTCTTCAATATATTGGGCATATCTCATCCCATGAATGAAAGACTTGATATCAGCAGAAAATTCGCTGCTTAGCATGTATTGTTCTTGCCATGCCGTGGCTATTTCCAACTCTTCTTTGGTGGGAGTTATGTATGGTGGTATCATGTTAATCCTTTTTTGTGTATAAGTCAAAAATATTGGTCAGGCTAGACACGGCATTGTCAATGATGTGTATAAACTTGCCCATGTCTTCAGTGTTCCCCTTGTTTATTTTCAAATGATGATCGAATGCCCAATCGTCAAGCGACAATATATTTTTGAATTGGGCAATAATGTCGTCTTTATGCTCGATATTGCCCAATAAGAAACAGGAATAATGCTCTATATCTATAAAAACCTCAACCTTGAATCCTTGGTTTCCCATGGTTTTCCATTTCGTGACGAATATATCAACAAGAACATTATCTTGCGAGTCGGTTATGTATATGGTCATGTGTTTGTTTTAAACATTACAACCAAGACAACCATCCTCTGCCACAAACCACCCAAGTTGTCTTAGTGTCCGACATTCTTCCTCTGTGATGCCCTTGTGCATGAAATGACCGCATTCTTGACTAAAAATTTTATTATCTCCTGTGTAGGTTATTACAAAATCATCCTTGCAATATTTCGAAAGTATTTTAAGTCCCTCAAAAACATTGTCGTGCTTGCTTTCGTAATCATATGGCAATTTGAAGATCCTGCGCATCTTGTCGTCGTCAATAACCTTTTGAGAGTTCATGCTGCGCATCTTAGACAATGCAATCGTGGCAAGGTAAAGGTAAGTTCCTTTCATTTCTGAAAGTGCCTCGTCGGAGTATTCTTCATATTCCGAAATCTCACGTTCTTCTTTTATTGTGTGGCCACGTGCCCTAGCCATAAGTGCAGCAGAAATTTCCTTTCCTAGCTCAAGCGTTTGTTCTTCGTTTGGTAATATCGGATTAATTTCGGAATATCTTAAACCGTGTATAAACGAGCGTAGTTCTGCCTTAAAGTCTTTCCTGTTACAATTTTTGTCGAACCAATTCTTGGCAAGCACGAGTTCGGTTTCGGTGGCAGAGATGTAAACATATCCTTCCTTGTTTATTCCGACCCCTTTGATCTCAGTGTTGTCTGTCATATCTTTTCTGTTTTTAGTCCGTGTTGTAGGTAATACTACTTTTTTACTATCCTTTCAAAAACAACTTGCTTAGGTAACATGTCCTTTGTTAAAAATACACTTGAAAACGGTGGATTAAGTTTTGGCTTTACGTCTGCGTAATCCTTAAAGTAACTTACTCGCTTATCAAAATACATTATTTCAAAATCATTGTCCGCAAACATTGTAAATCTTTTTTGGCTTTCAAATAATCCAACAACACCAACCAACATAGCAAAGGGCTTACCTAATTCAAACAGTTTGCTAAATACTTCAAATTTAATCGAGTAAGGAGGATTGCTTATTATGTAATCAATATTACTCGGTGCTTCGTAATTAAAGAAATCTTCACCGTTTTCAATGTGTGTATTTAAAACCCTGTGCCCATTCGCAACTAACAACTTTACAAAGTTACTTTCTGCCAAATCAAAAGGACACCACACATAACTGTTAGGTTTTAAGTATTTTAACAAAGGGGTTATCGCATAATTTGGAGTATAAAACTCATCATTTTCATTTCGTGCAGTTGTTTTTCTGCCTTGTTTGTAATTAAATCTAATTTCATATTTATTAATTTTAGTTATTATTTATTCGTACTACCTACAACAACGTATAAAGTGCATTAAAACGCACCTTATACAATGCGTTGGAATCACCTTCCACTATCCAACCAACACTATCCAACCAACACTAACAGGATATTGACCATCACTCGAGCAGGTTCTATATGTTTCAATCTTTGTTGGTGTGTATCCGTGATACAACAACAACATTTTAAATATATTTTTATTAGTCATCTTTATTTTTGTTTTAAAACGCCGAATATTATCAACGTCTACACATTAAATGTTGATAATATTCGACATCTGAATGTTTTACTCAACAGGCCCGAATTTGATCCTAGAAAGGCGGGCGATATATTCCTTTAGGAGACGTTTTAAGCAAATCTCAAAATCTTCATAGCCGTCCTTTTCTTCGTCATAAAGACGCTCATCGTTTTGGTCTTCCCACAAACAATACTCATTAAAAAGAACCCCACAACAATTTCCGTTTGTAAAATAAATAAAGCAAAAATCGGTTTCGCCTTGGTCGTACAATTCGGCATTTAATTTTGCCACAATTTTTTCATATTCTATACCTGCCATGTTTATTGACTTTTAGTTTTTGTGTCTACCTCCACGATACTTGCGCCATTTGATTCGCCTTGTGTGTATCGCCAAGGACAGTTTTTAATTACTTTCCTGAGCATTCTTTCGGCCTTCTTTTTGGTGTCGAACCGCCTTGCATTTTTCTCGACCACTGTTCTTGGCGGATCACCCTCCCCCTCGGTAATCCAATATGGACGACCGCCATTTTCAAATTCTATGATATACATATTACCACACTTTTAGTTTTTTAGTAAATGCTAGTATTATTCCACTAGCCATGATTGTCCAAAACAAACCCGATACAAACATGTTCCATCCTAGAACATGCACAAAAGACCAAAAACATACAAAACAGAACAGTAGAGGAAATAGTACTGCTGCCATAACCATAATTTTCTGTAATATACCAAAATCTTTTTTTGGTGTCATTTTTATATAATTTTATTAATAATAAAGTACCCATTTTTCATTTCCTTCTATGTCGATAAGAAGGATGTTTTCTCGCTCGTATCCACCAAATTTATAGACCTCGTGGTCATACAAAACATACTGTCCAATACTAGGACTGTCACCAATGTCTATGACCTCGACTTCTATTTGGGCAAACATTTTTCCGTTGCGATTTATAATATCACACATACGTTACGTGTTTTTAATATTTCCTGAATCTTTTTTGTCTTCCGTGTTGTTTGGTGGTATGCTTGCACAAAGCGCATTAAAATCTTCGTTTTCCAATTCCGAAAGGGGCATCACATTTAAACAATCAACAGTGTCCACAGGACAATCCTCCAAGTATTTGTATGCGATCATTTTCCATCCATCATAGGAAGGAAAGTCCGTGATAGTGGTTCCGAATGAATAGAAACCAAACTCACCACTTTTTGTGTAGTAATTAACCCCAACCAAAAACCTTCTTTTCTTACTCATTGTATTTCCATTTTAATAGATATTCATAGCCATAATTTCCTTCAAAAACGATTTCTATATTGTGTTTATTGGCAGCCTCAAGCACAACCCTTTCAATTTCCAAATTTGATTGGTCAATCAGTCGTTCGCCAATGGTTCCGCCCATGAAGAAGTGATTGTATTCGTCGGCACTGCTGTCCCTATAAATACTTTCCATGATGTCCGTGATGTCTTCCCACCAAAATGCTTGGTTTCTTTGGACTTTTGCCATATCTCCGACTATCTCATAATACAATGAGCGTGGTATCTGCTTAATGTATGGCTCGATCACATTAGAATTCGGGCAATTATATAGAATATCCGAATTAGAAGCAAATAAATCAAAATGTTGAAAACCACCCTTCCCCTTGGAAAACAATGCAAGTCCCTGACGACAACCTATACATTTTTTGTAATCTATTTTCATGTGTCGGGGTTTAGTGTTGGATTCATGCCTCGTTGTCCTTTTGTGCTGTTCCATGAGTCCACGATTTTGTATATCAAATCGCTTCTCAGGTTCTCACTATCAGAAACCTCAAATATCTCAATATGCTTAAGTCGCACCTCGTCACCCAAATAGTCCTCATGAACAATTTTCAAAAGCATGTCCTCTGCCTCTCTCATTGTGGTGGCACCTTCTAGGTCAAGTATTTTTTCGGCACATGATATGGTATAGTCGCATCCTTCACAATCCTGTTTGATGTATGCCTTATAACTTTTCATTACTCTCTTTTGTGGGACGCACCAAAACGATATTTCTATACATAGAAAAAAATTGCCAACGCCATCCGCTAACCTTTATGCTGTATGTGACACCCTCGGTCAATTCGTTCTGAACATCAGAGCTATTAAACTTAAGGTAGAGCCACGAGTCCACATTTTCAAACACCTCACCGTCTGTGTATACAAGGTATTTACTCTTGGTGCCTTTATTATCGTTGTCGTTGACGACGATCGATTCTGTTTTTTTGACGGTCACAATCACATCCTCCGAACTGTTCCAAATCGCAATCGGGTATATAAACACCGATACAGATAATATACATAATAATCCAAGTAACAATATGTCTTTCATTTTAATCTGATTAAATTAATAATTCGTGTTACGGCTCAAGACTCACGGATTGTCGTACCAAAATAATATTTCTATACATAGAAAAAAACTCCCAACGCCATCCACTAACCTTTACCGTATATGTAACGCCAACAATTAATTCTTTTTGGACATCAGGACTATTGAATTTAAGACACAGCCAAGAATCCACATTTTCAAACACCTCTCGGTCTGTGTGTACGAAATATTTACCCTCCTGATCGTGGTATTCTGCTTTTTTGATAGTGATGGTAATATCCTCGGAACTTGTCCAAATAACATTTGGGTATATTAACCCCAATAGAACCATTATAAAAACAAAAATATGTAGTGTTTGCTTTTTCATTATGTGTTTTATTAGTTTTTATTTGTGGAAAGGTGATCAAGATATGCCTTGTGGCTAGGCTTGTCTAACAATTCAAGAGCCTTTAGGAAGCCTCTTTTTACAATGATAGGCTTTCCGTAATGTTTTTCCAATCTATTGTACACGGCAGTCCATTTTTGTTCCAACTCCTCGAAGAGCCTAAACAGTCCACCATCGGTCTTTATGTTACGCTCCTTTGGCAAGGTTCGAATGTCGTCCATAAAAGACTTGTGTAAGCCACGCAACGCCACGGTTAATTTCTCCCTTGATGTTAGTGTGGGTGATATTTCAATAAAGTTTTCTGCTAATTTTTTTGCCTTCATTTTATTTTGTTTATATGAAACACTTACTTAAAGCATCCAACAAACCAAGACCAAAGACTCTTCTTTGGGACAGGCTCTTTGTCAATTAATGTTGACAGGAACCTGCTCAGTTCGGTTGACTCCGCCATGTCCGTAAAGCTAACGCATATATAATACGTTCCACTTACCTCAAAGGGGTTACTCTTAAAACGGGCAGTCTTAAGACTCCTGATGAATGCCTTGGTTTTGTTTATGTCTTTTTTGTCTACTTGAAATGATGTTTCCATGTTTGTTTTTGATTAAAAAATATACCACTCGGCCTCGCTTTCGTGATCAGTCTCGTCAATGTCTTCAATTTTTTGGATTCTTAGGTGATATTGCCATGAGCCCTGATTCACCACCGCATATCCCGACTCGGTTTTCAGGAATACAGAGGAATCAATTTTTGAATGGTAGGCAAAATCGGCAGAATAAACAATGTCGAATTGTTTTTTTGCCTCCTCAAATGTTGTGTAGTAGGTGACTACATGATCACCCTCGGTAACACCGCCACGATATGTTGCATACTTTAGTCGATACTTGAATCCAAACGACTCTAACATACCCTCAAGACTCATACCCTCTTTTTGTTTAGTCATGATTTCGTTCGAGTGTTTTATGTCCTGTTATGTTAAATTCACCGATGTACATTTCGCCGTGTTCTTTGGTGTCCACAGTCAGGTCTATTCCGTTTTCCGAAAAATGTTTAACAACACCCTCCATGAGCACCTGTTCTTTGCTTCTGCTAAAACGCCACATAAAAAACACGGTATCATTTACATAGTAAGGTTTTGTGTGTGACTTGATCAGGTCTGTTCCTTTGGTTGTGATGCACCAATAAAGACAGTCCCCGTGCTCAACACGTTTTATGATATTATAAAACGCCAATCTACACAAAACTTCATTGTGTTTCTTTGACCATGCACACTCAAGGAGGCTTTTAGTTTTTCCTACTGTGTGGAGTATTCTTAATGTTTTGTTTGATAGCTTCATGATAAAGTATTTAATTCAATGAAAACAGTTTTGTACTTGTCCTTGTATTCGTTAATCAATTTTCGTCTTAATTCCATACAAGCATCAACAGTCTCATCGTAACCAAGACCCGTACATCTTCTTAGCAGGAAATAAGAAAATTCGGTTGTTATAATCTGTTGTACCAAATCACATTCCTGACTGTTCTTGTCGTAAAACACATTCCAAAACAAGTCTTCTGTGTCAACACGCCCTGTCTGAATAAAATAAGAGGCCGAATCTTGTATGACAAAAGGATTTTCTTCGTTTATGTTACAGTTAATCATTTTTTATTTTTTAGGCAACATTTTTTATTCTTATTTCCGCTGCCACAAGGACATTTTTCGTTGCGCCCAACCTTTGATCCCTGTGTATGGATTGTATTTGGTTTGATTGTGTATGTGCGTGAATTTTCAAATTTGTTACTGTCAAGCACCTTTCCTATCACACCATCCATTATCACACCATCAGACTCTTTGCATGTGTTAAACATGGCACTGATGTACTTGGTATCAATAAGAACCGCCTTGTCAGAAGATAACGTAACACCACCCACACTAAACTTGCTTGTGGTCACAGAGTCAGAACCGTCCCATTGCATTGTTACGGAAATGCAACCACTGTCGTTTTTTAAGGAATTGACCCATGCACAAAAGCCGTCATTTGTCGTGATGGTGTTAGGCATTATTAGTGCCTGTACCTTGCTGTTTGTTACTGACGGAATCATTTCTTTGTCCATTATAATGTTTTTTGTGTTATTGTTTATGCAATATTAGGCATAATTTTTTGATTGACCAAATGTTTAGCCTATTTTTTATTTTTAAGGCAACATTTTTTATTTTTCTGCCCGCTGCCACAAGGACACGGCGAGTTGCGTCCAACTTTGACTCCCTCGTTTACAAACGGCACATTCCCGCTATGGATATATGCACGGGTCGGTTTTTGCCCTTCTGAAGGAAAACCATGCATTTTGGCTATGGTGTACATCTCTTGCACTTCTTCCACGGCACCAACATTGGTCAGTGGAGAGTCCTTCTTTGACTCAAACTGTTCCTTTATCTTTTCTATATTACTTGACGAGTCAATAATAATCGCCTTGTCAGAGAATGCCACAAGATTGAAATTGAACACACTATTGAAGTCGCCTAACTTTGTGGTGTGTTTTGTGTTGTCAATATTGTATGTGATACAGTCTTCACCCTCAATCATATCGGACGGGGAGATGTTGTCGTCCTCCTTAATCGTTACTGAAAGGTAGGTTGCTCCTGTGTCAAAACAGTCACCCCACGCATTGAACTGATCTAGCGTTTTGATGGTGTTGGGCATCTTAACCCTTTTTATTGCGTGATTGTCTGTTGAATCTTCTTTCATGATAGTTGTTTTGTATTATTGTTTATGCAATAGTAGGCATAATGTTTTGATTGTCCAAGCGATTTTTAGAATTTAACATAATCATTGTGAATGTATCCGTTATCTCTCAAGATGTTGCCTTGTCTTTTTGATAAAGTCACATACCCCTATTGTTGTTCGGTGGGTTCGGTTATTCTTTTTGAATGTGGCACGGCTCCTGTTGTGGTTATAAATAAAAACAACATTTTCTTGGGAGAATAACACAGGCTTCTCGGTGTCCATAGAATCGCCACTGTCTTGTTCAAAAAAGGAAATCGTGGTGGTACGAGCCTCCTTATCCAAGGACACCTGAAACAGGCGATTGTTGTGTGTGTACAGGCGTTCGTATTCCAAGGCACTTTTGTGGAATGCGTCAATGTCGCCAATTATACACACATTGTTGTTACTTGTTTGTTTTATTTGAAGCCCGACAACGTCCTTAATCGAAGATACTGTTCGTGCAAACTCGAACCCTGTTATTAGATAAATACTGTCCTTGTATTCAATTTCTTTGCCCTGTAACTCATGCACATTGTCTTCATTGATATTGTTATCCTTCATGGACATTGTAACAATAGTCCCACGACCCGTGACTCGAAATAGTTCTATTATTTTTAGCTTGATTATCACTCTTTTATGTTTGAATGGTGTACAAATAACGATTTTCGACAATTGAACGTGTCGGTGCCGTTTATTACATATTGGACATATTCTCCTTTGAGTGTTATTATGCGTTTTTCTATGGTAAAAAACGGCTCAAACGGGTTATGATCTATGTCGGTTCTTTGCCATGTCTGTCCAACCGTAAGCGTTGATATTTGTCTTGATTCAACGAAGCGAGGACTGTTGTACAGACAACGACAAAACCATATTGAGAATAAGAATGCCAATATCGAGAAACTACTTGGTAGGAATTTGGGTTTTTTCATAATACTTTCTATTCCTTTATGATGTTTGAATTGTTAATGAACTCGAATCTGTTACAAACGAAGGTGTCACTTCCGTTTGTTACGTATTGAACATCGTTACTATCTAGGGCTATAATATTCATGTGTGCAAAAGGAGTTCTCTTGTCTTGTCCTATGGTCAGGGCCTTTTGCCATGACTGACCGACTCTTAGTGTCTTTGCCTTGCTTTGTTGTCTGTTTACGGATAGGAAGTCTCCTATAGTGGCTAAGGTTGCGAGAAGCCCTATAAGAATTATAAAAATTTTCATATGTTTCATAACCATTGTTTTATAATTATTGAATAATACACAAATCTAACAAAAAATCTCGGTATAACAAAATAAAGCCCCACAATTGTGGGGCTTTATTTAATACTAACCATTACTTATATGGTCATATTATCTTCCAACATAAGGTTTAGTTCGGTTTAGTTCTGTTTTGACCCACCGAGCGGTCTTTAAACAAGCCTCAACCCGAAGATCCCTATTTTTTGGTTCTGTGATAAATTCACAATCCGTGGCAGAGGTATGAAACCCCCATTCGTCTAGTATCGAACCAAACCAATCAAACTCTGAAAGGTCTGTCTGTCTTAACATTTGGAAGTTGGCCTCAAAGTCGGAGTCGCCGTCCCGATATTTTTGCTCTCTAAAAGTCCAATTGTCTTTGCCGATTGTCTCTTTTACATTGTCAAAATGTTGTTGGGCAATCAAGTCCGAGAATGTTTTATCACGGGTGGTGTATACGCAAAAACCTTGTGTCGATTCTAGTTTAGAGGCACTGTTGTCGGCAGAAATCGCATTGGAATGAAACGAATGCATATAGCCATAATAGCCCCTACGCAACCAACTCCGAATTAGTTCGGTACGCTCCGAAAGATTTGTGTCCTTGTATGGGTGGTATGTTCGAATACACATAATCCCGACATTGGTGCATGCCTCAATAAAGTTTTCGGCAACTATTCTGTTTTCTAGCCCCTCGTAGTAATGCCCCCCACGGTGCAATTCTTTGCTTGGATGATAACCTCGCTTGCCCTTCGTGACGTATTCATTGTCCTCTGATATTCCGCCATGTCCTGCATCCACAAAAACAACAAAACGTCTTTTACCAAAATTTAGCAACGATTTTTGTGAAACCATTGCTGCACAAACAGTATCAAGCTTCTTCAGCGTTTTTTGTCCTGCATCACCATCCGAAACCAATCCAAACACAGATTGGAATCTTTTGACGGCATTTTTGGTAACATTACCATAATCCCCATCAACACGAAGTTTTAGGTTAAGCACTTTGTTTAATTTTCGTTGGAGGTCTTTGACCTTTTTGTTGGTTCTCATGGCGTTTGTTGAAATTATGATTATTTAAATGTTTTATTGTGTGTCATGTTTACCAAGACGTTTGCTCATTTTCTTGGTAAGGAATATGTATTTAGAAATCCAACCCGTTAGTGGCCATACCACACCCATTATAGAATAATAATCAATGACAGTATAATTACCACAAACATCTTTTTTTACGGATGCCTCTAGGCGCATGAAAAACCATTGGAAGAAAAATACATTAACGGCCTTGAGCCGACTACCCCGCAACGATGCGTAATAGCCCGCAAAATAAAAGTATCCCACAAGAAAAAGTAAATATATTGACGATGTAGACAAGCATAACACACAGAAAAGCACTGTCCAAATGTACCAAACAGGATTAAACATTTTCTTAAACCTACCACTGTTCAAATCGAGTATATGATTATTGATTATAATATCATCGCCCTTGGTGGTGGTTGTTGAGATTTTACCCTTGTTTGTTTGTAGATGTTTTGGAATGGCATACTCTCTGTCGTCCACTTTTATAGACAACAGTCTTTGTGCCGACTTGTCCTTGATTTCTGTGATTTTCATTTTTATGGTTTTTGTTGGATACGACCTACTTTGTGTAGGCGTTTTTGTATAATTCTTCTTGTGTTATTAATTGTATGGTGTTGGCATCATAATCCTGTAACACCATCACAAATCCATGATGTGCAGTGTGTCGCAAAATAGCGGTATCATTATCACAGTGATTCTCTCCCATTCTCTTGCCAATCCGCATCATCAATCTCTCGTTTGTCTTTGGGGTATTGCAATGGTCAATAACCTTAACGATATATCCACCAAACAGCAGAGATATTGCAAGATCAATCTGTCTAGTACTATTACCCCTGCAACGTCCGTCGATATGTGAGTATCCTGTTAGGGTGTCTTTTGTTTCTTTTATATTTTCCATTGTGTTGTATGTTTTTGATTAATCCTTGGAATCTTTGTCATTAAATAAATCCCCTGACTCTATGGTCTTAACAATAGGGAAATGCTTGGAGAAATCAATGCTTTTCGATGTTATTCCGTCAGCATCCATTGTTTCTATCTTTGCGAGCAAATCGTAATGGCACCATACCAACCCCGACGTTTTGTGTTTTGAGCACTCAGTAACACTTACTGTCCATTCGTTGTTTATCGCATCCTCGCCATTGTCGCCCTCATAAAGATTGATAGAAATGCTTCTTATGTCCTTGGAGCATGACTTCATATAATCCTTAATAACTTCTATCACTTTTTGGTCTAGTTTTGTATACTTCCCTGTTGGCTCTTTTGGCATTTTTTGTTGTTTTATTTCTGAATATAATCGAGGCGTATAAACACATCTCGTACCTCGTCTAATTGTCCTCTTGTGACATTATAACGTGCCTCAAGGGGTGAATATTTATCAACAATACCAAATCTTTTAATATCCTCCATAAATATAATATTTTGGTTGGATTCCACACCGTCGATTCTGAAAAAATGCTCTACATACACAGGCAATACTTTGCCTTTTGAGCTACCTATGGTGGTTTTGTATATATCAAATGTTTCGATGTCATATAAAAATATACCCTCTGTTAGTCCAAAAAATTCTTGTTTTGTCATGTTTAGTGATTAATTCTGTTAATATTTTCCAACTTGTTGACCTAGGTGGGAGTTTAATGATTTCCAATCACGTCATATTTTAACTAAAGACCCCGCCATAAATTTTCATGTCTCCTGTCTCCATACGCTTTAACTTTATTGCCATGTGTATAACAGTTTCGGCATGACTATATTTACGCATTTCAACGCTGTTGTCGCCAACCCATAGTAGCTGTCCACAAAAATAATAGGAGGACGGTATTAACTTTAAGACCTCTTCTATTGTGTTATATTCCTTCTTCACGTTCAGGCCAAGACCATTGGCCAATTTTAAGGTGCTCTCGTTTATTTCGATTGGTACAAATTCTTGTTTTGTCATGTTATATTTTTTTATGTCAATATCACCACCCAACTCATTGGCCTCGTCTTGTAATTCTTTTATGGTGTACAATGCATAACCAAAACGGGCCTCGATGGGATATGTGTTGTTGCATCATTGCCAATACTTTAAAAAACATTCCTTGGCAGCCTCGTGACTGTCGAACAAATGATTAACCCGATCTGCTCGATCACCCTCGGTACCAAACAGTCCGTCATCGGTCAGGAGGTATGAGTCATAATGATTGGACATGTTCATGGTCACGATCCATTTGGCGGGTCTAAAATTTACCCATTTAATACACTTTGCCCAAACCACAGGATACCCCGACTTGTTGTATGCAAGCGCATAGACAGATTCTACAGAGTCCGAAATAATAATATTTTGCTTTGAAATTGGTATTGTCTCTTTTGACATGTTTTTTATTGTTGTACCGATTGATAATGCAATTGTCACAACTAGAAGCACTAGCACAAGGGCCTTAAATAGAATTGTTAGCATCAGGCGTGGGTCGTGTATTGTTACCATCAGGTGTGGGTCGTGTATTGCTTGTGTTTCTTTTCGTGGTTGAGGTTGTGGCGGGTCTGTTATTTCCTCCTTGGATTTCTTGCCTCTTTTTGGAGGCGGCGGCGGCTTGTAGTCGGGGAAATTTTTATTTGTTATTGTCATTTTATATGTTTTGTTAATGTGTTATCTTGGTTATCATTAAAAGAAATGTACGACCACATCAATACTTCACACATTCAAAGTGTCCTTTACAATTCTTGGTTATTATTGCATTAGACTTCCAATGTTATGAAGACAATCCGTTCTCGTACATTTCGATTGCATATTTCGGTCAAAATCCTACACTAAGATCTTGCTTGCTTCTTCAATGCTTCTATTTTGTCGTTTAATTTTCGGATTGTTTTTCTTAGGCTTTCGTTTTCTGCAACCAAAATCTCGTTGTAGCCCATCTTCTTTGCCACCTCCGTTGTCAATTCCTTGATTAACTCTTTGGACATTTCCACACTGACAGACTGTTTTATGTTGGTCTTTACCAAGTTTTTATTTGCCTTTTTTAGTGAGGTTATGACATTGCATGATGGTCTTGGTCTGACTACGTATCGTCTTGATTCTCGTTTCTTGTTTGGTGTTGTCATTTTTATATGTTTTTGTTATTATATTAACTTTCTATGTGTATGGCAACTCTTTGGTTATCGGATACGTTCTAGGCAGTCCTTTATCAACCAAACGGCTATTTGGTGTCAACATAGACCTTAAAAATTTGTCGTTTTCATATTTCACAATATCAAGCCATTCACCTATCCATGTACTGTCGCCAATATCCAATGGCTCGATCTTCAAATACTCAACCTTTGGATTCGGGTTAGTCTTAGGCAAAAATCGGTGCCTAAATTCGGTGTCCTTCCTAGACAAGTCCATGAACTCTATATATGTATAATGCCGACAATCGAAAAATGGTACCATGGTTATTGTTTTAATAACGTGCCATTTGTTCTGATATATTTCGTTCTTGGTGTAATCTTGTTTTGTGGGGAGGGGCAAGGAAAGATATTTCTTGTATCCTCCCATGAATAGCCTGTTTATGTTAAACTCACTCATTGTCTAATTCTTTCATTTGTAGGGCGGTGTTTAGGTAATTTATACCTCTTTCTTCGTGGAAATGATATGGTTCGCAATCAACAAGTATATAAATTGTCCCACGAGGAACCTTGGAGTCCCTGAATTTTTCGGCTCTCTTAAGGCTATCAAAAACCACACCTGTGATATGCCTTTTAATCTTGCCCGAACCTATTTTTGCCTTGGTTTTCGGTGACAAGTGTGCTATGGTATAATAGGTCTCTGTTTTGTTGTCTATAACATCATCTAACTTTGTAAATATATCATCGCCCAAAAGAGTTGTCATGGCACATTGTGCAATACGATCATCACAGTCTGTGTCCTCGTCGGCGTTGTAATCTTCCGAATTAACAAAATCAACCTTGGTCTGACAAAGCTGTTTTAACTCGTCTAGGTAGGCGTCTGTTTTGGGCGGAAAATCTTCGTGCTCGGCAACAAACCGTTTGTATAGTTGGTTGTCTTGTCCACACATGAAACAAAATTCGGCAAAGTCGTAGTGGTATGGAATATCCGACACTATTGTCGTATACCAACCGTTCTTGTATAGCTCACTTTGTGGGTTGTTGGATGTTGCTATGCTCAATTCTCTGTAATGAGTGTAACCTTCGTGTACTAACTGTATAAAAGCTTTCATGTTATTTGGTTTTTATGTGCTTAAATGTAACCATGTGTGCAATGTCAAGATAGTTGATCCATTCCTTGAACTTCTTAATGAATGAGGGGTATGAAGTTTTGCTAATATCAAAAAAGAACTCGAATGTTTTTTCTCCTATCGAGTGTCCGTCATAGATATAGTTGCCCTTGCCCATGAAGGATTGTATGGTATTCAGGAGGTGCGGGAAACATTCAGAATGACCCTTGGCTGACATCTTCTCGAACACATCTATGATGTCTTGGTGGGTCGGTTTTGTTGGGAGGGATAGAAGTTGGTCTCCTGAATAGAAAATGTCCTTTATAGACCAATCAAATGAACATGACCAATGGTGAGAGTTGCAAATAAACAAAAATTCCTTGTGTTGTGTCAAGATATTTTCGTGTATGGTCTCGATGTCATGGAATCTAAAGTCAATGATATTTATACACTCCTTGTCGATAATTTTTTCATAGAACACAGAGTAGCATAAATGACCCTTGTCCTCTATTAGATCCTTTGCTTTTTTCAGAACTTCGTCAGGAAAAACACCAACAGAAACAAGGCCGTTATAGAGTGTCTTTTTATATTCGACTGTCCATTGCTCCAACGTCAAACCTGTTTTGATACCATTTTTGCCTGATTTAATATATATAAACTCGGACTCTAATAGTTCTAGTGTTTCTACTATGTTTAAGGAGTCTAGTGTTTCTTCTAGATTTATGAATATGTTTTTCATTGGTGATTGTGGTTGATTATGTAAGCCTGTAACCACCACATTGATATTTTACCAATGTGGAGATTACAGACATTCACAAAAAGGTTTAGTTTGGTGTCGGCAAAATTCGGTCGATTATAGACCGAGCCACGTCTTGATTGCTGTATCCAAAACATACATGTGCAAACTTCTCCTTACCGTCATTGCCAAAAATACTATTCGAGTATACCGTGGCAACAATCAGGTTATTCGTGACAATCTCGGGCAAGTTATTACTGTCGTCGGACACAACCCTGTAATTTTTGCCCATTAGACGTGTTATTTCATCTTTTAACTCGTCTCGCACATTTTGTGTGTTGTGCTTTCCTTCAAACATACTTTCCATGCGCTCAATTCCGCTTTCAAGTCTTTGTAACATGTTTTCTGTGGTATCCATCTTGTTTGTTTTTATCTGCCCATGCGACGTAGCATGTGCAGTGCCTTAGAAAAATTTTCTTTATTACCCAATAACATGTGCGAATATGACAAGCCTGCCCCATAAAAATCCTTTGAGAAAATGGTAATAACCGCAACCCCCAATTCGATAACGTCACAGGTATTGTTCTCCTCGTTGCATTTGGTACCATAATACTCGCTTGGTACCATACGGTTCATGTCTGCCTGTATTTTTGCCCGTGTCTCGGGGTTATTCACAAAATCCGAACCGTTATATCTTTTGAGAAGTATGCCATGCATTGTATCGAAAAGATCCCCTGTGAAATTATCACATACGCACCGTTTTTCGTTGAGCCACTTAGCAAGCGACTCCTTGGTTTCGCTATTCAATGCGCTGTCTAGGTGCTCCTCCAATTCTTTTAGGTCTATTCCTTTATTTTCCATATTCGTCTAATATTTTATATACAACGGCAGTAACAACGACCGCACAATATTCCTTCCAAAGTTCAATCAACAATTGTGTTTGTGTCAATGTTGGATGTGAAAACACGTATACAGCTATATATACAATACAATACATGACAGACATACTATTGCACAAATTGCCGACAAAAGTAATGATCCATATTTCTTAATGAAATTCATATTTAGTTTATTTTTAGTGAAGGTAACACAATAACGCCACATCACCAAATATATATCGTTAGTACATAAGTTATATCATAAAATTATATCATAAAAAGATTACAGACAATGAAAGAGGCAAGCAGCGGGAAATTGGTGAGATACTATATGACAGACAAAATAAAGGTCACCCACGACATAAATAATATCGGTCATAGAGAGAAATCTGTCATAATCGGGGAATTGGCGGCAGGACTTTCCTATCTATATGAATTGGACGGTGTGGACGACAATGTTCTGAACCAATTATTTGACCAAAAAGGCATCAACAAGTCAACCACGGAAAAGGTTGCAGACCTTATCATACAATACGAAAAAGTCACAAAGGCGGCACAGTCATTTAGCTCGGACAAGTACATTCCGTATGATACATATCGCAAAGAAGACGAGAATTTTAATACAAAGACAATGATTATTGTTGATGGTGTACACAAGGAGTTTGATGTTGCCAAAACGGAATTCTACTCCGAAAGCAAACGTATCGAGTCGGAGCTGTCAAAAATTGTAAACTCGCAAATGTATACACTCAGGTTTCATGATTCTATTATGGCTTGGTTTGACACCGAATACATTTCGGTAACCACCAAAAAAACAACCATGTATTTCCCGACACAAATTATGGGTATCGTCGGCACAAGTCCTTTTGAGGAAGACGAGCACTCACAGGCATTTTGGGAGAAAATATTCCTTCCGTTCTTACAAAGAAAACACAAAATTTTTGATTATGACTATGTGGAATATATACAAGGACTAAAATAACAAAAAATGCGCTTCGATTGGAGCGCATTTTTTGTGGGGGTTACTAACCAAAATATGTATAAAGGCTGTATAGTGATAATGAGACCGTGTACACTCCCACCATAAAATTATTTCGGATATTTATCTTGCGCTGTCTTTTATATTCCGAAAGCGCAAAGTAAATTTTTTCGCCCATGATGTCATATGCCTCTGACATACCCTGTTGTTTTTGGGAGGCTTTATTTTTTTTGTGCGATTCCTTGCGTGTGTATTCAAGGGCTTCCTTTAGTAGGTGTATTGTGTTGTTCATAATGTTTTTGTTTTTGGGTTGTTGAAGCATGTATTGGTTGTTGATTCGTATATTTCTAGTTATTTAATAACGTGTTTATTGTACAATTTAATTATTAGTACTATATTACATTGACCAATTGTCAATAATAATGAAAAAATACAACCAACAATGAAAAAAATAGGATTTGCCTCAAAAACATATTCGATTTGGGAGCTCACAACAGAGGATAATCTAACAACCTATACATTTAACAACAACCTGTCCAAGAAGGAAGATTTGGCACTCAAAAAGGCTAGGGGCATGGGCGTTAATTCGCTAGATATCCACAAGGAGTTATACGGGATGAGAAAAACATTCAAAAAGTCAACAAATCCGACGGGTTCTTGTTTGGAGCAGCAGTTTAATTTTGGCAAACACGAGGGAAAGAGTATCGAAAAGTGTAAGGATGTTCTGTTTATGGTTTGGTTTCTGTCTCATTCAAACACGAACGAACGAAAAGATATTGTAGTCAATCGAGTTTGTGAGTTGGATGAGAGTTACATGATACACAACCAAGAACTCAGAACCAAGGCCGATGTAGAGTTTGAGTTGGAGTCGGCACGTGCGATCGAGTATATCAAGCTACAATCATCCCCTTTTGTTGTGACACCATTGTCGCATATTGAAAATTGTCAAATACTCATTCAGACCAAGCAAGGGAAAGTGCGTGTGTCCTGTACCAATCCTGTTAAATGTGTCTCGATCAAGGGGGTTAATTGTAATATCCCGCTGATAAATGGCAAGGGATATGTTGTAAAGGATAAAAAGTGTTTTATCCGTGTAGAGACCATTGGGAGTGTTCTGACGATCACAGGGTTGTCGTTGGGAAGCACTCCCGAGGAAGCCTTGGAGGATTTTTATGCATTGGATGTATCCAATATGTCTGACAGATTTTATAGGGCCGCAAGGAGGGTTAAATTGGAACTCGATAATATTTCATTGGACATGGATGTTGTTGTGCATGATGCAATCGAGTGTGATTGGACAGATAACGAAATATGCGATTGGGTCACGGGTCAGGTGGCTGACATAGAATCAAAGCAGCGATCCGTTGTTGATTATGACAAGGCACGAGGGATTATTAATGAGGTTTTAGACGAGTTGTGTGTGGTTGGTGGGCATTTGTATAACATGGACAATGAAGTGTCCTATGTAGCCGAAAAAAGAATGAACAAGGAAGATTACACAAATCACATATTGGATTTACTAGAGGTCGGGTACATGATTGACACAACAAAGAATCCTAAATTTGTCCAATACAGGGAGGATTCTATAGGGTACCTAGCCAAAAAAGAGTACAACGAATCTAGGTATGATAAAAGCGATTGGGAGAAATACATATTACACTGTGCCGAAAAGCAATTGGATATGTATACATTTACGGCCATGATTGACGGTTATGAAGTTCAATTTATACAAAAGATTCCTGTGGTTGATTCCTTGTAGTTCTTGACCATATTGTCATAAATCTAGGACATTGCAACCTTTGGTGGTAGTGTCCTTTTTGCTTGTGTCCCTCAGTGATCCCTTTATATTATTTGGGTTAAACCCTCCACCAATTCTTTACCAAGTCAATTTGTTGATAAACAGGAATCATGAACTCCTCCAACATCAGGATAAACATGGCTGTTGTCGGGTTCGTGAAGGCACGCTTGGGAAGTCCATTTGTTAATAGACCCTTTGTCCAATCGGTTTCACGATTACACTTATTGTTCTCAAGGTGATTGTATTTGGTCTTTATGCGGCTCATGTTTTTACAATATGTACCTAATTCACAAAGCAAATCTCTTTACAGCAAACAGTGGTTCTGTTGTCACCCTCGGTAACTATATACACGCCGCCTAGCCAATGTGGGGTTGTGGGACTGTTTGGTTTGAATTCGACATTTACATTTTTGCCTTCTTTTTGTCCATTATATTTTTTAATGGCAAATATTACACCATCAACGGTTCAAACCAAGGGTGTAGGGTCATGCTTGTTAATTCTCCAAACTGTACCAATGTCTTTTTCATGATTTTTTTATTTGTATGTATAATTATTATATACCAAAAAATGTAATATTCTCTGACTTTGCCATGTCACAAAAACAACAAAATGCTTACTTTTAAAAACTTACGATTTGCGGGAAATATACACAAATCGTAAGTTTTCGTCCTAAAAGTACATTTTTCGGGGCTTATATATAAAAAAATAGTATGCTTACTGTTACTAGGGTTTTTGGTCGAAAAGCCTAATAACAGCTATACCACCCTAGCCCTTTAAACATCGAGTGTTCAGCCTGTTTTTATTTTGGATGTTTTGACACCAAATATAACGATAAATACCCGATTATACTAATATTTCTTCCAAAAACCTTAAAATATTGTCAAATGATAATAATATAAATATGTTATGCTATATATTTTCCATTTCATTTCGGGTTGTTGTTACATTTTTTTCGCTTGATGCTAGTATATATCGTTGTTCTAGCCGAAAAATAAAACAGGCTAAAATAGTGTCTGCCTAGTAAACCTAAAACATTCTTAATAGACATTATTTTTTGTCACATAAACGTTGAGATTTATATAACGTTAATTGTGTATGATAATTAGAGTAATAAATAAAGAAAGGGCAAGGATTGTCCAAGCCAACAAGCAGGATGTAAAATACCTAAAGGCTAGACTAGTTGCCGAAAAGTATCAACCACGCAAGGGTGGTGGCTTTATGGGAATCGAGTCTGCTATTGAGGATATGAGGTATATCCCTTGTACCCTACTGAAAAGGCTAAAAGGGATTCCGAACCTAAAGATCGAGAATGCCTCCTTGCTTTATAATCCTGTGCCAAAACCAAGAATAAGCGAGGGTCTTGAATCTTTTGGTATGGAATATCCACCATACCGTTGGCAGTTGCACACCATACATATGATGCTCAGCCTACCCTTTGGACAATTCGACCTGTCCATGAATGCAGGCAAGAGTTATATTAATTATTTGTTTACTCTAATCAGGGCCATGAAGGGGTACAAAACTCTTGTTGTGGTACCAATGAAGACTTTGGCCATACAAATGTTTAAGGACTTTAAAGGACACTCTGAACACCTCAACCAAGCTACACTCGACCAAATAGAAGGAGGGTATGACACGGATGTGATATATTACAACTCTAGGCGTGTTGACAGCAATATAATTATAGGGAATGCGGCATCGCTTGGAAGGATGTGTGCCAAGGACAAGAACGGGAATTACCTCAAGCCCGAACACAAAGAATTTTTTGAGAGTATCGACTATGTAATTTTTGATGAGTGTCATAGCCTTGTTAGTGACACCTACTACAAAAACGATAGTGGGTATCTGAAGGTCTTAAAATGTTGCAAAAACATAAAGGGCAAGTATGGCTATACAGGAACCACACAGGACGAGGAAGAAGACCCGATTAAAAAACTTTTGGTCGAGAAGTATATAGGTTGTGTGGTGTACAAGGTGCCCGCCAAAGAATTGGAGGAGGCAGGGCAGTCCGCAACACCAAAATATCATTCGCATGTCATCGAGGTTTCGCAGGAAGCAACCGAACATTTCCATAAGAAATTAAATGAGTATGGCGACATGGTCAGAAAGGGTCGTGTGGCCCGCTGTATAAATGTTGATAATTTTATCGACACGGTGCCAAATAATATTGCCAAGAAAAAAATCTATGATAAAAAGTATTGGCTAACAGGAAACCCGACCACGCTAAAGAATATCGAAAAATCAAAACCCAAGAAGAATGTTGATTTCAAAATCTTGAAATACACAGAAACTATTGCATTTAATTATAGCAAGCTATATTGGGGGACAAGCAAACTATACCGCAATACTGTCTTGTCAAACATTCTTTCGCACCCTCCCAAAGAAAATCAATTAGTCTTTGTTGACAACCTAAAAGACCTACATCGTCTTGGTGAACTATTGTCAGAAAAGGGCAGGGATGTCATTAAATTCTATGGGGACGTAAAGGATGCCGAGCGTGTTGCGTTAATGGAACGAATGGAAGAAGGCGAGGGTCTTATTTTGGTGGCCATGTATCAGGTTATGGCCATTGGTGTTTCTATTAAAAAAATACACAGGTTGCATTATTACTCGTCATGTAAACGTGCCCTTCGATTTATGCAGTCGTTTGGGCGAATAATTCGAAAACATCCGACCATCCCTATTGTACATATACATGATTGGAGTTTAAAATTATGGGTGGAGCCGACCAATCGAAAACCCGTCAAAGAAACCAAGTCCAACACCAAAAAATTTGGTTACTTATACAACCATTTAATTCATAGATTACACACACTACAGAAAAGATTGGGTTACGGTTATGACCGTATTGTCCATAAAACTGATACATAAATTAAAAAATAACCCAAAAAAAAATGATACGAAAAAATAACGGAAAGCAAAGACTGAACGAATTGACAAATGCATTTTACAATGCCCCACAAGGCATTGAGGTGAACAACGATAAGGTTACCGTCAGTAATTACTCGACACCCGCAAATGTGGATTTCATGGAGACCAATGAGATTAGGCGTGTCGAAAAAATACTTTCGAACGAGGTTCCCATAGAAACATTGATTGTTAAGTCCTCCGAGATTAGGCACAATGTTGTCAAGAAGGCTATGGGTGTAACCACAACACTAAACGTGGCCCAAATTTTTGAGATAATCACCGACATTATAGGTTTGGATCAAAAGGATTATACAACCTTTTTTAATGGTCTTGAACCCGAATCCAAGGATTTTTTCATCAATGGTCTCAAAAAATTAAGTTTGGGCAAAAAAGTAAACGACATGTTGGAAAACGAACCCAATAACACACAATTAGCATGAACAAATTAAATCTCATACAGAATTGTGTCACTGTTGCCATAAACACGATTGCAAACCATGTGATGTTTTATACTAGGTACCTAGAAAAAAAACATTTTCCTGTATACATAAGAAGTACAGGAGACAAGGTTTGGCTGTCGAAGGATTACGGAGTCAACGAAGCCCAAGAATATAAATTGGAACAAGTGCCTCGCTGTGTGATGTCAATAACCAATGTGGAGTTTCCTGAAAGCAAACGAAGCCTAGGAAGACAGGACAGCTTCTATAAGTTAGAAGTTGCAGAGATGGCATCAAAAAAGGCCCGATCCATGAAAGTTGTGGGTTATGAAATTGAAATTAAGGTACAATTTGTACTTCCTGATTTTTTACACCTAATCTCTTTTGTTGAATTCCTTCAGGAGGCTTTTATAGACCCCAATATTCCAATCTCGTTTCAGGCAGACGGAATGACCAATAATGCCGTTATGTATATTGATACAACATCACCCGACATGGACTTAAATATTGTGGACGGTTTTGAGCAAACAGACCTATACCCCACACTAGAAACCACCATAAAAATAATAGGCAATAAGGCGAATTTCGGAATGTACAAGCTTTCAAATGGCGGACACGGATACGACGGATACAATCCTGATGCCGTAACAGATTTCGTTGAAAGTAATGATTTGGATGCCGATAAGGTAATAACCAAGGTTACCGTGAACACAACAATCGAGGAGAACGACGGTACTATCGGAACAGACAGCTACAATGTAACCTAAAATAAATCATATGACTTCGCATACAAGGAAAAATAGACTAATGGAAAAGAAGGTAAAAACTAATAGTGTAACGCCACAGATACATGTACCTTCCGATGTGGATATTTGGGTACATGACATTGTTATGGGACACAGCAAGGTTAGTATGCGAAGTCTCATTTATAAATTTTTTCCGATAGGGATTTTACTTTGGTACAAGGCAAATCAAACATACAAAAAAGAACACGAGACCCTGATGCGAATAATCAATGAAAACGATGTGTTGGCAACAACCTTGGAAACGTACAAGGCAGAGCATGATGGTAAGATATTGTATCTTTACCATTATGCATCCGACTCGATGTTACAATGGACTGATCAACGTGTTGTTAATTACGTCAAGTCATTCATGCACGACGAGGTCTATAAACACTTTAAGGAATATGGTGGCGGTACAATGTTTGCAGAAGACATAAGTTTGATTGCCTACAAAATACCCTTGGATAATGTCGAATTGAAAGATATTAGGGGGTATGCCCAATCTGATGAGGTTCGAAAGATAGTCGTGAAGGTGTACCCCACGTATTTAGGCACACCCGAGGCGATTATGAAGATCACACAGCAATCCATGGCGATATTCGTTGTTGTGCTATCCATGATAATACTAGGAGTAGTATTTTTAGTGTGATTGTAATAGTGTGTTTTTATATATTTGAACAACACTATTACCCCCTGATGTGGTTTTTAATTTGGACGGAAACTCTTTGCGTTCTTGAAAAAACGGCACAAACTTGTCTGTCGGAAAATTAATTTGCACAATATCGTTTACGTCACGTGTGTTACCGTCTTCCATGACGTATGTACCCTTTTTCTTGTGTGTAATATAAACCTCTTTTTGGGTAAATATAGTTTTCCTCTTCTTGGTTTCTGTTATGGTTATTTCTACCTTGTCGCCAACCGTTATTGGGTGGGCATTGTCATTCCTTAAAACGATAACATTCTTAAAAAAGTAGAATGTGTTGTTAATATCCATTGGCTCAAAAAACGCCACGATTTGTTTTGTGTCGTGTGTTGCCAATTTCACCAAGTCAACAACCAAGTCTAGATTACACCTACCGTCTGTCATCGAATATATATCACCCCTTAAAACACGTGTTCGTGCCCTGTCTGTAATTTTTAATATCTCGTGTACCTTGTTATATTCATAGGCACTAGAGGCAACTATTATGTTTTCGGCCAATACAGGAAAACCGAAAGACTTCCATGTTTTGTATGTGAAAATTGTACAATATTCGGTCAATTTGAATATTTCTGATATGTATTTTGTATACCCACCAATAATTGATTTCGGGATATGATAAACAAAGTCTTTATCAAATGACGTGACCAAGAACATTGAACAATTTTTCTTGTTGTGCATGTACTTTTTCGTCTTGTTTTTAATGGCCTTATATTTGCCAATAACAAGCTCGGATATGAACTCGCTTGTGTATATTCTGCCGTTGTGGTTGTCAACATAAAGCTTGCCATTATCATCACACTTAATTACGTCGTCCACCAACAATATTGTCCCTAGCGGTTGATCGCACATAACGACCTCGATGTCTGTGCCTTTTTTCTTGGTAGATTTTGTTTTTGTAATTACCAATTTGTCCCCAACCTTTAATACAGTAGATTTTGTTTTTTTATACCAAAAATTTTTATCCTTGATGTAATAGTATTTAAGTTGTTTCATATATTAATATTTATATAAAGAAATGGCACCGTTAAGGTGCCATTTCTTTTGTATTTATATAAAGGGTTATGGTTTACATAGAGGTATCAATCGCCTCCAACTCTTCAATCTCTAAGACTATTGTCTTGAGCGTTTTTCGCTTTGTAATCCACGATGTGTCAACCCCTGCATCCTTGAGCTCTGTGCGTAGCTTGTCACGTTTTAGCTTTATGTCTGCCAATTGATTTTGAGTTTGTTTGTTGATTTGGTGCTCCGATACCTCCTTGGCAATACTGTCTAAAGAGACTTCGCCTTTTTTCCCACTAGCCTTTGCTGCTTCTGCAAGTGATTTCTGTGCGGCCTCGGTAGAAACCTTGTCGTCATAAAGCTTGCCTGCCTGCTTAATTCCCGTTTGGATTTGGTAAATCGAAATGTTGGTAGACTGAAAATATCTCATCCACTGAAAGAATGTTTCGAGTGTACTGTCAGACATTTCCCAATGCGAAACAAGTATTTGCATTGTTTGAAAGTCCAACCAATCCAAATAAATTAAGCCATTGTGTTTTGGTTCCTTGTTTCCTGTTGTTTTGAAGAAAACATCAACACCCTCCATTGCTTCCAACTCTGTTCGAAGTTTTGAAAGTTCTTGTGGGTTGGCAGAACTAACCACATAGTAATACGACTCCACACCCTCAACCTCAAGGTTGCCAAAGCAATTACCATCAACAGTGTTAGACTTAAACAAACCCTCCTTGATTAGGTTCCTGTCAGACATCACAGTCATAGAACGACCCATGATTTTTTCCTTGAGCTTGTATACACCCTCAACATTGGCAATAGTCAAACCCTTGATCGTCTTTCCAATTTGATTCAGAATTTGATTCACAATCGTTTTTGCATGATTATGAATAGGGATTCTCATCTCATACAATTGTTTTTCATATTCTGCCTGCTTAACAAGCAATTCAGGGATTGTGTGTTCATGGAGCGGTTTCACCATACGAAAGTCTGACGTTTCCATTTCTAATGGGATATCATCCGTTTTTCGCACTTCTACATTTTTTGTCGGGATTTTTATCTCTTCTGCCATTGGAGCTTTAGTATCTTCCATTCTATCTATAACTATTTTTATGATTAATATTTAATTCTTGCTATGGTAACGTTAAAAAAATTAGGTTGTTTATAGTTTGTAATCAAAAAAGTTATATTTTTTTGGTTCTAGCAATGAGTCATAATCGTGTGTATCCTGTATAATTTAAATAAGGTCAAGAATAATATTATAATTATTTGTTTATGTTATTTTTTTGTCTATCTTTAAATACGCCAATAAGGTATCACATTTTAAAATGTTAGACATGAAAAGGTTAATGATCACAATCGCAATGCTAGGCACTCAATTATTATATGCCCAAACCTACACTTTCGACAGAATTGTAGAGAAACAGCAGTACATGACAGGGACACTACCCGTTTCCGACACGATGATAAACGGGGCTATCATATTGGACGGTGTAACCTTAACAATAACGACCGAAAATCGTGTGAACATTGTAATACATCCTGTAATACTAATGGATTTTGACCAAGAAACAGGCCTACAGTCGTACTTTAACAATGGAAATATGTATTTTCTTAACCTAGAGTCCGAAGAATTTATTGTGGTAAAAATTGGATACCGAACCGTATATAACATAACATGGGGTCTGTAACCAAGTATCCCGTATAAAGAATAAATCCAAAATTAATTGTGTATACCTTGGGGAAGTGAAATATTTTGTTGTATATTTGTGACAAGGTTAATTCAAACTAAAAAATAAAAATGGATATAGCACAGGCAAAGAAACAATTCAAAGACCACGTACTTACCAAGGTATTGGACACCAAGGACGTAAAAATATTCACCTTTGGTATTCCTGACGGAGAGAAGCACAAATGGCATTACTTTCAGCGTTGGATATTCGACAGAGGCACACTAATCATCCAAGGAGACTGTTATTGTTCAATATATAGATTTGATTCCCCAAAGTTAAACATCGACTTTTTCAAAAATGTGAATGTTGGATACTTCTCGGGAAAATGTGTGTCTGACAAAGACGGAGACTCGCAGGCAACATTTGAGCACGAAAATGCGCTTGGGATTATACAACAGCATGTTGTTGACAGATTGGTTGACAATTTCGACAACGAAAAATATGAAACGTATCGACTCGAGTACGTAGACCACGTATTGGGATGGATAGATATGGTTGCTTGCTCTCTCGATAACGACATGGGTGAAAGGTATAAAGAGGATATCTTGTCAATCACAGAAGCCTTGGGAGACTATGACGGAGAAACACGCCTCCAAGAAATTAAGGCAGGCTTCAAAGACAACACCGCATGGTCATGTTTCGAGGAATATTTACTGACCATGTACAAGTGGGACGATATCGGCTCATGCGAGTATGATGATTCTGATGTGACCAAGTTTTTTGATCTGTCAATTAAAAAATGGAAACGACTGAGCGAGCTTGATTTTGATGGCAAAGAATGGAAAGGGCTTGGTGTCGAAGATAAATACACCGCTCTTATTCCTGTCGTAATGGATGTGTTAGACCTCACGTATGAGTTCGAGGTAGACAATTTACTTGATTTCGATTACGAGGGTGATGCACACTCTATAATGAGAAAAGAGGAACACGAATTTATGTTCGGGCTAGACCCATGGGAAATATCCCTGACAAGCAAAACCCCAACCCCGTATTGGCACCTTGCGGCCCTACAGGTGGCAGCCATAAAATATCCTAACCCATGAACATAAACGAAGAAAATAAAAAAGTATACAACCACTACAAGGATAAGTTCTTGAGTGAAATAAAAAGTACTTCGGAGTCTGAAAATATCGACAATTCAACGGCTGTGGCACTCACAGAATTGGTGAGGTATTCAATCGAGCTAAAGCGGTACAAGTTTTATGCGGGCGGAGGATATGAAAAAGACACCAAAAACCCTATCAATATGTATGACGTTGTTGTCTATTTTACTCTGACATCAGACCCGTTCTTTGCTGTATGTATTGACGAGGACGGTGATTTGTGCGACCTATACCGATGCAATGAGGATGGCAAAGTTGAGCATGTAATATATTAAAATTAAACAGTGAGATATGAAATATTTTGACGATTACGATTGTAAAGAAGACGGTGAGACCTACACATACGCAGAGCTACAAGAAATAGTAGCCAAGGAATACAAAACGATGCCCGAGGAAGAAAAATATAAACGGTTGGTGCACGGAGACCCAACATTTGAGGAATACCTTGTCTCGTGTATGACGAAAAATCAACACGTGACCATAAATCATACCACACAGGCATACAGTATTAAAGATAACCCACAGAGCTCAAAGGATACAAATCATGGATAAATATAGAGCTTCGAAACGTAAGTGTGAACATTTCGGTACCGTATATTTCATTGAGGAATACAAAACCGTGTTTTGGTTTTTCAAGAAATGGGTTGTTATTGACACCACGGTAACACCAAACAAAAATGTCTGTGAAGGCGAGGCAAAAAAAATGAATATGGAATAAATTATTGTGTTACATTATCAACATACCAAAAATAATTATGACAAAGAAAGGAATCAAAAAAGAAATAGAGGATTGGATTTTGTGGGCAGGCTTCACATGGGAATTTGAGGAGATATACGACCATTATTGCGAATATCGTGAAGGGTGTTACGTGTCCAACACCTGCAAACAAACCATCCTAAAGTTCGAAAAGGAATTGGAGTGGCTGTTCCTTACAATGGAATTTGTGCTGACATCCAACATCCAAAAGGGCAGAAAATGCTCGGACGGAAAAAGCCGTACATTGATCACATACTACGTTAATGGGGTAGAAATCCTGACACAAAAGGTTCCGTATGACGAGGAGTATGATTTTGGGTTTTGTCATCGTATAGGCATCTATGATGTGTATGTGCTAGGCAATAACATTTACCAAAAACGTCAGAAGATTGGGTGTACTCTTCCTGACGAGGAGATCCCTGTCAGGGATGTCAAGTTTCCCCTCTCCAAAAAAGTATTGGAGGACATAGGACTACCACCCGACTTTAAGTTGGTTTTTTGGGACGAATGCGACGATATAGAATATCCTGTGGCAAGGATTGAAGAACTCAAGCAAGATCTAATAACCGACCTTCTAAAAATAAGAGAGTCACGAAAAGAAAGACCAAGCATATGGGAATGTGAAACCCTTGATGGTGTATATAAACACACCAAGATTTGGTCAAGCGAGTTGGCATTGAGCACAACCGACCGTGAAGGGTTCGGAAAACGAAAGAATGACATTATTATTGATATACATACCGAAGGAACCCGATTCAAGTTCAACCTGTCATTGTCGGATTTACACACCAAGGATTCTAAACAAAACTAAGATGGAAGTCGAACAAGCATATAACGACAAGAAGGGCAAAGAAATAAGAGAATACGACGTACTAAAAGTCTTTCATTTTACGGGGGTTAATGAGCAAGGGCGTGGTCGAAAACATTATTACATGTATAAGTGGGCAAAACTTGTTGAGATACACGGAATGATGCGTTGGGTAGGACAACACCTAAACAACGACAAGAAGGAATATTACCACCTTGGGGGACGGGATATTGGAGAAGACAGAAAATTGATTGACACAGAAATTGTACAGACACGGCATGAGGTTGTTACATCAGAAACGAAGCGAAGGGTTTTAAGAGCTTCAGAAAAAATTTCAGAGGTTGGTAGACAAGGAACTGCCTGTTTTATTGTTCCTCCAAAGAGTGTCATTAAAACACTCCCTGATTGGTTGGCATATATCAGACACGGAAACTTCGATTGTCCCATAACCAAGACAATGTTGGAAAACTATAGCCAAGACAATAATTGCTTGGGGTTTTTTAATGGCATAGGATATTATGTAACCTCTGATGGCAGCGAAAATCATATTTTTTGACCCCTGTGATATCAGAGAAGGCATAAGATTAATTAACAACAAAATTACACAAACACAATATGAAGACTAAATTTAATTGTCCACACAAAGAAGGCGAATTGGTGGTGGTTGACAGCAACACAAGACAAGAAATTTTCGTGACTAAAACAGTCGGGGATCAAAAGAATACCGACACACTCAGAAAGGCCACAAACACCGAAAAGCGTATGTGGTACGACAATAATGATAAAGAGTTGGTTATTGTGGAGTCCTGTGATTATTCCGATGCCATGGTTTTTGGGAATTGACAGAAACAAGAAGCCTTTCGTTAGCATATCGGGTGATAGTCGGAATATTTCCGATTATGTAATAAGACGATTACATTACTTTAATACAAATAACAAACAATGATAAAGACATTATACGACATACTAGAGACACAATTAATGGGTAAATATATTCGTGTGCGAGTATATGAGGAAGAAGACATGGCGGTTAATGTCGTGGGTGAATGTCCAAAGACATACACAGGCGGCACCAAATATTGGAACGAGGATATTAAATATAATGAATGGTGTGGTCATGTCGAAAAACTCATGGGTTCGGATGGGTCAACAGTTGATATTGTGTTTGGGCGGGACGAGCAGCATAAATTCCCTGACGGATATAGTGGGGATGTTTTTGGGTGTCATATGTTCACCGATATAGAAATAGTAGAAGAATCTGTATATGATATCAGTGTCGACAATCTTGTTGTTATACCTAGCGATTCGCCTATATGGATAGAGAAGTATGGATTGTATTGTTGTTTCAATAGTCCTGTAATAGTAAAGATAACGCACACAACAACCAATTCTACATGTTTATTTGGGAGTGTGCATAAATTAAAAAACGAGGGGTATCCACACCAATCACTTGTTGATTTGGGCCTTAGCGTTAGTATCGACATAAACAAGACGATACCGACACTATATATCATGCCCGACCCAACGTTATCAAACCTATATTATATAGAAAGTATGTATGGGAAAAAAACAAAAAGACTGAGGCAATGAAAATGTTAGACGATTACAACAATATATATCATGAAATACTAGACCACTTCTGTATGCGTCATGAGGCATACGGGACATATCATATCGAGGATTACCGAGACCATTTTTGGTACCACTCGGCAGAAAACAATGAGGTGATATTTTTTGATAGCGACCCCCGACTAGAGAAGGGACTGCTTGACCAAGACTCTTGGGTTGATAGTGACGGAAACGATTACGCACTAGAACTAACATCGGATAGTGTGCGTTCAATGGGCGGTTTTTTTGCCTGCTTTACAGACGATGCTCTTATTTGCATCTTTGACGAGTCTAAGAGACTTGAGGCAGAGTAGAGGTACACATTAATAAGAAATAAAACAGTTAAAAACATGTTTAATATACTATATTACCAAGGAAATTATAACCAATTGTATGTTCGTGAGATAGCCAATTGGGAAGTTATAGAGGATTTTCCTGCTGCCTCACGAAAAAGTTTTCAAAAAGAGGAGGAGGCAATCGAATACGCAAAAGAATTGGCCGAACAAAACGGCTTAACATATGTGGCCAACAAAAAAGGAGGCTACCTAGACTAAAATAAATATGAAACAATTAGTAAGAAAGATTTTCGGAGACGAGGCTGCCAATAATCCCGAAACTGTGGAAATGTATGTGGAAACACAAAAAATTGCCATGGATGAATATGCCAAGGAGTACCACAAGAAGCAGCTAGACACGTTGCTCGGATTGGGTCGATCGTTCGAGTTGGCATTCGACACTATTAATTGTCCTGTGAGATACGACAGCTATGCACAACAGATTTTTGATTGTAAAAACAACCTCCTGTTTCAAATCCGTGGTTGGGGACACATACAGTACTTGACCAATGCAACAGAACGTCAGGACGACATCGGAAGAATGCTTTGTGCGGTTATTAACAAATGTGCAAGTGTTAATATAATGTTAAAACAGGACTAAACAGAAAAGTAATTTGTTATTGTGCAATTTCTTTCGTAGGTTTGTGTATAGTTACTAACAAAAATAAAAAATATCATGACAACATTTAACAGCACAATTTCTTGGTGGGCACTAAGAAGTAATGACGAAAAGAAAGATCTAAAAAACAAGTACTTTTTAAACAGTACTTGGACAGTGCCTAATATTCAACAGGTAGACGTCATGGCAAGAGGGGAAGGTGTTATTGTGAAGGCTATCATTGCACCGCCCTTGTTTTCAAGTGTAATGGGTCGTATGTCAATTGATTGGAGCCTAGATTCTGCATATCCAAGCTTGAATAACGAGTCTAAAAACACAAAAAAAGAAATGGTCTTGGAAGAGCGTGTTTCTGATAATTCCACGGGTGGGGAAGCTTTTGACAATACAATGAATCAAGTGTGGGATCACAACATAGAACAGAGGCTACAACACAAACGTGAACAGACCGCTCCCATGCAACACTATCGCAAGTTGCAAGAAAAGTTGTACCAAAAAAGACAGGGTACCACACAGTTTATTTTTGTGGTGGTAACTACGGCGCATGTACAGCAGGCCTTTGAGCTGAACAAAATAGACGAGGATACACTGTACATGGAGTATGGCGTAACAGGATTTGATCCTGTGGACATTGCACTAAAAGAGCTTGTGCACATAACCGAGCCTGTCACATCAGACAGATTGCGTCTATGGCAAAATCTTCCTGACAAGGTCGATACGTATATCAAAAAATTTAACACAGAGAGTGCAATGGGCGTGCCAAATATTGGTGGTATCTCGTTTGTGTGCCAATTAATCACAGGGCATATAGAGGGAGACAATTTTGACGAATACTATAAAACCAAATGTTAGATGGGTTGTCATACATGGTTTTGGCAAAGAATCGAACGTTCTTTTGATGATGCAAAGGAAAATTATCATATTGCAAAAACAAAAGAACTAGATTCTTTGCAGAGGTGTATTGATTCTCCCACCAAGGACGATATCGAAATGGCTCAGATATACTCATGGACAAGCAGTCATTTGCGTGATTGGATTGCTGATATTGAGCAAGAAATGGATATTGTTGCGTCGGGGTATCGGCAATGTATAATGTGGGAAAATCAACCCGACACAGATGATGAGTCTGTTGTGTATGTAAAGGATGCAGGTTTCTACAGAAGATGCAAGGACAAAGGTGACACGTTCAGGACAGTCCACACAGAAGAGAAGTTGTTCTGTTACGATCAGACAATACACTTTTGTGACAAGAACGGCATTGAACTGAATAGTAACCAAATAAAATCACTAAAAGATTTTTGGGACGAGTACCCCGAGGGTATGATAGATTTTGGATAGCGATATTATAATAACCAAATAAAACCAACCATGTTAGAAACAATTATTAATTACCCAAGAGACATACTAGAATCCTTTGTCAATTATCCGATAACCACATCTTTGTGTGTAATACTAGGAGCACCCGTGATTTATTTCTTATGGGCATATTTCAATTATAGTTTAGTTGACGAAGAAGAAAATTAGTGTCGGGTATTGTGAATACCGATTTTTTGGTTACATCTGTAAGGCAATCATGGCAAATACATGAACAATTAATTAGCAACAAAAACAAAGCAACATGGCAAATTATCCTGCAACAATTTTAGAGGTAGTAAGAGAACATTTTGATAAAATTATATTCGCAAAAGCTTGGAACGAAAAATCAATCCTCGAAGCGAATTCAAAGGAGTATATAGAGAAGAGTTCGGTAGAAAAATCTGTTTATAACGACCCAAAAATCACGATACCTATTTACGAGGCCAACTTGCTTGTTATTGATGATAGACTCAAGGAGTGGGGTGTGTTGTTGGATCATATCAACCTTAACATGACATCAACAAAGGAGACTTTTGTTGAAAATATTATGGGGATTGACACAGGACTAGGCATTTTCCAATTCGAAACATGTATCAAGGAACAAATTGAAAAACTCCCGTTGTGTTATGCAAAGGGATATTTGGATGGTACAGTGAGCGGTGCAATGCAAGATGTTTTTTGGGGTGTGACTGATACGAATTTCAACTCAGGTAAAAAAGAGGCTGTGCTTGAATTGGCAAAAAAAGATATTTGGCATTAAGCACTATCTCTATACCAAAATTTATTACTATAAAATATTACTAAAGAAACAATTATGTTAGAAACAATGATTACGCAGTACCTAGAAGGTCGTGAGGATATTAATTTTAAGAATGTCGAGGATCTTACGGTAATTCGAAGTGTAACAAAGCACGATGACGTAGCTCTATGTGCAAAATTTATATGTGCAGAAACCAAATCACAAGAAGATCCTTATAGCACCATTTACATTGATGTTTGGGAGGTTCTTGCCTTTGTGAATAACAATGTCCATAAGAATACCAAGAGAAGGTCAGCCCATGTATACAGGGATGGTGTAATCAATTAACAAAAACGTTAAGGAAACGTTAAAATCGGTATCTGCTATTGTGGGTACCGATTTTTGTTTACATTTGTAAGGCAATCATGGCAAAGACATGAAAAATAAATACATTAACAATCCATTAAACATATCATCATGCACGTAATATTAAAATCTAAGCACCGCAATGTCCGAACACAAAAAGGGCATATATATGTAAAGATGTCGGATCACTACACGGCAACCGTCCGAAATCTGTCGGAGTTTGTTCACTTATTGAACGACGATAACGAGTCTAAATCAGAACTCGAAGTTGTTGATATTAGTGGTGTTAGTATTGTCTTTCACACAGCAGTATTGGACTTGATTGCCCAATACAAAAATCGTGCCCCTGAATCGACACAACCAATGAATGGTGGCTATGTTGTAAAACTTATGAGGCTATACGAAAAAGAGTCCGAGATTTCAAGAAGACTTGGTATGGCCAATAAATATGGGTATGGCCTTGAGGATTATACAGATCTTAGTTGGCTGTCAAAAAAACAAATGAGAGTGGTTTCTTATTTGAGAACACAAATAAAAGTAGAGGAAATATAGCAGAAATTATTCCTTATATCACCAAAGAAGAGTTTGAGTTAAACTTTGAAATTGATGCTTGTTGTACTTTTGAGGAGTGGAGTGTGGGTTAGGAAAAAGGCTACAACAATTGTTGTAGCCTTTTTCTTTACCAATTAAACATGGTAATTGTTAATACGGCATCATTCTTAAATATTAGCACCATACAATCCTGTGAGGTTATTGTCCAAGATGAAATATCTTCTACATTAAAAGTCAATCCTAACGGCTTGTCTTCCCCACAAAATAAGTATAGCTTCATAACATTAAAACGATAACCAACGGTTATTTCTTCTTGGTATAGATGGCACAGTTGACTTGTCTTGTCCGTGTATTAAAATTCGCATGAAAATTTTTCACGTGAAAAATCGTAAATTTTATTGGCCGTGTATTGATCCTGAACCACTCCATTCTCAAGCATGTATTCTATCTCTGTTCCCATCTTTAATCATTATCTCTATTAATAAATTTATAAACGGATTGGCTATTCCGTAAAACGGCCTCCTTGCTAAAGTCCCCCCAATTTAAACCATTGATACCATTGGACGTAAAGTCCCCTAGCAGGGCAGGGTTTTGACCGCTTCCTCCAATGGGTGAGTTGGTGCCTTTATACACGTCTTTTGGTTTCCAATATGTACGGGCACCACCATTAAATAAACCTTCTGCTCCTGCACGACCTCTACCCATTGATGGCTTAAAGCTCATCTCCACGAAGATCTCTGTCGGAAAATCTTCGTATCCCAATTCGTCGCCGAACCAAATCTTGCTTTTTCCGTCATTTATGAGATTCCCGACACTCATAATAGGATTAAGCGGGTTGCCAATGACTATGTGATAATTGCCCACAGGGTCGTTTGTAAGCAAACTATTCATGAACGGGATACTAGGACGACCAACCGAGTCTAATAGCTTACCAAACGCCATATTCAGGACATTTGTTGCGACCTTCTTTAGGGTCTCCAAAACACTGCCACTCGATAGGCTTCCTAACCAACCCTTCATAGAGGCATGTCCTTTGTTAAGGAAGTCCCGATAATTTGACGGGTTCATCATTCTAAGATTTGTGGCCATTTGGGACGGTCTTTGACCAACCCAATATCTAGACCCACCCCAAAATGTGGCATCATTGGTTGTCATAATCAAGATATTAGAAATTAGGTCAATGAATGCCCTTTTGCCGCTAATTCCTTGATGTGAACGCATTTTATATTTGAATATTAACTTTATTGGCTGTTCCCAATCTAGCCCAACGTCCCTGATGTGTGTAGACTCGATCGAGTCTACTTGTCCATACACCTTATTTGTGTCGTGTGTCGGGTCAATATTTAGTCGGTTTTCGCCTTGTATGGCATTCTTGCCAAACTGAGGACTTGCCACACTAAGTATGTTTTTCATAACACCGCCACCCTTTCCGTTTTTTCCAAATCCTGTTCCTGAACCAAAACCGCTGTCGTCTCCTTGATTACCCATCTTTTCCATGCCACTCTTAAGGCTCTTCCAACGCATACCCATTTCCATGGATGTGATTTCGCTAAGTTTATTATAATCTTTTCCTGCAAAGGTTAGCATTGTAGAAATTGGGGGTTCTTGGTGAAATTCGGGATCATAAATATTGTCTGAGCAAGGATATGAAAACTTATTTAATGTGACAAGGCGGTTTAGCGGAATGTCCCGAACGTCCTTTAAGTAAAGGAAGTCGTTTGCATTGTAAATAAGCCCACCACGAGGATTGTCTATCAGGTCAATAGGTTGGATGTCCTTGAATAGTTCGGAATTGTCCCCAATATCTTCTTCTGTGGTTGGGTAATTGCCACCCTTGGAACCGTATATGTTAAGGTAAAACAAGTGATGTTTAGAAAAAAGAGACCGTGGTTGGTCTTCTATCTGAACATGTTTAACACTTCCGTTCTCCAAGACTTGTTGGTCTGCTCCCTTGGGCATATCAATAGGCTCGGTCGAATTGTACTTCCCTGTCATTCTTTTAGAAGTATTATATTCGGTGTCTTTGCGTAGTTTTATAAATTCGGATGGTGATAGTGCCATATTACAGATATTTTTTGTTAATGTTCGTGTTTTATGTACAAACAGCCTATAATATCGTTACGATTAAATAATATACTAACAAAAACAACTATGGAATTAAAAAATAAACTTGTAAAAGGCTCTGTTTGGTCGCCGACCATGACAGACACATCAATACCAAGAGGAAACGAAAAGAAAGGCGAGACACTATTTACAGTCGAGATTCTAAATGTCGATTTTGTCAATAATAGTGTGACTCTTGTTAGTCGCCCTACCGAGACATTTAATATCCCCGAATTTTTGGCAGAGCATAAATTGGTCTCGATGACACCCATCAAGGAACCCATCAAGGATATCCTGTCAAAAGCAGTTGGTAGTATCGCCAAACAGCTTGGGATTTCAGGAACAGGCGGCAAGACCATGCGAAAGTTAGACGAGAATGATCAGCCAATAAACAATACGATTGACATACCCGACTCAAGCCCTGTTCAGGAAAAAGAGACACAAGACGTCGTTGTGCAAAAAACACAAAAAAAAGTTGTGCAAGATCATGTGTCATTAGAAATATCAGAAGAACTCAAAAGCGTTTTGACATTGTCAAAGAAATCAATTGTAGAGTTCGAGGGAGATTCGCCTAGCCTTGATAAGGTCATTAAATTATTGGGAATGTTTCCTGATGTAACACTCAAGGAGTATGTTGAGGCCATGGTAAATACGCCCTCCATGGAAAATGCCGTTATGGCGTTAATCATGGACTGCTTTCGGACACATCCTGATTGGGTCGAACCGAAGCATATTGTTGAAAAAATGTCAGAAAGCGAGTCTGAATGATAGACTTTTTTGATAAAAAGGTGTTTCAGCCCATGGATGTTGTTTACTTTGTGGCATCTCCTGTGTCTGATGTTTATAGGTATTATATCTTTGAGGGTGTTGTTCAGAAAGTAATTGAGGAGGGTGAATCATATTATTATGAAATATCACCCACAAAAATTATGTCCAACAAGTCTTTGATTAAAAACCTTAACAAAAGCACTTGGTCATGTACCAAGGTAACCGACAAGAGACCCTACTGTGGTCTAAAAAAATTCTCGGCTCCTGTTATGACAGAAAACATGTTCTTGTCAATCGCCAAGACGTGGAATATGAACGTCCCCCCAATTTTGGTTTATCAATACAAAACAGAGGCAAGGAAAGGGTACACACAGACCATGGAATATTTGGCAAAAAAGTTGGAGATTGACTTGGGGTATATTCACAAGCAACTAAAACGTGAGTAAAAACAAGCCATACTACAAATGTAGTATGGCTTGTTTTTTGTTACACGTCGTCCATGAGCCTCCATTCGTCGGTGTCGATAACAAGACGTAGCTCGTCACGCCCATACTCTGTATAGCTATCCAATTCTGTGTAAGTGTCGGTATCGAACAGGCTAAGTTTAATGATAACCTTTGTACCATCCAAGGACTTCCTCCTTGTTTCGGGTGTTCCGACTAAAAAATCATCCAACTGTGCTAGAATCGGATCCGTCATGTCTATTATAATAAAAAACCTATTATGCATGTGATTATTTTTGTTTTATTATTGGTTATTAACATCCGTGCTTCGGCTCGCTTCTTCTAAATTAATACCCTTAAAGAAATTGACATTCCTTGATTCGTCCAACAATTGCCAATTGCTGCCATCAAAAAAGCCATTATTCCCCATTTTACAGTCAACAATAATATTATTTGGTTTAACGGGTGTGTCTAATATCTTACCGTCATTGTATTCGAGCTCTATATCATCCACGCCCAATTCTATATTCCACATTCTTGCATTGTCATAAAACCCCGCACCAAACTGACCGACACTAACCAAAGTCCCCATTCTTAGGGGTGTCGTATTAATAATTGTGTCGGATGTAATGCACACTAAACCAAAGGTTGTCTTTGGTAGCAATATATTATTAAGATACATATTAACACCCGAGACTAATCCTGAGCCGTCGTATGTGACCAACATGTGGTTATGAACATCATTTAAAACAGAGCCGATATCACTATAAACATCAATAGACCGTGTGTCAATCCCTAATCCTGTTGATAACTCAAACCTGAGCCGTCCATTACTTGTAACCGTAAAAAAGAATCCTCTGTCTGTAACCCATTTGGATATTGCATGAAACGGACTAAGGTCGCTTGTTTTTTTAAAACGTGCGCTTATGCTCATTGGGTCTGTCCATTCCAAGTCGTATATTGGGTTAATAGGAGCCTCAAAATATTCATCAATGCCATTTAATAGCATAGAATAGTTAATGGTTGCCAATTCGGTTTTTTCTACAATTCTCAAAGGGATTGGTTCTATGACAGGCAGACCGATTTTCTCGGGAATCTTGTCAATTGTAACAAATCCTTTTTTTGTGTGTGTATGCGTTCCGTTGCGGTCGGTTATACTAACAGTAAGATCAAATGTTCCTGTCTTAAACATCATAAACCTAAAAACAATAGAATATTGAACAACTTCAACGTCTCCTGTAAGTGAGTCTGTCAATGTCCAAACTATAAACGCATTTGTGTTTCTTGAGTATGTGTTTACGAATGCATAAAATGGCTGTCCCATCTGAACAAAACTTCCGACAGGAACAACATTCAAAACAGAACCCTCCAAACCAATACACTTGATGGTTTGTACGCCCAATGTCGGGTGTTTAATGATAAGGTTATCCTTGGTAATTAAGTGTACTTCATCGGTCTCGCCAACACTAACAATAACCTCCAAATCAAAGTTGTTTTCGGTGGCAATTAATCTTAGTTTTGTGGCAAGGTCTTGTGCATCCGTATAGGTCAATATGTCCTCATACAAAAGATGTTTCGTTTGGAACAATTCAAGCCCTAAAATACTTTCCTCGACGCCAATAACCTCGAGTGTTCCGCTCAATACAGACAGATCCAATATGGTTCTTGCAAATCCTTGCAGACTGCCAAATGATTGATAATCATTGGAAATTACATTCAATACGGTGTCAAACACAAACCATTCGCTCAGATATGCCTTAAAGCGGAATGTTGCACGAATCATTACCTCTGTTGTGATATCGTCTATGTTTACATACTCTAATGTAAATGTAAACATATTAAAAAGAGTGTCATCTTTCTCGTTTAGCCAATTAACGGCGGTCTTCACAAACTCATTTTCTGTTTGTGTTCCCGAATTATAATTTAGCGAAAAAATAGCCTCCAACCCCAATAGTCGAATCGTGAATGTCTTGGTTCCGTTTAGACCATCGCCCAACACATCAATATACCAACGAGGATACGTATAGCCATAATCGTCCATACGAGAGTCGCAGATGTCTATCATTGGTGTTTGCGAAAACTGTCCCATATGGGTCTCACGCATATAGGCATCAGGCGACTTGTGCATTAAATTCTTTACATGTATACCTATCGGTGATGTTTGATTGACAAGACTGTATGTGTTTATGTCCAAGTCAATGGCAGTGTACGTAAAATATGGATACCCCTCAGAGAACGGGAAAGTTCCCCAAAGGACTGTATAGTTTTCAAACGGGTTGGCCCCTATATTCCCCTCAAGACCAAGGTTGGTTATTTGGGCAAGCGGGTCGGTGGCAATAGAATTTTCTTGTGCACCAAGGGTGGTGTCCTGTGCTGCCTGAAAGAGTATGTCGCTTGAATTAACGATGTCTCTTTGATGGACAATATCCCCCCTATGGAAAGTTTGTCTGTTGTGTATGTCCAAATCAAAAATTCGGTTCTTGTTGTATTGATATTCCTTTGTGTACGGATTTATTGAAGTTCTATCAATTAAACACAAAGAAAAATCGGGTGCCGTTGTGGTAACCGTGAATTTTTTTTGTAGAATTGTGTGACCGCCATGCTTGTCTTGTAGACACCAACGTACAGAATACTCTCCTATTTTTAACAGTCCTAAAATCATTTCAGGAGCTAGGTTGCTGATATTAAGCCACCCCGTCTCCCAAACAGCCATCGGTAGTGGTGTTTGTAGGTCGGCAGTGTTGAATAACTTAACATTAAACAAATTATATTCCTCGGGTTCGAAACCGATTTCCATCTTGAGCAATGCCACATCCAATGAGTGGAAATTGTTCAACATCTTATAGTCCTCGTAAGGCTGTATCGTTTTGTCGTTCTCGTCAACATCCTCAAATACCTCAGAATCAATAAGCAGGTAGTCTGTGTTGTCGTAACAAAACGCTTTGTCGGGGCGGAACGTGACCACAACCCCTAGGTTTAGACTAAAAACACTTTGTGCATAGCTATAGATATTTGTAAAAACTTCACTAGGAATCTCTAGTGTGTTAAGTTTGTCGTTGTCGTCAACAAAATACAGTACTGTACCACCATTTACATTCTTACCCGAAAGAGCCGTTATGGTCTCGGTGGCATCCACATAGGTCTTGGAAGACATTGTTAATGACACGGTATCAAAGTGATGGTAGTAAATCTCGTCGAATGTGGAAAAATACACAATACCCAAGAGTCCGTCAATCCATATTTTGGCGTTTTCGTCGGCTGCCCATTCTAGATTTAAGTCTAGGCTATACTGATGTACAGAAAAGTCGGTCAGGTCTATGTGGTACATGAACGACTCAACAACAAATAGTTTATTATCGTAAAAGCCGACATCAGAGAATAACACATTGGGCAACCCTGTCGTGGCATGTGTACTCTGTAGTGTTTGTGTAGGAAGATCATATACTTCGACCTCCTGACTAGAATTTATAGAATAAATCAGATTATTCTCAATATCCACATAAGAGTTGTTTTGTATTGATATATTGGAGTTGAGAATCGTTCTTGATAGACTGTCATCCAAAAGAGTAAATTCATTGTTCCCCCCCAATTCGATAGCATATATCACGTCTTCGGTTTGGACTAGATTAGGCTGTGTTGGTTCATCAAAATGGTCAAATCCATAATAGGCCAAGTCCTTTATTACAACAGGCAAGTCCTTAAAATCTGTTTGTGTGACAACAATTGTTTGTTCGCCGAATTGATTTACGGCATCGTTTATTTCAGAAATGCTTATTTCGTGTATAGAAGAATTGTATACAGTTGTATTATTGGAAATAATAAGCCTGTCAGACAGGTTTGATTCCTTGTCGTACACTATCGTTGCGCCTGTGATGTTATCTATATCAAATTCGAGCCTTTTGGTGTTTACTAAGTCCGAAAGATTAAGGACGTGTAATTTATTTCCACTAACCACAAAAACGTCCTCGGTGTTGGTATCAATTGTTATGTCAATATCTCCTGTTGGGGCATTGTCCCATCCAATTGCTCCCAACAAAACAACATTTGTTGTTGATGGATCTATTGTGTATAGGTTATCACCATTTATGGTGTAGAGTAGTCCGTCATGGAACGTTAGGTTGTTGGGCTCCTCGATAAAAACAATGCTTTTTGATACCACGTTGGTACTTATATCAATACCGATTAATTCAACCTGTCCATCAACATCCGAATTTTTCTTTAGTGTGAAAACGGTTTTCGTTTCTACGTCAAATGCAATGTTTGTTGTATAGTACCACTCACTGCTCAAGATTTTTTGTCTGCCGTCCTCTAAGAAGTACGCCACCAACTGTTTGTAGCTATTCACACCCAAAACATATTGTGAACGGTCACGTGTGTCTGTGTTGGGGTTATAGTCCAAGAATACACCCTCATTGGTCAAGACAAACCTGTTGGATATGACTAAATCGGACTGTTCAATTTTAAGATAGTTATCATCCTTGGTTCCGCTGCCCTGAATGTTTATACAGTGTGTTGGGTTGTCCCACGAGCCCAAGTTGGTTATTACGGGCTGTGTGTATTCGCCTATAATGTCCGTTATTTTTACGTTCACAGGAAGGTAATCATCTTCTAGGATGTCACGTATCAAAAACATTTTATATAGCACTAATTCTGTGTCTATCAAAACGTTTATGTAAAAAGGAATACCACGGTCGTCAAATGTGCCGTCTGTCGCATTTATTTGGTAAACCAATTGTATATTGTTGGTCTTGGTAAATACTGCCAAACGATTGTCTATAAAGTCTAAGACCTCATTGGTCACGTCTGTTGTTACAACCTTATCGGCATTGGCCCAAATTTCACGAATAGACAAAAGATCCCCATACCCAAAAAAGTCTAACACAGACAATAAGGACTTGTAGGCCCCTTGGAATGTTTTTATGGTGTTTTGGCGCATAAGAAGCTCACGTCGCTTCTGATTGAGTATTTTTCTGTCCTTGTATGGTTGGCGTATGGGTGTGTCTTTAAATGCCTCATACATATCATTATCGACCTTAAGATTGAACACATCCAATTGTTCGGGTGTGTGTAAGTTATAGTCAACAATGAGACTGTTTATATCCAACTCAACATTGTACAATACACTATCAATGGTGTATTGGATAAACAACGTACCAAAAGATTTCGGTTCGAAATTATCGTCAAGGATAGGCTCGCCGTTAATGTATTTTGGACAAAAAGTAACCCCAAACGGAAGTGACTTATAATTTGTTGCTGTCCTTAGAACAACATCGCTCAAGTCCAATATGTTGTATACTTCGACATTGCCCGTTAATGTACTTCTATATATAATGTCCCAAGATTCGGTTTCATTAGAAACTATGGTGGCCGAAAAAGTTGTGATATTATCGGCAACAGGGATCATTAACGAGAATGATGCCACATTATTTACATCATAAGAAGTCGGTCTTAGGTCAATGTCTTTTTTGACTTGAACATAAGAAGCATCACTAATTTTGATGGGATTATCTTGAAGGTCTGTTTTTACGAGGAGCATACATATTTTATCTTATGTACAATTTTTCATTATAGTACATATTTTAAGCAAAAAAAAACACAAAAAATGACTACCAAACCAAGCATATTCCGTGCTTATCCTTATATGGGATTGTTTATCATATACATTACGAATATATTATTACATGTCGGTTTGGTAGAAATGAATCCTTATATCACCATTACCGAAATAATTGTTCTGCTTGTTATAACGATATTCCATAGCAGCCTGTATTTATCAAAAAAAGCGTTGGTAAAACAAAATGAAATTATTCTAAAAAAATACAAGGATGCCGACATATTCGCAGACGAGTTGGTGAATGCCTCGGCATTGATTTCGAAAACCGACGAAAAGGGTAAAATAATTTATGCCAATGCCACATTTTGTTCGGCATCAGGATATAAAATTCATGAATTAATAGGCAGAGACCACAATGTGCTCACTTCAGGACAACACAAAAAAGACTTTTGGAGCCAAATGTATTTAGCAACCGTGAAATTCAAAACTATTTGGAATGATACGGTTGTGAACAAAACGAAGGGTGGTGATTTGTATATTGTAAATACATGGATAAAGGCAGACTTTAATAATAGTGGAAAACATATCGGTTTTACGACGGTTCGCCAAGACGTCACAGAGCTTTACAAAACCAACCGTGAGATCGAAAGGAAGAACATGTTTTTAGAACATTCGGCAAAAATATTAAGACATGACATGCACAGTGGTATATTTATGTACATACCAAGAGGTTATGATGCTATAATGAGAAAATTACCCGATGAGGTTATTGAGAAATACAACCTTAAAGGCTCGTTGAAGCTCATTGGAGGAGGATTGAAGCGCACCCAAAACATATATAAGGGTGTCAAGGAATTTACAAATCTTGTAAAAAAAGATTCTGTACTATCAAAAGACCTCTATGACCTACAGGTTATTTTAGAAGAGTTTGTCAAAGACACGGGTTACGGAAAACAGGTAATGATTGATACATTGCCAATACGAAATGTAAATAAATCGCTTTTTTGTACCGCAATTAACAATCTAATAACAAACGGTCTAAAATACAACAAGAGCGCAACGAAGTGGGTTAAGATCTACATTGACGGTTGTGACATGGTTGTTGAAGACAATGGTATTGGTATGACAAAAAAAGAATATGACGAATACCTTCTGCCTTACGTCAGGGGAACCAACAAAATTTCGGGTAGTGGTCTGGGACTGAATATTTGTAAGGCAATATTAGACGAACACGGATTCGATATGTACTGTGAAGACATTGAAGGCGGAACAAAAATACGGATAAAAATAAACTAATATGAATAAACTAATTGATAAGATGATAGAGTCGATACTACTTGTAGACGACGAGGACTTGTTCCATTTAGTATTCGAGGATGCCTGTAGTATTCTTGACATTACATTGTCGCTGAGTTCGGCATCTTCGGCAGACGAAGCCGAGGTGTTGGTACAAAAATGGTACAACAATGCCGCAAAAAAACCGAGTTGTATTTTCGTGGATTTAAATATCATAGGCTCGTCATTTGATGGGATTGAATTAATACGGCGTATAAACTATGAGTATGGGAATGGCGTTGTAATAGGAATAATATCGTCCTCGGACGAGCCCACCGAACAACACAATGCCGTCTTGGCAGGTGCCCAATTTTGGATAATAAAATCGGATGACATCGAGCCAAGACTTATTGAGTTTCGAAACGATTTTGAAGGTTTTAAGAACCACACACTCGGATTTAAAATCTATAAATAATGATCAACAAATCAATAGAAGATTTACTCCTTAAATTACACAAGGAGCACAATATATTCCTTGAAGGAAATTTACTTAAGGTATTAGTGTCTGTTGAGGGTACCGAGTTTCATGATTATTTGGTTTTTTGCAACAAGAAAGACAAGGATATAAGAACGAAAAGACTGACGGTTCTAAAGGATGTTCAAGAACAAAACAAGAAATTGATATTGGCACAAAAAGAAAATGTCAAGATCAATACGGAACTACAAGAACTGTTGGAGAGTACGAAAAAATCAAAGGAGCGTGTCGAACTAGATCTATATGTGTTAACCAAAAAGAACCAAAACGAGCTCCTAAACCTAATAATTAAAACAGCATTGTTTATAATTGTAGGTATAGGAGCCACAACAGCATTAATGTATGGATTGGCAATTTACAATGACAGAGAAACAGTTCTTATTGGCGCAGCATGGAGTAATATGTTTAACATTACGCTGACTAGTTCATTTACGATAATAGGAACCATAATGGGAGTAAAAACCACAACCAATAAAGAGTAGTGTATATTGTTATTTAACCAATCCTTTTAATTTTTCAATTGCGTATGTACGAAGTGTTTTTCCTTGCATATCGACTAACATTGTGTCATACAATCCTTCGTATGCTTTTAATGGGTGTGCCGCCACAAAAGGTGTCGAAAAAACTGTATCGTTTAGCCAAGGAATTGTAACATCGTTTAGTATCTCTTGGTATACATTTTCATCACCATACACTTTGTATGTGTCCATGGAGGTTTGGAATGTTCGTGCCAATTGTTTTAATAATATATTGGCATTAGCCTCGTCTGTTGCAATTCCTTGGAGCACCAATGCATACCCCACGTTATCACCAAGAGCACTAAGAATATTCTCTCTTCTTCTTGTGCCAATCCTACGTTGGTTTACAGAGTTTTTATATGGTTTTTCTTTTGTTTTACAATTAACACTGTCCAATACACCATCTTCATAGGCCCATTTCCAAGTCTTGGTTCTTTTCTCTATGGCCCTTTCGGAAGGATTTAAACCAATATCGGTAGCCTTTGTGGTGTATGATTCACTGACCTCTATAACCAATTTGTGCTGACTGACACTTTGTGCGTCTATATATTCGTGATGGTATTCTGTTTTATCCAAAAGACCATCATCCGTAAAGTGGTGCGTTGGTTCCAACCTAATGCCCGACTTTAGCTCGGTTTTGTAGTTAATAGCAATAATGTCTTTTTCTACTATGCTCGGCGGGACTATACCTAAAATGTAATGTTTAGGCTTTGTGTTGGCAGAAGTGTGACTGTCTAAAATAGCATCCATTGTGACCACAGAAGAAATGCTATCCCCGTATACATTAATCACATCATCATCAACTTCTAAACCAAACAAGTTTACCACACAAGAAGAATCTAAAATTTCTCGGTGTAATTTTGTAATATCAATTGTGCTTGATGTTATGTCGGCAGCAACCGAATATGTTTTTATGATTGTCATGTTATAATACTTTGATAATATTTATAGTTCTGCGGTACATTGTTGCTATACCACCATTGAGATGTTTCCACTGTGCTGTTATGACTTGTGACCCATTAACAGTAACCTTTGTTTGTGTTGAAATAGGTTTGGTGGAATACTTTTGTTTCGAGTGGTTATTTCTTGCGCTTCGTTCAGAGTTTTTGTTAATGGCACCACCAACATGAATGGCAACATACGTTTGCCCATCAGAGTTATTATTTTCTACACTTGAGCTAAAATAAACCATATAATTTCCTGCAACAGGTGTTATGCTCATCCCTGCAATTAAACCATATGCCGTTGATGATCGTGTTATTGTGCTACTACTGCTTGCTTCTGTTGAGGGATTTACGAAATTGCTTACATCAACCTTTTTAAGATTCCCACTATCAGAGGTATCGCTAACCAATAAAAAATCCCCTGTTGATGGTGTTATGGTTGACTGTGTCGTTATTGCTCTACTATTAATGGATGGTGTAATTATATTCGTTACAGCATCACCATTCTCATTTTTGGCTGTTATATCTCCACTTTCGAGTAGTGCCTGTAACTCTTTGTTGTCGGTTATATCGGATTTCGCAAAATTTCCCTGTTGGTCTCCATATAAATCAATATCCGTTGCTCCAATGACCAATTCATAACCATCCAAAGTGGTTATCACTATCATCGCCCCTGTTGTATTTGTGACTAAAAATTGTGGTTCCATAGTTAATTTGTGTTATAATATTTGTGTTAGTGTCACGTTTGCCTCGTATATACGTGCGGTTCCGCTGTCAATATTTCTTAATTCTAACGTAATTGTGTTATTTCCTGCCGCAAGCGTTACACGTTTTGTGATATTAACATAGAATGTGTTGTTGCCCGAATCGGGTTCAACACGATGTGGCTGAACAAACACTGAATTACCGCCGATTTTTGGCTCAACAACAACGTCGCCCGAACTTGATGTGTTCCTACACACAAAACTTATACTCATGTGGTACGTGCCACCAATGGCACTAACAACATTATTTATTTCGGTGCCGTTTTGTGAATGTGTAAAATACTCCTTTGGTGTGCTACTCCCTTCATTGATCGTTTCGATCCTTTCAAGGTAAAACTCTTCGGGTTTTAGCATATTACGAACTTCCGAAATTGTTAAATCTTTAGGGTCGGAAACACTTCCTGTGTTATTCCCTTTTAGGGTATTGGCAGCCATATTGGCAGCCTTGGAATTTGTAACGACATCGGGAGAGATAACGGTTGCGCCATCACCTGTACTTGTGACATCTCCCGAATGATTTGGATGTGAATAGTCATTTGCGCCTGCCTCGATCTCATTAAGCTTGGTTTTATCCGTGCTCGACATTGCACCATCGGTACTTGTGGTTGCTAGATTAACGGTTATCACTTGCCCACTTAAATTAAGCGTGTCGTCGGTGGTGTCCGAAACAACTCCGCCAAGTGTTAGTGTGT